GGTGCCGCTGTTCGCGCCGCTGCCCGCGCTGCCGCTGACGGTGGCCGAATTACCGCCGGCGCCACCGGCATACGCGACTCCGCCGCCGTCACGTCGGGCCCCGCCGCCGCCGCCGGGCGCACCGCCGGTGGTGTTGTTCACCGCTGTGAGCCCATTGCTGCCGTTACCCGACCAGCCGCCGACCGCGCCAGCGGTGCCGCTGTGAGTGGTGGGGCTAGCGCCACTGACAGTGGTGGTGCCCGCAGCGCCAGCGGTGCCGCCCGCACTGCCGCTGCCACCATTGCCAGCGCCGCCGCCGCCGCCAGCTGTCAGTGAGATGGAGCCCGACGAGAATGTGGCGTTCGCACCGTTATTCGCGGAGCCGCCGCTGGAGTTCGACGCGGTGGATGGGGGTGTGCTGACGCTGTAGGTGGTGCCCAGAGATGCAACAGGGATGAAGAACCGGTCAATCTTGCCCGCACCGCCACCGCCGCCGCCGCCGGCCACATCGGCGAACGCTCCGCCGAAACTCCACCCACCAGCGCCGCCGGCACCGATCAGAGTGACCCATACACCGGCAGTGTTTGCCGGGACGGTGCCATTGGTGATGTTCTGGTTGAGGTCATTGAATGCGGTAAATGCGTTCGCTCCGCTCATGGCGACAGCAAGCGTCAGCGCGATTCCGAATGTACGAGCGTACTGCTCGGCGCCGACCATACCGATAGCCAGCGACAACGGTACGTTGAAGGTGCGTGCGTACAACTCGGTAGCTGCCATAACGACGGCAGGAGTGACGTCCACTGTGAAAGAAGCCGGTGTGGGCGTTGGTGTCTCAGCGCCAACAACTAACGACAACGCAACGTTGAAGTCAGCGACGGATACTCCGGCAGCCGCCATATCGCACGATGGCGTTAGTGAAATACCGAACGCCCCAACAGATACCGGTGCCGGTACCATGCCAACCTCGAGCGATATTTGCACCTGGAATGCGTAATTCAGTGCCGCCCACCACGACACACCACCCGGTTTCTGCACGGGCGGCGGGGTAGCGCCCCAAAACGTCGGCACTTACGTCTGCCTCGCCGTGATCGAGACGTAGCCGTCCGCGCCGTCCGCGCCGGGATCGGCGTAGGGCCCCGCGCCGCTGCCGCCCGCGCCCGGGTACCCCGCATAGGGGGTGTACAAAGTTGTCGGCCCGCCGAAGTATTGCTGACCCTGCCAGGTGAAGTCGCCGGGGCCGATGCCTTGGCTGGCGCCGCCGTGATTCGAGAAACCGCCGACCAGCCCTGCCTGACCACCCGCACACGTCAGTGTGTGCGCAACACTGGAGGGATCAGTCCACGAAATCGTTGTCGCGTCACCGTTTGTGCCGTTGCCGCCGGGACCACCTGGACCACCGTTGCCGACGACGATGGTCAACGATGTGGCGGTAGTGGGATAGTCGACGCCGCACACCAACGTGATCGCGTTCCACGTGCCGCCGAGGCCACCCTCGCCGCCGAGGAAGTATCCCGACCCGCCGCCGCCGCCGCCCGCGCCCAGACCGACCAAATCCAGTTTCGTGCCGGCTACCTTGGCGAAATCCGGGATGGTGTAGGTGTAGGTGCCGTTGGTGACATACTCGTCGACCTGATTCGGCATGTAATTCGCTGGAACATCAAGGATGCCGAAATTGATGTAGGGCAGGGTGCTGTTGTAGGTGATCTGCGAGTCGGTGATGGATGCTGGTGTGGCCCCTCCGGTGGACGCGATGGTGCGCACCGCAGCGAGGTTGGGAGGGTAGGCGGTCGGATGGTTCGGCGTCGGAATCTGTTTGGTGGCCACCGACAACGTGCCCGAGCCAGCGTTGACTATCCCCAACGCAAAGAGGTCACCGGCAGCCACCGTTGGCTGGCTGGCACCCGGTATGAGTGCTCGGACGTATCCCACCGACCCGTTGGGTACCAGCGATGAGATGTCTGAGGAGTTCCACAGCGCCGTCTTGACTCCCGTCGACGGGTTCACTTTGTACACGTTGACGAAAATGTTTGTGCCACCGTTGCCTTGGGCCAGAAACTCGACGAAGCCTTTCTTGGCGGATTCCGCTGGCCGGAACATTGCGATTATCGAGGTTCCTGCTGCCACGGCGGTCATGGGTGTTGTGCTGCCCGCGGTGAAGTCGGTCAGGTGGAACGTGGATTCGCTGGTCGGGTCCAGGCCGGCGCGTACCGGCTTGTTGGTCCGCTGCGTCAACGTCTGCTGGTGGAAGACGGCCAGATTGATGGCGTCCCACGCCTGTTGGGCGGTGGTCTGCATCAGGCTGAACAGTTGGGACAAGTCGAGCCCGCTCTTGGGTGCGTTGGCCAACGCGGAGCCCAGACCGTCGAACATGTTGTTGAAGGTGGTGACGAGGTCTTCGATGCCTTGCATACCGGCGACGCTGGAGCCGTCGATCTGGGGGATGTTCGACACGTTGCCCAGCCAGCTGGAATCGATGACGCCGTGCAGGTAGTGCACCGCGTCGTCGAAGTACACATCCCCGGCCGAGACGGTCGCGGTGACCTCCAAGCAGAGGGTGATATACGACGTTCCGGCGGGGGCTTGGTGGCTGCCGGTCAGATGCTGCCACGTCGGCTGATCGGTGGCGGGGGCGGTGATCGAGGCCAGCACCCGCTGTGGGTCGGCAGCGATCAGGTTGTGGTTGATGTCCCATGCGTTGGCGCTCAATTGGATGGCCGCGCCGGGCCCGGCGACGACACCCGACCACGACACCCACACCTCGAAGTCGGTTTGCTGGCCCGGCTTCGTGTTGATGGGTACACCGTCGAGCTGACGCAACTCGCTGGCCCCGGTGGTGTGCACGGAGCCGACGACGGTGGAGTTGACGGTGCGCCCGACGGTGCCGCTCCAATCCCACTTGCCTTCCCCGTCGATCACCTTCGGGTCGTCAAAGCCGGGATCGGGCAGCAGGTTGTTGCTCAACACGGAGGTGCTGCCGGGCATGACGTCGAGCAGGTGCGGCGGGATCGGTGTCGAGGTGGTCAGCGAGCCGGCCGGGACGAAGATGTCCAGCAGCCATTCGCCGGCGTGCTCGATCGGGTCGAACACGGTGGCCTGCAGATCGGGAAGCCCCAGCAGCGCCCCCAGGTTGCTCCACGATAGTGACCAGGCGGTGCGCAGGTCGGCGGCGTCCTTGCCGGTTTGGCTGCTGCCGGTCAGGACGTCCCACAGCACATCGACGATGTCTTGGGGCAGCTGGGATCCGGCGAACAGGTTGGTGGGCAGCAGGATGTTGTTGATGAAGTCGTGCGCGGCCTGGTCGACGTTGAAGTTGGGGTCCAGCGGGTTGAGCTCGCCGAGGAACGTTTCAAGGTTGGCGAAGTAGGTGTTGAGCTCCTCGAATCCGGCGTCACCGCCGGAACCGTCGAGGTTGAAGCCCAGCAGCCCGTTGAGGAACCCCTGAAACAGGGAGGTGACCTGGTTTCCAGTGCTGGCGGCCTGCTTGCCGACGACACCCGACACGCCCTGGTCGAGCTGGTTGAGCGGATCCTTGTCGACGGTGAACAGATTGGCGCCGGCCAGCGCGTTGCTGCCCGCCTTGAGGTCGATCGCTCCGGCCACCGCGCACCCCTAAACAGGCATGAGCAGAACCATGATCTGCGCATCGGTCGGGGAGAACACGTACAGGCCCAGGTTGCCGTCGTTGTACAGGTTGACGTAGATGGTGCCCTCCGCGGGGCTGGAGTGGTTGGCGGGCACGACGCCGACGCCGTTGGTGGGGGTGATCGCCGCGGACGGGGTGTTCGGGTTCGAGTAGTGCGGCATGATGTTGACCTCGCCGAGGCTGTTGCCGAACCCGCGGGCGATCTGCGTGCCGGTGGTCGGGTCGCCGAGACGCACTTCGCAGCCGATCATCAGCGGGTTCGCCGACAGTTCGATGCCGAACGCGCCGATGTGCCCCCACACGATCGGGGTCCACGGGAACGGCTGCGGCGGGATCGCGAACGAGCCGATCGCGGCGCGCTGGCTGATGCCCGAGAAGCTGGTGAACGAGCCCTCGGGCATCGAGAACGCGCCGGGCAGCACCTGCGACACCGACACCGGCACCCACACCGGGAACTGCACGGACGCGCCGCTGGTCGTCGGCGGCGTGGCCACGCTGCCGGCGCCGCCGGTGTCGGTGAACGTCAGCACGGTGCCGGCGACCGTGCCGATGAGGCTGTTTTCACCGCCGGCGGTGGTGCCCCGGTAGATCCGGTAGCCGGTCGGGCCGAAATTCCCGGAACCGGCGGCCTGCCAGTTCAACGTCACCGACGACGTGGTGCCGGTCACGGGTACGGACACCTCGTTGGAGACGGTGGTTTCACCGTTGGCGTTGACGGCGGTCACCACGTAGTAGTAGGTCCCGGCGGCCAGCGTGCCGCCAGTGGCCACCCGGATGCCGATCAGCGCCGCGGGCGGCGACAGATGCCCGGTGGTGTAACGGCCGGTGAACCCGAGCAGGTCGAACGGCGACGGCGGGTTGGTGGTGAAATCGACGTCGGGGCACAGCGCCAGCGCCGGCGCCGGTCCCTGCGGGCCGGCGGGAGCCGACATGAAGAAATCCATGTCCGGTTCCCACTTGTTGCCGCCCACATCGAGATGCGAAACCTGACCCGGCGGCAGCATCGTCAGGGACGGCGTGATGATCGGCACCGGGCCTTGCGGGCCGGGCGAGCCCAGCATCAGGCGCCGCCACGTGGTGCCGTACCACAAATAGATCGACGAGCCGATGATGTCGCCGGCGGCGTCGATATCGTCGATGATCCAGTACTTGCCCAGGTCAGCGGAGGTGTTCGTCAACGTCTGCGGCAGGTCGGCGGCAGAGTCGACGGCGTCGTTCTGCAAATCCATCGCGAACATGTTCGCCCCGGCCGGGCCTTCCGGACCCACCACAACCGCCATCAGCAGGGTGCCCTGATCACCCTGAATCTCGTAGGTGGCGATGAACTCCGGCGGCTGCCCGGGCGGCACCACCACCCCGTACACGCGTGTGTTGATGAGATAGTTCTGCAGGAAGGCGGCGTCGCTGACCGGTAACGCGGTGGCGGTTGTCACGTGATCTCCTCCATCGGCAGCACCATCACGAACACTTGCGCGTTGCCCGGGCTGAACAGGTAGGCACCCAGCGCGCCGTCGTTCCACAAGTTGATGTAGAGCGTTCCGGCTGTGCCGGTGTGGTTGGCGGGCACCACGTTGGTGCGGGTGCGCGGCGTGATCGCCGCTTTCGTGGCCTTCATCGACGAGTAGTGCGGCATGATGTTGACCTCGCCGAGGGTGTTGCCCAGCCCGCGGGCGACCTGCTGGCCGGTGACGGCGTTGCCCAGCAGCACCTGGCAGCCGACCATGAACGGGTTGCCGCTCAACTCGACACCCGCGCCGCCGATGTGCCCCCACACGATCGGCGTCCACGGGAACGGCTGCGGCGGCACCGCGAACGAACCGATCGGCGCCTGCTGGGAAAACCCGTTGTAGGAGGTGAACGCCGACTCGGGCATCGAATACGTCTTCGGCGTCAGCTGGGTGATGTTGTAGGGCACCCACACCGGCGCACCCTGCGGCGTGTAGTCGCCGGTGAACGCCAGCAGGTCCTCGGCGACGGGCGGCGTGCTGATCACATCCACGTCGGGGAACCCGTACAGCGCGCCGACCGGCCCGGGCGCCCCGGCCGGCGAGGGCATCATGAAATTCCACGTCGGCACCAGCGACGGCCCGGTCACCTTCACATACGCGGTCTCGGCGGGATCGATCGGGGTGATCAGCGGGTCGACCCGCGGCACCGCGCCGGGCTCACCCGGCACACCCATCATCACCTGCCGGTAGAAGCTGCCCCACCAGATGTAGCACCACTGGGTCAGGATGTGGCCCTGGTCGTCGAGCTCGTCGAGCAGCCAGTACTTGCCGATGTCCTTGCGGTCATTGGTCAGGGTCGGCAGATCGGCGGGGCTGTTGACGGTCGGATCGTTCTGCTCGCGCAGCGCGAACACCGGCTGCCCGGCCGGTCCCCGCCGCCCGCGGATCGCGTCGAGGTTCATGTCGCCGACGTCGCCCATCACCTTCAGGCGGGCGCTGTACTGGTCCGGCACGTCCGGGGGGGTGGCCACCGCTTCGCAGCCGACCTGCATGACGCACGAACACAGATACACGATGTCGCCGAGGCCCGGGACACCCGGCACGATGGGCGCGTTCAAAAACTGGTTCAAAAACTGAACACCGGTCGCCGTCATCAGTCCTCGTCCTCCGTCCGGGGCTCGTAGTCGGTGAACACCTGCGGCTTCTGATGCCAGATGTCGCCGAGATCCTGCGGCGGCGCCCCGTCACGCACGGCGGCCAGCCGCCGGGTGTCGGGCGGCAGCGTGTGGTCGTCGGCGCGATGCTCGGGCGCCAGCTCGTCGGCGGCGTCGTCGGGGGCGCGGGCGTCGACCCAGGTGTGGGCGTCGGCGTAGCAGCCCGGCGCGTTGATGGCCCGTTTCTTGATGTACTGCCGGCCGCTGAACCGGGCACCCGACAGGGCCAACGTCCAGGCGATCGCGATCTTCGTCGGCCCCAGCATCGACAGGTCATGGGTGTGACCTTCGGGGTCCACCGGGTAGGACAGGCAGTCCAGGATCTCCAGGTAGGCGGCCTGCACCTTGAGCATCTCGAACGCCCGCTTCTCCTCCGCGGGGCTCAGGTCGGCCTGCTTGATGGTGCGCGGCGTCAACTCGCCGTGCTGACCGAACTGCAGCGCAGGGATCGGGTCGCCTTCGCGGAACCGTTTCCGGTTACCGGCGAACTCGCGGCGGCGGCGGCGCTGCCCCTCAACGACTTTGCGGCGTGGCTTGGATTCCGGCATCGCTACCCCTCGAAAAGCGTTCCCTCGCCGGCCAGTTGACCCGCGAAGCCGTAGATGTTGGCCATCGTCTTGAACGCGGCGTGGAACGGATCGGACTTCTCCTTGTCCTCGCCGATCTTGACCGTCACCGTCAGCGCCTGATCCCAGCTCCACACCCGCTTGATGGAGTACACGTTGTCGACGTAGATGACGGAGTCGTGCTCGAAGCCGACCCGGTCGGCCAACGCGTAGTCGAGGTCGGCGATCCACGGGTGCCCGTTGAGGGTTTCAGCTTTGAACGCGGCGAACGCCCGGGTTTTCCAGTCGCCGTCACGCAGCGTCAGGATGCTGGCCAGCGTGTAGGCGGTGCCCGATCCGCGTTCGAAATGCTCCTGCCACGCCATGTCGCCGGCGTAGAGCGCACGGATCGGATCAGTGAATCGCTGCCAAGCCAGCAAAGTATTACTTAGCTGCTCTTGATAAAGGTTGTCGAGGCCCGGTGTACCGGGAACCTGCTGCTGACCACCACTCCAGATACCCAAATACAGGTTAATGACGCTCGACAATTCAGCCAAACCGTAGCGGATAGCAAACGTGATCGCTTGGTTGACAATGACAGGACTCTTCGACCCGGTCATGATCGTTTTGACCGCACCCTTGTGCCACGTCAGGTCGGTGTTGACCAGCCCGTTGTAGGTGCCGTCCCACCAGATCACCGCCGGCGGGTCGGGAGCCACACCCGCCAACTGCTCGATCAGATACGTGTGGTCGATACCCGACGCGTCCTGCACCGACTCCCCGTTGAGCACCCGGCCCGGGTCGTAGGTGTCGCCGGTGTTCAGGTCGATCGCGAACGGAGTGATCAAATCGTCCAGCGTGACGGCCACCGTGTCCAAGAAACCGTCCGCCACGGTGCCGGTCGGGCCGGTGACCCCGTCATGCTGCTCGAACGCGAACACCACCGCGTTGCGGGTCGGCGCCGCCAGCTTCGCGACCGCCGCGTCCACCAGGCTGACGTCGATACCCAACAAGCCCGCCAGGATGTCGGGAGCCAGGCTCAGCAGCGACGCCAGCTCCACGTTCGGCGAATCCTCGTCGGTGGTCAGGTACACGTAGGTCCGCATCGCGCACCCGGCGTCGGTCAGCAGATCCTTGTACGACTCGTGCCACGTCGTCCACGTCGCACCGACACTGGACCAGCGGGACTGATCCAAACCCGTGTCGACGAACGCCACCTGGATCGGCCATGACGTCGGCAGGATGTTCTCGTACGCGTCCGGATTCAGCGGATTCAGCCACGCCGCCGGATTGAAAATGTTGGTGATCGTCGACAGGCCGGGCATGAACAGCCGAGCCAGGTTGATGAAGCTGGTGGCGGCCAGGATGGTGCGCGTCGGTCCGGGCAGCACCCACATGCGGGGCAGCTGGATCTCCGGCGGAAAGATCGGATTGGCCGCCACCAGGAGCCGTTTCGCATGCTCCCGGAAGTGCAGCGCGGTCAGCTCGATCGAGTGGATGCCCTTGTCGTCGCGTTTGACGTGGATCTCGGTGATCTTGCCGCCCCACCGGCGCCGCCAATTGGGGTTCAGCGGGTCCCAGTCGATCAGCAGGTTGAGGTCTTCGACGGCCAGCGTGTCGTTGATCAGCAGGTCTTTGATCCAGTGCGCCCATTTGATGTTCACCGTCGCCTTGCCGGTGTCCTCCATCAACTCCTCGACGCTGCCCTGAACCTCGCCGACGAGCTCCCACATGTTCTCGACGTTTCCGTCGGTCACCCGGATCAGCGGTTTGATCTTGGAGCCGGCGATGACGGTGTCCCGTATCCCACCCAGGTAGGTGGCCGTCGCGGCGGGCTGAGTCAGCAGGTCAGGCTGTACCGGTGCGCCGGGGGTGGGCAGCAGATTCTGAACCCACTCGGTGAACCGCAGCGTGTCCGGCGACACCGTGGGGATGACGCCGAGGTCAGCAAGGAACTGGGTCACCGCAGACACCGCCGCTGCCGGTAGTGCCGCACGACGCGGCCCTTGAAACGGGAGAAAAAGCCGCATTCACGGGGGCACCAGTAGCAGCCGGTGTCGTCCTGCCACCAGTCCAGAGCACGCCGAATGATCACGACACCCCCTGTCGGACAGCCACGGTAAATTCAGCCCCGTGAAACACTGCCGCCGATGCGGAGGAAGCGCGTTCTACGACACGGGGCGCTGCGCGGCGTGTGCACGCGAGAGCGCGAACGAGTGGTATGCCACCAACTGCGAGCTCGCTAAGAAGCGCATGGCCGACTACTATGCGGCCAATCGCGAGAAGCTGAAGGCGGCGACCGCTATCTATCGCAGCTCCAACAGCGACTGGAAGCGCGAGTATGACAGTGAGTACGGACAGCGTGAAAGCTACCGCGACTACCAGCGTATTTACCGCAGCAGGAACCGTGAACAGTTGCGCGAGCGACAGAGACAGAGGTACGCCAGTGACGGGGTTTATCGATTGCGGCGGCAGCTTAACGCCATGAATCGGCGCGTCCGGATGGCGAATGTGCAGACCATTCCGTTCACCCTCCAACAACTGAGGCAACGCCTCGCCTATTGGAACAATTGCTGTTGGATCTGTGGCGACCCGGCGACGGCAATTGATCACGTCAAACCACTCGCTAAAGGGGGCGCGCACATGCTGTGCAATTTCCGCCCGATTTGCCAGCTGTGTAATAACATGAAGCGCGACAAATGGCCTGTCCCGCCCCGAGCAGTGATACTCGGGCTGGTTGCGTAGTATGGTGCTGGTCATCGCGATCGCTTGTACCTTTGAGGAAGCATGGCCACGATGACGCCATTGGGATTGCTGTGACCGACAGTGAATGTAACTTCGGTCTTTGGTGGAATACTGAATATAAACCTATTCTGGAACCTTAATTGAAGCGGGATGCTGCTGCTCGCAACACCCGACAGGAAGTAATTCAACACCTGCGATTGGCGGATCAAGTCGAAGATCAGGTTGGACTTCGGGTCGTTGGCGGCGGTCAAAGTCCGCTGCCCAGGTTCGGTGTCGCACATGTAGGTGCCGACGTCGACCAGGGTCTGCGGCAGCACCACAAGCCGGTCTGAGGCGCCGTCCTGCACGATCCCCTGCCCGGGCGAGGACACGTAGTAGACGACGTAGGACGGCAAGTCGCCGGCGTTGGCGATCGGCAGGGTGCCCCAGTAGTAGTTGTCGGTGACCAGGCCGGGCGTGACGCCGGTGATCAGCGCGGGCGGCGGCGGTTTCGGTGTGAGGGTGGATGCGGCCTGGAAGGTGCGCATCCGGTCGGGTTTGGTGAAGTAGGGCCGCGCCGCCAGCCACGTGATGTCCCACTGCGACGCGTTGTTGCCGAACATGGTGGAGTCGGCTTTCTGCGGGGTTCTCACCGTCTCGTCGGGGCGCACCGGGATCCACCGCCAGCCGCTGAACCGGGTGTACACGCCGAACCAGCCGTCGTTGGCTTCGTCTTGGCCCTGCCACCAGTAGTCCTCGGCCATCCGGTACTGGTATTCGGTCATCGGTGGGGTGCCGCCGATGACGATGCCGAAGTTGAACTTCCGTTCCGGAATGTTCTGCCGCTCGATGGTGGCGCCGAAAATGTAGGGGCTGTTCGTCAGCACCTGGGTGAACGGCCACTGCTGGTCGCCGAACACCTGGGTGCACATCCGGGTCCCTTCAATGCCCTTGTTGGGCCCGGCCAGGTTGTGCATGTGGTTGGACGGGTCGAGGTACACCATGTGGGTGTGCATGCCCTGCAGCCGCGGCGGCAGCTGCGCGAACGGCAGCGGCGCCTCGAGGAACGGTGCGCGGCCCATCGCGGTGCTGAAGTTGCCCGGCGCCAGGACGGGCGTCGAGCCGGTGAAGTTGAGAACCTGGCTCATCAGGGCAGCCCCTGCCCGCCGACCAGTTGCGGTGCGCCGGTCTGGTTCAAAGCGGTGGTGATACCCGCGGTGACCTGCGGCTGGGTCAACACATTGACGCCCTGCGGGTTGTAGTTGACGACCAGCCCGCCGCCGCCGTAGGAGGCGGGTGCGGCTCCGGGTGGCTGGTTGACGGGGGTTTGGGACTGCGGCACCGCCGCGGTCGCCGACGGCGGCGGCGGGCTGGTCAGGCCGGGGCTGGTGTTCGCGTTGCTGGTCAGGCCGGGCGCGCCGGGCGGCGGGACGTCGACCGACTGGCCGCCGGGCAGGGTGAACTTGCCGCCGGGCAGCGGCGTCCCTTTGGGGATCACGGCGATCGGCTTGCCGCCAGGGTCGACAAGCTGGATCGGGCTCTCGGCGACGCGACCGTCGGCGGGACCGGGCGGGGTGCCCGTCGGCAGGTTGAAGTTCAGCGACGGCGACCCGCCGCCGGCCGGGCTTGGACCGAGCAGCGGGTTCTGCTGCCCGTCCTTGGGGAACAGCAGGCTCTTGGCGCCGGGCGCCAGACCGGACAGGATCGAGGCCAGCGGGCTGCCGCTCTGCTGGCCCGGCGCGCCCCCGGTGCCCGAACCCATGTTTTCCAGCAGGCCCAGCCCGTATCCGGCGACACCGCCGAGCAGCTTGGTGATGCCCCATTCGCTGAACGGCTTACCGAACACATCAGGGAACCCGAACTCCTGGAAGATGCCTTTGACCAGCCCGTGGCCCAGCGCCTCAGCGTTCTGGTCGGGCTGCACGGCCTTCTGCGCCTTGGTGCTCTGCCACGGCGGCACGCCTTCGTCTTCGATGTTCTGGTTCTGCAGGTTGCGGGCTCGGCGGCGGTTCTCCTTCTCCACGGCGCTGTCAGCGGCAGCCGAGGCCCGGTCAGCGGTGATCGCCGCCTCCTTGGCCCGCTTGTAGTCGGGCAGGTTTTCGCGTTCCGCCTCGGTCAGGTTGGCGTACTGCTGCTGCATCTTCGCGTACGCGTCGTCGGCGTCCTTCTTGCGCTGCGCGGCGTCCGCCTGCGACGTGGTCAAGTTGTTGAGGTTCTCCTGATCGTCGGCGCCCTGATCGAGGCGGCTCTGGTACTTCATCAGCCACTGGTCGAACTTCTGCCGCTGCTCGGGCGTCATCAGCCCCACCTGATCGGGCGGCATGTCGGAGGTGAACTGGAACGGGCCCCACGGCGTTTGAACCGAGTTGGGGGTGCCCGGCGCGACCGGCGCCGGCCATCCGGACCCGGCGGGCGGGGGTATGTCGGTGAAGCTGCTGCCCGGCGCGGTGGGTTGACCAACTTGCGGCAAGCCGGGGGCGCCGGGAGTAGCGCCGCCGCCGCCGCCACCGCCACCACCACCACCGCCGCCGGTGAAGTCGGCCAAGCTGAAACCGGTGGTGCCCAGGTTGGGGTCCTGCGCGCCGACCGGGTAGTAGAACTCGTTACCCAACGACGACGGGTCAGTCGAAATGTTGCCGTACTTGATGGTGTTGTCGGATCCGCCGGACTCGATGAACGTGCCGTTCGGCAGCTGAGCCACGATGTGACCCGCGTCGCCCTTGAGCGGACGCACCCACACCCGGAACGATCCGGGCGGTCCCGCGCCGCGGATGAACCCGAACTGCGACGCCGATTCATCGGAGGCGAAAGCGGTGGTGTCGAAGTGCCGGCCAGGGCCGGCGCCGGTCATCACACCCCACACCGAGGACACGTAGCCCGAACAGTCGAGGTAGGAGTCGGCGTTGTACTGGGCACCGTTGAGGAACGACGCCCACGACTCAGCTTCCGCGACCGAGCCGCCGCCCTGTCTGCTGAGCATGCCGCTGTTGATGGCGTGCAGGAGGGGCAAGTTGCGCATCGCGACGCCCGGCGGGACGAGCCGCTCACCGACCTCAAGTAGCGTCGGGATGTGCGGGCCGCCGCCGCCGCCGGCGCCGGAGCTCATCACCTCGTCCAGCAGCCCGCGGTGCCGGTGCGCCATGTTGCGGTTGACGACGAACGTGCCGGACGGCAGGTCCATCGGGACGCTGTCACGGCCCGGCCACCACTGGCCCTCCACATGCCCGCCGGTTTGGCGGCCGAGCAGCCCACCCGCCTGGTTCCGGAACGGGTCCTGATAAAGGCCGGGCAAGAATTCACGCACCGGCCCGTACATCTCGCCGACGATTTCGTGCAGATCGTCCCAGTTATCCCAGCCCGGCGGCGGCTCGGGAACGTGGTGTCGGCCAGTCGACAGCGGGCCGCCGGTCTGGTGCGGCTGGATGCTGCTGAGGAAGCTCGCGAGATTGACCGCGTGCAGGTACTCCTGAAGCGAGCCGTACATGCTCGGCTTGATCGGAGAAAAGGGGTTCGGATCGTCGGGGCCCTCATACCAGGGGGCCTCAGCGAACCCGCCGCGCTGCATGTGCGGCAGCTGCCGCGACGGGATCAGATACCACTTGTCGGTGAACATCGAATCGGTCGGGCTTTTCGCGTCGCCGCCGTACCGGACCCCGCCGTTCGGCAGGCCCGGCGCCGGCCGGCTCGACGCCTCGACCGCAACCCCGTTGGGCAGCCGAAGAACAGTGTGCCCGCCGCCGGCGCTGTAGTTCTCGAACCCCACCTGGATCGACCCGGCCGGTCCGATCCCAGGTTTGAACCCGCGCGCCGCCAGCCATGAGCCTTCGTTGCCGGTGTACATGCTGCCCGGGCCGCCGCCGTGGCCGGGCGCCGCGTCGCCGAGGTAGTCGGCGATCAGCTTGCCGACCAGCGCGGAGCAGTCGATGCCGCCGCCGCCGGTGGCGCCCCAGGCGTACGGAGCGCCGCCCATGCTTTGGGCGAGCTGCTGCATCCCGCGCACATGCGGATCCACCGGCATCGGAACCAATGGGTCGCCGATCGACCCGCCGGTCTGCTTGAACGCCGTGAACAAAGGATGCTGACCCATATCCGGGAACGGCATGAAACTCGACCTGCGCTGGCCCGATGGATTCAATGAGCCTGGCACCCAAGCGTTTTCAGCATCGGGATACAGGTCGTACAAACCGTGCGGTGTCCCACGTGTATAGAGCGGGTTTTGACCGACCGTCGACGGATCGATATAGCCAGGGTCGCCTGGTGCCGCCCAGTTCGGGTCCAGCTTGAAACCGCCGCCGCCGCCAAGGAATCCACCGGTTTGCGCGGTCATGACATCGGGGTTGTTGGCGAGCTGCTGGTAGAGCTGCTGAGCCTGCTGCAGTTTGGACTGGATCTCGGTCATGTACTCGCGCCGTGCGCGCGGCGCGTCGTACGGTTTGCCCTGCTGCAACGCGAAGATCTGCCCCCAAATATCGGAGCCAGGCGCGCCGAGCCGGTCGAAAAACGCCCTGATGTTCGTGGAGGCTTGGTCACGGCCCGGATAGGAGGTGTCCTGCTGGAAGATGCCGTGCCACGCCCCGCCGCCGCCCCGCTGGCTTTGATCAAGCCCGGATTCCTGCAGCCCGGTAGACAACACGGCCGTGATTTGTTCCGGGCTGAAACCGCGGGCCCTGGCCTCGTTGATGATCATCGACGCGGCCTGGGCCTGCGACGGGCTCGCACCGCCCGGTGCCCCGCCCATGCTGTCGGGGAACTGGCCGCCGAACTGCTGCTGGAACTTGTCCCACATGCTGCCGCCGCCAGCGAACTTGACGCTGCCCGGCGCACCCGGCGCACCGGGCCCGCCGGTGGGCATGCTGAACGACACATCAAGCACGACACCGTCAGCGCCCTGATTCTGCGAAGGGATGCCGACCGACTCCATCAGCTCGCCGACCGTCTTGCGATCCGGCGTGTCCTTCACGTCCAAACCGGTCGGCAACAGCACACCGGGAGACGCGCCTTCGACGTCGCCTTGCAGCTTGGTCGGGATACCGGCGCGGTCCATCACGTCATTGGCCGTCAGGTTGTTCGGCATTCTGACGTCCAGACCGGCGGGCAGCACCACCCCGTTCGGTGACTGGTAGTCGGCGGGGATTCCGGCGGATCCCATCACCGCGCCGGGTGGCTGATTCGCCGACGCCGGCTGAATCGTCACCTGACCGGGGATCTGCACATAACCCGACGGGTGCACCGGCAGCGGCACACCCCCCGGGAGAAGGAGCGGCCCGCCCGGGGAGGCCGAACCCGGCGGGGCCGGCGGCTGGCCGGGGACACCGAGGATGGTGGGCAGATCACCCGGCGTCACCGGCACACCAGCCGGCGGCGACACCGCACCCGGAATGACCGGCACATGCACCTCGGACGGCAAACCCAGCTTCTGCTTGGCCTCGTCCTCCGACATCCGCGGACGCTCATCGACGCCGATCTTCAGCTTCGGCGCGATGTCCTTATCGAACGCGTCCTGCCCGAACTTCTCGATCAGATACTCTTTGAGCCGATCAGCTTCAACCTCGGTGTCGGCGGTGAATCCCTTCACGATCCCGGTGATCGGGTCGACATCCATGTGGATGCCGACCTGACGCAGCTGCTCGGTGACCGCGGCCAGCATGCCCGGCGTCTTCGGGTCGGTCAGCAGCTTGAGACCCTCGTCGATCTCAGGGGCGAACACGTCCTGCAGCGCGGGCTTCTCCTCGCCCTTACCGAACGTCGTCTGAAACGCCTCGTTGAGCTTGGCCATGTCCGCGCGTTTCTGCACGATCGCGTCGAGCGCGGGCAACGAACCGGTCGCTTTCTTACCGGCGTCCTCCAGGCCGCTACCCAAATCCTTCAACGCGGGCGCAAAGTCCAGCTTCTGCAGCGCGTTCAGCGGGATGGTGGCGTCCTTCAAGTCGCTGGCCAGCTGCTTGAACATGTCGCCGCCCAGCCACGACGGCAGGTGCGACAGCATCTGCAACTGCGACCCGATCACCACGTCGATGTCTTTGAGTACGGCGACGATGAAGTTCTTGAACGTGTTGATCGCCGGAGCGGCAGCCACCAGCGTCGCGCCCATATCGGTGGCGAACCTGCCGAAAAACCGGACCACCGCTTCCAGCAGCTGCCCGCCCCACTCGATGAGCTTGTCCTGGTTTTCCTGCAGCCACGCCCGGACGTGGTCAGACGCCTGGGTCAGCCCTTCGATGACCGGCATACCGATGTTGCCCAGCGCCGCCTTCAGCTGATTCGACAGCTGCTCCAGCGCGTCGCCCATAGTTCGGGTTTTCTCAAGAGCCTCATCAAGGGGCTCATGCAACCCGACCATCGCGTTCTTCGCCCTCTCGACATTGTCGGGAGTGTCGACGATGCCCTTGTTGATCGCGTCGACGATCGTGACAGCCGACCGCGAAGACCCGGTGAAGTTCGTCATGTACTGCACGGCGGCGTCGTGCTGACCGGCCTCTTCGAGCCGTTTCACACCGTCGACGACTTCTCCGATACCGACGCCGATCTTGTGGGCGCGTACCTCAACCTGCGGCCACGCGAACGACAACCGCTCCATCGACGGCTTGCCGAGCTCCTGGTTCATCCGGCCCATCATGAAAGACGACTGGTCCAGCGAAAATCCCAAACCCATCAAGGCCGGCGCGGCGGCGTCCAACGCCTGAGTGATGTCGTTGATGCTCGCCCCGGTCCCGCGGGACAGGTTGATCAGGAACGTCAACTCTTGATTGGTCTGCTCAGCCGGAATGTTGAAGTCGTTGAACGCCGCCGTCATGTTGTCGACGTTGATCTTCATGCCGCCGAGCAGCTCATCACCCTGAGCCAACGTGGTCGTCAGCTCCCGCAGCTGGATCATGCTCAGCGGCTCGCCGCCGAGTCCGTGCAGCCGCTGCGCCAGCTCACCGACCGATTCGGAGATGTCGTCGAAGTGCACCAGCGCGCCTGAGGCGGCAATGTCATTGAGCACACTCAGGTACGATTCGAGGTTCTCGGTTTGCAGGGTCTGCCCGACGATCTTTCGGGCCGCTTCCTCCCACTGGTTACCGATCTCCATGATGATGTTGAGGTATTCGCCGCCGAGCTGCTTGAACTCGTCGAAAACCCCGAATGTGGCCGAGATCGCGGAGTTCGCGACGTCCATCGCACCTTTGAACGCTTGACCGATGATCGGGATCCTGCCGACCGTGTTGTCGATCTCGGTGCTGACCAGGTTCAACGGCGCCGTGATCCCGACTTTCACGCCCTGCTCGAGGACAGTGAGACCGCCGACGATGTCGGGCATCTTTCCTTGCAAGACGTTCTCGAAGCCGCCCATCAGCGCTTCAGCACCGGACTTGCCGACCTGCGCGAACTGCGAAACCTCAGTGTCGACGAGCCGCACGACGTTCTTCACATCGCTGACCAGCATTTCCCCGCCGACCAGCACCGCGCCGACCAGACCGGCCTTGATCAACGCCCCCGACGCCGCCATGCCCTTCGCCAGCTGCGCATTCATGTTCGCGGCGATCGACTCCATCGTCGGACGCAGCTCACCGCCGAGCCTGTCGGTCTCCTCTTTGAGCGCCGTCCGGTACATCTGGCCGTAGTTGCGGCCGTGCGCGCTACCAGCCTCACGGGACAGCCGGCCCAGCTCGCCGGGAAGCAGGCTCGACATGACGTTCAGCAGCGCACCCGACGAAGACTTGACGCCCGCACCCATCGAGTCGGCCAGCGCCTGGCTCGACAGCCTGCCGATATTGCTGAACTGCTTCGTCCACTGCGGCAGCATCGCCGCGAACGGATCCGCAGAGATGGCCATGCTCTCAGCCATCGCCGTCTGGATCTCTTTACGCCACGCCGCGGAGGCCGTACGGCCAGCCGAACCGAACTTCGCCGTCAACGCCGGCAGCTGCGCCCCGAACGGATCCAGGTTGTACGCCATCGCGGCTTGGATCTCTTTCCGCCACGCAGCGCCAGCCTCACGAGCGCCGGCGCCCAGCCGCGTCGTCAATCCTGGCAGGACCGCTTCGAAGCCGGTCATAATCTGGGGTGCGGCAGCGTTGAACGCCTTCGACATCCCGGCAGCAGCCTCGGTTCCAGCCCCGATCAACTGCTGCCGGATACCGGCAGCACTCGCGGCAACATCAATCCAGCTGACGCCTTCGCCTGCACCCGGCGCGGTCATGACGCCACACCGTTGGCTGCGTTAACCGAACGCGACGCCGACAACGCCCGGCTGCGCACCGGCCCGGCCGGTTTGAACTCGCCGGAGTAGCGTTTCGCGTCGCGGCGCTCAGCCTCCTCCCACGGCAGCGCGTCAGCCTGGAAGAAGCCTTTCTGCTCGTGCACACGGTCATCGAGGCCCGGCCGCGGATAACCGCCGGCAGGCAGCTTCGCCACCCCGGCGCCCATCTCCTGCATATTCGCGAGCAGGTGATCGGTCCGCGACCAGCCGCCGTCAAGGAAGTACCGCACACTCGAGGTCGGCGTAGCACCGACAACGATCGACACCATGTCCCTCAGCGTCAGGGTGGTAAGAATGTCGTCCTCGCGGTATCCCAACGCCAAGACGTCACGAACGAGGAAATGCCAACACTCGCCTACCACGCGTGTCAGCATCAGGATTCCCCCGGCGGTGTCACCCCCTGCGGCTGCCGCAGCGCCAGACCAGCGAACCAGCCCTCCACACAGCCGGCCTGCTCCTCGTCGGACAGCATCCACACCCGCCGGCCGATACTGTCGGGGACCCCGGCCTGGTCCATCCATGCGAAACATTGGTGCAGCTGGTCCTTGTGGCGGTTGTCGTACAGGAACAGCGCCGTCGGCTGACATGTGCTGATATGCGGCAACACGATCGGCGACCCCTGCCGCGGCCGGAACACGTACACCTTCATGTCGCCGTACGGATGCTCGGGCACCTCGGCTTCCGGTGCACGGTCCGGCACCGGGTTGGTGGGAGGAACAAACGGTGTCGCGTACGGCGCCGCACCGCCTGAGCCGCCCCCGCCCGGCTGCGGCGGCGACACCACCTCCAGCGGGACCGAACCGTTACCGTTACCGTTCGGGCTGGCCTTGGTGCGGGTCGCCGCCTTACGTGGCGCGGTCCCCTTACGGGGGGCCCGACGCTTAGCGGCGGTGGTCACAGCGGCACCCCGTCACACCAGTACTCGTAGGCGTGGTTGTTGAGGTCGTCGGGGAACGGGCGCAGCGTCAAGTCGAACGCCGCCAACTCCTTGTGCACCCACTTCATCGGCCCGACGAGGGTGACACGCCCGATCGGCACCACGAACCGCATCGTCATCGCCATGTAGTAGGCGTCGATCACCCACGACGCGTACGGCAGCAGCTGAGCGTTCATCTTCGCGGCGATCACCGTGCCGTGGGTGGCGGTCGGCGGGGTGACGGTGACGTTGTCGTCGCCGTGCGCCGCCTCCTGCACGTCAGCGTTCATGATCTGCAGCAGCTTGAACTTCAACGTGATCCCGTATTTGTCCTGCAAGATCGCGATCAGGTCACCGCCCCAGTCGTTGACCTCGGTGTTTGGTCGGTCCTCGGTGCGGTCCACACCGTCGACCGACACCCGCCCGAGGGTGACGAACGCCGGATCAAGCGGGGTGTACGGATCGGTGGGAAGCGGAGTGCCCAGCGGGGCACGCAGCACGCCGCCAGTCACCTTGGGACTGGGCGCGGCGATCTCTTGGGTCTGGCTGATGATGGTGGGCGGAACAACGGTCGTCATCGCAGGTCCTCCAAGTTGTCAGGGCGAGACGGACAACCCGAAGGTTCACAGAGCACCCGGCGCTCAGATGTGCGACACACCGCCGAAAATGCAGGTCAGATCGGTAAACCGACAGTTATGTAGCACCATGCAGGTCAACTGCTGCGTGCCTGGCTGCCCAAAACCGGTGTTCCGGTTCGGCATGTGCCGCATGCACTACGACCGCGCGCAACGCTACGGCGGCCCCGGCCCGCCCGGCATGATCGGCAAACGCGCCCCACTGCCCGAACGCTTCGCCAACAACGTCCAAATCAACGGGCCCACACTGACCACCACCCTGGGCCCGTGCTCGGTGTGGACCGGCTACGTGCACGCCCGCGGCTACGGCGCGATCCGCTCAGGGCACCGACTGATCTACGTGCACCGCTACGCCTACGAACAGGCGTACGGGCCGATCCCGCCCGGCCGCTGCGTCACCCAGATCTGCCGCAACAAACTGTGCGTACGCGTCGAGCACCTAACGCTTCGCAGCTGAACCACGCTGCCGCGTCGGCTTCGGCGCGTCAGACCCCGACACCGCCGCCGCCCCCGGCTCCTGCGACACCGGCGCGGGCACACCGCGGCGCAGCCCCATACCCGGCTCCAGCCGCCCCCCCGGCACCCGCCACGTCACCATCGCCCGATACCGAGCCAAATTCACCAGCGGATCAGCAATACGCGTGATCACCCCCGGAGCATGCGAATACGTCACATACCACTGATCGCCGTTAGGCATCTCCATGGTGACACCCTGCGCGTTCGCGCCCCACCCCACCGCCACACCGATCAGATGCTCAGCCATCGGCTCCTGACTGTTCGGCGCATACGCATGCAAAATCACCGACACATCCCACAACAACCCGTCAGGACGCAGCACACCACCGCCCGCCTCGATCCGCAGAAACGCGTTGATGGTGTCCGCGGTGTCCGCCGGCCGCGGCCGCCGGGTCCCGACCGGCGTCGGCGCCACCAACGGCGTGAAATACACCTCCGCCAGCGACTCGATGGGCGGCGGCCGGGTCGTCGCGAACGGGCGCGGAGCCAACGGACCAGTCATTCGCCGCCACCCTCAACCGCACCAGCCTCAGCCTCACCCGCGCTGGCCTCGACACCGCCGCCGTCCTCCGGGACGCTGGACGTCGCAGACGGACGCTCAGCCGCCGCCGCCGGCACCGATTTCGGGTCGGACCCCACCGACGCCAACGCCTTCAACAACGTCGAATGCACAGCATTGTCGATGTAAGCCTTAAAATTGCCGGGCCTCACCCGGCCGCGGCCACGAATGTTGTTCGGGTTCGTCGACACCGTGTACGTGTAGACCGCGCCCGGCGTAATAGCCAACGAATTGCACAAGTCAGTAACCTCCTGACACCGCTGATCCACCGCCGCAGTGATCTGCGGATCGTGCATAATCCGCCGGAACATGTCCGGCGACAGCTTCAGCGTGATCCCGCCACCCAAGTCGAGCTCGCCGGGGAAACCGCCTTCGGTCGGACTGGAAACCGACTCGCCCGCAACCTCACCCTCACCCCACGCGGCAGTCATCCCAGCACCCCCAATTTCGTCACGTGACGCGTCTGACCTTCAAAACGCCTCCCATGGACCGGGTCAAACTCGGCCACGGCGACTGACGATCATCAGCCGGCACACCATCCACCCAATACGCCACACCCGTGTCCGGCACATAATGACCGTCCGCATCCAACTTGATCCACAACAACACCTGATCAGCAGCCGAATACACCGTGGGGTCCGGCACCGCGACACGCAACGTCGTATCGCTGCTCTCCACATAATCGGAGCTGATCACCTCACGGCTCGACACCCCCAGCCGCCCGAACTGCGACACCGAATACACCCGCCGCACCACCGGCGGATCCTCCACCACCGGCGCATTACCATGCTCATCAACCGGCGCGTCCAGATCCTCCCACCGCCGGATATGCGCCAGCCGATGCGGAGTCGGCGCGAACCCCATCACCGCACCGCCGGAACCGCATACGACGCCAACCGCGACATCTGCTCCCGATTCAGGTTCACCCCGAAATTCTGCGTCGGCTGCAACCGGAACCCCGGCGTCTCAACACTTTTCACATTCCCCGCGTTCATCTCCAACGCCGAGCTCGCCAACTCGAAGACCACCGACTTCACATCATCAGGCACCGCCGCATACCCGTGCGTGAACGTCACCGTCGCCAACCCGTACTGCCCGGTCGGCGCCGGCGCATAACTACCCGGCCCGTAATAGAACCCCGACCAGCCGTCACCCATCGCCGCCGCCGCCTCGATCACCCCGTAGTCGAACCACGTGTAGGACCCCGGATCCAACGTCACCGCACTCATCAGAACACCGGGAGTCTGCAACGCCACCGACGCCACCGCAGTCACATGCATCGACGGCAGTTCGATGATGCCCTGCGACCCGATCCGCAGATCAGTCACCGTCTCCGTCACGCTCGGAAAAATGTGCCAGCCGCAGTGCCGGCGGACCTCCGCACCAGCAGCCCGCACATAAAAATCGGCGTCCTGATTCTGAAACGACGCCCAATCAGGATCCTGGGTGGTCAGCAAGCTCTCCACAAGCTGCTACTTCCCGCGCGGTCCAGCCTTCTTCGCCGGGCCGGCCTTCTTCTCCGACTGCTGCTGGGCCTTCTCCTGGGCCTCACGCTCAGCAGCGACACGCGCCTCATCATCCTCCTGCGACGGCACACCCTCAGGCACCGGACCGGGGTCCGGCATCGGGCGCACCACCTCCGGATCAGTCTCAACCGGCCCCTGCACCGCATCCGGCACCGGAAACTCCGGCTCCTCACCCTTCTTCAACGGCTCAGGCGGACGAGCCGGCGGCGGCGGCGTACCCGCCTCGTCGAAGCCCTGCTTGTCGACGCGCTTGACCTTGCTGATCTCCTCACCGGTCACCGCATCAACCAGCTTGATGTCCGACGCGTCCTTGGCGACACTGATCTGGTCCAGCATGGTCTGAAGATGCTTCGGCACCTTCTCACCGGCCGCCTCGAACGCGGCGACGCGCTCGCGGATAGCTTTCGCCTCCGCAGCCTCGGGATCACGAACGTAAATGCCGCCCTCAGGAGGCGCCGAAACACGCCCGAACATACCGGTAGCGGCGGGAACCTGCTTACGACCAACAGCCATGTGCGCAGGCTAGCCATCGGCACGATCATTTCAGCCGCGGCGCGCCGAAACCCCTGTGAGCAGGAACGGCAAACCAAGAGGTGTTCAAGTTCAAATTCTGAACATCTAGCGGACCGGGGTAGTGAGAGCCTTCTCCACCGACCAGCCGTGGGCCAGACGCGAACGCACCAGGTTCGGTGGTAGGCCAAGCCGTTTTTCCCATGCGCCGATCGATGTGGTCACGCCATCGAACGTGATCAGCCGGTTGTCCCGTCGGTTATTGGACTGCTCGGAGGGGGTTGCCCAACGACAGTTGTCAGGCTCGTAGTGCCCGTCGTTGTCGATGCGGTCCAGCGTCATGCCATCAGGACGTTCACCCATGTCGGCCAAAAAATTCTCGAACACCTCCCAGCGCGGGCACACCGTGATGCCACGCTCACCATAAATAGCGTAGCCGCTGTTGTTGGCGTTGCGACACCGCTGCAACATCGCGGCCCATGACGCGTAAGCCGGGGTGCGACACTGGCCATGCGTGGTCAACATATCCGTCCAGCGCTGACTCAGGAGTTTACGGCGGAGACAGCCGCATGATTGGCTACCCCTCCTTACGAGATCGCCGCCGCTCACCGCGCGTTCAGTGCCGCATTCGCAGCGACACAACCAGTAGAGAACGTTCGCTCCTGAGGGCTGCCGCCGCGATGGTGCTTCGGCGATCACGGTCCAGCATCCGAACACCTCACCAAGTAAGTCGGACCGGTTCTTTACGCAGCCGCGGCCGCACGACGTGCTCTTGCCCTTAAGAAGCGTGGCGCCGCTCACCGCGCGTTCAGTGCCGCATTCGCAGCGACACAACCAGTAGCGATATAGGTGGCCTGAGGGCAGGCGCCGCGATGGTGCTTCGGCGATCACGGTCCAGCGCCCCGAACTGCTGGCCTTGAAGATCCTTGTGCTGTGGCGGCATACCACAGCACGCTAACAGACCAGTACGACAAATGGCCCGTCACTAAGGACGGGCCATTTGCGCAGCTAACCACTAAAAGGTGGGCGTGGTCAGACCCGTGATCTGCACGACGGATTGCGGATAACGACCTGCCGAGAAGGCAAGGTAGTTGTAAATCTGCAGCAGCACAGTTAACGTCTGCGCTTTGGTTTCCGGCAGCACCCGGGCACGAATACCGGACTCCCACAAAACGATATCCGACGCGCGCAGGACGTAAATGTAATCCTGATTCGTGCCATACCCCAAGTTCGTTGGGATATTAGGGTCAGTTACGACTGGCAACCCTAACATTGAGCCCACAACTTGCTGGCTCGCGACGTCGGTGAGGATACCGGCGGCGGCGAACAGGCCCTGTGACGGCGGCAGGAACAGCGGCCGGTCGTTATTGTCGAGCAAACTCTGGAACCAGCCCCAGCGCCGCGGGTGCATAACGATGACCTCTGGAGGCATGAAGCGGGTCGTATGGACCAGCTGGATCGCGTTGGCGATCGCGGAGTACACACCCTGCAGGGTGACTGCGGCGACAGCGACGGTGTTGATGCCGACGGTGGCGTTGATGCCCCGCACCTGTCCGGCGGTCCCGGTGCCGGCCAGTACTTGGACGTCGGTGGCGGCTGCGTGTGCTGCGACGAGGTCGCGGAACACGATGTCGTCGAACGCGATCGGGCTCTGGTCGATGAGCTGGATGCTGACGCCTTGTGCGCCGGCGATGGTGCACACGGGGGCGTTGATGAAGGTGTCGGTCAGGTCCACGTCGACGACTGTGGTGTTGTCGGCGACCTGGATACCGACGGCGGTTCCGGTCAACAGCTTCGGGATGTTGATCGAATCGGTTCCGCCGGGCAACGGCTGGCGTTGCACGAGGTTGGCGAAAGCCCGTCCAGGCCGTGCCAATTCGACGTACTGGTCCATCAGCCAGGCCGGTGGGACGGCCCAGCCGCCTTGGCCTTCGGTGCGGGACAGGTCGCGGTACTCGGCGTACTCGTCGAGGGTCTGGACGTCGTGGGCGTGGCGCATCAGCCGGTCTTTGGAGTCGCCGGTGTCGTCCAGGTTCAGGCTGTACTTGATGAGGTCCTGAATGTAGGAGCGGCGGCGGTCGTTCTTCTGGTAGATGGCCTGCTCGGTGACCGTGGTGAGCGCGTGCTCAGCTTTGCGGATCTTGGCGAGGTTTTTGCTGATCTGGCCGGAGCGTTCGATCTCGGCGCGGATCTCCTCGATGCGTTCGTCGAGGCCGACGATTTCGGCGCCGGATGTCCGCATTTCGGTCATGTAGCGGCGGTATTCGGCGTCTTCCTCGGATTCGAGCTTTTCGCGGCCTTGCTCGCGGGCGAGCAGAAGGACAGCTTCGGCTTTCTGCTGGTGGCGGGCGCGGGCTTCGGCGGTGTTGTCGCGGCGCTTGAGGAGCTGCTGCAGGAAGAACTCGAGGCCGCCGGCGGCGCCGACGGGGGAGGTCTGCTCGCGGTTCTCAATCATGTCGCGGATGTCAGCGGTCATAGCGACGGTCCTTAAGAAGGATGCACCCTTTTTCAGGGCACGAAAAGATAGGGACGTGGCCCTAACCTGGGCGGGGGCTGTTCGCCGGCCCGCCAACGGACGTGTCGCCGTTGGGCACTTGGTTGCGGCTCGCGGAGCGTCTTTCCCACGTCTGGGCGGCCCGGGAGGCGGCAACCTGGCGACGATTATTGGCGCAGCCGGCGGACACGCTCAACGCGACACGCCGTACACCGGTAAAGCATCGGCAATCATGTACCGGGTGAAGAGAATCGCGATCCCGCTGCACGACTTCGTCACCGCCGAGCAGAAGGTGGTTGTGGGGCTACCGATGTATCGGCAGGTGTCGTCGGCGTGGCTGTTCAACTGGTGGCGGATGTGGACACGGTCGTGTGTCGGTCTGGTCGCAGTGGAGGGTGCTCGGCTGCCGGTCGCGATGACGCGGGTCGTGGAGGATGCGTTGCGGAAGTTCGACGGCTGGGAGTGGCTGGTGGTGTTTGAGGATGATGTGGTGCCGCCGGTGGATGCGTTCGACCGTGTCGCGGCGTACGGCGGCGGCGAGTTCGACGTGGTGACGGGGCTGCATTTCGGGCATGAGCCGCCGTACCGGGTGTTGGCGTTTGAGCAGGTAGGTGACAGCTACGAGTGCGTGTCGGCGGACGTGGTGCGGGGGTGGGTGGAGCGTCCGGGGGTGTATGAGGTTGATGCTGTGCCGATGGGGTTCACGGCGATCGCGCGGCGGGTGTTAGAGGACTGGGATCCTGCGGTGTTGATGTGGCAGCCCGATGTGCCGGGGGCGGGTCAGGATGTGCATTTCTGCAAGGAGGCGCGTAAGCAGGGGTACCGGATCGGGGTGGATTCGGCGTTGCGGTGCGCGCATCTCAGCGAAGTGCCGGTCGACTATTCACATCATCAGGCGGCGGGCGGATGAGCGCGCCGGCGGTGCTGCGCTGTTCGACGTGCGGGCAGGAGCTCACCGGCCTGGACCCGCCGGCTGATACCGAGCTTGAGCTGCTGTGGGGTTACTGCCGGTTCTGCCGGCAGGCCGCCGATTTCGCGCGGTTCCTGGCGGCGCGTACCCACCGCGGCGGCGTCGATTTCCAGCCGTGGCAGCTGGTGCTCTTGAGCCGCTGGCTGCGCCTCAAAGGCTAGGGCGTTCAGAAGCCCCTTGGGTTCTCAAGTTCCCACCGTGCGGGCATCCCGAACGGGCACGGGCCAGCGCCGTCTCGGTGCCATGGCAGGGATGGGTCTTCCGGCTTGCCCATCCAGCAGTAGTAGCGTGGGGCTGTTTTGTTGCACTGACTGCACAGCTCGCCATCCATGCTTTGCCCTCTCTACGGTCGCGGGTCGCTCCACTGCCTGTTCAGTTCGGCCAGTGCCCGACGCTGATTAGCTGCGGTGTCCGGCGACCCGTTCATCAGGAGTTTCATCGCCACGTCGTAGAGCTGGTCACGGAACACCGACCAGTCGGGGATCTCCACTTCCTCGCCGACGTCGCCGCGGACCAGCAGTCTGGCGTGCTCGCGGTCTGTCGGCAGCAGCTCCTGCCAGCGGATCCGGGGACCGAGCTCGCTGCTCAAAGTTTTCTGCCCCGACTCCTGCGACGTTTCAGGGTGCCGGGTGGTGAACTGTGACCAGTCCTGCGCGGCCTCCAACACTTCACGCTCGAGCGCGCCTTTCATCACCAGGACGGCCGGGAAGATCGCGCGGAGCTCGTCGCAGTAGTCCCGGCCGTACACGGTGGCCAGCTGGCAGGTGGCCTGCACGGCGGCCATCATGTTGATCGACAGTCCGCGGGCTTCCCCGATGATGCGGCGCAGCGTGGGGATCGGGGCGGTGTTGGGTAGCTCGTCGATGATGAGCAGCAGGTTGCATAGGGTTTCGTCGCGGGCGGCGGTTTTGTCGCGCCACCGTCGCACCAGTGAGTCCAGCAGTGTTACTGCGGCGCCGGCGACTGTGCCGTCGGCGGGGGCCAGGACGAAAAGGGTGGCCTGCGGGTCGTCGAGGAACGCCGGGTTGAACGGGGGCGCGGCGAGTTTCGGGTCGTAGCGGGCGGCCAGCGCGGTGCGCAGCCACGGGGTGATCGCTTTGCGCATGGTGATGGCGACCGAGTCGCGTTGGCCGGGGCCCATGGCGGCGATGCGTTCCAAGCCCAGCGCTAACTCGTCGTAGCGTCCGCACAGTTTCGCCGCCGTTTTCCAGCCCGGGTCGCCGCCGTCGCCGTCAAGGTCCAGCGGTTCCTGCCCGTCCTGTTTGCGTTTTTTGCGGCGGGCGACGTTGTCGACGGCGCGTAACACCCAGCGGATCCCGGCGTTGTTGCCGACCGGGGAGGCAGCGTAGAGGAACGCGGCCAGCGGTCCGGCGGCGTTGGCTTCCCACACGCCGCTATCGCCGAACTGTTCGGTGGAGCCCAGGCCGACGGTGGACATGGCCATGATGGTTTCGGCGACGGTGAGGGCTTCCATGGGTGTGGTGATCGTCGTTGTCGGGTCGTAGCCGGCGACGGTCACGCCGGGCGGGTAGACGGGGGCTTTGACGGGCCGCAGGTCGATGACGGTTTTGGGTCCGGCGCGGCGTTCGGACACCAGCTCGATGAGGTCGTCTTTGGAGGACACGATCGTCGCGGGGCCGGTCCAGGTGACGGCGGCGGGTGTCAGGATGCAGCGGGTTTTACCGATTCCGGGTGGCCCGGTGACCAGGACGTGCGGCGCGGTGCGGGCGACGACCTTACGTTTGCCGCCGCCGTCGACGGTGCGGGTGGCGAATCCGCAGAACGGAGTGTTCATGTTCATGTTTTGAACACCCCGTTGTTGTATGGGTGCTCGGTGACCGTGCGAACGATGATCTCGGGATCTTCCAGCGCACTGTTGCCCTTCTGAAGGTCGTGGTAGAAATCGAGCGCCTGCTGCTCAGTTGCCGCTGGTAGGTCCACCGTTTGCCATACCTTCTTACCGGCGGGATCGCGCACCCACCGCCGGCAGCGGACGATGTATTCGGTCCATTGCTTCGCTTTAACCATGTCGTGCGTCTCTAGCTGTGCCCGGCGAGGATGGTGGCGATGACCCCGCCGATCATCCACACCGCTCCGAGCAGGCAGCCGGTTAACCCCCACAGGATCGGTCGGGTGGACTGCGTGCGGGTGTCGTGGTGGCCCAGGCCCAGGCCGCGTGCCAGTTCGCTGGTCATGGGCGGCGGCTGCGTCGGCCACCAGCCGGCCGACACGGCGAGCCAGCCGTTGAGGATTCCGTAGATGGCGGCGGCGGCGAACGCGGCGGGGATCTGCGCGATCAGCCACGGCGCGGCCAGCGTCGTCAGCAGTGAGCCGTTGGGCCAGTAGAGCAGCACCGTCAACACGCCGGTGCCGAACGCGGACCACAGCAGCACGGCGACCGGGTAGGAGGGCAGTTCGGCGGAGATCAGGTTGACGGTGCGCCGGTATATCAGCACACCCAGCGGCCAGCCGAGCGGGGCCAGGGCGGCGGCGGCGCCGATGATGACGGCCTCAGCGGGGGTGGGTTTGCGGATCCACAGCGGGCCGATGACGTTGTCGTCGGCGGGATCGGTGCCGGCTCCGGCGGCGTGGCGTTTACGGCGGCCGATCTGCTGGTTGAGCAGCTGCGCGCGGCGTTTCTGGATGTTGGTGAACGGGTGCTCCCGAAGCCAGGCGTGCCGCGTCTCGTCGTAGTAGTCGGGTTGCACCTCGCGCATCAGCACCTCACAGGGAAACACGTCTGTTTGTTTATTGTATTTCCTGACCGATTCTGCCACGATAACCTGATGTATGGAACAGCGGTACTCGTGGCGCTGAGCATGATCGTGCTTGCGCCGCTGATGGTGGTGGTGATCGCGCGGCTGCAGGGCGGTCAGCCAGTCAGTGAACCGTATATCAACGCAGCACCGCCTGCGCCTGCCGCCGCGCCGCGCGTCTACCCGCGGCGCGCCGCGAGGCGTCTCGTACACCGAGGCGGTCAGCGGGTCACGCATCCGGCGTGGGGACCGCGGTGAGCACACACACCGACGAGGACGAACAGGACGCCGTTTGGCTGGCGCGGCAGATGAGCGAAGACGACGAGCTCACCGGCGTGCCCCAGCAGGAGCAGGAGGAGCCGCAACCGGAGCAACCGGAGCCTGTCGACCTCGACGACGACGACCACGACACCGAATCAGCCGACGAACAGGCAGCCAAACCTGTTTCGCCGAGAGCGAAATTCATCGGCCTGGCGGCGGCCGGTGCGGCGGTCGTGCTGGCGGCTTCGGCGCTGTTCTACACCGGAGGCTGCGAACCCGGCCGGACAACCGTGTCCCGCGAAGTCGCCGACCCGATCGCTACCGGCAAACCCGCGGCGCCGTCAGGACCGGCGACGCCCAGCCCGCAGACCGACCGTCCGCTGCCCTACACCGCCGACGCGTCCGGATCGTGCCCGGCCGGGTCAACATCCGCGCAGACCATGGACGGCGCCGACCCCCGCAACGCGTTCGTCTGCGCGCGGGGCGGCCTGGACGGGCAGGTCATCAGCATCGAGCTGCCCAAAACCTTTGTGGTGACGGCGATCGTGCTGACGCCGGGCTGGGTCGGCAAGGACGCCTCCGGGACGGAGCAGTGGCCGCAGCACCGGGTGGTCAGCACCGTCCAATACACCTTCAACGACAGCGACGGCACGTTGATCACCCAGGAGACGCAGAACGTCCACGGTGAGGCGACGATCGCGGTGAAACGGGTGATGGCCTCACGGATGACGATGTTGATCCGGCAGACCGCGCGCCCACCGGCGCAACCACCGTCGACGGCACCGACACCTGCAGGCGGCCTGGACAGCATCCTGGGTGACCGCGCGCCGAGCGTGGCGCCGCTGCCGCAGGTGCCGATCTTCGGGCAATCCGCCACCGACACAGACCCGGCAGACGCGACATTCGCGATCTCCCGCCTGAAAATCATCGGCCACGAAGCGATCTAGCGTGTGCAGCCAATGCAGGCGGGACAGGCAGCAGCTACGGCGCGGCCTATGCCACGCCTGTTACGAACGAGCCCGGCGCAGCGGCGACATCCGCAGCAACCTGGTCGACGCCACCCCGGCCAAAGCAAAAATTGCGGAGCTGGTCGCCGCCGGCTGGGGGCAACGGCGCATCGCCAAACAAGCCGGTGTCAGCCGCAGCATGCTCATGTGGATCATGCGGGGCCGTGCGGTGATCGCGGCGAAAACCTGTGACGCTATCTGCGCGCTGGAAGCGGAGCCGGACCCGGCGGCGATCGCGCACCGCGCGCTGTGTGAGGCGGGGATGCGGGGAGACTATGTGTCCCCGCAGCGTAAGTACCGTCATACGCGGGCTGCGCGCGAGAAGTGGGTGAAGAAGTGGATAGCCGAGGAACTGGACGTTGAGGAGCTGGCCGCCGAGCGCCGCACGGAGCGCCGCCTGCCGTTCCCTGAGCTCTACGCCGAGCTGCGCTATCACTGCGGACTCGCGGACTGGGAAATTGCCAAGCGCCTGGGCGTCCTCGACATGTCGCTGCTGCGCCGACTGGAGAACCACGGGATCAAGCCGACCCCCGAGTTCGTGACGATGTGCTGCGACCTCAGACGCGAACAGCGCAAGGCTGCGCAATGCGCGTGAACAAGACGTGGCGGCAACGGCTGTCCACGTCGAAGTCGACCGGCGGGAAGTGGGGCATCTACGTCATGGCGGCGCTCGGCGCGCTGGCCGGCCTGCACCTGGTGTGGCAGGTCCTGTTCGGGTCGCCGACCGACGTCGCAGCCGTCGCCCGCACCGCAGTCAACAAAGCCGCCGTCGTCAGCTCATTCGCCCAGGACTACGTGTCCGTGTGGCTCACCGCCACCGCGCAAGACACCGCAAGCCTGGCGCAGTTCGTGTCGCTGCCGTCCAACGACATGGCGTTGCCGCCCACACCGGCGGTGGTGATCACCTCACCCACCGTCGTCGCCGCCACCTATGAGGGTCTGACAGGCCGCGACGGGCAAAGCGAACTGTGGTCGGTCGTGGTCGGGGTGACGCAGCGGGCGTGGGAGTCCGCGCCGCCCGACCGGGCGCTGTACCGGGTGCCGGTCCTGTGGTCGCGGTTCGGGCCGCGGGCGGCGAGCCTACCGGCGCGGATCGGCGGCCCCGGTCCGGGGGCGGACCTGCCGACCGCCTACCCGGCCACGCCTGGACCGTCGGACCCCGTGTTCACGATGGTGTCAGGTTTCATGACCGCATATCTGACGTCAGCCGGGGCGGTGGACCGCTACGTCACCACCGATTCGCTGATCACCGGGTTGGGCGACGCCTACCAGAGCGTCACGGTGACGTCGCTGCGGGCCGCGCAACAGCCCGCAGCCAAACCCGCAGACGGGCAGGCCGTTGCGGTGCTGGCCCAGGTCGACGCGCTCACCGCGCAATACGCCCACGTCTATCTGAGCTATCCGCTGACGCTGCGCGGCGTCGGCGGCAGCTGGTCAGTCGCTGCGATCGACCCCGTACCAGCGATGGCGCACGACGACGCGCCCGCACCCGTCGATGACCCCCACTAAAGGAGCAACAAAATGCCCAATTTCGCGCCACGCCAAATCTTCATCGCCCACGAGAGCCTGTGGAACGCGATGCAGCGTTGGGCCGCCGACCACAACTTCCACCTGGACCGCATACCCGACGGGGCCGACGAAAACGGGGTTCCGTTTTTCCGCGAGGACAAGCCGGAAACCGAATGCCCGCAGTGCGGGCACACCCCGACCTACAGTTTCATGTCGAAAACCATCTAGGAGGAAAAATGATTGTTCAGACTCTGGCGGCCGGTGATCTGTTCACCGGCATCTCATCCATGTGGAAGGAGATGATGGCGCCGCTGGATCCCGTCGTCGTCGGCACAGTCGTGCTCTTCGTCGTCGTGACGGCGTTAGCGGTTGGCCACGGCATTTGGCGCGCAAAGAAGGAGCGGGGCAAATGATTGTTCAGACTCTGGCGGCCGGTGATCTGTTCACCGCCATCCCGTCGATGTGGAACGACGCGAGGGTGCCGCTCGCCATCGTGGTGATCGCGATCGGCGCAATCATTGCGGCATCGAAGCTAAGCAAAGGGGTAGGGACCGCGATCGGATTGTTCATCGCGGCCGCCGTTCTCGCCGCGTTGGTCATCGGCAGCTCCGGCCTGGTCGCCACGATCAAACAGACCACCGATGTTCACGGCGGACTGACCGTCGGCCAATATGGCCGCTGACGTCGTGCCTGGCGACGAGGACGCCGCCTGGAATCGGCGCTTGGCGGACGAGTTCGGGTTATGCGTCCCCGCGGGCGTGCCGGGTTTCCCGTACGACGGCGGCGCGACCGGCACCGGGAAACGCATCGACGCCTACGACGAGCGGAAGCGCCGGAGACCCACCACCGAGGAACAGCAGGCCATCGAGGCCGCCGAACAATGGGCCGACTCCCTTCCACCAGACGATCCAGACGACGATGACTGAGACTGCCCGGGTATTCACCGACGTCAGGGACTTCCCGATATACATCTCGCACATGGACGACCAGACGCGGATCTGGTTCGCCCCCTACCGGGTGTGGGACGGCGCGGTCGCGGTGCTGGGTCTGATCGGCACCGCCACAGCGATGTATCACTGGCTGAACTCTGGGCATGTGCTGGTGGTCGGCCTGCTAGGGCTCGCGCTGACCGGACTGGCGACGTGGGTGGCGCGGTTCATGCCGATCAGCCGCCCCAGCCCGGCCTACCGGGTGTGGTGGCTGCTGACGGCGCTGTTCGCCAACCAGAGACGCGCCGCCGTCGACGGTAGGCGTGATCCGTGGCTGTCGCCACCGAAGGCGGTGATCGACAACCTGGTGTTCACCCAGGGCGGGGTGTGGGCCGAGTTCCTGCTGACGGGTCAGCCGGGCGGGATGCTGCCCTACGACCGGAAACGGGCCATCGCGAAAGGTCATCGGCCGCTGGTGCGTCAGCTGCCCAGCGGCATCGTCTTGTGGGGGGTATGCGTGCCCGTCAGCCCGCGCCGGATCAAGCAGCGGATGCTGGCGGGCTACCAGGACCGCGGCGGGTGGGTGGGCGAAGTCCGCGCATGGGACGACGTCCTCGCGGTCGAACCGTATTGGGAGGTGGTGTTCGGTGTGCGGGTGCCGGTCGATGCGGGGATGGCCGGGCGCAGCAGCACCGGCGGCCTGGCGAAAACCTGGAAAACGATCGTGGGCGCCGACCCCGACGACCCGGGGACGCTGACGGGCTACCGCGAGTTCGCGGAGGAAATACGCGCGAAAATCCCGCCGCAGTTCGAGCCCACCCCGGCCACTCCACGCCAGATTCGCTGGCTGTACCACCGCCACGTCACCCGCGGAGCCGACGACAGCCCGTTCCCGCACGGGCCGGGCGGACCTGACCGGCTCACCACAGCCGACTTCGCCGGCATGGCCGCGCAGTTCGATGAAGGCGACCAGTCCGGCCGCGTCGCGCACCGCTCATGGCTGCGGCGACGGCTGCCGTCACTGTCGCCGATCCTGCGGATCAACGACAGCTACCAGGCGCTGCTCCCGGTCGAACAGCTGCCCCGCCAAGGCCTCGCGCATCCCGGCGCTGAATATCTCCTGTCGGTCTACGACGTGGACACCGACACCCAGGTCGACTGGTTTCACTACGTCAACACCCGGTCGCGGGAGAAGGCGTTGGCGCGTGTCGACCGGGCACAACGCAACCTTGACGATCAGGCGTTCCAGCGGGCCGGGCACCGCGCAAGCAACAACGACCTGGCAGCCCGCTACGAATCCGGCGAGGACTACAACACCGAACTGGAAGCCTCCACCCTGGAACGCGAAACCGAATGGACGACGGTCATCGCGATCGGATCAGAGTCGGCTCAGACCACCACGTTCGCGGCGCGGGGGCTGCGCACCCACATGGGTGAGGAACTGGAAATGACCCTCGGCCAGCCGCGCGGCGCGCAGCGGGCGCTGTGGCAGCTGGGTGCGACAGGCAGCGAGCAACGCGCACCGACCAGCCAGTACGGTCAGCCGACCACCACTAACCACTGGGCTCGCTTCGCCCCGCTCGCCTCAGCCGAGTTGGGCAACGACACCGGCATCCTGCTCGCCCGCAACCTGTCCACGCTGCGGCCGGGACCTGTCTTCGTCGACCTGGAAGGCAGCACCGAACGCCGCGACGCGCCGGGCATGCTGTGGATCGGGCCGCCCGGCGGCGGGAAATCGCAAGGCGTCAAACGCATCGTCGACGGGCTGATCAAACGCGGATCGCAGGTGTCGATCATCGACCCGGGCACCATGCGTGAATGGGGTCCAGCGCTAGCCCACCACGGCGACGCGGTCGCGGTGCTCGACCCCACCAGCGGTGAATGGTCACTCGACCCCCTGCGCCTGTTCCCCCGCCGGGTCGCCGTCGAACACACCCTCGACCACCTCCTGCCGCTGATCGGGGTGGAACCAGACTCAGTCGTGGCCGGGCAACTGCGGCGGCTGCTGCGCGACGAACGCATCGGTTCCCTCGGCGCGCTAGTACGGCACCTGAACACCACCACCGAATACACCGAGCTGACCGCAAAGCTCAACGCGTGGGCGGAGATCGACTACCTGCGCGCCGTGTTCAATGACACCCTGCCCGCGCCGCCGATCGCGGAGAAGGACGCGGTGATCTGGCTGACCGCGGACCTCGAGCTGCCGAACACCAGCGAAACCGACAATGTGCACCTGTACCGTCGCCAGTCCCCCCGCGCCCGCGCCGGGCTGGCCGTGTACGGGCTGATCGCGTCGCTGACGCGGCTGACCTACACGGGGCCGACGCGGCGCGGCGGGTTCGGCTGGCTGGTCTGCGAGGAGGCCCGCACCTATCTGGCGTCACCGGTCGGGCGGGAGGACGCGCAGCGGATCGTCACCCAAGGCCGAAAGGAACATTATGGTTTGATCGCGATCTCGCAGCACATCGAGGACTTCGCCGGGATACCGACCCAGGACCTGCCGATGCGGGTCATCACCCCGTTCAAGGCGACCGAACGTGAATACGCGCGGGCTACATTCGCCCGGATGGGTATCGACCCCGACGAATACCCCGACGTGCTGGAAACCCGCACAGTCAAGGACCGCGGCTACGCCTACTTCATCGACCACCTCGGCCGCGCCGGGCTCATCGACCTGCTGGCGCCGGTGCAGCAGGAGCTGCGTGACGCGTTCGACACCCGCCGCCTGGGGAACCTAGCGCGTGAGGTGTCATGAACCGCGAGATCACATGCGCTCATCCTTTATTGGCGCCGGAATCAGTCGCACGCGGCTACTGCGAAGCATGTTTTCAAGCCGCAAAGCCAGCGGACTGGCCGTCGACGATGCGATGGAAAGGTGAGGAGTTTTCATGACCGCTGGGCGGGTGTACGGGGTGTACGGGGAGTGCTCCTGCGGTCACCCGCTGGACGGGCAGTGCGAAAATGCGGACTGCGAGAAACGTGACTGCTTGTGCACCTACTACGTGACGGTGGTGCGTTGCGGATGCGGGGCTGACGGCGACGACTTGTGGCGCAACGTGTTCCACGCCATGAACGTCACCCGCTGCCAACGATGCGGCAATGAGTGGTGGGGCTGGAACCTGTGATGGAGGAGCGAGAATGATGCATCGACTGACCTGCCCGGTCTGCAATCCGCTGGCGAAACGTCGGCGGCGCCGGTTCGTGGCCCGCGTACAGGCCGACGGTCACATCGAGTTCATGCGCCTGCTGGCGGAGCAATGCCGCGCCGCCGGGGCCGCGAAGGGATTGAAGCGATGACGACCACGGAGGTCAGCGACTTCGTCAACCGGGATATGGCGCTGTGCGCGGCGGCGTTAGACCACGGTCGTGATGTCCTCATCCGCGCTGTCGAGATGATCAGGGATGCCGAGAGGAACGCTAGGCAGTCATGACCATCTGGGATGCGACATCTTTTCTCAAGATCCCCATCGAGACAGCCAGCGCCCCGACCAGCGGGCTGCGACACGTCTACGTCGACTACTGGTGGGTGGTCAGCGACGACGAATGCATCTACACGTTCGCACCGACCGGCAGCCCGCAGTGCAACGCATCGAAGACGCTCGTGGAGAAAATTGTCGGCGACGGGTCGAACTACCCGGGCTTCAAAGAGATCCGCCAACTCCCGTTCGTGTCGTTCCGCGTCAACCCGGCAGATTACGTCTGATGATGGCGGCGTGGCTCTACGAGCACCCCCGGGCCCGCCGAGCATGGCTGATGCTGCAGCTGCTGTGGGGCGGGTGGCTGCTGGCGCTGCTGAGCGCGCCGCCCGCCTCGGCCGCGTCAACCGGTGCTGCCGAGCTGTCGTGGACAGGGCTGCACGACAGCTACGGCGTGCCGATCGGCGCCCACCTCGTGTCCACCGTGCCCATGCTCGAAGCGCTACGCGAGCAGGGCCCCGACTTCGGCCTCACCCCCGACTCGTGGGGGCCGGCGCTGGCCGCGAAAAGCGCGACCGCGCTCACCTACACCGGCCTGGCCGGGATGCTGGCGTTCGAGTCGGCGGCGCTGGCGTTCATCTGCGCCATCGGCATCTGGTTCGTCAAATTCGCGCTGTCCACCACCTGGCTGGGCTGGCTGGCCGCCGCCGCCCGCCCGATCCTGAACAGCATCAACGCCATGGTGTCGTGGATGCAACTCGAAGTGGGAATGGGCCTCATCTGCGTGGCCATCGGCGCGGTCATCGCCGTCGTCAAAGGCGTCGGCCGCGGGCTAGGCATCATGTTCGGCGGGGTCATCGTCATCATCCTCACCGCGTGGCTGCTACGCGACCCGATCGGCACCGAAGTGGGCGACAACGGGGTGCTCGGCATCGGCCGAACCATCGGGTTCCGGCTCTCGCAAGGTTTCGCCAACAACGGTTCGGTCTCCTCAGGCGACATCACCTCGCAGCTGGACAAGCTGACCAGCTGGCTCGTCGACGTCCTGGTCCGCGAACAGGTCGAACAGATCAACTTCGGCCGGGTGATCGATGACATCCCGGGCTGCGCCTCCATCTACAGCGGCGCGCTGATGTCGCCCACCGCCAACCCGGCGCACGCGGTCGGCACCTGCGCACCCGACGCGTTAGCGCACGCCCAGCAACTGTCCGGCGGGACAGCCGGACTATTCGCGCTGCTGATCCTGGTAATCTGCGTCGTGCTGTTCGCGCTGTGCTACGTCGGCGCGGAAGTCGTGCGGGTCGGCTTCAAAGCCTTCTTTCACCTCGTGGCGATCGTGCCAGCCGCACCGTTCGCGATCCCGCCGGGCCCGCCGCGAGAGTTCGTGAAACGCACCGCCATCAAGCTGGTGGTGCACGGCGTCGAAACGCTCATCGCCACCGTCGGCCTCGGTGTGCTGGTCATCCTGATGGCCAACACCACCCGCGGCACGCTGCCAGGCGCGATCGGAATGACCCATCCCGTCGGGAAACTCGTCGTCATGCTCCTCGTCGGCGTCTTCGGCGCAGTCGCCTTCCGGTACCTGCTGCGCGGGCTTTTCGGGGACCGCGGCCTGCCAGGTCCAGTGCGGATCGCCAAAGGCGTCAGCGGCCACAGCGGGCGCGCGGAATCGGCGCTGAGCGACGCACGCAACGTGGGCCGCCGCGCCGGTGCCACCCGCACGTGGCTCGCCGAGCACACAGGCAAGAAGCAGGGCGCGGCAGGCGGCGAGGCAGACCCGAAAGCGCCGGCCCGCAAAGGGCATCCGACGCCGGGCGCCGAACGTCCCGCCGCGGAACGACGCCCCCCGACAGCACCGTCCGGTGAGTCGGCGCGTCCAACACCCAGCGGGCCGGGCCGCGGACCTGGCGGGGCAGGCGCGCGCCCAAGCCCCAGCCCGAACGGATCACGTACCGCATCTGTCGCGAAGGGCGCCGTGAAGGTCGGTGTGCAAGCTGCTGCGGTGGCGGCCGCACCTGAAGGAGCAGTAGCGAAGGTGGCCGTCAGCGCGGCAGCTAAACGGGCTGCCGGAGGCAGACGACGCGCCACACGCGCACAAGCCGACGGGAACGGCAACAGGAAACCAAGCCGTGAGAAACCGCCCGCACGTACCCCGGCGCGGGCACCGGCCGAACAACAAGCACCGCCCACTGCGCCGCCGTGTCGCCCACCATCGGACACCAAACCGGCAAGCACGGAAGCGAAGCCGGACGTGAAACAGACGCAGCGTCCTGAGCGCCCAGCGCGCCGCGATGTCCCGCCACCAGGTCGCAGCAGCGGGCCTGCGCCCATGGTTTAACATTCCGCGGATTATCAAGACAGAAAGCGAAGCGATGACGGTTGACCCACGAGAAGCCGAGTGGCGACAGTACGAAGCCGAGCAGCTAGCGAGGGGACGGTGCCCGCACAGCGGCGAGGTACTTCACCGCGAGGGCGAAGCGGGGCCACACGCCGCATCCTGCGACATGTGTGACTGCTTCGGTTATGACCCTGAACTGGTCAAGGTCTGGCCGCGACCGCTGCGCGTGGTGCGTAGGAAAGTGACCCGGATGAAGTGCTGTGAATGTGGGCACAGCTTCGCAGGCGATAAATGGACGACCATGTGTCATCAGTGCTTCGACCGGACACTGACGCCACTACAACGGCTTTCGTGGCCTGGCCCGTTATCAGAGGCAGACACTTGACAGGAGTCCAATGGAAGTCTTAGTGCAGCCCACGGCCTACGCCGTCTCGTGCCTGCCAGCAGACCACATCGACGCTTACCACTTCACGCTGCATGTCGAGTGGCGCGGCCCTGGTGACCGCTGGTGCGTGACAGACGGCGCGTACTGCTACCGCAAGGACGGCCACAAGTCCTATGAATCGAATCCGTCGAGCCGCACCGACCGGTTCAAGAAGGCTTACCGATTCCCACTCGATGACGCCTTGGCGCTGGCGAAGCGGGTTGCGCCGAAGATGACGGTGAACGGTCACACGGTCGAATCCGTGTTGGCCCGAGGTTGACATAATGGCCACCGAGCGTGAGCGGATTCAACAGACAGCGCGGAAAGCCGGCGGCTGGCATCTAGTCGACGGCCTCGGTGACGAGCGTTACGCCCGCAGAGACGGCACGTTCATCGATGTGTTCTACAACCAGGGCTGTGTGCGTACCGCCAACATCACCGCTCCGTCGGGACGGTTCACGATCAGCCGCCGCGGCGAGGATGTACTCGCATGGGTTCGGCCGACCAACCGCCCAGTTATCAGCGAGGTCGCAGCGGGCCGACACAGCACGAAGAGGAGATGACGTGAAGCAAGACACAGCCACGGTTAAAGGGTCGTTCGTCGCGGTGTTGGATGACCGGCAGTTCGGACCAGCAGAGACGTTGATCGGCAACGCCATCGCGTGGCATCGGCCGGTGGAGTCGATTCACGGCATGGATCTACCGCGTTCGCACCCGTGGAACGGGTGGCCCGCTGAAGTGTCGGGCGTGTGGAGCGGTGGTTGGTGCCGGATCGGGTTTCTGGTACCACCAGGCGCAAGCGGCCATCCAGTTGATGAGAGAGAACCTGTGACGTCCGTTCCGGGGTCTGGTGACGTAACGCGGGCCGAGGATGTGGTGATGCGGGAAGTAGTTGACCTCGGCGAGGTGCTCCTCGTTCACAACGCAGACACCGAACCGGACTTGTGGCTCGGCCCTCCTGGTACCACAGACTCACCGCGACTGGTCGAGGCGATCGCCCGCGGCGAAGTCACTGCTGGCGGTCTCGCAGAAGCGGGATGGCACTGGATCGGCAAACTTTCGACGAAACGAACCCGATCAGCGAGGAACAAGAGATGAGCAGCGACCCGATACTAGACGGTCGAATTGGGCATGTGCGTGCTATGTGCAACAGCGCCTTGGAGCGTGACGGGCGGAACACCGACCGGGCATGGCTGGCGCAATCCGTGATCAACATTCTCGACGGCCTCATCGACGCTCAAATCGTCGAGGAGATCAACCGCGAGTCGTTATCGGCGAAAGGGGAGCAGTGAAGATCAGTGACAACACCATTGCCGCCGTTGCGCGACTGCATAACGAGGCTCTGGTCGACCTGACCGACTCCGAGGTTGTGCAGCTGGTAGCGGAGGGTAGACACGCCCATTGGCGACCGGGAGAACCGGCATGAGCGACACCTGGCCGACGATCCACCCCGCGACGATCCAGTATTACGACCGCTATGCAGACCTCGACCTATCTATTCAGGTTACCCGCGAGCAGGTAGATGAGTGGGACTATGAGAGTGACGCGCACGGTTACTGCCACAACCGCAGTTGCTACGCCACCCTCGTTCGCGCCGCCGAGTGGGCACGCGAGCACGGATACACAGGCTGACATATTCGACAATCAGTAGCTGTGACCTGAATTTATTCCGTGATGTGCGACCCTGATCCCCGGTAGATACGCGAACCGGTAGCCGTGGGCGAGCAGCTGATGACGTTTGACGTTCTCGCTGAACGAGGTCTGCGGCCACCCCAACGCGAACACCTCCGCACGCCACATCGACGGATTGCAGGTGAACGTCGCGGTGTGCTCGATCAAACCATCGACCAGGCTGAAGTTGAAACCGCGCTGCAGCAATGCTTGGATAACACCGCCCCAGCGGTGTTCGGGCGGGTAGTGCGGACCGCGCAGTAACGCGACCTGCGCAAGGTAGGGCCGATCCTGCAGATGCTGGCCGAGTTCATCCAGCGAGATCGGCTCAAGGAACGTGAAGTCCTCCTCCAGGACGAAGCTGTCGGCGTGGGCGTTCGCGCACAATGCTTCGTAGGCTTTCGTGTAGCCGACCTGCGGCAGGTCAACAACTGTGCCGTATTGGGCGAGCCATCGCGCATGGGCGGCATCGCCGCTGTCGTCAATGAACGTGATGCTGGTGACGCCGGACACCTGCTCATCCAGCGACCGCAGGCACTGCTCGATGTAGTCACGTCTGCGGTATGTGCCGATCAGCACCGCAGTCATGGCAGTAAGCCTATGACAGCCTGCGCTCGATGCGGTTTAGCTGTTCGACAACCTCCGCGAGTGTCGCCTGGCGCGGCGGGGCAAGCGCCACAGCGTCAGGAGGATAGGCCGATTCGGGTACCTCAGGCAGCACTCGACTATCGCCGGGGTGCCACTCGCGAGGGTCCATGCGTGGAGTTTAGCGTTCGAGCCCATCGTCACGGGACTGTTCACGCCGCATCGACAGCTCGTCCTGTTCCGCGCGGTGGCTGCGCAGCCGATCGCCCCGCATCAACTCGCGCTGCGCGAGGGCTTCGACGACATCTGCAGGAAGCAGCGACTGGTCGAACCCGGCGGCCTGGTCGAGGACCGCGTCGAGGTCGGGCTGAGGGACACGCAGCGGGACAGCGGCGCGGGCGCTCAGCGTCGCCGACCAAGGCAAATCCTGGTGCAGCAGCCGCAGCATCGCCGACGACGGCGGCGGCGGCCAACGCTGCTCGCCAGCATCCAGCAGGATAACCCTGGCCCGGTTCTCCTCGGCGTGCCCAGCAAGGTCGGCGATGACGTTCGGGTCGACGTCGGCGGCGTGGTCGAGGACCAGGACGCTGTCCGAAGGCAGCTGCCAAACACCGTCCTGGAACCGCTGGTAAGCGTCGTCGACGGCCGCGACGGTGTCGGCAACGTCCGCCCCGCGCGCCCGCTCAGCGAGCTCGGCGGTGGGAGCACACCACATCACCTTGCGACCGGCCGCCCCTGCAGCGGCGTGTAAGACGCTCATCGCCGTCAACGTCTGGTCGTCGTCGGCCGCGTGCACCACGGTGACGGTCCGGTCGTATCGGGCCAGTGAGGACACCGCGCGGGCCGCGATCGGGTCAAGGTCGGCGACAGCCCCAGCCGACAGCGGAATCGCGCCGGCCCGGGTGCGGCCGCCAGCCAGGTTGAGCACCGCCAGCTCCGTCATGATCTGGTCGCGACGCTCAACGATGTGGTCGGCGTTGCGGGTCCGGGCCTGCGCGAACGCACGCGCAGCCGCCGCCTCGGCGCGGTCACGGTCAAAGCGGATCTCGTCGCGGCGAGCTACCGCAGCAGCCAGCATCTCCTGATCCTCGGCTTCGGCCGCAAGCCGGGCCGCGTCCACATCGTCACTCGTGACGATCCGATCCGCACCGCCCGCCGCCGCGGCGCGGGCAGCGACAGCGTCAAACAGCTGCGTCTGGAACCGTTCCGCGGGCGGCGTCTCGGGAAGCTGCGTCATTGCCAGCCGCACACCGGCGCGGGCCGACGCGACCTCAAGCGGGTCAGCGTCAGCGTCGGCCTCCAGCGCCCGCAGCTGCCCGCGCATCGATTCGACCAGTCCGAGCGACTGCTGATACCGAGCCTCGGCGTCATCCCACGCCGCGGTAACAGCGGCCACCGCCAGCATGTAGGGTCTGTCAGCCTCAGCGCGGGCCCGCAACTCGAGCAGCTGCGGCTCGGCGGCCAGCACCGCCGGGCCCATCGCCTGCACGATTCGCACCCGCAGCGCAGACACCTCATCGGCGGCCTGCTGGTAGGCCCGGCGCAGCGCGTTCACGTCGGCTAACGCCGCGGGCAGCGGCAGCGGTGCGGGCCGCGCGGCCGACAGATCCTCAACGAAATCTGTTTCAAGTGCAGCCGTAAAGTCAGCGTCAACTAGCATCTGTTCCTCTTCCTCAACCGTCAGTGGCGGCTCAACTAGGCTCAGCTGTTCCTCTTCCTCAACCGTGAGCGGCGGCTCCGTGGGCGGCGGCGCAGAATCAAACGGATGCTCGGTCGTGAACAGGTCGATCGAGTACGTGAGCAGCCGCGCGAACTCGTCGGGACGGATCGGCGTTTCCACGTCACGCAGATGCTCGGCAGCGACCAGCAGCAGATCGACCGGTGTCCAACGGGCCGGGTCGGCGTCCTCCACCGCGGCCACCAGGCCGGGGAAAGCGGGATCCGCAGCGATAGTCTCAGCCAGAGCGGTGCCGAACACAGCGTTCAAGTCCGACAGCCACGCCGGGCGTAGCCGCTGGGAAGCCGACTCCAGCGTCGCCGGGGTCAGCGTCCCGGAAAGCCGCCACCACAGCGCTGCGGCGGGCATCTCATCGGGCAGCGGAGCCCGACCCGCCGCGTCGGCTAGCAGCTGCCGCACATCGACCCCGGTGCGCGCGACAGTGCTTAAGTGAGCGGCCAGCGGTGTCCAGTAGGCGTCGCGCCCGATGCGCGGATCGAGTTCATCGATGAGTTGACGCCACCGTTTGAGCTGCCAATCATCACGCCCAATGCTCTGCTCGGCAGCGTTTTGAAGCGCAACCTGCATGCGGCGCGCCCGCGTCGGATATTGGGGCGGCCCGGTGAGGCAGCTATCCGAATCCTCCACACCCATAGCAGCGCGGAAGACGGCGATCTCCGCAGTGAGTTTCCGGTTTGACAGCACCGAACGCGCCCACGCCGGCGCGGTGCTTGCGCTCCATTCCCGGATCTGCCCGCGGATCTCGTCAGCCAGCTCAGCCACCAGATCACGACGCACCGTCAAGAATTCGGCCCACATCGGGTTCGCCCGTAGAGCGGCGGGAATGTTCGGCAGCCACCGCAATGGACCAATCCCCGACGAATGCGAACAGGTGTAATCCAGCCGCCAATCCAACACAGCAGCGGTGTCCCCCGCGGTGCGTAGTTCCCGTTCGGCGGCAGCTTCGCGTAACCGCTCGACAGGGTTGTCGCCGCCTAACGCGATGATCGCCAGGTGCTGGCGCAGCACCGGCCACGCCGCCGCAGCGGTCAGTCCGGGATGAACCGTGTCAGCCTGCGTGTCGACCTCACGCAGCACAGCCGGGTCGACCGTGGCCTCCGCCGCGGCACCCACCGCATCCACATAGCGTTGCCCGGCACCCGCCAGCCGGCGGAACGGGTCGCCAGCTTCACGGGTCGCGGTCGTCGCCGACACCTGAGCGCCGTCACGGTTAAGCGCACGCGTCAGCACATCAATCGCGGTGTCGGGGTGAAGCGCCTTCGGGGTGATGACGCGGTGCGGATCGGTCTCCGCGGTGGACAGATAGATGTGGTTCTCCGACACGCCGCGACTCAACGCGGTGTAGAGCTGCTGCCGGTTCAGCGCATCATTGCCGACCACGTGGCAGGTGCCCGGGCGCGCCCGTGATCCGATCGTGTCACCTTGAGCCGCGTCGATCGTCGCCGCATAGCCCAACGTCGTGTGGCTGGCCACATACTCACGTGGCAGCGTCACCGTGTGCCCACCACCGAGCCGAGAAACCGTCAAACCCCCGTTGTCATCGACCTTGGTCACCCGCCACCGGTAGCCGTTACGGACAAAGTCGCGACCATTGCGGAGCCGCAGCGACCGCGCATTATCACGCGTCGAGACAATGTCGCCGACTGATGCCCGCAACCCGTCCGACAGCGTCGCCTCGGCGGTGACTGGTTGACCCGCGAGGCGATGTGCGCGGGCCCGCGCATTCAGATCGGTGACGGTCTCATTCGTGGGCGCCAGCAGCATCGACTCCCATCCCTGCGCGCCGTCGGCAACCCACCGCTCGAACGCCATATCCGCAGCTGTGGTGTCGGCGCCAACATGGATACGGTGCTCGTCGGCGTAGAAACCGAGCGCCGCCGGGTCGCCGTCACGCAACGCCAACGTGGCCGCCGCCTCCGCACGAGACGAGAACCGCATCACCTCCGTCAACGTCGCAGCACCCACCTCGTGCGCAATGTCAGTCAGCACACCCCCAGCAGAAATCGACGACAGCTGCTTGTTGTCCCCGACCAGACGCACACTCGCGCCGCGGGCCTGCGCGTGGGCGATCACCGCTGCCAGCGCCAGAGTCCCCGACTTACCGGCCTCATCGACGATGATCAGCGTGTTCCGATCGATCCGGTCGAACCAGGCACGAGCATCATCACGACGCTGCGGATTACGCGTCAGCCACACCAGTTTGTCGACCGTATCGGCGGCGATGTGCACACCCTGACCAGCCATATCGTTACCCAACAGGTGCGCCGCGTTCGCGCTGGACGCGAGCCCGATCACATGCCCGCCGTCCTCTTCCCACGCCCGCGCCAACGCCGCCATCGCCGTCGTCTTACCCGTCCCGGCCGGCGCCAACGCCAGCCCGACCCGCGCACCCGAGCCCGCCAACGCACGGACCATCGCTTCCTGGCCCGCGTTCAGAGGCCGACCGTTCGCGTGCGCCTCAAGCAGCGCTAACCCGATCGCCTGCTCGCTGACGCGGCGCCCGTCAGTGCGGTGCGCCGCCGCCAAAATGGCTTTCTCGGCAGCTAAAACGGCTGCGTTGGTGAAAAATTGGGTGCCATGCGCGCTGTAGACACTCGACCCGTCGCGCCGACGCAGCAGCGCGGGCTCACCCATGTCAGCGTCGAGGTCGTGGGCGAAGTCGATGCTGTAGTCCCGCAACGCCACGCGGGTGATCCGTTCGGCCAGCCCTGGCTCGGCGTGCAGGTTGTGCTCGCGGACCCGCCGCTGAGCCTCGGCGTAGACGTGGGTGCGTTGCCAAACCGACCGGCTGGCTGAAACCGTCTCGATGACGGCCGCGGCCTGCTCGGCAACCCACTCCGATGTGATTTCGCGTGCCGCCTCACGCCGGCCCGACAGCACCCGTCCAAGCATCTGCGCCAGCTCCGCCGAACTCCCGAGAAGCTCGATGGCTTGGCCGCGCCACTGTCCGCGCTGCTCGGCCAGCGACCGCGGCTCATGCTTGGCCTGGCGCGTGTCAAGATGTGCGCGCTTATAGAGCGCGATCGACTCTGACATCGTGGGCTCACGCCGATGAGCACTCTGGAATTGAGCGGCGAGCTGCCCGTAGCGCTGTTCGATCGCGGCGTGCCGCGACGAAAACAACTCGCGCAGCTCCGCCGAAACACCGTCCACCTCCCGAATCGGGCGCTTACCCCGCCCGGTGTCCCGCTCGACGAACGCCAACCCCAACGCCGCGATCAGATGCGCTTCCAGCCGCGTGTTATAAAGCTCCGACGCGGCGACGTTCGCCTTGTAGAGCGGCCGCCCGTCCAACGCCAACCATTGCCGCGACCCGTCGGCGCGCACCGCGCACACCTTGTTTGACACCGCGACATGGGTGTGCAGATGCGGCTCACCGTCACGTGAATCGCGGTGCGTGAACGCGGCAGCGATGAAACCCTCGGTGTCTACCTGAGCCACGCCGCCAGCACCGGTGCGCGTGAACGCGGCATGATCCTGCAGATACTCCAAGGCGTCAGCCACCGCCCGGTCATGGCAGTCCTCGATGATCTGCGCGATAGCCAGCGGCGCCAACGCCCACAACACCGACACGGTTTTGACGGGGGTAAACGTGATGTCGTAACCGGCGACCGACGTAGTCGGCTCACGCGACTCACGCGCGATGAAACCTGAAAGCTCCCGGTCGTCGGACGGCTGCCGCCCATAGGTGTCCGCAAACAATTCACGGGCGATCTGTGTCCTGAGGTCGGCCCGGATCTCGTCATCGATCGCCGCGGCCCAATGCTCACCGAGCGCGATGTTGTAGTCCCGGTAGGCGACGGCGATCCGCTGCTCGAGCTCTGATCGCGTGTCGTCGCTGATATGAAACGGGCGCCCCAGCCGGGCCTGCGCCAGCGCGGCGTTCTTGGCCTGCTCCACGGTGCGCCGCCGCGTCGACACCTGCGGCGCGAAATGGTCGGAGATCATTTTGGCGTTGGGGTGGTATCCGAGCCCGAATAGGGCGATCATCTGGGCTTCTGTGACGTCCGATCCAGCCTCCACTCGCCACAGAGCGGGATCCCCCCCGAGCAGACCGGTCGGCTCGCTGAGAGCCTCCAGGCTGCGGCCCGTCCACCGGCCTGGCGCCTCGCCTTTCTCGCTGTAGTAATCCGCTAACGAAGGTCGCCCACGATGCGTCGCGTCACCGGCGGCGACCTGCCGCGTCAGGTACACGTACCCATCGCCAGCGGTAATTTTGTGGATCCCGGCGTTCACAGAAGCCAACGTTAGGCCGGGGTCTTGGCCATTTCAAGCAGACCAGGCAGCACGTCAACGGAAAACGTTTCTGCTCTCAACTGTCCTGAGTGCATGAGGTACGTGAGGTTGGGTTGGCGAGATTTCAAGATCATTTGAGATCGTGGCTGGTGGGGGCAGTGGTGGGCATGTGGTGAACGAGGTCGTGAGGCAGTGCGTTGTGGGCGTTGGGGGTGTGATAGCGCAAGAGATGGCAGGATGAGGGAGTGGTGAAAAGGCACGGATTTTCCGGAACCCCGACGTACGAACGGTGGAGGGCGATGGTCTACCGTTGCCGCGACAAAGGGAATCCGTACTACGGAGGCGCGGGCGTAACGGTCGACCCGGGCTGGGAAGTGTTCGAAAATTTTCTGGCGGATATGGGGGAGCGGCCGGACGGTTTGACGCTGGACCGTATTGACCGGGCTCTGCCGTACGGACCCGGGAACTGTCGGTGGGCGGACTGGTCGACCCAGAACAACAACCGCAGCATTAACCACGTGGTGACGTTGGATGGGCGGACGCAGACGCTGACGCAGTGGGCGGCCGAGTTGGGCGTGGCGTGGACGCTGGTGTTTAACCGTGTGTCGGCCGGGTGGTCTGCGGAGGAGGCGCTGACGGTGCCGGTCGACACAGCAAGATCGGCTGCGGCCGCCGAAAGTTGGGATCGGAGTCGTAAACGCGGGCAGCGATTGATAACGGCAGATGGTCGGACGCAGTCGATGAGTGAGTGGGCGCGCGAGATTGGGGTGCGGCCGCAGGTGATACGGAACCGGATTAGCGCGGGGTGGCCGGAGGAGATTGCGGTCACGACTGCGGCGTTGTCACGCAGCCGAGGCCCGGACGGTCGGTTGGTGTGGGATCTGCCCGCAGCGGTGATTGAGAACCGTACGAAGCGTGGTTAACGGTTCGTGGTTTGTGTATGAATCTGTTCACGGTTTGGTTAGGATGCTTCGCATGACTACGACAAACAAGCAGGAGGCCCGCGCGAAGTTCGCCCGGGTGTTCGCGGAGCGTGCAGTGCTGCAGCGGAAGAACGTTGAGGACCTGGCCCAGTTTGTGGCTGAGGTGGGCAGGGCCGATCAGGTCGATGTGTGGCTTGAGACGCGGATCGACAAGGCGCGCCGGGAGGCGGAGGTGCGCCGGCGCCGGCACGAGGCGGCTGCGGGTAGGGCGTTGGCGGCGGTGTGTTCGCGTGGTGAGTCGGTTCAGAGTGTCGCCGCGCAGCTGGGGATCGGCCAGGCTAGGGTGCGCGAATATCTGAGGCTGGCTGAGGCGGAACGAGCGAGCACGAACGGGGAGGCGGAGCAGCAGTGAAAGCGAAGGTGATCATTGTCATCATGCTGGCGGCCGTGCTGAGTGTGCAGACCGCAATCCTGTGGGTGCAGAGCAACATCCGGAGCGATCAGCTGACTATCAGGTCGTGGATAGCGCACGAACTGCGAGCGAGAAGAGGGGAGGGGCAGAGATGAGCTCTGGCCCGGAGGTGGATCCGGTCGCGCTACTGAAGGAGATCGCACAGATCGCGATGGACCGAATGAACTACGGTGCCGACGTCAGCACCTGGGAGGCGATGACCCTCGGGAAAATCACGGGGGTGGCGGTGCGTTACCCAGGTCTGCTCGAGGGGCTGAGAGATGTGGGGCCCGGGTCGGGCATCATTTTCGATCACGAGTTCGCGGGCGCGGATCTGGCGCGCTGCGGCAGGCCGGGCTGCGGGCGGCCTGCCGGCGACCATCAGTACAGCGTTGGCTGCGTTGGCGGGGTTGGCGGGATGAGTTACCAACCGGATGACAGCATGCGGGCTCCGCCGGTAGTTACAGACTGACGAGGTTCAAAACTTGAACACCGTCAACCACGAGATGCGGAGAGAACTGATGGGAGACAGAGGCACGGTTTACCGCGGCTACGGGCCCGGCTCGACGGCCGGCGAGCACCTAGTAGTTGTCGAGCAGGGTCGAGACCTGGCGCGCCCGTTGCGTCACGTCGTGAAGCACTCTCCGGACGGGTTTTCGTGGGGGTACGCCGGGTCAGGGCCGGCGGAGCTCGCGCGGTGCATCCTGATCGACGCGCTTGACGCGGAACCGGACTGCGGCGAGTGTGGCGGGAAGGGCTGCTTGTTGTGCGACGGCGGGTACACCGTGCCGGGCCCGGGCATGTATCAGGGGTTCAAGTTCGAAGCGATCGCGGTGCTGCCGGCGGACTGCGACTGGCAGATGGATCAGGCCGACGTGTTGGCGTGGGTTGTTGAGTACCGGTCGAGAATGGGTGCGGTGTAATGGCCGGGATGGAACGGGGCCTGTGAACGAGGTGGGTCAGATCGCGCTCGCGGCTGTGTATGAGCATTTGGATGGTGATCTTCATGCGGCGTTCGATGAGGCGCCGTTCCCGCGGGAATGTCCTTCGGGGGGTGTCCATGATTTCACGTATCCCGAGCACGGGCACAGTCGATGCCGCAAATGCCTTTGCACTGTGGGCCTGGCGGGTCGGCCGGTGATGGCTGGTGGCCAGCTGGGGTTCGAGCTCGACAGCTTCTACAGCAGCGCCGTCCTGTCGCCGTGCGAACACCACGGCGCTGATTGCACCGAAGTGGGCGGCGACCACCCGCGGCTGTACCGGTACGAGCTGATCCGGCGGTGGAGTGACGGCCCGCTACTCGAGTTCGTCATGCTGAACCCGTCGACCGCTGACGCGACGAGAAATGATCCGACGATCGGGCGGTGCATGGGTTTCGCGCAGCAGTGGGGGTTTCATGGGATTCGGGTGACGAACCTGTTCGGGCTGCGCGCCACAAACCCGCAGGAGCTGTTCCAGGTGGTCGACCCGGTGGGGCCGGAGAACCGCCGGTATCTGGGGCGGGAGGACGGGGCGGTGACGGTGTGCGCGTGGGGGGCGCATCGGGCTCCTGCGGGTTTGCGGGAGTCGAGCCATTGTGTGCTTGCCGGGAGGTCGGAGTTGATGTGCCTGGGCTACAACATAGACGGTTCACCGAAGCATCCGCTGTACGTCGCGAAGAATGTGCCGTTGCAGCCCTACGACTTGAGGACAGGAGAGAACGGTGGGTGACTGCGGCGACGGAAACGAGAGCATCAAAGACTCGGAGAAGTTGGTCGAGGCAACACAGCGTTTCGTGAAAGCCTGGGGTGAGGCGATCACTGAGCAGTTCAAGTCATTCAACGAAGGAACGCCGAGACACACACGGACGGAGAACGATGATGCTGGCTAGACGTTTGACCGAGGATGAGGAAATGGAACTCTCGAATTTGAGTGCGGCGGTATCGGCAGCGATTGAAGCGCGGCGGGCCTGGTTGGACATCAAGATGCACGAGTGCTCACGCTTGCAGGTCGGCGATGCGATCTACAACGTGGAGACGGGGAGGAAGCTAGGCACAGTGGTCGAGCTGTACCGGTATCACACAGATGGCAACGACCTGCTCGATACGTCTGTAGATTGCCATTACCGATACAAGACAGGGCCGCGGTGTTTTGACAACACATCCAGACAGGTCGGCGTGTCTTTCGGGACGCGCGAAGATGCGATCCGCGAGGCAGAGAGACGGGCGGCGCGGCTGCGGGCGTGACCTGACATAGGGGAAGGGATCGATCATGAAAATGATGCTTGCTATTGCGGCGGCCGCGACCGCGGGCGCGGCGAGTGTGGGGGTCGCGCGCGCGGACACACAGGATGACCAGTTTCTGCAGACGGTGCGCGCGCAAGGCATCAACGCCGACGCGGCGACGCTGATCGGGTTTGCGCATCAGATGTGCGAGGTTGCCGGCGGGCCGGCCGCGCTGGGGCCGCTGACCAACCTGATGACGACACAGGGGCTATCGGCGCAGCAGGCATCAAACGTCGCATTCGACGCCGCCCGGGTGTACTGCCCTGAGAAGACGCCTATCGCGCCGCCCGGGTTCGCGCCGCCCGGCTAGTCCGGCCAGACGGCGAGTCTCCACGTGTCGTCACGGCCGAAGGTGTGGACGTGGGGGATGAGGGTGTGCGTGAGCTTCCACACGGCAGTCCAGGGTTTTGGGCCTAGATGCTCGTAGCGCAGATGAATGTCCGGGATAGGGAGGAGGTCCGCGGTGTGGAGGAGGGGGGGATATTCGGCGGTCCAGAGGCCGGTCTCGTTGTCAACGGTGACAGCGTGGATGGTGCCCAGCGTGAGCGGGTGAAGCTGGCGGTCGAGGAACCAGAGCCGGGGGCGGCGTTCGGGTGGGTGGGTGAAGGTGTAGCCGACGAACTCGTCGTCACTGAGCGGGACGGATGACATCTCGGACAGACCTGTGGTGGATTCAGACGTGAAACGGGCCGTTGACATGATGCTCGGTGTGCACCGGGTCCAGTCCGGGAGTTGATGGCGGCGGAAATAGACTGTCTGATTTGCGACCTGTACGCCGTGATCGACGTGTAGCCGGGGAACTCGTCGTTGAGGGACGTGGCCCGACATCGTCATGGTGATCGTCGGTGTCTGCTGCGGGTGGCGCGGTGTGGTGGAATTTGTGTGACTCGTCGTAGAGCAGATCGATGTGTCTCTGCATCTCCGTCACGTCGTCGCGGGCGCGGGCGATCGCCTCGGTTTGACGTTGTAGCCGCGCGGACAGTGTCCGCAGCCGCTCTTTGACAGCGGTGATCGGGATCAGGGACGGGTGCGGGGTGGGGTCGGGACCACGGCGGACCGGGACGCCGCCCTTCAGCGCCGCCATCGCGGAACCAGGCTCCCACATCAGGTGAGTGTCGATGCGTTCAAGGGTTTGAGGGGTCGGGGTGTAACCGCGCCGGCCGAGCGTCGCCAGGGTTGAGCGGCCCACGTCGGAGATTTCAGCGAACCGGACCTTGGACAGGTTGAGCTCACGGAGCCGGGCAGCGATCCACCGTGTCAGATTCGGGTAGTTGTCGGCGGCGTCGGCGTCGTAAGTGGGCCGGCGCGATCCGGTCTGTTGTTCGCGTGCGACGGGCTCGCGGCCGTACAGTGCGGCTTGAGCCGAACCGGGCTCCCACGACAGCAGGGCATCAAGATTGGCCAGGGTGGTGGCGGTCGGAACCCGGTCGGTTAGCCCGGACAGTGTGGAACGTGAGACATAGCCGAGCTTGCTGGCGGCCAGACGGCTCAGGCCGAGCTCGCGGAGTCGAATGTCAACCATTTTGGCTAAAAAGTGGGGGAGCACGTCGTCGGCGCCGTCGACGTCGGGTGTCATGGTGGCTCCATCAATTGACATGCATAACACCTATCTTTCTTGCCAGAAAGATGGTACCGCGGCCATTGCCGTTCTGATAGAACAGCTTAAGCAAGACGGCGACAGCAGATTACGCGACGCGCGGGCAGCTGAGAAGTCTTGCACGTTGGGCAGGCTGTGGTGCATGCTGTGCAAAAGGTAATCAGACGTGATTACGGGAGGTTATCCAATGCCTGATATCTCACTGGACACCGATTCCGCGGCCGCCAGCGCCGCGCAGTGGCGGTACTACGCCGAACAACTCGAACAACACGGACAACACCAGCACGTCCCGCCCGAGTCACTGCCATCGCTGCTCGGCGACGTCTACGCCGACTACACCGCCGCCAAGATCGCCGAATACGAGGCCAGAACCGCCGCATATTCACGGGTCGCGGAGCAGGCCCGGGCGCACGCCGCCAAACTCGAAAACACCAGGGCGCAGTTCACCGCAGCCGACGAAGAGTCCGGTCAGCGGCTCGCAGCCCTGGGAACATAGCAGGCGCTGTGCCTGTCACCGTCGATCCGGAAGGGCTGTCCAGCGCCGGGACCGGGCTAGCCGGTACAGCTGCGGCCGTGCCGGATCCGCGCATGTGTCAGCCGCCCGCCGCCGATCCGGTGTCGGTGTGGATGGCGACGGTACTGAACTCGTCGTGGACGGCGGTGGCCGCGCTCCTATCCCACGCCGCGGCGCTGCGCTCGGCGGGCGCAGCGAGCCTGTCAGCCACAGCGCACAGCCTTCAGGCGACCGACGAAACCAACGCCGCAGCGATCACCGCAGGCCAGCCGTCGGCGGCCGCAGCGACGATGCCCGCCGCGGTGGCCGCGATCCCCGCACCCACCCTTCCCCCGCTTCCGGCGCTACCGCCGCCACCAGCCCCGCTGCCCGGCGAGCAACTCGCAGCCCTGGTGCATTCCGGACCCGGACCGGCGACCCTGCGCGACACGGCATCCGAACTGCGGGCCACCGCCAGCCGAGTCAGCGCGCTTGCCGACGACACCCGCCGTTACAGGACCCTCGTCGACACGAACTGGCAGGACGGCCAGCAACAAGCCGGCACGAACATAGCCGACCACGCCCGATGGCTCGACGACGTCAACCAGCATCTGACCTCGCTCGCCGACGGTGCCGACCAAGCCGCCAGGCACACCGACACACTCATCGAGCAGACACCCAAGCCAGAGGAATTCGAGCAAGCCCGCCACCAAGTGGCCCTGGCGATCGCGCAATTCAAGGCGTCAGGCGGGCTTAACCCGATCCCCGTCACCACCGCCACCGCGCATCTGGCGAAAAAGCAAAGCCAGGCGGTCGCGGCGCAAGAGACATATCACGTCGCCAGCACAGCCACCGCGGCAGGCCTACCCCCGACACCCGCCCCAGCACCCCCCATCGTGCGAGGCGAACCCGCCCACAAAAAACAAGACACAGCCAAAAAGAAACCCGAACCCGACACTGCAGGCGAGGACACCACAGACGGGCAAGACCCCGCACAGCCCGAGACCCCGCCACACGAAGCACCCGCAACCCAAGCTGCGGGCCCGGTCCCCGTGACTGATCCGTCGACAGCGGCAGTCCCCGCGATGGTCGCCCAAATCGCCGGCACCTTAGTCGGAGCCGGAACCGGCACGCTCGGTCAGCTGGCAAGCGGACTGCAGGGCGCCGCAGCCGCGCCGCTGTCAGCCTTGTCCAGTCTCACGTCAGGGCTCGGCGACAGCGGCACCAGTTGGGACCCGCCGCACTCGTTGGGCGCGGACCCGGCGATCGACGCGATCCCCGACGCGGGATCATCTGACCCGACTGGTGACGGCGGCGGTACCGGGGCCACCACACCGGCGGGCGCGGGCCCAGTATCAGGCCCCGCGGTCAGCGCAGTCCCAGTAAGCACCGCCATGCCCGCTGGCGGACTCGGCGGCGCGGCGGGACCGCAGACCGGTACCGCAGGTCCGGGTATCGGCGGTATGGGCATGATGCCGCCGATGATGGGCGGCATGGGCGGCCGCCCAGCCGAGCGTGAACGCGATGGAAAGGACCGTCGTGTAGTGCTGCGGCCGGAGCCCAACACCGAGCCGGTGTTCGGCGAACTGGACCGACGACGGTCCCGGCGAACCCAACAGCAACAAGAGGGGGATAAGTGACAGGCAAGGCCAGACAGGCGTCGCAAGCTCTCGGCGAGGCACTGGACGCGATAAACGGCTGGGAGCGGGCTTCGCGGTGGGTGAATGCTGAGGCCGAGTCTGACCCAGGCTTTGCCCTGTTACAGCCGGAGATCGACGCGGAGTTCATGTCACGGTTAAAGGCGACCGTCGGTCAGGAGGAGCGGTGACAGGCAAGGCTAGACGCGCGTCGCAGGCCATCGACCAGATACTGGACGCGGTCTACGACTGGGAACGCGCCGCGGACGCGTTCTTCGCGACCGGGTCCGACGACGACGACGTGGTAGTAACCCACGATTCACGCGGGGCGCTTATCGAGGTGTCGCTGCGGGCCGGACTGCAAAACGACCTGACCGTCGAAGAGCTCGAGACAGCGATCAACGACGCGATCGCCGAAAACCTCACCCGCGCGCAGGAAGGTCTCGCGGAGATCAGCGCACAGTTTCGGGCGCGCTGCGAGCAGATCAGCGCGGCGGTCGGCCCTCACCCGTTCGGCGACGAACTGGTCGCGGCGCTAGTGGCAGCAGGAAGGAACTAGCGTGGACATCCACAAAGAGGACGACCTGCCCGTGGTGGCGGTCGCATGGACGCAGCTACTGCCGGTCCCGCTACCGCACCTGCCGGTCCCGCCCGCTGCCGACCCAGCGTCAGCCGCGGCCGCCGCAGCCATGGCGGACTGGCCGGGCTTTCACGAGGCATTAGCGGCGCAGAGGCAGACGAACGCCGCGCAACTCGGCGGGGCAGCAGACCAAACGGACACGGCGCTGGGTACGGCCGACCAAGTCAACGCCGCCGGCATCACCGGCACGGCATAAGGAGCACACAATGGTCACCAGGTATGAACCAGCACCGCCCGCTACCGCACCGCTGCCCCGTGCATTACCGCCGCCGCCGCCGCGCCGAACACGTATGGCGTTAGGTGTCGCGGTGCTGTCAGTTTTCGCCGCAGCGATAGGCGGGGTAGCGGTCGGCGCGTATCTCAACACGAACACAGTCACGGCCGCGCCGCAGCCCACGGCGACCGCTCCGACCGCGGAACAGATCCGCATCGCGACGATAGATCTGTGCACCCGATACGCCACCGGCTACACGGCCATGCCGGACTCGCCGTCAACGGCGGCAGACGTGCTGCCGACCCTGAACTACATCGGCGCGGCACTAGCTGACAACCCGGCCGCCGACGCGCCGATCCGGACGGCTGTCGCCGACAGCCTCAATCTGGACCGGGGGCAGGCAGCGCATCTGAGCCGCACGCCAGGCGACGGCGCCATCCAGCCGCCAGCCCAGTGGCGCGGTGTGGAAGCCAACGCGGCCTCCGAACATGTGTGGGGGCTGTGCCGGGCGTACAGGGGCTAAGCCATGCAAGATTTTGAGGCCGGCATCAAAGCCGCGGCATGGCCCACACATGACCCGAGCTTGTTCTACAACATCGCCGAGATGCATCAACAGCAGGCGACCAAGCTCGACGACGCCGCACACACGTCCTACACGACGTTTCGGCCGCGGTTCGCTCAAGCACTACAAGGGCAGGCGGGAGACGCGCAGCTCGCGTCGCACGACCAGAACATAGCCCTGTGGCAGCGCCACGCCCAACAACACCGAGGTGCGGCCGCGGCCGCCAACGAGGTCGGGCGCGAGCACGCACAACTCAGGCACGAACTGGGGCTGCTGATCGACGAGGGCCAACCCAAGTATGACGAGGCTGTCCAAAAGCGGCAGCCCGCAGCAGCGGTGCAGATTTACGCGGGATACCGGGCGGAGGCCGTCGGCCTGGCCACCGAAACAGCCGGGCGGATCACCGGGATTCTGGGAACCAACCCGCTGTCACCCGCCCCAGACCCCGGCGGCAAAGGCGACAAAGGCGGCCGAGGCGAGAAGGACGGAAAAGGGGACAAGGACGGAAAAGGCCCGTGGTCAGCCGACGACCCCACCAAGGACCCGTCACCCGAAGACGGGTCAGGAAAACCCGACCCCGCTTCGGGGAAAGGTGACAGCCCGGCACCCTGGTCGGCCAGTGACCCCACCGCAGCGAGCCCGTCGCCGGCGCATGAACCCGCCGCGCCTTCGCCGCTCGGAGCCGGCGGATCGGCAAGCCCCGGCGGTGTGTCATCGGCCATGAGCGGCGTGAGCTCGGCCGGCTCAGGCATGCACCCGCCGTCGGTACCCTCGAGCTCCCTGAGCGGGCTCTCCTCTGGGCTGACATCACCCGGGCTGACATCACCGGCATCCGCAGCGTCATCGGAGGCCTCATCACTTCCGCGAACGGCCGCCATGCCCAACGTCGCCGGAGCTTTCTCATCCGGCGTGCAGTCCGGGCTAGGCGCAGGAGCGCCCGCAGCCGCGGCAGGCGGGCCACCCCCGGGAGGATTCGCACCTGCGGGCCCCCAGTACGCTCAACAACCTCTGGCGCCGTTCGCATCCGCACAGCCCGCCGTCGCACCAGCACCAGCGAGCGGACCTGTACCCGCGTCAGCAGGCGCAGGCCCAGCGGCGCCGCCGGCGCCGTCCGGGTCTCCCGGTGGGATGATGGCCGCCCCGATCGCGGCCGGCCAGCCGATGGCGCCCTACAGCATGCCCGGTGCTGGTGCTGGCGGTGTCACACCGACCAGCGTCGCCGCATCGCCGAACCCGGCCGTCCAGTCGGCGGTCGCTTCGGGAGGCGCTGCACCGCTCATCGCAGGAACAGGCGGAGCAGGGACCAGCTCAGGGCTAGCGGCCAGCAGCAGTGAACCCGACCACAACATGATCAGAGCCCGCGCAGTACTCGACGGTCTCGTACGCGGAACCGAGCTCGCAAGGCTGCCCTCACAAATCATGTGGGCCGTAGCCGTCGTCGACGCCGCGACCACCCCCCAGATCGTCATAGCCAACAACATGGGCGGCGGCGGATATCTGCCCTCCACCGTGTACCTGCCGGTCGGCGCGCGGCTAGCAGTCAACGACCCCGCGCTGCCGCAAGGCTGGGCCGGTAACGAGCTCATGGGCTGGCAGCGCCCGAGCGTGATCATCGACCGGTACTACGAACGGCTACGCGAAGCCCCGGTATACGGGGTGAGGGTGCTGACGGTAGTCACCACCGAGATGTGGCCCCACCGACCGCGGTGCGGCGGCAGTTTCGCGGCGGTCACGGACAGGGAAATCCTGCACCACCCGGGCGAGGCCCCCGAATTTGACGGATGGCATCAGCACCGGCTGTCGGTGATCGACCCAGGCCTACGGTCACGGCTGGACAGCCTCATCGGGGCGGTGAAACCTGACATCCGTCCGCAACTGCAGCGCGAGCTGGCCGTAGGGGTAACCGAGGCGGTGCTCAGGGCTGCCGCACAGCCCGACGACACCGGCCAACGGCTCAGCTTGCCCCTCGATGAGCAGCTGTGGGCACAGGTGACGACGGGTGCCGCGGCCGACGAGGAATGGCAGAAGTGGGCGCAAGAGTCGGACGAGGCGCGGGATCTGCCCGAGGTCCATGCGCCGCAGGACCCCGACGACTCCGCAGCATCACGCACCGGACGGCTGTGGTACACGCACTGGTACAGGTCGGCGAGGGTTGCTGAGCTGCTGCAATGCTGGCACCCAGGCGGCGGGCACGGTGTGTCGACCATCTACGACGCGCTGTACTGCGGTTGCGCGGCCGGTTTCGCGGATCAGGTCGCGACCGTGGTCAGCGAGGTCGAACGGCAATACGCGCGGCAGCGGTAGTTAGCCAACGCATGTGTGTATGTATTGACCAACCTGTTTGTTTCGTGGGATGCTCTCAGGCGGCGCACTCGGAGGAGAAAAAGTGACGATCACCCATGACGCGGAAATAGTCGCGACAGCCGTGTCAGCCAAGAGAGCAGTCATGGTCGAGGTTTCCGGCGACGGATTCGTGTGCGGCGTCCGGCTGCTGGCCGACACAGTACGACGCTGGGACACCCGCGACTTCGAGGACAGACTCGTCGCCGTCGCCGCGGTCGCCCACGACCGGTACCTGGCGGGCCTACCCAACCGGGACGGCCGGTTCCCAACCCTCGACGAGGTCGCGGCCGCCGAGAGAAAGCTGCAATTCTGATGGCCGGCGGCTGGGGAACCCTCGCCGACGTGGTCGGCGAAACATTCGACTACGCGGGGCTACCGTCAGAGCGCCTCGACGCGCCAGCCCCGCTCGCGCCACCGCCACCACCGCCACCGCCCTACCCGGGGACCACACCGCAGGAATCGCCCTACCCGGCGATGCCTTGGCCCCCCACCCCGCCGGCCGCGCCGCCCGCGCCGCCCGGGCCCTCATTGACGGCGGATCAAATGGCGAAGTTGACCTACATGGGAGTAGACCCAAAAACCGCATCCCCCCAAGAGATCCAGCGGATTCTCGGACTCGGCACCCCGCCCGCAGCACCACCACCCGCCAACCCGCCGGCTCCGCCGCCCGTCACGGACAACACCGACCCCGGGCTGAACAACCCACCACCGCCGGACCCCGGAGCGGCGGACCCGACACAGCCAGCGGGCAAGGCGGCGGACGCAGCCTCCGCCGACGGCAAACAAGTCCAGGCCATCCTCGACGAACTAGCCGGACTGGACAAATCATCGGCGACGACACTGGATCAGATCCATGCAGCAGGCGTCGAAGGCCGCAAACAGCTCGACAGCATCCAAACCGACGTCGAGACGAAAATCCAGCAGCTCGGCCCGCAGCTGAACACGCCGCAAGGCCAGCAGCAGCTCCGCGACTTCCTCAAAGAGAAGCTGGTCGCAGCCAAGAAGATCATCGACCAGCACATCGCCGACGCCGAGGACGCCGCCCGCAAAACCCGCGACACAATCAGCAAGTACAGCGACATCGGGGGCGACACCAAACCCGACAGCACGCCGGACACGGCGGCCGACTCGCCGCCGGCCAGCCCGCCGCCAGCTGCCACCGAGCCAGCGGCCGCCACACCCGCAACAGCACCTGCGGCGGCGCCGATGATGTCACCGACGGGCATGCCAGGTATGCCGATGGGCGGCATGCCCGCCATGGGTGGCATACCAATGCCGTCATTCGGCGGCGGAGGCATGCCGAGCATGGGCGGCGGCGACCCGTTCAGCGGCAGTCAAGGAACACCGCAAGGGCAGCCCGTCGGGTTCCACGATCAGCCCGCCGACAACCACACAGGCAGTGATACGAAACCCGCCGACTTCCACCAGCCCGCCGACGACCAAACAGGCGGGCCATCGCACAACAACGATTCAGGGCACAGCAGCGGGTCAGGCACACAGCCCGCCACATCGCCAGACGCGGGGAACGCACCACACACTGGGGACGCGGCCACCCACGACGACAACAAAGGCACCGACGTGAAGCTGCCCGACGGCAGCGTCGCCCACGCCCGAAACAGCCAAGAAGCCATCGCAGCGCGCGCCGCAGTCGGCGGAGCCACAGTGGCCGACGCCTACAAATCCGCGGGCGTCGACCTGCCACCACCCGGAACACCGGTCATCAACCCGCTGCCTCCCACTCAGCTGCAGGCCGGCGACGTCGGAGTATGGCGAGACCACGTCGTTATGGCGTTGGGCGGCGGCAAGGTACTCGTCAACGGACAAGTGCAACCGGTGGACAGCGTGGGGTCAGGGCCGGACTTTTTAGGCTGGATCGACCCGACCACAAAGGGCAGCCAGCCCGCACCGCCGGCGCCGCCGCCGGGAATCGCGGGCGGGGCGGCATGATCAACCAGACAGTCCCCGACCATCACCTACTCGGCATCCAGGCGACCACCGTCGGGGACCACACCTGCAGGCAGCGGCCAAGACTGATCCGGCATCCACACCGCGCCCGCCGCTGCCTGCACGGGGGGCTTAGATGAATCAGTTACGTGACGTGATCCGTCAGGTGGCCGCGAAGTACCCGAACGCCCAGCCCGACGAAATCACCGTCAAGGTGGTGGCGCAGACCAGCGAGGAGCAGGTTTGGGCGTTCTACCGGACCGCTGTGCACGGGGCTGTCTTGGATGTGCTGCGCAGCGACCGCAACGACGCGCTGCTTGGTGCGTTGACGACGCGCCCAGTACGGCGGCAACCGAACCGGTCCAGCAAAGTCGACGGCATCCGGTCGTGGTGGCAGGAGCTGTTAGGCAGTCGTATCCGGGTCCCGTACGGCTACAAATTATATGGTGACTGTACCGTCGCTGACCTGGATTTTGTGATCAAGGTCCGGGAAACGCACATCGCCAACGTCCAGGCCTTCATCGACCTTCATCAACGGCTGCGCACGTTGATGGTCCAGCTTGGTGTGGACCGTGTGCGCGACCTGCCGGAAGAGGTAGCACCGGCTCCGGGGGAAACATGACCACCACGAACCGCCCCCCGGCCATCTCCGTAACGACAGCCATACAAACTCCGCCGGGGGGGCTAGACAAGCAGGCAGCGGCCAGAACAGAGTCGTCATCCCTAACATTCACGCCGCTGCCTGCGCAGACCGCCGGGGACAGCCATAAGCGGGACGGCACCCATACACCGGTCGGTGTCCCCGGCGGCATTCTGCAATCCCAGAGCCCCCCCGGCCAAAGCGAAGCCGACTTCCAGCAAGCGAGCGCCGGGGGCCCAGATCAGCAGGCAGCGGCCACCTATGTTTCGCTACCCAACAATGGAACGCTGCTGCCTGTTCAGACGACCGGGGATGGCCAGATCGAGGTCGACGCCCAGCCAGCGTTCGCCGTCCCCGGGTCTGACTTCTTGCGCTCGCCGATCCTCGGGCTGGCCGCAGAAGTGGTTGATGACCTCGAGCGGGTTCGCAAGGGCAATCGTGAGCGGCTGCGGTCGCTGACCAGCACCGAAGATGGGCGCTTCGGGCTGAGTGCAGAGCACTCGGACGTGGCGCGGCTGGCGGCTCTCGTCGCCTATCTCGACGAAGCGGAGGACCAAGCGGTCAAGAACCTGCAGAAGATCATGCGGGCGCACCCACTAGGGCCGTGGTGTAAAGCCACGACAGGGATCGGCGAAAAACAGTTGGCGCGTCTTCTCGCCGCGATTGGTGACCCATTCTGGCATGTGCCCGAGAACCGGTCCCGCACAGTGTCAGAACTGTGGGCGTACTGCGGGTTTCGTGTGCTCCACCCCGGCGGCCAGTCAGCAGACGACGACCAGGGTTCTCTCGCCGCCGGGGTGGCTCAAGCACATCGGAAGGGTGTGCAGGGCAACTGGTCAGATACGGCGCGGATGCGTGCGTGGCTGATCGGGACCCAGATCGTGAAAACCCCGACCTCCCCGTATCGGCCGGTGTACGACGAGGCCCGCGTCAAATATGCGGAGGCTGTGCACGCTCAGGCTTGCGTGCGGTGCGGCCCGCGGGGTAAGCCCGCGCAGCAGGGAACACCGCTGAGTGACGGCCATCAGCATGCGAGAGCAGTGAGGGTGGTGGCGAAAAGGGTCCTGCGTGACCTATGGCGCGAAGCGAAGCGTCTTCATGAGCAACCGGCAGAGGCCATTATCGGTTCGTTACCCATAGTGGTAGCGCCGCTGTCGGGTCAAACCCCGGGGGATAGCCAGAGTGCATTCGGCATCCATCACACGCACGCCGTCCCCGGGGTTTGACGTGACCATCGAAACGTTCGTGCGGACATCGGGTGCCGTCATAGGTATCGCCCGAGAATCGTTTGGGCCCGGCGGCGGTCTGCCGCCGCTCGCACCCGTCGCAGGGGCTGTACCAGCGGCACCGCCGGCGTCGGGCCGGACAGCAGACGCAGCCACTAGCGACTCGAGCGACGTCCAGAACGCAGTCGCCACGCTGAGCGAGCACGACCAGACCAGCCACCAGCAGATCGCCGACGCGGTCACTGCGGCCGGGGCCGGCCGCGGCCGCATGGACCGAATCATCGTCGCCGCCCTGGCCGACGTGGGCGATGCGGATATCTCGACGCCGCAAGGTCAACGCGCGCTGGTCGAAGCCATAACCCGGCACCTTGAAGACAGCAAGTCCACGGTGGACGGGACCGGCGCGGATGCGGCCACGAGAGCGGCCGCGGCACACACCACCGCCGCTGGGTATAGCGGTGTCGCGCCCCAGATCCAGCCAGTCGCAGCGATGCCGATGCCGATGTCAGGCACGTCGATGGGCGCCGCGTCCCCGATGTCGGGCATGGGTGCAGCGCCGGGGCTGGGGGCGCTCGCCAGCCTCATGCATGGACCACACAGCGGGGAGTCAGTGCCGAGCGCAGCGGCGCAGTCTGACCCTACGGAGGTGGGGGCTGCCCCGCTGATCGGCAACGACCCTCGCTCCGTCGCCCGCTACATCTACCAGCAAGCGCGAGCCCACGGTTACAGCGAGCACGACGCGCTAGCCATCACTGCGTACGCGAAAGGCGAATCCGGCTTCAACCCCAGCGTGAGCGGAGGCCCGCAAGGCGGGGCAGGCTCCGAGAACGTCGTCGTCGGCAACTTCCAAGAGAAGGCCCAATTCGCTCGCGACGCCGGGCTGGATCCGGCACAGCGGTACACCGTCGAAGGCAACACCGAAATCTACCTGCGGACCCTGGCCCATCACCGCAACGATCCCGGCGACATCTTCGACCACCTGTTGGCGACCAGCAGCGGAGGTCCCATGGCGACAGGCGGGCGCGCCAAGATGGGCGAGCTCATGGCCCAGACGCGTGAACTGCTAGCAGGACCGGCGTCAGTGTGACCATCGAAGCGTTCGTGCGGGTGTCCGGACAAGTCATGGGGCAGGTCCGCGAATCGTTCGGGCCCGGCGGCGACCGAGCGCTGACACCAGCTGGCGGCAAGCCAACACCAGGACAGCCGCAAGGATCGGGTCAGGCCGCAGACGCGTCGGCAACAGACTCGCAGCACGTCGGAAATCACGTGACGGCGCTGGACAGCCACGACACCCAAGGCAGCGCGCAGTTGGGCGGAGCCGCCGGAGCGGCGAGCGCGGGCCGTGCCCGGATGGACGCGGTCATCGCCGCGGCGGTAGCCGACGTCAACGCCTTAGGAATGTCGACGAACAGCCCGCAAGGCCGCGCAGCCCTCGTCGCGGCGATCAAACGACACCTCGAGGACAGCAAGTCAACGCTCGACGGGGCGGCAGCCGACGCCAGCACCCGCGCGGCCGCAGCGAACACCACGACCGCCGCTTACAACGCGACCGCACCCGCACCACCCGCGGGGATGATGCCGCAGGCAGCGTCCATGCTCGGCTCTACGATGCCCGCGGTCACAGGTATGGCCGGTATGGCGGGGATGCCCGCATCGATGATGTCCGGCCTCGGCGGTGCAATGCCGCCGCTGTCGCCGCTGACGAATCTGATGCACGGGGATGCCCCAGACAGTCGCCAGGTGTCGGCGAACATCCCCGACGCGGCGGTCACTAATGATCGCACGGTCGCGGGCGGGGCGGTCCGCCGTGCTCTCGCGCAGCTCGGCAAGCCTTATGTGTGGGGGGCGACCGGGCCCAACGCATTCGACTGCAGCGGCCTGGTGCAGTACGCCTACAAGGGGGTCGGCGTCGACTTGCCGCGTGAAACCTACGGCATGATCCATATCGGTCAACAGGTGGCACCGGGCCAGGCGCAAGCAGGTGACCTGGTGTTCAGCAACTTCTCTGCGCGCGGTCCTGAGCATGTGCAATTGGCGATCGGGGGCGGACAAGTCGTGGAGGCTCAACAAAGCGGGGTGCCGGTGAAAGTATCGGCGATGCCGGCGGGGCACGTCGTCGTCAAACGGGTGGTCGCATGAACGGCCTGTTGGATTCCGGATGGGGGCCGCAGCGCACCGGCATGAACTGTCCGGGCTGCGGGCACGACTGGTCGTTCCACTTCACGTATGAGAACGAGTGCAGGTTTCTGCGTGGCGGCGTCGATGGCCACGAGCTGTGCGACTGCACGAACATCCCTCCAGCGGGAATGCAGATCGAGATCATCAACGGTGGTGGTCTGTGGTTCGCGGTCACCACAGGAGAGCCCTATACCAAGGCCGACGAGGCGAACTGGCGGCACCTCGATCCGCAGATCGAATGGTCCACCGCGGGCCTGGTCACCGTGTGGCGTTGCAGGAACTGCACAGCTGCTGGCGGTGGACGCCCTGAGGCGATGCGCGTGCAGGCGGCCAGCCATGTATGTCTCGGAGGACGACCGCGATGAGTCCGCCGCCTGGCGTTCACGTTTTGAACACCCACCCACGAGATAGGAGCAGCAGCGATGGCGAGAATGGTGTGGCCGCAAAAGGTGTACGACGCCTACCTAGACAACGGGCCGCAGGGCCGGACGTGCAAGGCGTGGATCGCCAAACCCTTCATCCGCGTCGTCAGTAACGAGGAGTTTGAAGCGCTCACGGAAGCGAAGCGGGAAGGGAAGCGGGAAGGGAAGCGGCCGAAGTGACGCAGCGAGAACAGCGCGGCAGTATGCGCGGACTGCCGTACGCGTCGCTGGAACAAGTTTCCGCGTGGCGGTTCCTGTCGCACCGCGTGTCCGTCGCGATCGGTCGCCGCAACGTGCGGCTCGTCCATGACCCAAGCAAGAACGCGTCAGCGAGTCTGCTGGTAGGCGTCGTCGTGTCGGTACTCGTCGTCGTGATCTGTTTCATCATCGCGTGGATCAAACCTCAAGGGCAGGTCGGCACAGCGCGCATCGTCGCGGACCGCGCCAGCGGCGCTGTGTACGTCGACGTCGACGGCATCATGCACCCGGCGCTCAACCTCGCCTCGGCGAGGCTCATCACAGGCCAACCCGACATCCCCAAACAAGTCCCGATGAGCGAGATCCGTAAATCACCGGTCGGGCCGGCCGTCGGGATCATCGGAGCCCCCAACGACCTGACTGCGCGCACGCCCGACGACACCGGGTGGGCGTTGTGTGACCAGCTCGGCTCAGCGGGATCACAAATCATTCCGAGAACGACGGTGCTGGCCGGTCTGCCGACGTTCGGGGACTGGGCGTCGCAGATGGTCGCGCCGAGGTCCGCGCTGATGGCCTACGACGGCGACGCGTTCGTCGTGACCGACGGGCGGCGCGCAGCAATCGATTTGGCCGACAAGGCGGTCACGCTGGCACTCGGACTACCGGTCGGCGATCTTCACCTCGCGCCGATGAGCAAAGCTCTCTACGAGGCACTGACCCCGGCGCCGCCGTTACGGGTGCCCGACGTCCCGAATCCCGGCGGTCCCGTCGGCTACTCAACGCCCAACGTGCCGGTCGTGTCAGGGTCGGTGCTGAGGGTGTCTGACGTGTCTGGCCAGCCCGAATACTTCGTCGCGCTGCCGGCGGGCGTTCAGCGGGTACCCGTGACGGCGGCGACCATGATCCTCAACACGGGAATCAGCGGCGGGCAGGTCATCACCACCCAGTCGGCGGTCGTGGCCACGCTGCCGCAGGCGGTCGGATTCGATGTGTCCGTCTACCCGCCAGGGCATATCGACCTGGTAGACAAGGCTGTCGAACCGGTCACGTGCGTGGCGTGGCGCAAGACGAGCGGCGAACCCCGCGCGCAGGTCAGCACTATCTCGGGTCGGCGGTTACCGATCCCGGTAGGCGACGAGCGCCGTGTGATCCGACTGGTGCAGGGTGGGCAGGGAGCCGCCGACCAGGTGTACATGGGAACCGACTGCGCGAACTGGGTGCAGGTCACGGGTGTGGAGCCGGCGTCGGCGCGAGCTGAAAGCCTGTGGTGGATCGCCGACAACGGAGTCCGGTTCGGGGTGCCCAGCGGCGGAGTGATCGCAGGCAACCAGACACGGCAAGCGCTGGGCCTCACCGGTGCGCCTACCGCCGCGCCGTGGGCGGTGATCCGCTGGCTACCCGCAGGACCAGCCCTAGCGAAACAGGCTGCCCTGTCCGAACATGACACTCTCGGTGCCGACCAGTCCGCCGTCCCGCTACCAACAAAACCGGAAGGTGCGTCGTGAGCAAGGAAGGTTTCACCCGGCAAGAGGTATTGCGGCCCTCGCTGCCGGAAGACCAGAAGCAGGTCCCCAACCCCGGCGAGATCGAACGCGCACCGCAGTCACGGCCGCCGACGTGGGTGTGGGTGGTGATCGTCGTTGTCGGGGTGGTGGCGCTGATGGTGATGCTGTACCTGTCGGGAGCCCGGCAGCTGTCGACAGGTAGTTTCTTCATCTTCCCGATGGTGATGGTGTCGATGCTGATGATGCTGCGCACCCGCGGCGGTGGCGACCGCAAAAACCGTCCGGCAGCCGTCAACCATCGGCGCGCAAGCTACCTTCGAGGCCTCGACGAACTGCGGGACGGCCTACACGGCAGCGCGGAGGCGCAGGCCCGCGAAACCGCGTACCGGCACCCCGACCCGGCGACCGGATCACTGGCAACCCTGATCGGCAGCGGGCGGATGTGGGAGTGCTCACCGCGTGATCACACCTTCGGGCACGTGCGTGTGGGCGTCGGGATGAGGAGGCTGAAAACGGTCCTCAACCCGCCGGAGAAGGTACCGCCGCCCGAGCACCGGGAGACGGTGACGGCGATGGCCGCCCGCGACTTCCTGCTGGCGCAGAACGTCGTTCACGACGTCGCCCGCCCGCTGCACCTGTTCGACCAACCCGGGTGGTGTTTCTTCGCCGAACCCGCACAGCGGGCGACGGTGCAGGGCGTGCTGCGGGCCCTCGTGTGTCAGCTATGCGTGTTCCACGGGCCCGACGACGTGCGGCTGGCCGTCATCACCGACGACCTGTCGGCGTGGGAGTGGTCCAAATGGTTGCCACACACCGGGGACGAACAGTTCATCGACGCCTCCGGCCCGTCCCGCCTGCTGTTTTCCGACGTCGCAGCATTCGTTGACCGTTTCGGATCCGAGCTCGCCGGACGCAGCGCATGGACGCCGCAGGTTCAGGGCAGCAGCCGACCCGACAGCTGGCTGGTCGTGGTAGTCGACTACCCGGGCGCGGATGTGCGCCAGATTCTGGGCGGCGCCGGGTACTCGGGCGTGTCAGTCCTGGAAGCGACCGGCGACGACAACAGCATCCTGGCGACCAGGGCCACCGCCTTCCAGATGGACGAGCACGGCAACCTACTGAAAGCCGAGGATGACCGATGACGCTTGCAGGTTTGCGGTTCGCCGCCAGGGCTGACGTCATGCCGCTACATGAGGCGGAAGTGCTCGCGCGGGCGCTGGCCCGATACACACCGCTCGACGATATCGCCCGGGCGCTAGCGCAGCGCGCCGCCGAACAACGCGCAGGGCAAGAATTCCTCGACGTGTTCGGCATCACCGACGCCCGGGAGTGGAACCCGCGGACCCTGTGGGAAGCCGTGAAGAAGCCGGGTGAGAGGCTTAAGGTCCCGCTCGGTAAGGACGCGGGCGGCAACATTGTGTGGCTGGACCTCAAAGAAGCCGGGCAGGGCGGGCACGGGCCGCACGGGTCGCTCGCCGGGATGACCGGGTCAGGCAAATCGAAGCTGTTGCGCGCGCTGGTACTCGCGCTGGCGATTCTGCATCCGCCCGAGGTGTGCAGGATCCTGCTCGGTGACTTCAAAGGCGAAGCCGAGTTCGCCGGACTGGAAGCCCTGCCGCACGTCGTCGGTGTGGTTTCTGACCTGTCGAGCTCAGCAGCCAAACTGGACAGGTTCGAAGCGGTCCTACGAGGCGAACTCGCGCTGGTGAGCGAAATGCTGGCCGAGGCCAAATACGACAGTGTCCACGACTACGAACTGGCCCGGGCCACCACCCGACCGGACCTGCCGCCGATCGGTGCGCTGGTGATCGTCCTTGACGAGTTTTCCCAATTGCTTAAAAACCCTAAAGTGGGCGCACAAATGGCAGCGGTCTTCGACGAGGTGGGCATGCAGGGCCGCTCCAAATGGATGCACATCCTCAACGCGTCCCAGCGCGCCGAGCAGACCAAAGCCGGGTGGTTAGCCGCCAACCAGTCCTATTCCATGGTGATGAAAGTCAAGGACGCAGGAGAGGGCCGTGCAGCCGGGTCAGCGCTGGCCTTCGAGGAAATCACCCTGGGCAAATCGCCGCCCGGTACCGCATTCCTGGTGGTCGACGGCGAGCACACAAAGTTTAACTCGTTCTATACCAAGGGCCCGTTCGTAGCGCCGAAGACGGCCGGAAACCGGACGCAAGCCGAAGACAACTTCATTGACGTCCACGCGTTCACCGCGGCAGTAACGCCGCTGCCCGACAATCTCATCGAATCCCAGGAGCCGCAGGGCGACGAACAGATCCAAACGGTGCCAGATATCGACGCGCCCACCGTCGAAAGCGTGCTCGTGCACCAGATAGCTCAGCACGGCGGAGCCCCCGCCCGACCGATGTGGCTGCCAGCGCTCGAGGAGACGGACGAAATACCGATCGACGAGATGACCCGCGAATTCTGGGGACGGCCGTGGGACAAACTGGAGCCAGACAACGGCCTGGTCGTCCCGTTCGCGCGGGAAGACAACCCGCTGCGCCACAGTCAGGGGCTCATCAGCCTCGACCTGTCCGGTGCACTGGGCAACGTCGTGATAACCGGAGCGACCGGCACAGGAAAATCGACCGCCGCATGCACCGTGATGATGATGCTTGCGGTCAGCCACAGCCCGCAGCGAGTGCAGATCTACGGGCTGGACTTCGGCGGAGGCAAGCTAGGCAGACTGGCCAAACTGGCGCACGTCGCCGGTATCGCCGGACGCGGCGAAGAAGATGAGCGGTGCCGACGGGTGATCGCCGAAGTGGAGCGTGTACTGCACTTCCGGATCCGGCACTGGGGCGCCCAAGGCCTCGACGTCGCAGAGTTCCGGGCGCGCAAATTCGGCGGAGCCGACGGTGCCGTGCCCGACGACGGGCACGGAGACGTGTTCCTCGTGGTCGACAACATCAAAGCGCTCAAAGACTCAGCGTTGGAGATCCACGACCGGATCGTGCAGCTAGCCGAGGCGGCGCTGAACTACGGCATCCACCTCGTCGTCACCTGCGACTCCTGGATATTCGCCAACACCGCCATCGAAGGCAAGCTGAGGTCGCGCATCGAGCTGCGCCTGGAGCACCCCGAAGAGACCAAATGCGTCGACAGGCAAGCCGCGAAAAACGTCCCCAACCAGCCGGGCCGCGGGCTGCAGCGTAACGGTAACCACATGCTCGTCGGGGTGCCGCGGCTCTCCGGTTCCAGCCAACAGCAGATCGAACCCACCGTCACCGCCGTCAGCGGGCTGTGGGGTACCAGAGGTGTCCAAAGCGCACCCGTACTGCGTGTGCTGCCCGCGCAGATCGGCTACAGCGAACTGCCGTCAGCCCCGCCCGGCGTGCTGAAACTGGGGATCGGCGAGAAAGAAATGTCGGTGGTCGGGGTGGATCTGACACGCGCGCCGCATTTCTACTGCGCAGGATCGAGCACATCGGGACGCACCACGGTACTGGCCACCCTGCTGCGCGCCATCCAGGACACCTACACCCCCGAACAGGCTGAGGTCATCCTGTTCGAGCCGTCGAACTACGACCTCGTTGACACGGTCAGCCCGCAGTACCGCAAGGTGTACGCCACCGACAGCCAGGAGATCGAACAGCTTTCGACGTTGGTCGCGGAGGGCCTCGCCGCACGCCAGCCGCCGAGGGGAATGGCGGCCGACGAACTGGCTAAATGGCGCCCCACGGGGCCGAAATTGTTCATCGTGGTTGACGACCTGAACCTGCTGTCGCAGGGCAGCACCACCTCTGCGCTGCTGCCGCTGGTCGGAGCGATCGCGAAAGGCCGCCAGTTAGGGGTGCACGTGCTGGCAGCGACCAACGTCGAACGCTGGCACGCCGGGGGCGGGATGAACAAAATCATCGCCGCGATGACGATCGCGGGTACCGCCGCGCTGGTGATGGACGGGCCGCGCACGGAGATCATCGTCGATGCGGTCCGTCCGGCGCGGCGTGTCCCCGGGCGCGGGGAACTGTACTACCGCAAAACCGGCGGCGAGCTGATCCAGGTCGCCGTGGGCACCGATGCGCGGACATAAATAAACAGAAACTGTTTACCGCTTGCGCACCGTGGTTTAGGATCAGGCAGACATTACCGTTACAGCACGGCGAAAGGATCCGGTCATGAGTTTCATCTTCACGGAGACCGAAGGGATGGTGGGCGCCGGTGCGGCCACCGCTGCACTCGCGGCAACCACAGCCGGGCTGAGCGGCCCCGCCGCCGCCGCTGCGGCCGTGCTGCCGCCCGGGCTCGACGAAATCTCAGCGGTCAACGCCGTCAGGATCGGGGAGCACGCAGCGCAGGTCGCCGCGATGCTGGGGATGGCGTCCGGGATCAAGGAGGACTACGGCGCCTCCGTCATGCTGTCCGGTGCGGTGTACACGCTGACCGACCTGATGGCGCAAGCCAGCATCGCCGCCGTCGCCGTCTAAGAGGTCAGTCGGTGCCAGCAGGTGCGTGGGGAGCGGACCCGCCCGAGATCAACTCGGCGGGGTTCTGGTGCGGGCCAGGTGCGGGCAGTTTCATGGCCGCGTCCGCGGAGTTCGCCACGCTGGCCTCGGCGATCATCGCGATGCTCGGCGGGGACCAGGCGGTCGCCGCGGCGCTGGCCTTCGCGTGGCCCGCACCCACCGGCGACCTCGCCGTCCTGGCCAACGTTCCCCACCTGTTATGGCAAGCCAACGCAGCGATCATGCTCGCCGAACACGCCGCCAAAATCGCCGCGACCGGCCTGGCGTTTGAGACGCTGAAAGCTGCCACCCCCACCCCGGCCGAAGTGGAAACCAACCAGATTACCCACGGAGTGTTGCAGGCCACCAACTTCCTGGGCATCAACACCCCCGCGATCGTCGCCAACAGGGCGCAATACTTAGGCGACTACTGGGTGCGATCAGCCAGCAACAAATACGCCTACGGCGCCGCGTCAGCGGCCGGGGTTCAGGCCATCGAACCGCTACCCCCGCCGGTGACGACCACGATGCCGATGGGCGGCGACCCCGCGCAAGCCACCAACAATTCGACCAACGCGATGCAGGCGCCGATGCAGATGCTCATGCCGGTGTTCAGTCAGCTAGGCCAACTCGGTGGGCAGTTCGGGCAACTGGCCGGCGGCGGCGGGCCGCTGTCAAGCATCATGTCGCTACCGCAGCAGGCGCTGCAACCGCTGATGTCGCTCACATCGTCATCGTCGGGTCTGGGAGCCGTGTCAGACTCCGCAGGAGCGCTCAACGGTGGCGCAAGCTGGGTCGGCGGCGGCGCGTCCGTCGGAGGCCCGGTATCGGCGAGCCTGGCCACAGGCGGAGGAGTCGGCGGTTTCGGGGGCGCGGGTGCGGCCCTGGCACCGCTGCGCGGACCCGTCTCGTGGCCCTCGGCCACGGTGCCCGTCAGCTCGCCGAGTGCACCGCCCACCGCGGCCGCCGCCAGTGCGGCGGCGTCGGCGCCAACCAGCCCGGCAGGCATGGGCATGGGCGGCGGAGGCGCGATGATGGCCCCGATGGCTGCGCGCGGCGCGACCGAGCAAGAAGACAAGGACGACGCCGATCGGAGCGCCGCGATCCTGGGCTCCATCGCCAACTTCTACCGCGAGCCGGTAGCCGTCCCGGTGATCACCGGAGACGCGGGTGCGCTCATCGGAAGGGGGCCGATGGCTGACTAGCGCGGTCACAACGGAATCGATCAACCACTGTTAGTGAAAGGAACACGGTAATGGCTCAAGCCATTCATGGCGCGCTCGACGGCATGGCCGCCGACGCGCAAGGACTGCAAGCGGTCTCCGACGAGCAGTCCGCACTGATGTCCAGCCTGGCCTCCACGCTGGAAGGACTGGGCGCGACGCTGCAGGGCAGCGCGGGGGTGGCGATGCAGAACGTTGGTGCGCAGCTGCACCAGCGGGGGCAGATGTCCACCTCGCAGTTCGCCGATCACTCGGCGAAGATGTCCAACAACAGCAACATCCTCAACACGGGCGATGAGGACAACGCCCACCTGCTCGCCCAAGTCGCGAACCTGACCTTCTAAACAGCGGTCAGGATCCGGCACGGATTTAAGGAGAGAACAAGCACATGACGGTTATTCATTACGCGACGCCCGCGATCGCGGCGGCGTCCGCCGAAATCAGTGCGGTCGCGGCGCGCACCCAGGAGAACCACCAGCGCTCGCTCAGCATCGTGCAGTCCAGCGCCGAAAACTTCGGCGGGCAGGCCAGTCAGGCCTTCCAGCAGGCCATAGCGACCGTGAACATGCGGTATCAGCAGGACGAGGAGGCGCTCGGGATGGCCGCCAGGACACTCGCGCAAGCCAACGACGCCATGACGCAAGCCGATTTTCAAGCGGCGACGCAGTACTAAAGCCCGCCCCAGCAAGTAGCCCGTCCGCCCAAACCCCCCCGGGCGGGCGGGCTACTTCACAAGCAGAAGGAGGAGCCGTGAGCTACGTCGTGCGATCTGACATCACGTACCGAACAGGGCAACGCAGCCTGACCTACTGGACCGGCGGGTGCATTTGGGCTTTGCACCCCTCGGATGCGCTCAAGTTCGGCAGTAGCAATGAGGCAATGGGTGCGCTCGCGACGTATTACGCCACGCCGGCGCAGCAGCGCAGCCACCCGCACACCTACAGCGCGGTCGAGTTCGACGAGTTCGAAGGGCTGCGCGATGGCTAACAGGCCGGCGTTCGTCCACCGCCCCGCGCCCCCGCACCGCGGACCCGTACCGGTGAGCGCGCTGAACACCACATGCGAAGGTGTCTGGCTTGTGCAGGCGCTGTGCGGCATCGAGATGCTGCCGTCGAACCTGCTGCTGCGGCCATGGGTAGCCCAATCCGGCCGACCCACAGGGCATCCAGGTGTGCCGGTGCTGCGCGAAGCGGGCGTCCTGATCGATGACGAAACAGTTCACCCGACCATCGCGCAATGGGTCGAAACGCTGGCGGCGGCCGACATCGAGCTGTGCGTGTGCGTGCGGCGAGGCGAGGACTATCTGCGGACGGTGATCGCGCGGCGCGGCGACACGCACGTCGCGGCGTCGCGATGCGGCGACGACGTGACAATTGAGGAGATCCGCGGCGTCGGCGACGTCCGCGAGCTGGTGGCCCGGATCCTGCCGATCTGTGGAACGCACGTCGAACCGGCGGGATTCGACCCGATCAGTGTCCGCTCAGACACCTTCATCGACCGGCTCGCGGAGATGACGCGCGGCACCAAACAACCGTTCGCACGTCTGGGACTCTCAGCCGAACAGCGGCGAATGATAACGCTCGCAACCCACAACCCGGTCATGGAAGCATCATTCGCCGTCGTCCTACACGACCGGCGCGGAGCACATGTCGGGCTGGTCAGCGCCTCGATCATCGACACGGAACAAGGCAGGGTGGTGGCCGGGCCGGCACGGTCACCGGAGGGAACGTGGTTCACCCAGATCGTGCCGGGCACGCCCGCCGCGGCGGCCCGGGCGGTCGCCGCGGTGGTATCAAGCATGGGTGTGGCATGGCACGAGCATGGACGATGAAGCAACTGCTGGCGGGGATCTCCGCCAGCAGGTATGGCGGCAGGTTGGTACGACGCCACAGATGTGGACAACGGAGACCGAGGGCGGACGTTGGTATACGGCGAAGATGTGGTGGCCGAGCAAAAAGCGGTCGAGGTGGATGCTGCGTGTGCGCAACGCTAGCGGCGAGGTCACCTTCGAGTGGGATTGTGGCCACCTCGAAACAGCGAAAGGCTTCGTAGCTGGATGGGAAGCCAGGATCGCAAGCGAGCAGGCTCGGTGTAACGACTGACGTAGACGCGCGTCATACAATCAATGTTCACGAACTGACTGATATGGGTTACGCTTTGTGCGTGATCCGGCAACGGCAGCGACAGCAAGAGGCGACATGGAACCCGAAAACGACCCACACACGATGACCACCGTACGCACCGAGCAGAAAGGCAACGGCCAACCCCAGCATCAGCGGGAGGAACGGACACCCATCCCACAGCACCCCGGCTGGGAGGTAGGGGAGACAAGTCGCGTCTACAAGACCGCCCCGGAAGGCGGGCGCGCTGCGCACCCGCTAGCCCAGGAGTTGGCCGCCGCGCGTTCCGAACTCGCAGCTAAGAATGAGGGGTCGGCGGGCCCGATGCGGGCCCAGATCCGCGAGGCCGAGCTGGTCACGCCGTACCGGCCCCGCCCGACCATGGGCTGGCGCAAAGGCCTGTACAGGCGGACACGAATCAACCTCGGGCCCTCACCGAAAGAGCGTGGCTGGAACGATCTGGAGCGGCGCATCAAAACCAACCTGCGCGGCACCTACCTGATAGCGGTGATGGGGCAAAAAGGCGGTGTCTCGAAAACCGTCACCACGGTCGGGATCGGCGCCGCGCTAGCGCACTACCGCACCGACAAAGTTGCCGCGATCGACGCGAACCCCGCCCACGGCAACATGGCCGAACGGATCGACGAACCGACCCAAGGCAGCTGGTGGCATCTGATCAACGACCGCAAGCTGGACTCCTACAGCGACTTCCGCTACCACCTGGGTAAGGACTCGACGTCCGGGCTTGAAGTGCTAGCCAGCGATCCCGGCGACAGGGTGCTGACCGGGGTGGAGCTGACCGAGACGTGGCTCAGGCTGCAGCGACAGTTCCCGGTCAGCCTGGTGGACTGCGGCAACCAGCTCAACGACGACATCACCGCGGCGATCCTCGAGCTCGCCGACGCGGTGATCGTGGTGTCCACAACCGGCCTGGACGGCGCGCAGGGCGCGCAGGACACCCTGAACTGGCTGCTGAGACACAACTATCCCCACCTGGTGCGTTCCGCGGTCGTCGTCGTCAGCAACATCGCCAACGTGAAAGCGTCACACGCTGTGCGGACGCTGCACGAGGATTTCGAGCGCGCGGTGCGCGCCGTGCACGCCATCCCCTACGATCCGCACCTGCACGAGGCGTCGGCGATCAGAACCGACCGGCTCAAGCCCGCCACACGCCGCGCCTTCGTCGAGGCGGCTGCGTCGGTGGCCGACGGGTTCGCCGCCGCGTCCGACAAAGACGCCCGGCCACAACAGTGACCGCGCTGGAGGAACGCCCGGTCACCGAGCGGCCAGGAACCCGGCCGCAGGAGCGGGTACGGCTCGTTGAGCAGCTGCGGGTCGCCGTGATCTTCGAGAGCCGCCAGCACGACCTGGTACTGCCCGCCGACACCCCGGTCGCGGCGGTGGTCGAATCGGTGCTGCAGGTGCTGAACAGCGGACCGCGGGAACGCGACGACGACGGCTACATCAACCCCGGCGCGGTGACGCTCACCCGGGTGAACGGCCAACCATTTGAGCGCGGGCAGAGCCTGGCGGCGCAGTCGGTGAAAGACGGCGATCTGCTCATCCTGCAGGTCGCCGACGCCGAGGTGACGCTGACACCGGTGATCGAGAACGCCAGCTCAGCCATCGCGAAGATCCTCGCATCGACACGCTCGGAGGTGACCGAGGCGGTGGCGGAGCGGTTCGCCGCCGTTGCGGCGGCCGTCGCGGTGCTGGCGGCGGTCGGGCTGGCGGTGAGTGCGTGGCGGATGAACCTGGCGGCCGGTAAGGACTGGCAGTGGTGGCCGGCGGCCGCGCTGGCCACCCTCGCGGTGGTGTTGCTCGCGGGCGGGTCGCTGGTGTGGTGGCGTCGCCGGGAACGGGCGGTGGCTGACGCGTTATGGCTGTCCGCACTGATCGCGGCGCCGGCGGCGGCGGTGATCGCCACGCCCGGCAGACCAGGCGCGTGGCACGCGGTGTTCGGCCTGGTCACGATGGGAGTCCTGGCTGCGGTGTTGTGGCGGCTGACTCCGGCCGCGCGTGGTCTGCTGGCGTGGGTCACCGTCACAGCCGCAGGCTTAGCGCTGCTGGCGCTGATGCGGGCAGTGTTCGGCACGCAGATGTTTTACCTGTGGGTCGCAGCGCTAGCAGTGGCGCTGATGGTCCTGAAAAAAAGCGAAACCATCGCCGGGCGGATGGCGCACGTACCGGTACCACCATTTCCCACCATCACCGGCAAATTCGTGTTCGACGACGCCGACGACATCGCCGCCGAAGCGTTGGCCGCCGCCGAACATCAAGGCACCCCCAGCGTCGCGGAGTTGACCCGCGCCGCGCACGCCGCCAACACCTATCTGTCGGCGCTGGTAGCAGCGACAGCCGTGTTCTTTACGCTAGGCGCCTGGGGCGCGTTGGCGATGCCCGGTCACGGCCGGTGGTGGCTGTCCACCGGATACGTGCTGATCATCGCCGCGATCCTGGTGCTCGGTGGGCGGGCGTTCGCCGACCGGCTGCAGGCCATCATCGTGGTCGCCACCGCGTTAGTGATGACGGCGCTCGTCGTCATCAGGTACGCAGTGTGGTGGCACAGTCCCACAATGTGCCTAGCCGCGGGCGCAGCGATCCTCACGCTCGGTCTGTTGGGGCTTGTGATCGCCGCGGTCGTACCCCGGCACGTGTTCTCGCCGCTGTTCCGCAAACTGATCGAATGGACCGAATACGTCTTGATCGTCCTCGTGCCGCCAGCCGCGGTCTGGCTGCTAAACCTCTACTACCTCGCGAGGAACCGATGAGTGACAGGCCGACATCAGAACAGCTCTTGGCGAAGTGGGTTGAGAGGTCTGCTTTAAGTGAGGATCAAGTGCAGTCTGCTGCGTTGGACGTGCTGGATTTCGTCGGGAGCGTGTTAGAGGCTGGCGGGAAGCTGTACGCCAAGTTGCCTGGCGATAACCATCCGAATCCGTTGGAAGTCGATATCCCTGGTCTGACTACTGAACCGTGGGAATAGGTGAGGACATGCTGATTGGTTTCTTCGACCGGTTGTGGCACCAGCACGTCAAGGGCCACTTCATCGTGTTTCACCCGGCGCTGAAGCCCGACGGCGTCGTCCGTGACGAGCATGGTAGGCGAATGTTCAACGTGTTCGAGCAGGACACATTCCAGCGTCCCGACGCCCACTACGAATGCAACTGCGGGAAGCAGTGGGACGGATGACCTGCAAGGTGACCGACGGGCTGGGCGGCAGGTGCACGCCGGAGCACCGACACTGCGCAACATTGGGCGACTGCCCCGATCACATGACCGCGGTGCTCGAGCTGTACCCGCCGGGTACCACAGTGACCAACATGAGCACCGGCGAGATGTACGTGGACCTAGACAGGCTGGAGAAACGGTGACGAATAGGCTGATCTCCGACCCTGCTGGCGCATTGGCTATTGGGGAGTGGACGACGGTGTTGGGTCCAGCCCCAGAGGCCGAGATTCGGTATTTCGTCGGGCGGCGCCGGTTCTTGAGCGGCGACGAGTCCGGCGGACCCCACGAAGGCCAAGTCTGTATCCGGGGACTGCAAACCGAGCGCGGCTCCACCGAACGCTGGATCACCGTGGAAGTGCGTCACACCGCCGGAGGTCCGGACGTCCGGATTGACGGAGTCGAACCCGGCCAGGCGCGGGAACTAGGGCGGGCGCTTATCCAGAGCGCCGATGAAGCCGAGCGGGACCAGGCTACGGACGACGCCCGATGATCCGATCGTGCGGGACACCGATAGCCGGTAAGCCGGGGGGACAAAACGTGCAGGCAGCGGCCAAGATTCATGCGATATCCACAACCGTTCCGCCGCTGTCTGTACGGTTAGCCGCTGCGCTTGCCGCCGCGGGCCTGATGATGGCAACCCCACTGACAAGCGGTGTCGCGGCCGCTGTCACCCCGCCCCAGGTGGATCCGGCAGCTGTTCCACCCGACACCCCACCCGGGCCCGACGAGCCGCTGCGAATGGAGCATACCTGTGCGGTCACCGGTGTACTTCCCGGCACCGACCTGGGCGCCCCCTCATCGTCGCAAGCCTTCATGGCTCTGCCCGACCTGTGGAAATCGGCGGGCCGCGGCGCAGGAGTGCCGGTGGCGATCATCGACACCGGGGTTTCACCCTCACCGCGGCTGCCGCACCTACGCGGAGCTGGCGACTACGTCGTCGCCGACGGGGATGGGCTCTCCGATTGTGACAGCCACGGCACCATCATCGCGTCGATCATCGGCGGCGCACCGTCCGACGGTGACGGGTTCGCCGGCGTGGCACCTGGCGCCGAACTCATCTCGATCCGGCAAAGCTCGGAAGCGTTCGTGCCGGAGCATCCGCAGGCGGGTGACCTGCAGACCGACCGGCGGGCAGGAACCGTGTCGTCGCTGGCACGCGCCGTTGTGCACGCCGCCAACGCAGGCGCCCGCATCATCAACATGTCCGTCGTCGCCTGCGTCCCGACCCTCAAACCGGTCGACCAAACCACGCTGGGCGCCGCGCTGCGCTACGCCGCGGTCGACAAAGACGTGGTGATCGTCGCGGCCGCAGGCAACGCCGTCGGCGGGCAGGACTGCGCGCAAAACCCCGACGTGGACGCGACCAACGCTAAAGACCCGCGGAACTGGACGGGTGTCGTGACGATCTCCACACCCAGCTGGTTCTCCGACTACGTGATGTCGGTGGGCGCCACCGACGGCGGTGGGCAACCGGCAGCGGACGATCACGGCCGCGAGATCACACTGTTCGGGCCGTGGATCGGTGTCGGTGCGCCCGGTGTATCCGTGGAGGGGTTCAACGACCGTGGTGACCTGATCAATTCGGCGCTCGACGCGAACGCTGGGCAGCTGAAGCCGATGAATGGGACCAGTTTCTCAGCGGCGTACGTGTCGGGGCTGGCGGCGTTAATTCGCGCGAAATACCCCGACCTGAGTGCGGCGCAGGTCATCCACCGGATCGAGGTGACCGCGCACTCCCCGGCGCCGGTCGTCGACAACCGGATCGGGTACGGCACCGTCGACGGGCTGGCGGCCCTCAACGACGACGTCCCGGTGGGGGCGGCGGCACCCGCCGAGCACCTGTCCAGACCGCTGGCGATACCGCCGCCCCGGCCGCAGCCGGACCGGCGACCGATGCTGGTCGCGGTGATCGGGTCGGCTGTGCTGCTGGCTGGTATGGGCGGGCTGTTCGGAGCCATCAATCTCACAAGAAGGAGTAAGCGGTGAGTTTCTGGTCGGCGTACGCGTTTGACTTCTGGCACGGGTTCGTGAGTGCGGGCGAGGTGCTCGTGGCGTACTGCGTCACGCGGCGTCTCTGCCGGCCAAGTGCTCGTGTTCCGCGTGTACCGCGTCACGGGACGTCTCACGAGAGCAAAATGACGCAAGAACTGGTATGCGTGGTGTGCTACGCCGAACCGCATGACGCCTACGACTACTCGAAGATGAGGGACTTTCTAATGGTTGTCGACGGCAACAGGCTGTGTCGCAAGCATCGTGCGGGGAGGCTGCCAGCATGAGCAAAGAGAAGCTGCCCCGGTGGCAGTTGTCGTTTCCCGCGCGGCACGTCGTCGTCGGCGAAATGGTCGCGGCGCCGGTCGTGCTCGGATTGGCGCGGCACGTGTGGTGGCTGGCTGTGATCGCGGCCGTACCGGTGTTCGTTGGCGTCGGCCTGCGCTACCGCGGTGACACCGCCCTCGGATGGCTGGCTCGAGCCATGCGCCGCCGAAACCGCAGCGTCCTGATTCCAGACGCGTTGAGCGTGGAGCTGCCCGGCGTCGGTCCGATCGGGATGCGCATCGACGGGCAATACGCGCTCACCGTCATCGCGTTGCACGGTCGGCCGTTCCCGGAGACGGTCCTGGTGCCCGAGGGTGCCGACACTCTGGACGTCGTCCCGCTGGAGACGATCGGTTCCCTTCTGCGCCAGTTCGGTGGCCTCGAGTTGGACAGCATCGACGTGGTGTCGGCCGGCAGCCGGGTAGCCGCTGACGGGCGGTACACCCCCCGCTACGACGAAGTGATCGGCGACCGGCCAGCCGTTGGTCAGCGGCGCACTTGGCTGATGTTGCGGCTGTGCCCGCAGGCCTGCCTGAAAGCGCTGGCATACCGGGGAGATGTGGGTGTGGCTGTCGCGGCCGCGACCGAACGCATCCGGCAGGCCGCGGTGCGGGAGGGATGCCGGGCCAGCACGTGCAGCGCCGAGCAGCTGGACGCGGTAACCGGGGCGCTGCTCGGTGGTCATGACGTTGAGCGGTTCGAGGAGCGGTGGTCGCACCTGCGGGCGGGCAACGACTACATCAGCAGCTACCTCATCGCGGGTGAAGACCTGACCAGCCGGTTGTTGGCGGACCTCTGGACGATCCGCTCAAGGATGACGGTGACGGTGCTGCGGCTAACCCGCGGGCCCGCTGGCGGTGTCGACGTAGGGGGCCTGGTGCGGCTGCACACCACGAACCCGTTGACTCATCCGCCGCTGGGCGCGCTGCACCCGCTGCCCGGAAAGCAGATCTGCGCGCTGTGTGCCTCGCTGCCCTTCGGAAACCGATCCCTAGAGATGGACCTGTCACGCAGACGGCTCGACGGTGCGCGCGGCCTGACCGTGCCGGTGGGCCCGTGCGGGCCGATGCTCGGCATGACGAGAGACGGTGTCGCGCTGCTGATGCCGTTCACCGACCCGCTGAAACACTGCACCATCGCGATCCACGCGGACTTCGACGTACAGGCCGCCCTGCTGCTGCGGGCGACCGCCGCGGGCGCGACCGCTGTCGTACACACGGACCGGCCGCACGCCTGGGAGCCGATCTGCGACGAACGGATGATGCTGGCCGGGGGTGTTCAAAACGTGAACACACCGGACCTGGTAGTGGCCGACGGCGAAACAGCCGTCAAGCGGCTACTGGCGGGCAGCGGTGAACGTGGACACACACTGGTCGTGTGCGGTACGCCGCCGCCGGACTGCGACGTCGTGATCACACAGGTGATGGCCGACGAGCTCGCCGTAGAGGTCGGGCAGCGGCGAATCAGCCTGACGGTGCTGCGTCCAAGGAAGGAACGAGACGCGTTCCTCAGCTGACCTGTAACACGATTCGTCAACACGCCCTGTCTACGTATTGATTCGCATGTGTCGTCGTGGGAGAATAAGACAGTGCAAGCAAGCGGTGCGTCGAAAGGACACGATCATGAACGCCCCAGCTGTGGCAGTCGATGTGCAATGGGAGCAGATTCAGGAGCAGGCCCGCGAGGAGCAGTTCCTGCCTGAGCCGGATCTTGACCCGGTTGATGACGGCGTGGACGAAAATCTGGCCAACGCCCGCGCGGTCCTTCTAACGGAACTCGCCACCACCGTGCAGGCGCTGCAGCGCGCAGCCAAACACGTCAAGGCCCTCATGGACGTCGACGCCGGATTCATCAAGGGCTGCGACGGACGACACATCGGCGTCCACATCGACGAGGCGTTGCTTTTCAGCCGCGCCGCCTACGCAGTCGTGCACATGATCGCCGACCAGGCGCAGCCATGAACGCCCTGCACCTCGTCGAGATCCTGTTGGCAACCATCGTCGTCGTCGGGTTCGGGGCAGCTTTCCACGTGGCCCAGCAGGCGTTGGAGCGGTGGGAACAACACCGCCACGCCGAAGACTGAGACGGATGACCGATATGGCTGGCAACGCTGCTCACGAACCGCCGATGTCGCGGACTATGGCACTGATGGCCCACGCCATCCCCTACCTGCTGATGATCGCGGTGGCCAACAGGGTGGCGTATTTCCTCAAGCTGTCGCTCATCCCATCCATATTGGATACCGGCGCCGCGTTAGTGCTCATGGTCGGCGTGATCGCGCTCTACCGGCATCTGCGTTTCGGCGGCTTGTGCCTGCGCTGCATGCGCAATACGCCGTTGGATCCCGGGCGGGAGGTCGCGCGTAACAAGGTCTTCCTCTGGGAGTTGCACTGGTCGACGGGACGGCTGTGGGTCGTGCTCGGGGTCTGCGTGGGCATCCTCCTGGTGGGTGAGCATGCGCATGGGTTGATGCACACACTGTCCAAGATCCCGCTGGACATCCAGTTCTTCTCACTGACGTGGGCCATCTGGATTCACCATCGCCTGCGACCGTGGTGCCCATACTGCCGAGGCTGGGGTGAAGGTGGCGAAGAGGAGCGTGTGCCCGATCCAGACCCAGCCGAGAAGGGTGTGCGGTGATGAGCATCGCCGACCGGGCGACGAGGCCCCGCAACCCCAAACCGCCGCTGAGCAACGAGGAGATCATGCTGGCGATGCGGCGACGGCGCGGCATGTGGGGACCGAAAGGGGCGTGGAAGTGACCGGACACTATGACGAGCACGCCTTCTTCGACGCGTGGCAGCGGGGTGTCGAGATCGCCGGGCACCGGTGGTTCGGCGACGGTACAGCCGCCGCAGCCGCCAACGCCACCAGGAAAGAACGACTGGAGCCGCGCTTCGATGACATTTCGGAGGCGATCGGCTGGCTGTCGTCTGGTGAGGCGACGTTCCTGGCGGCCATGTACAGCTTCTACAACGCCGACACCGGCGGCAAGATGCTGCGCCAACTGCGGGTCAACGGTCTCGCCGACGTAGCCGCAAAGTTGGATGAACCGCGAGTGCGTGTCATCGCGGCCTTGCTCGTCAGCTATGCGGGCTGGTGAATCTGGCGCGCACCACAATCTTTCTCGTGGGGAGAAAGAAGGCGGCCCCGGTCTCTGGCCGGGGCCGCCTGTTTTAGAGGCCGTTCCAAGTGCGCCTGGCGCCTATGGACTAGGGGCTAATGACTCCCACGGCCCGGTCTCTTACTGAGTCGGGGACAGGCGAACCGTGTCGGTGAAGCCCATCTGGGAGATGGCCCGCAGGCCGTCGGCGACCGAGATCGTCTCCGGGTCGCCGAACTCGCAGCGCAGCTCCTCGAGCTTGCGGCTGACGTCGACCTGTTTCTCCGGGATGCCTTGCAGGTCGCGGACCTGGCGGCGCGCCCGGGCCAGCATCGCCCGCATGTCGAGGTCGTCTGCGGCCATGTCGTAGCAGGTGACGATGGTGTGCTCCAAGGCGACCACCTTGCCGAGGTCCAGTGGGCGGTCCTCCCCGCTGGGCACCTCGTCGCGCTCCTCGTCGTCCTGGTCGTCGTCGTCGGCGCGGTCCTGCTCGTCGCCGTGGACGTGCCCGCCGACATCGGGGCCGAGGTCGCCGACGGTCGGATCGCACTCGTCGTCGACACCCATCGCGTTCAACTGCTTAGGCATGGGCATGTAGCTGTCCTCCGGTCCGGTGTCGCTGTCGGATTTGATGGTCGAACCCACATCGAGGTTCGGTCGGTCGCCGGGAACGCTCCCGGTCTGCGCGCCCTTGCTGTAGGGCTCCTCGTGGGGATCCAGCGGGGAATCCGACGGTGTCCAGGTGTACGGGTTGCCGAAGCCGCCGCGGTTGTCGGTGACCGGGACCTTCGAGCCGTTGGACAGGACCGCGACGAGCATGGTGCCGCCGGCCGCGTTGGCGGCGGTTTCGATACGCAGCACGCTGACCGGCTTGGAATCTGTGGGGAGCTCGGCGCCGAACTTTCTGGCGGCGGACTTGATCTTGCGTTCGATAGCCGATAACTGGTCGGCGGTGTAGTCCTTGCGGTTCTTGGGCGTCGAGATGTGGCGCCACGCCGACTGCACCCTGGCGGCGCTGTTCAACGGATAGCGGGGTACACCGTTGCCGCTCTTGGCCGGTTTGTAGTCGGCGTCCTTGTAGCCGGGATCAGCGAAGTTGGAGACACCCCTGTTCGCCTTCGGCGCGGCGCGTTCCAGAGTAGCCAACGCGCGGCGCACCCGGTCGCGGTCCATGTTGCGCAGCTCGAGCATGTCGGTGTTCGACAGTTTGGCCAGCACATCGATGGCCTCCGCCGACGACAACATCGCAGCGGTGTTGGGGTTCATCCCGTAGTTCACCACCGACACGTCACCTTTCTCAAGGTTGACGTTCATGATCTTGCGGTGGGTGTAGTTGGTGTCCCAGTTCTGGTTGCGGACCCGGAACGCGAAGCTCATCTCGTCCATGTCGCCGCGGCGCATTTTCGGCATCAGCCGCTGCACATCAGGGTCGGTCTGATCGAGGTAGGCCAGGATCCGCAGCCCGTAGCGGTCGGTGCGCAGGTGCAGCGTGCCGGGATGACTGTCGTGAGCGGTGCGGGCCAGCGGAAGACCTTCATGGTTGAGCAGCAGCACAACATCGGGTTCATCACCCAACGTCTGGTCGAACGCCCGGAAATCGATCTCCTCCACCCACCCGCCCGCATCGACACCGCCGTACACGTCATAAGGGGTGAACGTCGCCGCGTAGCCCTCAAGAATGACTTGCCCAGTTTTGGTGTCAGTGCGGTACTCGAGAGGGCGGGCCAGCTGGCGCCGCTCGAGGACATCCAGGATTTTCGCGCGGGCGCTGCGCTCTTCAAGAGTCGTCATCAGTAACCTCCGTCAACGCCCTAGCGTTTCACCAGAATTTCCGTGGCCGTTGTAAGGCGCGCCGCCGACACCGGCAAGTTGGCGGTCTGCCCCGTCGATGTCTTCGCCCGGTTGGGGCTCCGACGGGTCGAAGCTGTAGTAGGAGCCGTCCGCCTGCCACAGGCCCGGCACCGGTTCGGAGCCGGTGGCGGCCAGCCACATACCGCGTTTGGGGTCGTAGTAGGCGAACGCGCGGTCCTGGTTTTCCCCGCCACCGATCGGAGGCATCGGCAAACTACCCGGCGGCTTAGCCGGCGGCGGCGGGTTGCCGATCGCGACCGGAGAACCGGCCGGCACCAGGGTGGCCGGGTGCAGCAGCACGTCGCCGCCCTCGAGTGGGTCCATCTCTTCGCGGGCCCGCAGCTCGTTGGCGGTGATCCAGCCGGCGCCCTGCGACGAGCCGACCGCCTTCTGGTAGGCGGCCCACCGGCCGATCACATCGCCGCGCAGCAGCGCTTCGAAGTCGAACCGCACGAACTGACCGCGCGGCAGACAGCTGGAGATGACCGACTCCATACACGCCGTCCAGGCCCGGAACGTGTAGGTGATCGCGCCCAGCGTGATCTGCTCGACGCCGGTGCCCCACGCGGTGGTTTCCTTCGTGTCACCGATCAGGATCGGCGGGACACCGTACATCAGGCAGATCTCGGAGCGCTGGAACTGCCGTGTTTCCAGGAACTGGGCCTCGTCGGGTTTGATGACGATCGTTTCCCACTTGAACCCGTTCGTCAGGACAGCCGGCAGTCGGCGCCCGCCGTGTGAGGCGATCCAGTTGCGTTGCTGCCGGGTGACCGCCTTCTCGTCGAGGTCCTTGTCGGTGAACAGGATGCCCGACGGGTTGGCGGCTTCCTTGAAGTAGCGGTACCCGTATTCCTCGGACGCCAGGCTCATGCCGATCGCGACCTGGGCCTGGTTGACCGGCGACAGCCCCCACGGTTCGCCCGGCATGGTGAACCGGCGGATGTGCACGATGTCGGAGTTGTTCTGCTCCTCGCCCATGATCCGGTAGATCGGGTCGAACCACAGCAGCAGGTCGGGGCGCCGTTCCAGGAACACCATGTCGGGATGCAGCGGCAGCAGCGACGTCGGGTAGCCCAGCTTGTCGCGCGAGGTGATCAGGTGATAGCTGTTGCCGCGCAGCGCCATCGAGGCGATGACCATCCATTTCCAGTTGAACAGGTCGAAACCCGGGAACGGTTGACGCAGAATCGCCGGCTGCGGGTTGACCTCCTTGGGCACCCCTTTCGCGTCGCGGCGGTACGCCTTCCACGGCAGCGACGCGATCGTGTCCGCCAGCACTCGGACGCACGCCAGCACCGTCATGCAGGCCATCGCCCGGTGCACACCGACGAAGTCGTCGATCACCCCGACCGCCGGCGGCGGCACGAACGAGGACGTCATCAGGGTCCGCTGCTCGGCGCCGCCGGTCTCGGCGACGCGGGTACGGACCCGCGCGAGGATGCTCACAGGCGGAGTGTCTCCTAGCTGTCGAACCGGCGGCTGGTCAACACACCGATGGCGATCAGGCACAGACCGGCAATGAACAGGCCAAGCCACACGTGGATCACGAATCCGCCGCCGGCCAGACACAGCATCCCGGCGAGCTCGATCCCGGTCGAGGTCAGTTCCCGCCGATCCCACTCACGTTTCTTCTTGGCGGTGACCGGCGGGGTCTGCGGTGGGGGCGGCGCCGGTTCCGGCTGCTTTTTCGGCTCCGGGTCGGGCGGCGGGCGCCGGTCGTCCTCGGACTCGGGGTGGTCAGCCCACGGCGGCTGGTCCAGCATCCCGGCGGCGCGGGCGGCGCGCAGCTGGTCCTGCATCCGCGAGTCGGAGTAGATGCGGCCGCCGCCGCCGACCACGACGGGCGGGCTACCGTCCGGGGCCGGGTTGATCGGGTTGGGGGTTCCAGCGGTCGTATTCGTCATCGGCTTCCTTTCGCCACTGATCGATGATGTCGTCGTCGGGCCAGTCCCACACCCGGGAGTCGCCTTCAACCTCGGGCGGGTTGTTCAGCAGCCACACCGCGCCGCAGCAGCCGATCAGCGGGGACGCGTCGACCGGTGATTTGCGCCGGTCGAAGAACCAGGAGTCGCCGATCTGCCGGCCGATCGTGGAGGCCGCGGCCCGGTCCAGCGCTTTGGCCGGCGGGTGTTTGATGGTGCCGCCGGTGATGCCGTCGTAGAAGTCGCCGGCGGCGGCCGCGAGCTGCGCGACAGGCTTGCCCCACTCGGCCACCTCGATACCCTTGTCGTCGCCGCCGTCGCGGTCCTCGGTGAGCTCCTCGATCAGACCGGACGCGGGAGCCCCGGTCCGCTGAATACAGACAGCTTTGAAGCGCTTGCCCTCGCCGACGCGGGGTTTCAGCCAAGCGCGCAGCCAGTCGGTGCCCTTGCCGGCCTTGATGACCTCGGTGTGGATGTCGCCGTCGGCGCGCAGCGCCGCGGCCGCGATGTAGGTGCGGGTGCGGTGATAGTTGGTGTCGACGCAGAGGTAAACGTCGGCGCCCGGCGCGCGGGCCGACTTGCTGTCCTTGGTGTCGGCCCACGCCTGGGCGGGGATGATGCCCGGCGCCAGCGCATCCACCCACTGGCACAGGTACTCGGTGCGGAATCCGGGCAGGTCGTCGGCTTCCATGTTTTCGTAGTGGGCGTGCAGATCCTCCAGGCAGAACTCGGCCAGCTGCCCCAGCGCCGGGTTAGCCATGTGCCAGTACTTGTCGTCACGCGGGTCGACGTCATCAGGCACCGACCATTCGAAAAACCCGGTCTGGCTGTTGTCGGTGTCCTTCGTGATGATCCTGCGGATCGCCGCATCACGCAGACCCTTCAGGACGATCGACTTCGCCTCCCCGGCGTTGGAGGTGACCAGCACCTGCGCGCACGGCCGCACATTCGTCGTCGGCGTGACGGCGCGCCACGCGTCAGGCTTGGTGTGCTCACGCATCTCGTCGAGCCACGCGAAATCCACCGACAGCGACCGGCCGCCGCTGCTGTTCGCGGTCACCGCCCGCCACGACCGCCGGTACGTCAGTATCGCTTTGTGCTTGCCGTTGGTGGTGATGTGCCGCATCAGCTCCGGCGCCAACAAGTCGTCGTCGCGGATGTCGTCAACAACGTGCTGCAGCGTCCCCTCGGCGTAGTCAAGGTTCTGCGCGGCGACCACCGCCAGCTTGGCCGCCGGCCAATCCGGGTCGGGCCGGCCGTGCTTGTCCATGAACAGCCGCCACAAACCGAGGCCTTCGCCCCACTTCGTTTTTCCATTTTGGCGGGCCATTAGCACAACTAAGTAGCGGAATCGGAACCCGGTGCCGTTCGGGCGTTTCTCCAACGCCCGGTAGTACAGCCACCGCTGAAACGGGATCAGGTGCCAGCCCAGCAGATGCTCCAGGAAAAAGCAGCACTGCGGACCCCACGTCGCTTCCGGTTTAATCCCGTACTCGGCGTCAGGGTCGGCGTGCTGCGGCAGCGGCGGCGTGTGATACCGCGGCAGCAGCGAACCGACACGAGGATCAGGAGCAGGGGGAGCGGCAACCGTCATCCGCAACACGCATCTTCAGGGGCGATCTCGATCTCGAGGCGCAGCGACTCGGTCACCTCGCAGTGCCCGGCACAGTCCGGGTCGGCGCACTGCGCGAGGATCCGCTGCAGCACGAAGCCTGTCGTCAGCCCGTACGCGATCAGCTCACCCGCCACCCGCACCTCGATCTCCTGCGGCGCGATCCACGTCTGCCCCCGTAAATGGTCGGGCAGTGACAGGACCGTCATCCGGCCGGCAGGCTGATTACCGATCGGGATCACTGCCCGTCGTGTCGGAAGGAGTCGTCGACATCCACGACGGCGCGACGACCGCAGGCTCATCAATCTGCCCGCCGCCGGTCTTTGGTTCGCCCCAGTGCAGCACCTCGCCGGCACCCGCGGCCTGCCTGTCTTCGTCCGCCCGCGTCAACGCCTCATAGAACGCATCAGCGAACAGCCGGCGCAGCGGCTCAGTGATCAGCAGCCACACCGCTTCGATGGCATCCGACAGCAGCGGGAGCACGCCTTGATTGTCTGGCCGCATTAACCATGGCAGCTGTCAAGCAACTTCGCGCGGCGTGTCGGAAAGGGAAACCGGCAATCTTTTCCATGGCCGCTGTCAAGCAGGTTGGGCGGCGTGTCGCAAAAGAAACTGCCCCGCACCGATTCCAGCGGTATCGCGGGGCAGTCCTATCCCAGTCCCAACAGTGGAAGGAACTCCACCAGTTTACCATTACGCGAGTGGGCCGGGCCGCCTGGGATCACGTGCCCCTGTGGGCCATCACCGTACGAGTTCCGTGGCGGCGACCACGGAAAGCTCAGACCGGCTCGGGTCATACCGGGCGATATACCAGCGTTGCCCGCCGAACTGGTAGGAAACCCGGAACACATTGTCGCCATCCATGTCGTCGCCGAATCGCTGCTGCGGCGCAGCCAGCGCGATCTGCACAGTCAAACCACCGACCGTCGGCTGATTCCAGATCGGCACGCCCACCACACCCTGCGCCCGCACCGCCACAGTGCCGCCGCGGCGCAGCTCCTCGGTCACGTACACGTCGGCAGAACCTGTGCCCAGAGCCCCGGGCAGCCCTTCGGGGTAGAACAAGTCACGCCACTCCAAGGTGAACTGGTGACCCTCGACGTACGACGGAGGATCTCCTGCGGGCACATACCGATGGATGATCCGGAACTCGTACTCCTTGACTGAGCCGCCGTCCTCGAGAGCGGCGCGCCAATGCCAACGCGCGAACCTCTGCTCAGGGTTGGTGACCGGAGCGGGACCTGTGATCGCCGCATCTGCCGTGATCGGCGCACTTCGCCGTGGATGGCGAGCCCGTACTGTGTGGTCAGTCATCACGGCGGCGTGTTCTCCTGGCGGCTGGCGGTCGCCGCTATCGTAGCGTTGCGCGCGAAGACCTGCTGAATGAGACACGCCACGCCGCCCGACCTGCTTCGGCGACATCGCCTTCCCCCTCCGGGTGCACCACATCGCGGAGCCCGCTGTACGCCCGGCCGGATTCGAACCGGCGTCTCCGACTTAAAAGGACGGAGCTAAAACCAGACTCAGCTACGGGCGCATGCCAGAGACACGCGTCCGTTTTCGACGTCCAATGATGCTCACGTGCCCCCGGCAGGATTCGAACCCGCATCGTCCGTTACGGCTTTACACCGGGGTAGAAACCCGGGCCGATACGAGGGCGCGTCCCTGACAGGAATCGAACCTGCAGTCTCCGCCTCCGGAGGGCGGCGCTCTGTCCGTTGAGCCACAGAGACCTCGCTGGAGTGGCTGGATTCGAACCAACACCGCCGGGAACCAAAATCCCGTGGGCTACCCATTACCCCACACTCCAGTACCGCCGACAGGATTCGAACCTGCAATCCGCGCCTTAGGACGGCGCTGCCGTTTCCATTGGGCCACGGCGGCCTGTACGGAGCGCAGGATTCGAACCTGCCTGGCCCAGCTACGGCATTGTGATCCACACGTTATAAGCGTGCGCCGATACCTCCGCGTACCCCTAGCAGGACTCGAACCTGCGGCCTCCCGGTCCGTAGCCGGGCGCTCTGCTCCGCTGAGCTATAGAGGCGTCGTAGCGCGGGCCGGATTCGAACCGAGCGATCTTCAGATTATGAGCCTGACGGGATGGACCGAACTTCCCTACCGCGCACCGTCTATTGAGTTGTTGCCGCTGGGATGCCAGGACTCGAACCTAGATCGCCGGAGCCAGAATCCGGAGTCTTGCCGATTGGACCACACCCCACTGGGGGCTCCCCTACCTGGATTCGAACCAGGAGTCACGGATTAACAGTCCGTAGGTTTGCCATTAACCGACAGGGGATCGACACGGCTACTGTTGCCGCGGATTCCTTCGCTGTCGGATGGCTTTCAACACGGTCTGATGGTAACCCGGGACCGGCCCGCGGCTCAATCACTTTTTGCGGCCGCTCTTCTTCTCGGCGCGTAATTCGCGGCGGTAGGAGGCGAAAGCGGCGCGGCATCGGTCGCATTTGCAGCACCAGCTGGTGTATCCGGTCAATGTGCCGTGCTGTTCAGCAGGCATGAGACCGGCCTCGCGGCGCCTGATCTTCTTCTGCTTCGCGGTGTGCTGATAGCGCCGCCTGGCCTCGAGGGTGGGCGCATTGCGTGGCCGGCATTCGGCGCTGCAGTATAGGCGGTTGCGTCCGCGCAGGGACCGAATGTTGAAATCGCCGCCGCAGGTGACGCAGGTCTTCCATACCCCAGGGGCATCGGAGCGGTACTCCATAGGCGCCGTTCTCATGTCAGCCCGATCCTAGTTCCTCGGCCACGACCTCTGGCGGTGCGAGCGCCAGCAGCCGGTCGGGCAGGACGGAGGCGCGGCGGACAGCTTCAGGGGTGCGTCGGATGTCGAGCACCGGGCCGACCCGGGACTGTTCAGCGGGACTGAGCCGGCGGCGCAGATGAAACGCCCGCCCGGTCCATTCCGCCCACTCGCCCAGCTCGGGCGCGCCGAGACCGTCGAGCTCTTTACGTGCGCGTCGTCCGCACAGCGTTGGCCCGTGGAAGGCCCGGGCCGGGGCGACCGAGACGTGCCAGACCGGCCCGCCGAGATCCATCTCGAGTCATTCGTAGCCGCTGTTGACGGTCAGGACGATGGTGAAGCCGGGTTCGGCGCGGGCGAAGCGGGGGTTCATCGTTTCGATCGCGAGGCGGCAGTGGTGGCGCAGCGCTATCTCGGCGGCACGAGCGGTCATCTCTCGACCTTATCGCTCTCATGCTGACGCGCTCCCTGGCAGCAGATGTCCCCAAGCCGCAGTGGGCATGTGATGATCGCGAACTCATCCCCACGTCTGAGTGGGCAGAGCCCAGAGTGGATATCGCCGTTCATGGCTCGGGGGGTGGGAAGTTAAGGCCAGGCATGGTATTTTCCGGTCTCAATTTCATTCCGGTCCATGTGCCGTCTTGGTGGTCATCAAATTCGGCTGTGTACCCGTAGCGCATCGCGATCAGGTCGGCCTGCGCACGGTTGGCTGTGTAGATGGTTCGGCTCAAGGCGAACGATCCGCGGCTGCGCTGGGTTTGCATCGCGGCGAGGGTCGTGTCGAGTTGTCCCATCTGCCAGCCGGCGACGTAGGCGTCGTCGTCGTAGGGTCCGTCGTTTGAGGTGACGGGCAGGAACGGCATTTCCAGGCTGTAGCCTTCGTCTTCAATGTCGGGCATCAACGTCCTTGACTCGAGCGCACGTCACTTCCCACGCATCGGGCAGGGCAGCGCTGGGTGACGGGGTGAGCATAGAACCGTGCGCCGGAGGGCGCGTCGTCACACGTCATCAGGGATTGGTGGGGGCCAGTGAGGTGGACCCATTCACGGTCGGGATCATGGCGGATACGCCAGCCGCAGTGTGCACAGTCATCCTCGGTGTCGGCACGTCCGCAACAGGCCATGCGCTCGGTACGAGAATCGAACTCGTGTTTTCGGTCTGAGAAACCGGTGGGCTACCACTACCCCAATCGAGCAGGGTGGGCGGCTTTCGCGGGTGTCTAATCCGCCAGCCTGTCGGTGCCGCCCTACTGGGTCGCGTCATGATGAGGGTGTTGCGACCAAAAGCCCCGCAGTTGTGCCGGGGCTCGAACCCGAACGACCGGGGTGAAAACCCGGCAGGCTGACCGTTACCTCACACAACCCTTGCATCCGGTTCCTGCTCCTGGAGTCGAACCAGGGTCCTTCGCATTATCAGTGCGCTGCGCCAACCAACTGCGCCAAGCAGGACTAGCGACCCAGACGGGAATCGAACCCGTGACGGACGCCGCGACAAGGCGTTGCCTAACCATTCGGCTTCTGAGCCAGGTGGACCCTGCCCGAGAGGGGTAGATGTTCAAGAAATCAAGAAATGAACACCCCGGGCGGGGGCCGAGCGGCTAACGGGCTTCGAACCCGTGACCTCCACCTTGGCAAGGTGGCGCTCTACCATCCTGAGCTACAACCGCAGCGCTTCGCTGATAACGGTAATGCTATCAACAACTCGAGCCGGTGACAGGAATCGGACCCGCGTTTTCCTGTTTACAAGACAGGCGCTCTAACCAACGTGAGCTACACCGGCGGTGTGCGCCCGGCAGGATTTGAACCTGCGGCCCTCCGCTTAAGAGGCGGTGGCTCTACCAGCTGAGCTACGGACGCGTGGGATCGGGGCGGCATGCTGGCTTTCGCCGCCCCGTCTCGGTTCGCGTTCGTAGCATCATGGTGATCACCATAACGTGCGGGCCGGTTCGTCGGCTACTGTTTTCCGCCGACCGCCAGCGAACGGGTAAGCAGCGTGTGGGCGCCGGCGTCCATCAGCAGGCCGGGCGTCACCTCGCAGCCGTGCTCGCAGGGCATCGATTCGACCGCGCCCCACAAGCGGCAGATCAGTGGCCTGTCTTCATAGACGCTGCAGCGGCCGTCGACGAGCGCCGGGCAGGGGTTGGGTGTGCCGTCGATGATGGCTTGGAATGCGTGCTCGACGGGTGGGATGGTGACGCCGCGGGCGGCGATGCGTTGGCGTTCCTCATCGGACATGTCGATCGGGCCGCAGTATTCGGCGCACAGCCCGCGGCAGGCGACGGTTGGGACGGCCCGGTAGATCCGTTCGAGACTGTCTGTCACGTGCCCCGTCGTGGTTTCGAACCACGGGCCTCCAGCATGTCGGGCTGGCGCTCTACCCCTGAGCTAACAGGACGTTTCTTGAGTTGTGCCCAATGATCCCACAGGGCGCAGCCCCAGACGCATTTCTCGCCGGGTTGGCACTGCCCCGTGTAGCAGTTCACGTAGTCGGTGAGGGACTCGAACCCCCGCGACCTTGGATGTGACCCAAGCGCTCTGCCGCTGAGCTAACCGACCTGGCGTCCGGGCCGATGCCCCGACCCGGACGGTTCCGCTTGTGGCTTCCTGGGTGCGGGACAACCCTCGTGGTCACAGCGCGTCGACCCGAGCGCGGTGTTACGAGCCGAGCGCTTCTGGCCGTGCCATCGGCTGGAGTCGAACCAGCTCCCGCCGGGCTTCAACCGGCTGCTCATCCTCATGAGCTACGAGGGCGTGGACCAGGTCCGGTTCGAACGGACATCCTCCTGTTTGCAAGACAGGCGCTCTACCAGTTGGAGCTACAAGCCCATGTTCAAGTTTTAGGTTGCACCTTCGCGTCTTTCGGTGCATCCGCCCCCACGGAGGTCTTACCTCACGCTGATAGACGAGGGGCGCTAGCGAGCGGATGGCCGGATTCGAACCGGCGTTGCCAGCTTGGAAGGCTGGTGCGCGGCCAGACTACGCCACACCCGCTGGGGTGACCTGACGGTACCGATCCGTCGGCCTTCAGGATCACAACCTGACGCTCCGCCATTGAGCTAAGGCCACCGAACGACTGACAGGAGTCGAACCTGTGTTTACGGGGTTGCAGCCCGTCACCTGGCCGTTCGGTCACAGTCGCATTTGCCGATCTAGCTTACCGCCCGCACGGCGCGTTGACGAACGATATTTTCCGTGGCGAACCTACGGTGCGCGCATGGCTGTCGACGTGGCGATTTGGGCGAAAGACCCAGACGACCTCGTCGACTTCGTCCTTCACTGGGCGGACTGGGTGCGCCCCGGCGACGCGATCGACACCCACACCATAGACCCGGACGTGTTTGAGGTCGGCGGACAGACGCCGCTGCTGGTCACCTCGACGCTGCATGACGACGTCGACGTCACGCTGTGGCTCGACGGCGGCGACGAAGGCTCCACCTATCTGCTGGCGTGTGAAGTCGTCACCACCACCGGGCGGCGGGCCCGCCGCTACGTGTATGTGAAGGTCGCCCGGCAGTTCGCCGTCGCATCATAGGAGGAAACGAAGATGGCGCTTAACAATGCCGCGATGGTGGTCGCAGCGAACGCGCTGCAGGGCGTGCTGGTGGCGATGCAGCTCCACTCGGGCGATCCTGGCGCGGCGGGCACCGCGAACACGACGTCGGCGGCCCGGCAGGCGATCGCGTGGGGTGCGCCGACAGGGCCCGGCAGTTTCGGGTTGTCGGCGTCGGTGAACTTCACCGGTGTCGCGGCGAACGGCGCTACCACCTACATTTCGTTGTGGAGCCAGGTCGCTGCCGGCGGCACGTGGTACGGCAACTTCCAGCTGTCCGGCGATCAGACCGCCAACGCTGCCGGCCAGTACACCGTCACCGCCCTCAACCTCACGGGTTCCGCGACGTAAGCCAAGGCATTGGTATGGCAGCGGCTCACTTAGCGGGTGCCGCTTCCTGACGCGGGCCGGTTGAGGAGGCAGCCATGGCCATCACGTTCGTAGGCGTCGGCGCCACCGCTGCCCAGGCTGCGGGCACAACTAACACCGCGAGCACCGTCTCGGTGACGCCGACGCGGCCTGTCGGCACCGCGGCCGGCGACCGGGTTTTCATTCTCATATCGGCGAACAACACTAACGGCGCCACCCCCGCCAACTGGACAGCGCTTTACAAGGATGTCCAGTGCGGGCCGACAGGAACCGCTCCTGGAGCCGGTACGGGCCGACGTTATCTGACGTGCTACTACCGGGATTACGACGGCGTCTGGACGATGCCAGCGGTCACGTTGACGTCGGCTAGCCAAAACACGCAAGCGGTTGGCTCGCTCACGTTGCGTAAGGACGCGACCGACACGTGGGATACGCCAACAGCGTCCGGTGCGGGGAACACGTCTGCGGCCAGTACCGCATACTCGATCACCAGCCCGACGTTCACCACGACGCTCAACGGTCTGTTAATACTGCACACCGGTCACAACGACAACGTTTCCGGATCTGGACCGAATCTGACTGGCACCAACGGCTTCAACGATTCGAATCTGACGGAGCGTGTCGACGGCGGTTCCCAGTCGGGTAATGACGCGCGTATCAGGGTTGCCACCGCCGATGTCACGACAGCGGCCAGCCCCGCCGGAACCCTGACGTACACAGCGACGCTGAGCGCGGCGTCTGAAGGCGGCACGGTCTTCATTCAACAGACCGTTGTCCCGCCCGGCCAGGGCACCGGCTCGGGGACCTACACGTACGCGTCAGCCAGTTCCGGGCAGAGGAACCCGGTCGGCACAGTAGCGGGCGGTTACGGCTGGCTCTCGAGTGCGCCACCGATCTCGGAAGTCAACACGGCCCGCACCAACCAGGCGGTCCCGGCTGGCTACAGTCAGTGGCGGTTCATCGGTATCGGCGGTGGTGCCGGCGGCGGCGCCGCCAACGGCAACGTCTTCCAGGGGGTCGGCGGCGGCGGTGGTGGCGGCGGCGCCGCCAAGATCGACACCGGCTGGCAGGACATCAGCACCCTGGGAGCCACCTATTCCACGGCTGTCGGCGCGGGCGGCGGCAGCGCAGCGAACGGCACGGCCAGCACATTCACATCCGGGTCAGTGTCGGTGTCCGCGGGCGGCGGCCTGACAGGCACCAACGGCGGCAACAACACCAACGGAACAGGAGGCGCTGGCGGCACCGGCACCGCCAGCGGCATCACCGGCGCAACGATCAACAACGGCACGGCAGGCGGCCTTGGCGGTGCCGCGGGCGGTCTGAACGGCACGGCGGCAGCCGACAACACGACGGGTAGCGGCCCAGGCGGCGGCGGTGGTGGTGCCCGCAACAGTGGGGGTACCTCATTCCTCGGCGGTAAAGGCGGCAACTCCGCCACCGTCAGCGGCGGCGGCGGCGGCGGCGTCGGCGGTCTCGGAGGCACCGGAACCAGCGGTGCTGCCGGCAATGCGGGTGGTGGCGGTGGTGGTGGCGGCGGCGGCAACAACCAGGGCGGCACTGGAGGTGCAGCCGGAACCGCCGGTGCAGGCGGCGGCGGCGGAGCGGGCGACAACTACACCCTCAACGGCGGCGCGGGCGGCGGCGGCTACACCGAGCTAGACCTTGTGGGCGCGTCGCAGGTCGTCGGTCACGCGCCGACAGTCCCGCTCGGTACCAGCAGCGGAACCTACAGCTTCTCCTCAGCCGCCACCGGCGCGAAAACCCAGCAGGGCACCGCATCCGGCGGGTACGGCTGGTCGAGTTCGGCGACCGGTAAGAAAACCCAGCAGGGCACCATATCCGCTGGTTATGGCTGGTCGGGCGCCGCGACCGGTAAGAAAACCCAGACCGGCATCACGGCAGGGGGCTACGGGTGGTCGGCCGCTGCGACCGGCGCGAAGACCCAGCGGGGCACGGCTGCAGGCGGCTACGGGTGGGGCGGCACAGCCACCGGGCAGAAACACCAGCAAGGCAACGCCAGCGGCACCTACAGCTGGGCGGGCAGCGCCGCCGGCGCCAAACAGCAACAAGGCACCACCTCGGGCAGCTACGGCTGGGCCGCCACCACACACGGGCAACAACCCCCCAACACCGGCTCAGCCTCAGGCAGCTACGGCTGGACAGCCAGCACTACCGGACACGCCAGCAAAAACGGTGCCGCGACCGGCAGCTACGGCTGGGCCGCGACAGCGCAGGGCAGCTCGGCGCACGGCGGAACCGGCGCCGGAAACTACGGCTGGGCGGCCACGGCCGCCGGGATCGAACAGCCGCAGGGCCAGGTCGCAGCCAGCTACCAGTGGACGAGTTTCGCGGTCGGCGGCGTCCTCAACACCGGCGCCGCCGCGGGAGCCTACACCTTCGCAGGCCAGGCCGACGGCGAAATCGCAGCCCGTCAAGGCAGCGCAGCCAGCGGCTACAGCTGGGGCGGCGCAGCCGCCGGCCAGAAACAGCCGGTCGGTGACAGCGCAGGCAGCTACCGGTGGGCCAGCGCCGCGGCCGGCGCTACCGCGCACGACGGTATCGGCGCTGGGGTGTACGGCTGGACCGCGACCGCCGACGGGCAGAAAACGCAGCAAGGCACCGCGGCCGCCACCTACGGCTGGGCGGGCACTGCGGCCGGTGTCGAGCAACCGAACGGCCAAGTCAGCAGCAGCTACGGGTGGGCAGCGGCAGCAGCGGGCACTACCCCGGCTGTTGCCCCCCACAACGGGAACGCGACCGGCAGCTACGGGTGGGCCGGCACTGCGACCGGTGCCGAGCAGCCGCTGGGCCAAGCCGCCAGCAGCTACGGCTGGGCGGGCACCGCGTCGGGCAACGCGCCGGTCGTCGGCGCCCACAACGGCACCGTCAACAGCAGCTACACCTTCAGCTCACACGCGACCGGCGCCACCAACCGGACAGGCCAAGCCGCCAGCACCTACGGCTGGACCGCGACCGCCGACGGGCAGAAAAATCAGCAAGGCACCGCGGCACCCACCTACGGCTGGTCGGGGACTACGGCGGGCGTCGAGCATCCCCAAGGCGAGGGCGCCAGCAGCTACGGGTGGGCCGGGACCGCGGCCGGGGTCAGGGCGGCGCAAGGCCACAGCAGCGGCGGGTACAACGTAGCCGGTGCAGCCGTCGGCAGCGCATCCTCGGGCGGCAGCGCCGCGGGCGGGTACAGCTGGGCAGCTGCGGCTGCCGGTATCAGACACCCCGTCGGGACCAGCAGCGGCAGCTACGGGTGGGCTGCGGCCGCCGACGGTCAGGCACCGTTCCTGCCGCCCGGCCAAGGCAGCAGCACCGGCAGCTACAGCGTGGTGGGTGCGGCCGCCGGCATCAAACAGCCGCAAGGCGCCGCGGCCGGTGGTTACGGCTGGACGGCGGCAGCTTCTGGTTTCACCCCGGTCGTCGGCGCGCACAACGGCGCCGCGGCCGGCGTGTACGGCTGGAGCGGCGCCGCGACCGGCAGCGCCGCCTACCAAGGCAGCAGCAGCAGCACCTACCGCTGGTCAAGCACCGCGGCGGGCTCCGAACACCCGCAGGGCACAACGTCTGGCAGCTACCGGTTCACCAGCAGCGCCGCAGGCGCCAAACAACAGCAGGCCACCACCTCCGGCAGCTACGGCTGGTCGAGCACGGCGACCGGGGTGTGGCATCCCGTCGGCACCGGCGCCGCAGGGTACGGTTTCCACGGCGCGCCCAACGGGTTCCGCGCCCCGGTCGGGCAGGTCAACCGCAGCTACGGCTGGCAGGCCACCAACCTCGGCGCGCACCCAGTATCCGGGCACGTCGACAGCGACTACGCGTTCACCGGTGAGGCGGTCGGCGAAACCACCTTCCTGCCTGACCTCGAGGGACAGGCATCCGGTACCTACCGGTGGAGCTCGCAAGCTGCCGGCCAATCGCTGCCGCACGGGCAAGCCGGCGGCGGTTTCATGCTGCTGATGCGGCTGCCGGTCGGCGGCCCGCTGAACACCCCGCTCGAGCGCAGCGCCACCGTGCGGGGTTCGGCCCGCGCCGCGAGCATCCCCGGCGACTACCGAGAAGCCACCGTGCTGGGCTCGGCCCGCGCCGGGCGGATCCCCGCCGATGACCGGGAAGCCACCGTGCTGGGCTCGGCGCGCAGCGGGCGGATCGACTCCGACGATCAGGAAACCCGGGTGCTGGTCGACAGTTATTCAGGCTGATTTTTGTCGGGTTCTGCGGGCCACGGTAATCCGTCGGGCTAGTAAACTTTTCCATTACCGGTGACAGGTCGCCCCTACGCCGGTCGAAAGAAGACAGCGGCACCTCGATGCACAGCGGGGTGCCGCTGTTCTCGTCGAAAAATACTTTCAGGGGTACGCGGGGCCCGCGGACTTATACAACCCATATAACCCCCCAGTACGGGCCGAGTGAATCGAACACTCCATGCCGACGGCGGCGGCTTTACAGGCCGCCTGGTACACCAGTACCTGACCCGCTTGGCACGCCCCGAAGGAATCGAACCCTCGCCTTACGGCTTTGGAGACCGCGATGCTATCCAGTTACACCAGGGACGCTTCGTCGGGGAGGAGCGATTCGAACGCCCAGTCTCTGGTACCCAAAACCAGTGGCCTACCAAATTGGCCTACACCCCGGTTGGTGCCGGGGGTCGCAGCGCGACTCGCCCGGCGGTTAACGCCAGGGATACGGTCGACGGCTGCGCAACATGGTTCTCCTTACCGGGGCGGCCACTGCCGCCTCATCTTAGCCCGGGCCGCCGACAGTTGTACACCCGTTTTCGCCTAGTCCGGCGCCTGCCAGCTGTCCACTATCTGCGCGGCGGCTTCGTACGCGTCCTGGGTGTCGCGTATGGCGGCCTGGCGGCGCAGCTTGCGGTGGTACCACCGGACAGGGGTCCAGCGACCGTCTGTGTAGCCGATATGGGGATTGCGGCCATAGTGCTGCCCTGGACGCAGGACCCAGGTCCGGCTACACGCGCAGCGCCATACGGTGCCCGGCGGGTAGTGCGTGGGCACCGGGACGGGTTTGGCTTTTGCGCGGTCTTCGGGCTTCATGAATCCCAGCGGCGGCGGGACCTTGGTCCATTCGGCCTTGGGCCGGTAGTGCGGCGGGTTGCAGCGGTGCCGCGCCTGCGGTACGTGGCGCACACTCATGGCGCTTGGATCAGATCCGTTCCATCCAGCATTGCCCACAGGTGCACCGGACATCGACGAGGCCGCCGAGCATGTGGAAGTGGTAGACGGGGCGGTGACCGCGGACCCGGTGCCACAGGGACCGCAGCGCGCTGCTCGTGTGTTCGCCGCTCATGCTCAGGCTGCTCATGTCTACTCCTGTCTCGGGATCTGCCCGCAGTCGCAGGCATGCTCAGGGTGCGGGCAGCAATGCCCGGTCCGGCGGTACTGGCAGTCGACGTTGGTGGTCATGATCCAGTTGCAGGACACCTGGTGCCCGTCGATTGTCAGCCGGTAGAGGTCCATCAACTCTCCTGCTGCTGCTGGGTTTTGACCTGATTGCGCTGCGCCCGGTACTTGGACAGTTCGTCGGTGAGCGGCTCGTCGTCGAGCTCGGTGTCACCCATCGGCGGCACCGGCCCGGCGCCGCCGGCACTCGGGCCGAGGTCGACGAGCTCGTAGACCTTGGCTTGATCACCCATCAGCCGGCGCGCCACCTCGATCGCCTTCAACTCGCCGTCATCAACGTGGGTGAACGCGGCGCGGACCAGGCGTTCCATCCGGGCCATGTAGATGGTCATGGCGTTCTCGTTGCGCAAAATGTGATCGCGGGTGGCGCGGTCCAACTCGGCGTTGATGATCTGATTGACCCGCGGCTGACCGAGTTTGACGCGGGGGTCTTCGGCGATCTGCTGCTGGGTGTGCCCTGCGAGGAACAAGTCGAGGATCAGTTCGTCGCGTTGGGCGCGCGCCGCAGCGGTCAGCGGTTTCGCGCGTTTACGGACGGTCATGTCTATCCCCTGTACCGGCCGGCGAGCGCCTTGCTGGTGGTGTCGGCGACCGGTGTGTAGCGGTTCTTGAGAACTTCACGCATCATCCACGGTCTACCCGCCGCGATCTGGTATTCGCGGATCAGCGTGGCGTTGGGTGTGTCGTATTCGCGGCGGTCCCAGCCGGGGCTGTCGGCGCGGCCGTGCTCGTCGTTGTGGTCGATCGAGTAGGTGGTGCCGGGCAGTTTCCGCAGCGTGGACAGGGTTTGGGCGACGAAGTAGAACGCGGAATCCTCATATCCCCAGCCGATGAAACGGGTGTCCTGCCCGCCCAGGCGCCACCACTCGTCGCGGGTGGCGACCAGGCAGGAGCCCAGACCGTCCGGATATTGGGTGACGATCGGCGCGTCCGGAAACTCTTCGACGGGCCGCTGCGCCCATTCGGCGGGGATCAGCACCCACCGGTCATGCGGCCAGGTGATCCCGACCGGGTCGGCGACCGCCGCCAGAACCGAGTCGATCGGCGGGATCGTGTCGGCGTCGGCGACCATCACCACGTCGGTTTTCGCCTGCGCGACGGCGTTGTTGCGGGCCTGGGACAGGCTGAAGATGTCGGTGTCGGAGTCGGCGGTGATGATCGGCCAGCCCGGGCAGTGTTGCTGCCAGAACCGCATCACCTGCTCGAACGGCCGCATCCGTGACGGGCTGGGCCGCCACGGAATGCAGATCGTCGCGTCAACGCTCACCTTTTGACCACGATTTTGCCGCAGTGCACACACTTGTGCGGATTGTCGCCATCAACCTGAACCTCATGCGGGCAGTCATCCGGGGTGGCTGCGGCGTTGGCCGGGGGCGGACCCTGGTAGTACTGGCAGTCGCATTCGTGCTGGCCGGTGAACCGGCGTTCGGCTTCCTTCCAGCCGGTCATGATGGTGACGTGGCAGCGCCCGCACTCATCGTGCGAGTTGCGGGGATGTCCGCAGCGCCGGCAGGTCATACCTCATTGTCGGAGCCGTGTCGCCCGTGTCATGCAGGGCGGCGGCGTGTCGCCCGAAATCCATGCCAAACCAGGCGGACAGTGAAAAGCATGGAAGCCGCAGTCCCGATTCTGGTGGTCATCGACACCGTGCTGCTCGTGCTGATCTTGCTGCGGGTGTTTTTTTGGCCGGGCCCGCGAGTCTAGAAATAGCGTCGCGGGCGTCAAAAAGATAACGCCGCGCGGAATCCTCTACGACGAGCCGCGCGACGACCAGTAGGGGTGCGATGCGTGAGTTAGATCGGGCCACGCTCTGTGACTGGCTGGTGGGGGTGACCTACAAGCCAGGATGGTCGGTCAAGTTCGCTGGGCCGTTGAACGATGACCGTCTGTGGATCAACGTCTTCGCGACCGAGCCCGACGTCTGCAACCCCGGCCAGACGTTTTCCACAGCGCCGCTGTTCTGTGTTCCCGACGACATCAGCACACGCGCGGAGCTGTACAACTGGATCCTCGACGTGTGCATCCCCGGCGTAGAGACCCACGAGCGTTATGAATGGTTCCGGATCGACGGTCAGCATTGGCGCGATCCGCATGCTCCAGGCATGCCCGCATTCGCCGTCGACTTCACCGGGTGATTCGAGTGCGCCCCGTGGGATTCGAACCCACACTGTGCCGGGTTTAAGCCGACTGCCTCTGCGTTGGGCTAGGAGCGCGTACACCCTCTGGGATTCGAACCCAGACTGGACAGGTTTTGAATCTGCTGCCTCTGCCGTTGGGCTAAGGGTGTGTGCTCCCGGAGGGATTCGAACCCACACTGGACGGCCTCTCAGACCGCTGCCTCTGCCCTTGGGCTACGAGAGCGTACCGCCGGAGGGATTCGAACCCACACTGTCAGCATCCTGAGTGCTGCGCCTCCTGCCGATTGGGCTACGACGGCCTTACAAATTCTCCTAACTCTTGTAACAAGAAACATGAAAGTGCTGGTCGCAGAGGGTGAAGGTGTCGAACCCTCAGGCGTGATACCTGGCACGGTTTTCAGGACCGATTTGCTCAGCCGGAGCGCCACCCTCCCAGCGGAGGACTGGCGAATCGAACGCCAAGCACCTGGCGGCCTCGCATCGGCTAGCAACCGCGCCCCGGCCCAGCCGGGTTAGCCCTCCCTGACTAGCTAAGTCGTAGGGAGGTACTCGATCGGCGCAATCGCTGCATGACCGCAAGTGTGACATAGCGGTGAAACCGTTTCAACCGGTTGTCACAGGACCGTCGGTGCTCTGTTCCTTGATGAGTTCGTCAAGTAGGGCAACCGCTCGGCGGGCCGCATGGAGCAGGCCTGAGTTACGCCCCAGTGCCTGCTCGTGGGCGATAGCTGCGTTCAGGTCTGCGCGGCGGTAGATCAGCCACTGGCGGTGCATGAGGGAGATGCTACTCACCGCGGGCAGGTGTCGTCGCTGACATACATCGGCACGGTCATGTCGGCTTCGATCACAGCCGTGAGCCGGTTCCAGGAGCTGCGCAGCACTCCGGCGCGGTAGACGACGGGAAGTTGCATCAGTTCCCAGGTGCCGTTGCGCATCATGTCGGCGTAGCGGGTGACCAACCCCGGATCGGGTGTCCTGTTGGCTGTTGCGAGCCATTGGCGGGCCAGTTCGGGTGTGATGTTCACGAGGTGCATCGCGCGCCCGTACCGGCAGATGATGTCGTCGTCGGCCATCAGTGCGTCAGGGTCGGTCACCGATAACGGGCCTTAAGTCGATCCCCTGGTTTCCAGTGGGAGTCCCTACCCGCGGCTACCAGTTGCACAACCTCGGCGTCAGTCAGCTCTACCAACGCTTCGTTGTACAGCCGCGCAACGGCGGCGATTGTGCTGTCACTAATGGTCATGCGCGTAGCACGCGGCGCTCTAGAACGCCCTCGTAAGCCTGCATGTGCTGAAGCTGTTCCCGGAGATCAGAACGGTCGTTGTCGGGAAGTTCCTCGAACTCACCCGTAAGGATGAACTGCTCAAGTTTGTGGCGGCGTGCGCTGAGTTCGTCGTGCTCGGTGAACAGGCGATCTTTCCAGGTATCCATCCCGTGTTTCTCCTTTGCCGGTGCCGATGTCAGGCGGCTCTGGACCGGCATCCGGTCCAGTGGAACGATTTGTGACCAGCCGGAAGCTGGCATGTGCCGCAGTCGAAGACCAAGCCCTGGCGGATTTGATGATCGCCATGCCATCCGTTGTCACAAGCGGCTCCGCATGGTGCGACTTCGGGGTCGAGAAATGATGCGCTGAGGTCATAGGTATTGAACGACAGTTGACAGTCGGCGCAAGTGAACCCGTCGCCGGAGTCGGTGGTTTCACCGCCGCAGGCCCCACACGCGGGATACTGCTGTACTGCATCGGGTAATGCGCTCATCACTTACGGCGTCGCGACCGGTTCAGGCTGCTGCTGCACGGCTGGCTGCGGGACCGGGACCTGCTCGTCGGCGGCGGCCGCCAGCTGATCTGCTGTCGGCACGGTACGGACGTATGCCGCATCAATACCTGCGCGCTGCTGCGCGTCGAGGGAATCGGCTGTGCTCTTCATACCCCAATCGCGGAGCCAGTCGTTGGCCGGCAGCTTCTGGGTAGGCACCAGCAGTTCGGTGATGTTGCCCTTCTTGGTCACGACGTTGGCTGGGTGGTCGAGGCGAGCGAACCGGTAATCGTGCAGCCGCGACTTGCCTGCGTCGGAGTTATTGGAGGCGACCCACGGCGGGTTGGGCGCATCGGGGAAGTCGCCCCAGCCGTCGTATTCGTTCGCCAGGAACGTGACCTCGGCGGGTGTGCCGGCGGGAACGGCCTGCTTAGCGGCTACCAGCTGCGCGTTGCGCTGAAACGTCCACGCCAGCAAAATGAACCGCACACCACCCGGCGGTGTGTGCTGTGAGAGGTACAGCGCCACCACTTGGGATCCAAGCGAGAAACCCATGACTGTGTCGCCGGGCTTGATGGCGCCTTTGAGGACGAGCTTGTTGATGTTGTCGGCGCCGCCTTGGTTGTTCAAACCGTCGGAGATGTAGGGCACCTTGGTGCACGGGCATTTGGTGCCGCCGAGGTCGGTCTGGGTGAGGTTGGTGCCGTAGCCGAAGTAGCCGTCGAAGTCGAACGGCTCCAGCGTCCACGTCATCGACGGTTCAGCTGGTGCGATGGGGGCCAAGCCAAGTACCAAAGCGACCGTGCAGATCAGACAGACTGCCGTTCTGAGCAGTTTCATGAGATGCCCCTTCTCATCAGGTGCTTTCCCGGTTTTCCAGGCCGACGGCCGCGGTCAGCTGCTCGATGTCGCTGCGTAGGCTCTGGGCCATTTCGCGGGCTTGTCCGGTGTCGTCCTGCTCAATGAGCCACACCATCGCCTGTCCGAGATTGTGCTCGAACTTGGCGATAGCGTTCAGCTTGTGCTGGGTGGCGTCGTCGCCTCGGCGGGCCACGTTCTCCAGCAGCGCCACCATCAGGAACGTGATGATCGTGGTGGAGGTGTTGATGATCAGCTGGCTGGAATCCACCGGCATCAAAAACAGGGTCGGGAACCACGCGGCCACCATGACGACGCAGACCGCGAAGAACCACGCCTTCGACACCAGCTTGTGCGCGCCGTCAGCGAACCGGTCGAACCAGTTCGGGTCCGTCGCGGCGGCCTCGCGCGGCATCGTCACAGCCTCCATCGTGAGGCTGGATGCAGGTTAGCGGGCTGAGGCGCGCCGTCAGGTCGTGTCGGGGCCGGCCAGATGTTTCAGGATGGCGTCAAGCGCGGCGGTCTGCGCGCCCAGCACGAGCCACATAGTGCCGGGCGAGTCGTCGTTGCTGGCGATCTGGTGCACCTCACGCAGGTGATCACGAGCGGCGCGCAGCTCGTCTTGCCGCTCCGCCTGGCTGCGCAACGTGTCGGCGTACAGTTCGCGGGCCTCGTCAACCCGCGAAGGGAATTCAGCAGTACGCTGCGCCTCATCGACGCGCCTCTTGAACTCGGTGACCCTGTCCATGAACGAGATGGACTGCGGCGCACCGGAGCTGTCCTCGCTGGCGGGGTGCACCCGGGTCTTGAATGCGCGCGGCGGCAGTTTGAACAGCGCCAGGTAGTGGCTGTAGCGCAGTACACCGGCCGCCGCTGGCGGTTCCTCGATGGAGTCGAGGATCTCGGGCAGGTTGAACGGGTCGGCCTCGAGGTTGACGGTGCGTTCCATGTAGCCGCGGTAGGCGAACCCGTCGGGTTGCTTGTCGCTGTTCTCGTCGCCCGGCCAGGTGCTGGTCAGCAGGTAGGTGCTGCCGCTGCCCTTGAACCGTTCCAGGATTTGGCTGGTGTAGGCGTTGGGGAAGTGGATCAGGACGTGGCGGGCCAGGATCAGATCCACTTTCGGGATCGCGTCTTCGGTGAGCAGGTTTTTGCATTCGAATGTCACGTTGGTTCGGCCGGCGAAGCGGCGTTGGTTCTCTTCGATGGTGGCGGCGTCGACATCCCAGCCGGTGTAGGACTGGATCATTGACAGGTCGACGTGCTGCATCCAGGTCCAGTCGCCGCAGCCCACGTCGAGCACGGTTTTGATGTCGTGGCGTTGCAGCAGCCCGGGTAGTTCCTTACGCAGCTGCTCGGTGGCTTCCATGGTGGCGCCGGGCCCGTTGACGGTTTCGGGTATCGGGTCGGACAATTTCGTCAGGTGCGGGATCTCCGACCAGGCTTTGGCGTTTTCCTCAACAAATGTCGATGTCGTGCGGCGGGTCGGGATCACGTCGTCGAGCATGTCGAGGATCTTCTCTGCCATCGCCTTGACGATCCGCGAGATGTCGTCGTCGTCGGGCATGTCGAGGATCTTCTCTGCCGTCGCCTTGATGGTCTGCGTGACCACGTCGTCGATGTTGTCCTCAATGGATGTCATCGGTGTCGTCCTTTCCTCGTGGGGAAGCTGATCGACGCATTGCCCGTCGAAGTGGACCCCAGTGGTTTCACCGTCGAAATGAGTATCGCCTATTTGACCTGCACTAAGAGGCGTCACGGCATCTTGAACGAAGCATCTTCCGAATAGCGACTCGATCGGGTCCGGCCGATTGATCTGCTCAAGTGCCTCAGCGAAGCTGTAGCAGTGCTTCTGGATCACGCCGAGCTGCGGATAGTTTGCGGTAATGAGCCAGATAGCGGGGGCGGCCTCGGTGCATTGGCAGCGGTCACATCGCTTGCCGCCGTTTTCGCGGGGCTGCCAGTCGTGCGGGCCGTCGTCTATGCAGCGCCATCCTGAGCGGATGCTGACCGTCACGCGGGTCTCCTTGTTGTCCAGTTCACTCATGGCCGCCACCCGTTCCATCGATCGATCCACCACCAAATCGAGTTGAAGCTGGTCATCTCTGTTTGAAAAGCCTGATCTACCGTGTCGCGCAACTGATTCCAAGTCATCACGTCACCCACTGGTCAGCCTCGGCGATCGGGGTTTGACAGTGGATACAGACACCGTCGCAGTCCAGGTCGGAGTATTCGCAGCCGTCGATCTCCACCCCGTCTAGTTGACACACCCGGTTACGCAGGTAGACGCCGTGCGGGTTCATCGCATCCGGCCCGAACAGCATCAGGTCCCCGGCCCGGCCCACCACGCCCCGCGGAAGCGCCCACCACGGGTAGCCGTGTTTCCGCAGCACCGCGAGCTGCCGTTCCGTGTAGAGGCTCAGGGCGCGTCGGCGTTCGTTGGTGGCGCACACCGCGTCGATGACCACGTCGACACCGTTGGCGGCGACATTGCACATGATGATTTCCTGCCAGGGCAGCGGCACGCCATTAGAGTAATACGTTTCCCGTTACTTCACGGGTTATGCTGACTTACATGCGTGTCCGGTTGCGTGGCCTGTGGTGGCGGCTGTGCGACGTGCTGGCGGGGCGGATGCCGCGCTGCGAGCACGGCTTCGCCCCCGACCGTGGCATCGGGCTGTGGTGCCCCGGCTGCGAAGCCCAACGCCAGTGATCCACACCATCACCGCTGTAGGTGCGTTCCTAGCGTTCGTCGCGTTCATCTCGACATGCGCCTACTTCATTGGGCGACGCCGCGGCATCGACTACGCCGACCGGATCTCCTACCAGGCCGGGTACACGGCGGGCCACGGTGACGGGTACCTCGCTGGCGTCGACCATCTGCGTCGGACGATGGCGGCGGCGGCGCGGGTGCACGGCGGCCAGGCCGCGCGAGCATTCGTGCAGGCCGTCGAAAGCGGTCAGCTGCGACACCTCGACGAAGGACAGCAATGATGGGCGAGCAGAAAATCATCCAGATCATCGGCCTAGTTACGGGCGGGCGCACCCCGTTCGACAGTCAGTTCGTCGTCGACTACGACGCCAGCCGACCGGACAGCTCTGGGTCGCCTAATTCGTGTCATCTGGTCACCACACCGAATCTCGATGAGGCAACCCGCTACTCAGAACAGCATGCGTTCGAACTGTGGCGTGCGATCGACCAACGCAACCCGGTCCGCGGCGACGGGAAACCCAACCGGCCGCTGAGGATGTTCAACATCCTGTTCCTGGCCGCGCCGGCAGTGGCGCGGGTGTCGAAATGAAGGATTGCACCTGCACGCACACCGCCAAGCATCACAAGCAGTCGGGCCGCTGCCGCAAAGGCTGCGACTGCCAGGCGGCATGGGTGAAGTGGCAGCGTAAGCTGCGGGCCCGATGAGACTGTTCCACGGCGGGGTGCCCGACTTGAAAGTCGGCGACGTGATCGAACCCGGCCACGCCCGCCGCATGCACGACGGCTGCCCGTGGTGTGAAGCCCGCGCCGCCGGCGGGGCCCACTTGGGTATGGACGGGCCGCCCCAGCATCTGCTGCGGGTCTACGCCACCAGCCACCGGCTCTACGCCAAGCATTACGCGTCGCTGTGGGGACATGGCGACCTGTACCGGGTCCTCACCGACGGCGACGTGCAACCCTCCGACGAGGACAGCTTCGAAACCGTCGTCGCGGAACGCCTCATCGTGGCGGCGGTGCAGGACCGGGCGGTGCGCCTGACGATGAGTGAGCGGCGCCGACTGCAGCGGGAATGGAGGGCCGCCGATAAAGCCCGCGCGGACGCTGACAAAGCGAAGGCAGCCAAGTGGAAGGACACGTGATGGCAGGTCACGGCTGGGTTCGGCCCAACCCCGACGGCAGCAGAGACAGCTGCGGCGGACCCTCAGTGTGCTCGGCATGCACACAAGAACTCTCGGCACGGATCGTGCAGGAGCGCCCGGAGGTGCGTGTCGCACAGGCCGGCGAAACGCACCTGTTCTTCGACGGCACGTCGAAGGTGTACTTTCTGGCCTACTGCCACGACTGCTGGCCGGATAAGTTCGCGCCGATGCCGTTCGGCACCGCGGGCGAACGCGACAAGTGGGCCGCGCAGCACGCCACCGTCGGCCACAACATCAGCTTTCTCCTCGAGGTGCGGTCGTAGCGCGGTCGTAGTGTCTCAGGGTTTGGCCGATACCGAGAACTGAGCGAATCGCGTTGCACTGCCAGGGTTCCAGCGACCAACCCAGGTCCGCCGACAGGTCGGCCAGCCGGGTGACGACCACGTCTACGGGGGTGGGCGGGTCGTCTGTCAGGTCGACAATGCGAGGTGCCGGCAGCCCAGCGGGCTGGCCCTCCCATCGAATGCGGCGGCGCCGGTATTCCTCATCGACGTCGGCCGCGCGAATGAGGTAGGACTGAGGGACGCTGCGGGAGCCCTGGACGTACCAGCGCCAATCCATCACTGCCCGCACGGTTACTCCAGCCAGGCGACTGTGGTCGATCCCTGGTGGCCGTGGATGGTGAGGACGTCGTCGATGTCGTGGTAGAGGACCGTGCTGGTGGTTTCGGTGAGCCAACGCATCGCCACGGTGCCGTCGGTGAACCGGACCCCTTCGGCGACGACGCCGGTGCCTGACAGACCGGTGATGTCTTCGGCGCGGTCGAGCACGAAGCGGCGGATGTTCGTCGGCGAGCTGTCCAGCGTCGTTTTGGGCTCCGGCGGCGTGCCGCCTTCAACCCAGTTGCCGCGCTCGTCAAGGGTGCGTGTGCGGTCACTCAATGTGTTTCTCCTTCTCGTGGCGGCGGGAACAGGAACGCCCAGCCCGCATAGTAGATGCACACAGCCAGGCCGGCTGCGGTGTAGAAGCTGAGGGTGGCCGCCAGCGTGTTGGACATATGGTCGTGCGGCAGGGCGTTGACGGCGAGCAGGAACGCCTGTGCGCTGGCGCCGAAAAGCAACCCGGCCAAAGACACCCAGAATCCCCACCAGAGGCGGTGGGCAACGCGGATCTCACGCACTAAGGACCTCCTGTGGGGGGGTGTTCAAAGTTTGAACGCCTGGGTGCGCCACGCAGATGGCAGCACTATATCGGGCGGCGGGGTCATCGAGGCGCCAGCCGCGCGACGCGGGTGGCGATTTGCAGGAGCAGCATACGGTCGGCGTCCGACACGCTGACCGGGTCTACCACGATCGCCAGCCCGACACGGCCCGCCTTGAACTCGACCGTCAGATCCCAGGAAATCACGGCTTCATCATTGGCCAGCATGTCAACAAGCTCACCGACGCGCGACAGCGCGGTGACCGCGGTTTTCGCGACAGGCGCCAGGTCGGGCTTTGTCGCAGTCACGGCAGCTTCGGTGTGACGACCACGTAGGGCATCGAACCGGGCAAGGCGTCCCACATTTCACGCGGAAAGCACCACTGCGCCTGATCGGTGGCGATGCCCAGCAGAAACAGCTTCTCCATGGTCAGGTGATCCCCGGTCCACAGGTTGCTGTCGCGGTCCATACACGCGTTCACGAACGACCAACCGCCGCCGCCGCCCTGATCGTGCCGTTTGAACGCGGACGGCAACTGGTCGAGCATCCCGGCGATATGGCCGTGATAGTCGGCCAGCTGCGCTCGGTCGAACGCGGCAGTATGCATGATGCCCTGCACGGTCACAGCGTTGTGCGCGTCGGGGTTCTCCGCGAGGCATGCGGTAAAGATGTTCTCGACGTTGGCGGGGCTCAGCGGCGAATCGCGGAACTGTTGGTCTTTGGCCTCTACTGCCTCTACTGCCTCTACCGGCACGCCGTAACTCCACATGCCTTCGGGGCCCGGTTCAGTCATGGTGGTCCTTCTTAAATTGGTGTCGCAGCACAAGAATGATGACGAGTATTGCGGCGGGCCAGGCCCCCACGGCGACGATCTTCGCTACGAACTCCATCCACGTCATGCGATGACCTCGCGGAGCTCGACGACGTGACCTCGAGCGTGCTCGGTATGCTCGGTCGCTTCCTTGATCGCCGCGGCGCGCTCAGTGTGCACGCTGAACCGGGTGGCGCACCACGTGCAGCAGGGCTGGTACTGGACAGCGCCGACCGGCGCCGCGGTCAGGCCGGCGGCGGCAAGGATGGCTTCGACGGCGAGCACGCCCGCTGTGAAGTCGTAAGGTTCGGCGCTGGTGGTGCCGCGGGCCAGGCACGCCAGCAGGTAGCCGGCCTTCTCGACCGGGCTGCGGCGCTGCAAAATGATGTCGGTCATGGCCTAGCTCCTTCTGGTGCATTTGGCGTGCACCGGATCTGGGTTCCACGCCGCAGCTTGGACGCGAAGCTCGTCCAGGATCTCCTGCCGGGTTTTGAGCTGCCCGCGCCCGTTCTTGTTGAACGGGTTGATCGTCTGGCGGAACGTGTGCCGCAGCGACGCCCGGATACCGCAGACCCGGCAACGGAAGGTTCGGTGCGTCGATACCGCCACCACGTCGTAGGTTTCAGTGACCCTCATGACGGTGCGCCCGTATAGTCGTGACAATTTCCGCAATAGCCGAACTTGATGTCGTTGGCGTTGTAGCTGGTCATCCCGCATACCGGGCAAGTAAAGTGCGGCTGCGACGGCCGTTCGGTGCCTGTCATCGCGGTGCGCTCCGTATCCACAGCGCCTCCTCGTCGGTGATGACGCCGCGCCCTGCGAGGAGGGCCAGGAGGCGTTCGAGCTGGTTTGCGGCGAGTCTGGCCGACTGGCGGGCGGCGTCGGCGGCGGCTTGCGCGTGGACGTGTGGTGGTTCATTTCCTCCGTTGGGCATGTTCGCTCCTGTCTAGTTGGGCGAGGACATCGCCGCGGCGGCGGCGGTGATGACCGCCGAGGTGAAAGCCGCCGCAGTCCGGGCATGGATAGGGTTCGACCTTGTCGCGGTACGGCAGCTGCGCCTGGACGCGCCGCGCGGCGGCGCGGTCGAGGTGCCGTATTTTGCCGGTTGCAGCGCACCTCATGTCGACTCCGGATGTGCAAGCTCCCTGTAGCAGTCGCGGCAGGCGCCCGCCAGATAGCAGAACCCGCCGGCTACCACCGACACAGCAACGATGGGGTCCTCCGGCATCCCCGCACACACATGCCCGCAGCCGTCGCAGGTCTTGTCGGTCACAGGGCCGATTTTGAGCAGCTCAGTGCACAGCTCGCAGACCACCAAACCGGGTCTCCACGCCGCCGCCCAGACCGGCTGCGGGAAGTTGACATCCGGGCGGTGCCCGCAGGTCCGGCCCTTGTCGTTGGCCCAGGCCAGGAACGCATCGAGCATTCCCAGCCGCAACCAGCCGCTCATATCGTCGAGGTCGCCGAGATACCCCGGATTACCTAACGCCTGTTGTGCGCGGCGTTGCATGTCGCGGGTCGCCGACGAAAGCTGGTCCGTGAACGCCTGCCCGACCTTGGCGTGGTCAGCCGCCCACTGTTGAGGTGTGCGGTTGGCCAGCGCTTCCTCGAACTCGACGGCGTTGGTGATGCGTCTACGTTCGGTCATGCGCCTTCCCTGTGTTCATGGGCCAGTCCACCTCCGGTGGAGTCCAGTCATTGAGGCGCAGCCGTTGGAAGAAGTTGGGGATCGTCGGGAACGGCGGATCGTAGTATCCGTCGAGCACAGCCTGGGCCATTGCCCCCTGAAGTTTGATGACCATCTCAACAGACAGATGGGGGTGTTCTGCGGGGTCGTACGGCCACCACGACGGTGTGCGCGACACGTCGGCGCATCGCCGGTGGTACTCCTGGAGCCCATGGTTGAGCTGCCACTGCTCGGCGATGCGTAGGCACCGTCTGCGACTGATCACCGATCGAGTGCTTTCAGCGCGGGCAGCAGCGCCGGCATGGTGTTGGTGGCGTAGGCATGGTCGATGTCGTCGCGCACCGCGTCGGCGACGGTCTGCCCGCTCGGCAAAACCAGGTGACCTAAAAATTCGGTGTCGAACGTGGAGATACCAGCCTGGACGGCCTCAAGTTTCGCCTTGATCACCAAGTTCAGGGCGCGCCACCGTTGCCGCACCGCCTGCTCATAGGCGGCGTCGCGCTGCAGCGCCGTACGCTGCTTGCCGCGTTCAGGGGTGTGGGTGAACTCGCGGCTGTTGCGGTCGGGCATTCCCACCGCGATCTTGACTTGCCGGTCGTGCATCATGAACCAGACCATGGCGCGATCGTCACCTTCGCCCCACAGCACCTGGTCGGCGCCGTAGCGGCGCAGCGTGGCGCGGATCTCGGCCATCGACCGGTCGGTGGACACGTCGGTGCCGGCCGCGTAGGTGCCCGCCACTTAGGTGCCCCGGGTGATGTTGATGTCGCATTTGTGCAGCGAGATCTTGTGGATCACCCGGTTCTCGAGGGCAGCGTCCCACTCCTGGTTCTCTGCGCGCAACGAGTAGCTGAGGGTGCCGCCACGGATCCGGCTAGCCGCGGCGGCATGCACCTGAGCTTCGATTTTGAAGCCCACATCGTCGACCACCAGCTTCAGGGTGCCCGTGCGGGTGCGGGCCAGCGGCGCACCCGCGTTGTTCAGCATCAGCGCCACGTCGGGGTCGCGGCCGACGGCGTCGAGGAAAACGTCGCGGCCGATGTACTCGGTCCACCCGCCGTGCTCCGGCCCGCCGTACATTTCCCGCGAATCGAAGTCGGTGACGTACCCGGACACGGTGACCGTCCCCGGCGTCGGGCTGGGGCCGATATGCACAAGCTGACTGATCACAGGCGGCTCATTTCGCATGCCAATCACGCTGAATCCTGTCCATCGCGGCCGGCGACATGCGGACGTCCGTGGACAGCCGGGCGCGCCGGTTTTCGTCGTAGCGGCGCTGCAACTCCCGCATCGCCGCCCGCCACTCTTCGGTGTGCATGACTCCCCGGTTGATCTCACTGTTGTAGGTGGCCAGCGTGTTCATCTCAGCCTCGGTGAGACCGTACAGTTCGTCTATGGACTCGCGCCGGCGAGGGCGCAGCAGGCTCATACCAACTCCTGGGTAGCTTCCCGAACCACGTGACACAGCCGGTCAGCGGCCCAATGCTCCCGTGAGAAGCCGGCCACACCGCTGCGCTGCGACTCGACATCGACACCGGCCTGGGCCAACTCGTCGAGCAGCTGCTGCGGATCCTGCCCGCAACCCACACAGCGCAGGTTGTCGGCGACCGCCACATGTCCGTCGCGGGCGATGCACGGCGTCATGTCGGATTGGGCGCGGGGACAGCCCACCGTGCCGGGGCTGTCGTCGTAGCGGCCGTAGCCACACACACCCTTCACTCCAAACCTCCCCTGATCTGCTCCATCACCGACCGGCCGAAGTCCAACGCCTTGCACCGCATACCGTTCGCGGCGGCGTAACGCAGCCCTTCCAGCTCCCGCCCGAACAGCACCAGGTCAGTGCCGTCAGGTGCGTAGGCGCCCCACACCTGACGCACACGGCTCCTCACCCCAGCGGCGTTGTGAAGATCGGATTGGCCGGCAACATCATCACCGGCATCCGGCACAGCGGGCAGATCCCGTCCTGCAGCACCCTTGTCGGCCTTGCCTGACCGCACTCCCTGCAGTTCTCCCATGGTCCGGCTCCTATCCGCCAGTTTTGAGCGTTTGGGGACGTATTTCCCCGTTGTGTGGCGTTTTCGCCCATTTTCTGGGCCACATCTGATCTAACCGTGGGGGGGTGCGTCTCGTGGGCCACGGGAACATGGTAGTCCAGCACGCTGAAAGATTGAACGGTCAGGCGGCGACGCTGTCCGGTGTTTTCGGCGGCGGCGGCAACAAATCCACGAGCGCCACCAAAAGCGCCCGTAATACCGCCAGATCGTCGGCGAGCCGACGCAGCTCCAACTCAACCTCGTCGAGGCCGTCCATCACCACTCCTGCTCGTCGCCGTCGCCGAGCAGCCGCGTCAACGCACGCGACACCCCGCCCCGCGACATCCCCACCCGCGCCGCGATCGCCGAGAGCGGCGCGCCGCCAGCCCGCATCTGGACAATGATGCGGTCCCGCTCATGCGCGCCGAGCTCGTAGCGCCGCTCAGGCATAATGGCCGTGCAGATGCGGCGAATGCGTCACCGACGGCTCAATCTCGACGTCGAATTCATCGTTGTCGGCCGACACCGTCACCTCCGAAACCGATCCGTCATTGTGCAGGACCTTGACCTGCTCGGGCGGCTCGCCCGGGTGGATAGTCCGCAGCGTCTGCGGTCCGTCGTCTCCGGAATGTCGTACGGAAAACCAGCTCAGCACATGGACCGCCTCCTCGTAAGCGGGGTGTTTTGTGGAATTGATTCCACATCCCAGTGTTGTGCGGCAACATAAACCCGCGGCGAGGCGCGCCGAGGAAACCGGCGAAAACTGGGGCAGACTGTCTGGCCATGGGCTATATCGAGGAGCAGGCGTCCGGCTGGATCGATATCGGCCGGTTCCACCACGAATACGACCGCAACCCGGTCGGGCAGCGGCCCGAAACCGCCGACGGGCCGGGCGCCACCGTAGCCCTCACAGAGGACCTGCGCCGCTGGCTTTCCTCGCTGCTGCGCCGCAGCGAGGTCTACACGATGCTCGACGCCGCCTGCGGCGACTGGTCGTGGATGCGGCTGGTCGATTTAGGGAACACCGAATACACCGGCTGGGACGTCGACCCGGGCCGCATCGACACCTGCCGCCGCCGCGTCGCGACCGGCGACTTCGTAGCCCTGGACCGGCCCAACACGGTGTTCGAGACGGTGAACCTGCTCACCGTCGACCAAATCGGCTACTACGACCTGGTGTTGTGCCGCGACTTTTTGATGCACGTCCCCAACGAGCACGTGTCCGCGATCCTGCGTAAGATCCGCGCCGGCGGGAGTCTGCTGCTGCTGGCCACCTCATTTCCGGGCGCCGACAACACGGCGCGGGCGTGGCATCCGGAAACCGCGACGTGGGCCGGCTACATGGAGCAGCCGCTCGACCTGTGTGCGCCGCCGTTTTCGTTGGGCATCCCGCTGGAATCGTTCGCCGAGCAGCCGGGCCCGTGGGGCGTGCTGGCGGTCCCGCGTGAGCTGGGATTATGGCGGATCAACGAAGTGGATTAACGCCATCCTGGAACACGGGACGTTGGGTGATTGGCCTCGTGTCCCAATCCGAATCTGATAGCGCCGTGATCGAGCTGCGCCGCGAACCCGACGGCGTCTACGTCGACCGGGCCGACCCGGTCATGTGGTTCGCCAAACACACGCTCGACATGATCAAGGCTGAACCGTTCGACAACGGGTGGACCTTCGACGGCACGCACGTCACGCTCAACGCAGCTAACGGGCGGTGGGTGTGGAAGCTGACCGGGCGCAGTAAACGCCACGACTACGGGCCGGGCCTGGCGCCGCTGCTCCTGGTGGAGGCGGTGTGGCCGGATTAGTACCAGTGCGATCTGCCGCCGACAGCATGGCCGGTGCCGCCCAGTATCCACAGCACTGCGCCGATCACCACCAGCGCGACACCGATGTAGAGCAGAATGCTGATACCGAATACCCATCCCAGGATCGCCAGGATGGCACCTAGAACAATCATGTTGTGCCCCTTACTTGTTCGGGTGAACACTAAACCTGCGGGCGGCGGTTGACCCGGCGGCGCGCCGCCCCTACCGGATCGAGGGCTCGGAGGCGTGCGGATCCTTGACGATCTGCCCCTTGTACCAACCGAATTCGCGTAGCTCGTGCAGTTCCACCCGGGCCAGCCGCCACATCAGCCAGTCGATCACCTGCGCCTCGTTCAGCAGCGGCGGCACCGGCACATGCACGTTCTGGACCTGCATGTCCTGCGGGTGATACGAGTTGGGCACCTCCAGGCGCACATCCAGGCAGAACCCTTCATACGGGAAGTCGTCGAACGGCTGCATGTGACAGCGCAGGGTCCAGCCGGGCTTGTAGCGGAAGGCGGCGACGATAGCGGCGATCTCGTCGGGGCAGAGATAGCGGTTCACGTCATCCTTTCTCGGCCCTGCTGCCGCCGAGCTGCTCGGCGATCCGCACCGCCTCACCGATGGTCAACGGTTCAGCCACCGGAGCCGGCCGGCAAATCTTGTACGGTATCGCGGGACCGCCGCCCGCACCCGCGACGTGCCCGATGTGCAGCCACTCGGGCCCCAGTCCGTAGTCGAACTGGCGGATTTCGACGTGACAGTGTTTGCACTGCGCACCCACTATTCCTCCGGATCACGGACCCGTTTGCGGTGTTCGGCCAGGTCGTCGGGGGTTTCCACCGTCTGCCGCGCATACTGGCGCAGCAGCGTGTCACGTTCGGTGGGCGGCAGGTCAGCCAGATGCCGCAAAAAGTGCGGGAACAGGTTGCCGACGGCCTGGGCGATCGCGGCCGGCAGCGTCGCGCCGAGGTGTTCGACCTGGGCGGCGACCTGTTGAGGCAGGGCTTCCAAACCTTGTATGCCCGCCGCCTCGATCTGACCGATCTGGGCCGGCAGTGCCTCGAGTTCGGCGGTCAACACCTGCGGGATACCCATCACTTTGTCGGTGATCAGCGCGAAGTCGCCGACCACGGTGTCGCGGAACTTCTGCGCGGCCCTCGTCAGAATCTCGTCCTCATGCGACAGCAGCGCATCCATCGCGGCTGTCACACCGACCTGGATACGGCCGTCAACCCAGCTCGTCACAGGATCAGCCATGGTGTGTCACCACACCATCGTGGTCGGGGTGGTGTACATGATCGGCTCGCGGCAACAGTCATCGTCGGCGGCGGCGGCCCGGTCAGCGTCGGGCACGTTGGCATACAAGGCTTTCTGCTGCTTACGTGCGGACTCCTGGTCAGGGTGGCATCCCTTGAGGTCACCGGTATCGGAGTTGACGACCGACCACTTTTTGCCGGCGGGGCAGCGGGAGTCGTTCTGCTTGATGCTGTACGGCATAGGATGATCATCCCGCCGAACATGCAGGCCACGGATGTGACACGCCGCGTGGGAGCGTTTAGAGGAGCGCCGCCCCTCTTAGAGGGGCAGCGCTCACGGCCACTTGGACCGTACCCTTCAGGGCCTAGCCCCGGTAGATACGCCGTACCCGGGGACGGCGGCCTGATGACGCTATCACAGAAGGGTTCCGGTTGTCAGCGCGCTGGAGCATAATCTGGGGTATGGGCCAAATAGGCAAAGAGAAGCGTCGTATCGAGGCCACCCCACTCACCACGAAGCCGGTACGCAAACCGATCCCCACACCCGCACCGGCACCAGCGCCTGCACCGGTGAAGGAGCCGGCGCCGGTGTGACCGAGCAGCATCCCGACGAGGCCGCTGGCGGCCTGGATCCGGACGTAACCGAGTTCGACGTCTTCGCGCTGCGCAGCTTCAAATTCTCGATCGAGCAGCAGACGCAGAAGATCGGCCAGTCGATCGGCTGGTGGAGCGACGGCCGCGCGCGGGTCTGGCGGCCGGTCGCCTACGGCCGGGTCGACGGTTGGGAGGACGGCACCTGCGAAGCCGTCTGCCACGGCTACAGCAATCCGCGGCATGAAGCGCCGAACGAGAATTGCGGCTGCGGTGTGTACGGCTCCCTGTCGTACGCCGACGTGCTGGGCCAGTACCACGACGCGGCGAAGCATCTGGTGGCGGTGATCGCCGCGGAAGGGAAAACGATCATCGGCACACGCGGCCTGCGGACCGCGTTCGCCCGCGTCGTCGCCTACTGGGCCGACCCCGGCGGGCCCACACAGCAGACCGCGACGGCGGACTTCTGGGGTCGCACTGTGGCGTATGAGGGGCCGATGCATCCGACGTATCGGGAAGTCGCGGCCTCGCAGTTCAAAGACGCGCAGTCCTACGACTGCCCGCTGGAGATGGTCGAGGAATACGGGCTGGCGCTGCTGCCGCCCGCCGAGGCACGCAGGGGCGGCGGTAACTACTGGACAGGCCGCCATCAACCATCGTGAAATCCAGCGGGCTTACACTGACACTCGTGACCAGCCCGTCGGACCTGAAATGGTTCGACCTCGCGCCCGCCTGGGCGCAGGAAATGTACACGGCCCTCTCAGCGCAGATCGCCGCAGTCGGAAGCATGGAAGGACAAATCATGGCTCAAGTACAGATCGACGACGCGACCCTCAACAACGCTGTCGCCGTCCTGCAGAACACGTCGGGTCAGCTGGAGACCTTGTCGGCCGCGGTTGAGGAGTTCATCGCCGCCAACCCGCCGGTCCCGCAGGCGCAACTGGACGCGCTGAACACCGCGCTGAGCGGCAGCCAGAAAGCGCTCGCCGACGGGCAGCAAGCCGCAACCGACCTCGCCGCGCAGAACCCGACACCCCCAGCCGGCCCCTAAACCGCGAGGTCATGAACGAGGTTGAAACCTACCTACGACAGTCGGGTAAGTGGCATGTCCCGATTGCCACCGACTGGCTTGGCAGAGCAACCCAAGGTGCCTGGTGGCCGACCTACTACTCGCAGTGGCTCGACGCACATACGGCTGAGCGTGTCAAGCGTGACCCCCGAGAGTTCGGCCCTGGCGTCTGGGCGCGCGGCGACGACGGCAAAGACAGGTGGATCACCGATACACCCGAGTGGGATAAAAACTGGTTCCGCGCACGGGGCGTGCGGCCACCCAAGCGGTTCGGGGAAAAGGCCCGAACCTACTGGAAAGACTACGGCGACGGGCTGCAAGGCCTGAGCTATGGCGACCGGCCAACCTGACATATCGAAGGAGACGTGTCCGGCCTCACGCCGAGCCGACGGACCGTGGCACAGCTGGATCTTCGACGGCGACAACCCCTACATCGTGTGCGCGTACTGCGACGAGATGCGCGACGCCCTCACTGGCCGGCAGATCCGCCCGCCCACGGCGCGCCGCCCCTGACCACGGTAAACCTCGTGGCACCGTTCGGCTATGGCCGTCAGATACGAGTTCTACTACGAGACGCCGACACAGCAGCCCGACGGCAGCGGCGGCACCATCACCGTGAACGTCCCGACGACCTTCTCGCTGGGTGGCATCGCCCTGCCCGTCGCCAAGGCCATCAGAGCAGGCCTCGTCAACCGCGCCGCCCAGGCCGGCATCGCGAACGTGACCGCTACCCGGGTGCAGGACGCGACGGACACCATCAACGACGCGAGCACCTGAGACCGGTGTTCAGGTTCAGGTTTTGAACACCCCGGGTCAACGCACGATTGCTTGAAGGTCCGGCGGCAGCGTGCGGCCCGATTCGTTGTCCCAATGCCAGACATGGCTCACCTTGTCGTTCATGCGGCCGTCTACGACTTGGTAGCCGGTGACGGTGACCGTCAACAGGGTCTTACCTCGGCGTTCGGACACGATCCTGTAGGGCCGCATCATCACGCCAGTGTCTTTGATGAGCACGTCGGGGAAGTGCGGATTGCCCGGCCGTATGTCCCATTCGTGCCGTCGCACCTCGCCGCCGATTGGCTGCGTCATGGGATCCATTCCTCTCCGAGGCGTAGGGCGGCGCTCAGGTCTGAGCGAGTCTGGGTCTGTAGCACCTTGCGGGGTTGCTCGTATCGCTTCAGCAGGCAGACCTGGAACTGGTGGATGCCCTCTGCCGACGTCTCGGGTGTGATACGGACCATTGCGTTCGTGCCGTAGCGGACGACCACGCCTTCGCCGATGTGCCAGGTGTTCACCGGTCCTTCAGCCCTTCCCCGGCCAACGCGCAGCCTGTCCTTCGCTTATCGAACGAAGGTGATCCGGCCTATCCGTTGGATATCCGAGACTGATCAAGTAGTGCGCCACGCAGTCAGCTACATCGTCACCGCCGACCTCATGACCGTTGATCGACATCGTGATGACGGGCGTCCAGTCCTTCGGGTGGGTCAGCCCACACCCTTCAATCTCACAGCGACAACTGGCATGCGCGCAAGCCACGCTCATCCCGCCTGTTCGGTCAGGTTCCGCACCCGCCACGCGTCAAGATCGCCGCGCAGACGCGGTTCAGGCACCACATACTTCCACGACCCGCCAAGCGAATAACCGATCACGTCACCGGTTCTCAGATGCGGATTGCCCTTCGACGGCATCGACCCGTCCACGTCGCCTTCATGACGCCCGTGCGCGTTGCGGCTCAGGTCGGCGAGCATCGTTTGGTAGCCCTGCAACTTGCGACGCTCCGCGGCTTCGCGTTCGTAAAGCTGCTGCCAGGTCTGGCGCACACCGTTGATGGTGGAGTCGCTCAGATCGCTCATCAACGCCCGCCGCATGTAGTCATCGTTAGGGTGGCTCACAATTGTCGTCTCACTGGTCCAGTGCGTCCCACATGAACAGAGGTGATGGTGGCGGGTCGGCCGCCAGGTAGCACCAATGCAAACCCGGGCGGTCGCGGTCAGCGTCTCCCCGGTCACCGCACAGCGTCATCGCCTACTGCCTAGCGACACTGCATCTCCGGCGGATGAATCGTCCAACACTTCCGACACACACAGTGCCCCGACCGCTCCACCTCAGGACGCGGCACCGTCCGCAGCTCCCGCACCTGCGGCCGCGCCTTCACCGACCGCACCGACTTCACCGGCCTGGCCGGCCGCGTCGGCTTCCGCGGCACCATCCGCTCGGGCGCCGACGGCAGATCCTTACGCTCCGGCTCACCCTCCGGCACCGGCGGTTTCCCACGTTGACGTTTCGGCTTGTTCTGCTTATCGGGCCGGTGCTCACCACACCACGGCTGACCAACGAAGTCGATCACCCAGCCCAGCGATGACGCCAGCAGCCGGAACCGGTCCATCACCCGCGGATCCTCGGGACTGTCGGCGTGCACAGTCAACTTGGCCGGAGTGAAACACGCCGTGCAACAAAACGTCCTGGTCAGCATGCCCACAGGTTCCTCCTCATCACAGTGTGGATGCACAATGCCCTTGGCAGTCAGATGCATCCGCCCCAGCAACGCCGGATACGGCTCCCCGCACTCCGCACACACACCCGGCAACACCGGCCGGAAGAAATACGTCGCCACCGTCACGTCGCCTCCACACCTAAACGGTCGATCACGTCCTCACGGGTAGCCTTAAGCGCTTCGTACCGACACAGAATGCACTGCCTGACGTCACCCTGCGGTTCACCCAGGAACTCTGCGGCCGCCCGGTGCCCCAGGAACTGATGCAACGTGACGATGAACCAGCCGACGGTGTCCATCTGCTTGCTCATATCAGTCCGTGTGCCATCCCGTCCACCTAAACCACCACCGGTGCTGCAAATGATGCCAACCCCACGCCAACCGCCATTGTCGCTCCCACAACGTGCAATTCGGCTCCGGACACTCCGCCCGCCAATACACGTGCCACCACACATGGCCAATCCACCACGGCACCCAATACCGCAGCCGCCACCACACCAACCGGGCCCGATGCCCGGCCCGCTCCTTCACGTCACGCATCGGAATCCGTGCTCTTCGTCCTGAGCAACTTCATCGCCCGCAGCTCTTTGAGGATGGCGGACTCAGTCTTGCCGTAGCAGATCACCACCTGCATCGCCGGCACACCCAGCGCCACCAACTCCTCAGCCCTAATCAGGATCGGCTCACCGGCCACCAGCCGGGCCATGTTCTCCTCCGACAACCCCAACAACAACAACGGCTGCCCATCACCCGTCGCGCCGGCACCCTTAATCACGGGGACTTGCGCTGCTTCTTGACAGCCTCACCCACGCTGTCATACATCGACGAGTCGCGGCGTTTACGCTCGTCCTTCTCCGCTGCCCGCCTCAACGCCAACCGCAGACGCGGCGACTTCGGCGAACGCCCACTGACCCCATGCTTGTGCATGCCCATGCCGCCCCCACCCGACTCCATCAGGAAACCTCGCCCGGATACCCCTGCTTGAACAGGTCGATCGCGGCCAGCACCGACAACACCTCACCATGCAACGGCGACTGAATCACCTGGTCAGACAGATGCTGAGCAGCGTTCATCGAATCCTTACGGTCGAAATACAGCGCCGCATGCCGCAACACCGCCTCCGCCTTGTCCAATGTCCGCCGCGCATTAATCTCCGCCGGACGCTGCAGGTCGGCGCGATACGTCCGCCTGGAGTACTCTTCCGGCGACACAAGCTCCGAAGACCGCAGCTCGGCGCGATACGCGTTCCGCTCAGGCGTCCGCTCGAGATACTCCTCCGGCGACATAAACGTCACGCCCGACGTCCCGGCATGATCCACACCATGAGCCTCAGCCCTGGCCTGCGCCTCACGCGCGAACTTGTTGCGCGCCAACCGGATGAGGTCGGCGTTGGTACCGGGGACCACGACCGAGTCCTCATCCCCACCACCATCAACCCTGGCGGCCTGCGCCTCACGCAGCAGCTCCTGATCCACCCGCTCATGACGCTCGTAAGGGCCCGGCTCATCCACGCGGCCCGCACCACCAGGGTTATTGCGCTGCTCGTCCATGGCCCACAGCCTACAGCGCGCTGACGCATCAACACACACCCGGCGCGCCGAACCCAACCGGCCCGCACCGCCAGGTTTAACGTGAGCATCGCCACCGCGACATGAAGGGCTACCGCAACATGAGCGACATAACACCCGCGAGACTGCAAGAACTACACGACACCGAAACCAACCTCCTCGACAAAACCAGCACCGAATGCGCCGCACTACTCAGCCGGGTCAACGAAACCGGCCGCCAAACCCTCACAGTCGAAGAAGACACAAGATTCCGCCGACTGACCAACACCAGACAGCGCTACGTCACCCGCATCGAGCTCCTCGAACAACTCATGCAAGAAGCCGCAACCGCTCTACCGCCGCGTTGAACGGCTTGAACGCCTCAGTGATCTCGGCTCCCCACAAAAGACTCGGCCTATGACCGTCCACTACAGCGACGACGACGTCATCCTCCACCACGGCGACTGCCTCGACGTCATGGCCGAGCTGCCGGATCAGTCGGTCGACGCTGTAGTCACCGATCCGCCGTATGGCCTCGACTTCATGGGCAAGAAGTGGGACACCGGCGCCGTCTCGTTCGACACCGCGATCTGGCGCCACGCGTTGCGCGTACTCAAACCCGGCGGGCACCTGCTGGCGTTCGGCGGCACCCGCACCTGGCACCGCCTCGCCGCGGCCATCGAAGACGCCGGATTTGAGATCCGCGACAGCATTGCCTGGCTGTACGGCTCAGGGTTCCCGAAGTCGCTGGACGTGTCCAAGGCGATCGACAAAGCGGCGGGCACCGAGCGTGAAGTGATCCGCCCACGCAGTTACGAACTGACCGACGGCGGCGGCTACAGCGGCAACCTGAACACGTCGAGGCCGCGACTTGAATCATGCGAGATCACCGCGCCCGCGACCGACGCCGCGAAGCAGTGGCAGGGCTGGGGCACCGCGCTCAAACCCGCGTTCGAGCCGATCGTCGTCGCACGCAAACCTATCCGCGGGACTGTTGCGGCGAACGTGTTGGCGCACGGCACCGGGGCACTCAACATCGACGCCACCAGAGTCGCTGGCGACAATCCGTCGATCGGCCGACGCAAAGGCTCAACCAACCACCTGTCAACCCGGCCCGCTCGTGAAGCTGAAGCGGAGGGACGCATCGAGTCGCGACAAAGCCCTGAGGCCTTCGCGGCGGATCGGCCCGGCGAGCTACTCGGCCGTTGGCCTACCAACGTCGTCATAGACGAACACACAGCCGCTGGGATCGACGTGCACAGTGGCGTCACCCGCGACGGAACCGCGGTGCAGCGCAACGGCGGCGGCCAACGCATCTTCAACCAGGGCGACGGCCTAACCCGCGACGACGCTGGCTATGGCGGCGGAGGCGGCGCGTCCCGGTTCTTCCCCACGTTCCGCTACGAGGCCAAGGCCCCCACCTCGGAACGCCCTTCGACCGAGGGTGTCGCGCACCCCACCGTGAAGCCGCTGGACCTGATGCGCTGGCTGGTTCGCCTCGTCACACCACCCGGCGGAGTCGTGCTCGACCCGTTCGCCGGCTCCGGCACCACTGCGGAGGCCGCCATCCACGAACACATGCGCTGCATCGTCATTGAACGCGAACTGATCTACCTACCCCTGATCGTCGCCCGGCTGTCGAAACCCATGGCAATCGGATTCGACTTCGAGACCCCCGCATAATTAGACATGCACGTAGGCCACCGTGTGGCGGCAGGAAGAACACCAGCGCACACGGGACCTGCGGGCCACATCCACCCAGCACACCCAGCGCAACCGAGACCGGCAGACCGGACAACGGACAGGCGCCACCGGGCTCAACCCCACCTGCGGCAACGGCTCCGAAGGCCGCACCGGCCGGCGGCCCCCGAACGGATCAAACATCACAGCCCACGGTGAACCGCCCACTGACAATCCGACCCCCGGTCCGCATAAACCAACTCGAACCCATCACGCCCAACAAACTCCCGCACCGCCCGACACACCCCAAAAAACCGGTGACCAGGATCAGCCGACCAATCATCACCAGCAATAACCCCACCCGGCCGAACCTTCACCGCCAACAACTCGAGCTCCGCAGCCGCCTGCTCGTAGCTGTGCACCGAATCCACATACGCCCAATCCAGATAATCGTCGGCGAAAGTCGGCAACACATCCAGATCACTACCGATATGCAACACCGCCTGACCGCTCACCAACTCCGGACCAACCCGCCGCACCGCCTCCACCAACGCCGTCACAGTCGACTCACCACCATCGCGCTCATCCCACCGCTCACCCAGCAGATACCACGGATCGATCAAATGCAGCCTCGCCGGCGCCAACACATCCAGCAGCACACGCGACAAAAACCCCTTATAAACCCCCAGCTCAGCACCCACACCACCAACCGGCAGCACCTCCCGCACAAACCGAATCCGAGCCTCCGCCCAACCAGCCCACGGCGCATCCGCAGCATCAACCATCAGCACCCGTCTCCTTGGTGAAGTCGTACGCTCGCGCCCTCGGCAGGACCGACGCCAAGAAGCAGTCCAAGTGCCACGACAGCAGCTTCGCCGACGACGAGATCAACGGGATCAACACGCCCTGGTCGCCGACCTCGATGGCCTTACCGCACTGAGGGCAGATGTCCCCGACCGGCGTGGGACGGTGCCTCGCCGACTCGCACACCGGCGCATACCAGCTCTCACCGAACCAGCCGCCGGGGTAGTCGTCGATCACCGGGACGACCGGATCAATAGACACGACGGTCACGACCAGGCCGACCATCCTGCATCCGCTCCAACGCCGACCACACCCCATTAGGCGAACAACCCACACGCTTCGCGATCTGGCGAATACTCCGGCCTTCCGCACGCAAACGCACAATCAACGCATCACGCTGCGCCGGCGACAACTGCTCAGCCATGACTGGAACGGTACCAGCTCTGACCTGCACCAATCCGTCCACTCTGCGATTAACCATGGCTGAATATTAACCGCGAAGGGTCGCGCGAAACACTAAGCCCTGCAACGGGATTCAGCGTCAGCAAACGCTCGAAAGGCTAACGGGCGCAAAGTCTTTCACGCGGGGCCACCACGCCGGAGGTCAAAGACGCGTTTTGACGGAAAAGAGGCGTCCCGGGGGGATAATCCACGAGCTACCGCTCGGGGGGGCTCTGACCTCGTAGACTTTGGTACGCCCGTCCCACTTGCGGCGGCGTTATGGTACGCGCGTACCCATTTGCGGCGGCGTATATGTCAGGACATGCGGACATAGTAGTGGTACGCGCGTACCGGTCTATACGGTTGCCCCCACAGTACCGCCCACGGTATCTAGTGGTACGCGCGTACCGGTACATACCGTCGGCCCAACGGTAACCGCGAGCGAAGTGTTCGAAAACTGAACATTCAAATAATGAACACCTAGCGCACGAGCGAGCTGGGCCGACGAGGGTTGCGACCAGTTGACATAAGGGTGCCCCCCTGGCATTATTGACATTGGGAGCAGTCCGTTCCCAAAGCAGTCCCCACGAGAGAAACGAGAGAACAATGAGCGAAGTCAACGGCAATAATCCCACAACGGGTGAGGCACATCCGGAGGTGACGGATGAGCAAGCCGCCAAGCGGGCCAAGCGCACGGCCGCAGAACAGTTGCGGGCGGGCAAGCGGTTCGACGCTACGCTGATCAAAACGCTGGTCAATACGGCCAAGGGCCTTGACGAGCTGGCGGTCGCAATCGTCAATTGTCAGGCGCCGGTGCAGGTGGAGATCGACGGGGAGCTGGTCGACGGTCCCGCGCCGTGGCAGCTGGTGACGGACGAGGACGGCAAACCGTTCGGTTCGTGGCAGCTGTACCTGTCGGATCGGATGGCGGGGCACACGTTCCTGCACAAGATCATGCGGGATGAGGTGATCACGCTTTTGCTGGAGTCGGGTATGAGTATTCGCGAGGCAGCAAGGGCGGCGAATGCCAGCGTTGGGACCGTGGCGGGTGTCAAGGCACGGGCAGCGCGCCCGGGCGGTGAGTCCGCGGGTACGGTGTCCACCCCGGTCAGTGCAACGGCCAAGCTGGTGACGCAAGTCGAGAACGCGCTCACCAAGCTGACTGACAAGGTGGGCGAGTTGAGCGACGACGACCTGGAGAAGCTCCGCGACCTCACAGTCAAGACTGGTAAGAAGCTGGCGGCTATGCAGAAGCTTCGCGTCCAGGCGGCAGAAGCCGTGCAGAAGCCGGAGTCGGAGACACCCGCACCGGCACCGAAGCCGGGGCAGCGCGTCAAGACCGCGGCCTAGCGGGCGGGCGGGCGGGTGTCACCACACCCGCCCGCCATCACCCCGCCCAGCACCCAACCCACATAGCGCGCGCCCTACCCCACCCCGTGGCCATCGGGGTGGGGTAGTCGTGTCTGTAGGGCAGGGCGGGCCGAGTCGGGCCTTGACTGACCACGCCCCCGGTATCCACCCCGCGCGGACCACGCCCCCGGTATCCACCCCGCGCGTGCGCGCATCGGGCAACGCGCCAATCCATGCGCCGCATCGGCCAGAACGTCAATCCGTGCGCGCATCGGCCAGAACCGCTATTCAATTTTTGAACACCCCCCCACGAGAGAACAGGGAAAACAACCCCCCATGAGTACCAACAACAACCAGCCGCATCGGCCAGAACGCCAATCGGGCGCCGCACAGGCCGGCCCGTGGATACACGACCACCGGCGGGCGGCCCACGCACAGGCGCAGGCGCCAACCACCACCCCACCCGCCCCCATCACGTGGCGCGCCGCGGTCGTGGAGCGCGCCGCGGTCGTGGAGCTGGACCGTGCCACCCGCGCGTACCACCAAGCGATCGACGCGACCGAGCGGGCGGCGGCCGCGTGCAATTTCGCGTGGTACGACGCCGCGCGTAGCACAGAGCGGGAAGCGGCCGCCCGGTACGCGCTGGCTGTGCGTAGCGCGTATGTCGCGCGCAGCACGGCGCGTCGTTCCCTGGAAGCCGAGGATGGTGGGCAATGGTCTGTCTGAAAGTGACCCACGTCGACACCGCGCAGGGCCGGTACACCGTGGCGCTGTTCGTGACGGGCATCGACTACGAGGTCAATGTGCGCGATCCGCGCCGGCAGTGGACGGTTGTGGGTCGGTTTGACCCTGAGCAGCGCGACGCGGCGCATGCGCTGTACGCGTCCACGGTGCGGGAGTTAACGCCCGCGGTGTGAGTCAACCTGCCGTGCACGGTCGGGATTATTACTGCCCGTGCACGGCGTGATGGACTCAACCGGCGGTTCAGGCGAATGATTGCGGGAGTCTTATGCCTGTATTAAGTACGCGTGACATAAGGACCGGAGGCCGGTAGAATAGTAGTTGGAAGTGGAAAGAAACACCCCACTCCCCCCACGAGAGAAGGAAGCCAGAAATGAACAACACCATCGTTGCGCTTGCGGCAGCAGCGGCGGCGGCGAAGGTCTCGCAGGGCCATGCGGGACGCAATCCCGACATAAGCACAACCGTTCACAAAATGAACACCCCGCGAGAGAGAGAAACCGAAATGAGCAAACGCGAAATTATTGCGCGCGTCGTGCGCGTCGCGTGGTTCTGCGGCGCGATATGCGTTGCGTTGGCCGCGGCCGGGCTGGGCGCGCTGATTCTGGGCGTGCTGCGATGAACACCGTAGCGGCGGCGATGGTGGCTGCCGCATTCCTGATCGGCCTGGCGTATCTGGCCATGGCGCTCACCGTCAACCACCAATAACCCGACTGTTCAAAAAATGAGCATTCAAAAAATGAACACCCCACGAGAAAGGGACACCGAAATGAGCAACACACCGATCAACCGAAGCGACTGCCAGTGTGGTGTGTGCGCGATGCTGGCGACAGCCACACCCACGCTGCACACCCACGCGACCCAGCGGGCGGCGCAGCAGTGCATACAACCGGGATGCGTCCCACCCATGTCCCGCCGGCACGTGATGCGGGCAGTGTTCAACGTCGTTGCTGAGCAGCACAGCGAAGCACTCCAGAAGCTGGCCGAACATGAGTGAGAACAGCGCGTTGGAGAACGAGCGGGCGTATCAGGCTGCGGTCAAAGCCGAGATTGCATCTCGGCGCAGCGACACCGACACGATTGAAGTGACCATGCCGGAGGATGCGTGGTTTGACGCGCAGCACCGAGTTGACGTCGTGACCTACGACGACAGCGGGCCGGAGCGCCGCTACGTGCGCAGATGGTACTGGGCAACCGACGTCGAGGTGGAGGCGGCGTGGACGCATTGGGGCGAGCGGGGCGATTGGAACGCCGCGCTTCCCCTGTACTTCCCCACGCAGCGGAAGGCGAGCGCAATGGTCATCCACGCGCACCTGGACCGCGAGCGCGGAGTACGGGTGATAGACAGCTGGCCACCGTCCAGGATCGACGCGCAAGAGGTGGTGGCGTCATGAGTCTGACGAACGTGGCTGATCAGCAGCGGCAGCTGCGGCAGGGCTGCGAGCGGTGCGGAGCGGGCGCGGTGCAGCAGGTGACGCTGCCCAGCGGGGCGGATCTGCGGTTCTGCGGGCACCACTACAACGAGCACAAAGACGCGTTCGCGGCGCTCGGATACACGGTGGTGGCGCTGTCGGGCGGCAAGCCAGCCGAGTCGCATCCGCTGTTCTGAGCGTCGGTCATGTGCGGTTACCCCAGAGCGACGCGCGATCACTCTGGGGCTACCGGGCAGAAGCCCGCACCCACGAGAGAGGACACAACCACATGAATGGACGCACGAAACTGATCGCTGGCGGCGTGGCCGCTGGCGGTTTCATGCTGATAGGCGGCGCGCTCGTCGTCGGCGCGGGTATCGCCCGGGCCGACGTTGACGGCTACGCCTACGGCGGCGGGTCGATGGGCGACCGCGACGCGTACAGCTACTGGAACCAGACCGACGGCCTCGGTGTGTCCGCGACCGTAGCCGACGCGCAGCACTTCGCGGGCACGGTTTGCGACCAGCGGGCCGCTGGTGTGTCCGAGGGCAAGCTGGTCAGCTGGGCCGCCGACGGCGGCTTCGACACTGTCGTGGCGCGTCTGGTCGTGCACGGCGCCGAGTTCCACTTCTGCCCCACCTACTACTGACCCTCTGCCGCCCGGGGTGTTCATTCCGTGAACACCCCGGCAGCGGCTGCATCCAACCGAGAGAGGAAACCAAGAGATGGACAGCATGGAATCGGTGCATCGCACCGACCTGGCGCGCCTGGAAGCGTTGGACGACCTGCGGCTGCTGCTGCAGAAGGCGGAGCTGGCGACCCGCTGGGTCGTGCAGCTGCAGGGCCTGGGCGGTGCGGGTCGCGGCGAGCATTGCCTGCGCGACCCCGCGGATCGGGCCAACGCGCGGCGCAATGCGGAGGAGCTGGCGCGCGAAACCAGCAGCGTGGCACGCGAAGCAATCGACAACGTCGCCAGCGGCCACCCGCGCAAACTGACCGACCTGCTCGAACGCGTGACGCACTACGAGCGCCGCGTTCGGGCGCTGTGCCAGATGGGCGGGCTGCATATGGGCAACGAGCGGCTCTGGTAGAGCCATGCGCGGTACTGACACCACGGAGGGGAGCACACCCGAGCGCTCGGGTGTGTTGCCTCCTGTCGTGTTTCAGACAGGAACACCCACGAGAAATTGGAGAGAACCATGCGTGAGCAGGGAAAGCATGTGCGTGCCATCGACGTGTTCCCCGGCGACTACGTGCTGTCCATCGACGGTAAGTCGATCGGCGCCAAAGTCGCTGACGTGATCGGCGACGGCACCGGCGGTGTGCGGATCGAGTTCAAGGGACGCAAGACCCACTACTGGGCCGGGCCGCGCGGCACGTACGTCCGCGTTCAGGTCAAGACCTCGTACGCCGCCGACGGTGTCACCAACAGCAAGGCGTACGCGTCGGCCCGAGCCGCCGCCGGTATCTGAACATGCAGGAATACCGCAGAACCATCCCGGACGGCCGTGACTACCACCGTGTGCATCTCGGCGAGCTCGACGAGGTCAACACCGGCGGCAGCTACGCGTTCCCGACGCTGCCAGCCGCCACACGGTTCGCTGTCAAGCACGAGCAGATCGCGGCGGCGCGTGGCGTCGACCGTGTGGTGCTGATCATCTACCCCGGCGGCGAGCTGGTCACCGACTCGCGCGGCCGGTACTGGGACGGTCAGCAGTGGCGGCAGGTGGCGGCGGCCGAACACAACACAACAACAAGGAAGGAAACGAAACCCGATGAAGCATGAGAAGGTCGGCGTCGACCCGGCAACCGGCAAGAACCAGTGCCGTTGCGGTGAACTGGGATTTGACCATATCCGCGAGGTGCTGATGTCCGCGCAGCACATCGCGGACATGGTTTTCGGCCGAGAAAGGGATGACCGATGAGACGCAACTACAACAACCGCCGCGGCGGCGGGTCACGGTGGATGCATCTGCACTACGCCGGCATCTGCAAAGTCTGCGGCGAAAAGCTGCCCGCAGGCAGCCACGCGTTCTGGGACGTGGCCGCGAAAACCGTCACATGCGACAGCCTGGACTGCGCGGAAGCTGACGGCCTGACCACCAACGAGCCGCTGACCGGGCCGTGGGACAAACGCAGCGACACCCGCGTGCTGACCGGTCAGCGTATCGGTGCCCCAGCGCCGGTCAGTCACAGCGCACCGACACGCGCCTACACGGTGCGGTTCAACAGCGGCGCCGAAATGAGCGTGAACGCTCGCGGCCGGTGCGAGGACGCGCCGTGCTGCGGGTGCTGCACCTGACCGGGCGTTCAAAAGTTCAAAAAATGAACACAACATCCGAACGAGAAAACAGAAGAGAGAGAGCAGATGACTGACAGCGTAGAGAGCAACGACGGAACCGACGGGCCATCGACATTCGAGAAGGTGGTGCTGGTGACGATCGCCGCCAACACCGCCGTGCTCGTGTGGGGGCTGTGTGATCACCACCACGAAGAACTGATCGACCCGATGCACACCGGGTTCCTGGCGTTTTTCGTCGTCGAGCTGCTGGTGCGGCTGCGGGCGGCGGGGTCGCTGCGCGTATTCATGGCCAGCGGCTGGAATGTGTTCGATTCGGTCGTGATCGGGCTGTCGCTGCTGCCGGTGCTCGGTGTCGGTGTCACCCTGCTGCGGGTGGCGCGCGGGGCGCGTGTCCTGCACAGCCTGCGTCACGTCAGCCATCTACGCGCGGCCGGGTTTGTGCGGCTGTTCACCCGGCAGTCAGCAGAAGGAGAGGTCTGAACCAACTTGCAGCGCCCGTCTCGTACGGGCGGTGCGTGATGGGTTCAAGCCAGGAGCCATCAACCCCACGAGAGAGAGCCCTGGTGCTCAGAAATTGAACACCACACCCACGAGAGAGAGAACACCATGAACAACAACATCGCCGGGTTTCCGGCCACGTCACGCAGCGAGGAACTGATGATGGGGGCGCGCACCACGCGTCGTCGTCGTCGCAGTGCCTGGGGGCCGCCGCTGGGTGACATCCGGGTAGGACAACCCGTGTACAGGCCGTTGGTCACCACGGCCGAACCCGCAGACGAGACGAGGTAACACCAGATGCGGACAATGATCGCGGCGTTGGCGCTGGCCTTGGCCGGCGCCGGCGTCGCGTGTCCGGCGGCGGCTGCGGCCAGCCCGAACGAGGACGAGGGTGGCTGGTCGTGCGTCGATGACGGTAACCATGTGTGCGGGCCGGGTAATGCGGAAGGTAAACCGGCCGCGTGTTATGACGAGGGCGGCGTGATTGTGGCGCTGTGGCCGTGCCAGCCCGTGAGGCCGCAGCGGTGAGCGCCGTGGAAGGCTTCGAGGCTCTCACGCGGGAGCAGCAGAAGCAGATGCTCGAATGGTTCATGCATCGAATCAAGTTCGAGCAGCGTGAGGAGCTGGCGGGTTCGTTACCGGCCGCGTACAACGCGTGGTGCGGCAGCGAGGTCGTCAAGGTTGTCAGCGTCAAGGATCCTGAGCGTGTTTGGCGCACCACGCGCACGGAGTTTGTCGGCAACGGTGGAGTCGGCCGGTTGATCAAGGTCAGGGTGGGGGAACCGGCTCCAGCGCTCACTGACGACGGTGAGACAGACGATGTTCAAGAATTGAACGCACCACGAGAAAGAGAGGGAAACCGAAATGGCTGAATTTTTGGTGACGTGGGAGACGGACACCGACGACGATGACGTGGAAACGCCTCGGGAAGCTGCGGAGCTTGCGCGCCGTATGCAAACCGCTCCCGGCAGTGTGGCTACCGTGTTTACGGTGCTGAACGTCGCGACAGGTGAAGCCACTGTCGTCGATCTGTACGACGAGGCGCCCGACAAACTCCGTGCAGGCCTGACGGATGGGCAGGCGATGGAGTTGATCCGGAGTCAGCTGTCGGGTGTCAGCTGGTCTCCGAGCACGTTTGAGGAGATAGCTCGCATCGTCCGGTTATCGGGTCGCGATGTGTTGGACGTGTCGCCGCCTGGCTGTGATGAGTGCGGAGCCGTCACCGAGCTTCGTGAAATGATCGAAGCTGAAGGCTTGGCAGGTCTATGGACCGCCGAAGTGGCCCGTGAGCGCTGCGAGCAATACGCAGCACTGGCCGGGCATTTACTCGACCTTCTGGAAGCATCGTGAGCGCTCCGTGCAAGGTCGGTGACCGTGTCCGGCTGACCGCGCCGATCCGCGACGAGTACCCGCCGCCGCGCAACGCGTCAACGCCGCCCGGCCTGCCCGCCGGGCTCGAGGGCACGGTCGACTGGGTCGGTCAGTGGGTCGACAGTTACACCCGTCAGATCGGGGTGAAGTGGGATAACGGTAGCCGGCTGATGCTGCTGGCTGACGTGGACCGTTTCGAGGTCATCTCATGATGTGTCGCATTGATCAGTCGGCGGTCAAGGCCATCACCCCGGACGCGAACCGCAGCATTGTCGGCAACCATCCGCTGGCGATCGTCAGGTACGAGTGCGGGCATTGGGAGTTCGTCCGCCACGACAGCCTGGAGGAGTCATGAGCTACGGCCAGATGGACCCAGAGGGTAGTTGGCCTACCGGCGGTGAGCGTTTGTTCGCCGACCACGTGACCGACGAGCAGGTCGACGCTGCCGCAGCCGAGGTCGACGTGATGAATCGGCGGTTCCGTGAACGGTACGACGAGGGCGGGCGTGTGATTGTCACCGTGACGGGGCGGACGCCGTGGCACGGGTTCGTCCGTTACAAGCTGTCCAACGGATGGTTCATCGACGGCGCGACCAAGTCCTACCGCCGCCACATGGGCTACAAGTACGCGCTGTTTGAACCCGGCGGTGACCCCTCAGGCTGCGCGGGGTTCCGCGGTGGGGCGCCGACGCTGAAACTGGCCGTGGCGGTGGCCAACGGTGCGGTCGTGTGCGGGCACGCGGACAGAGGGTGCCGCAGGATCGCCGTCGCGTCACACGCGGTGACGGTGAGCGGGACCAAAGGGTACGTGTTCCGCTGCGACGAGCACGCTACTGACGAGGACCAGCCGCTCGATGCCACGCCCGACTGGGACAGCTACAACGAGGTCATCTCGTGAAGATCACGGCGGCGCGTGCGCTTGCCCGCAAGTCCACGCAGTACGGGTATTTCGACCAGGGCGGCACGCTCTGGGTTGACTGCCCGCTACGCAAGGACGGCTGCACCCACCGACCCACGGCCACGTACAGCATGTGGGCGGCCGACGCGAAAGGTAAACGGCTCAGCAAGATCGAGCAGCTACGGCGCGAGGTCCTCGAGCACCTGCGGCACGCGCACTGACACCCAACCACTCACCACGTTCAAAAAATGAACACCCACCACGAGAAAGAGAGAAACACCCCATGTCACGACCCGAAACCATGAACAGGCTGGAATTGATCACCCGGGAGCAGGCCGAGTCGTGGGCGGGTCGCGCGCTGTCCGACGATGAACTTGAACGACTCTCCGACGCCATCCCAAACTCCTCGATCCCCGACGCGGTCGACACGATCGTCTCCTCATGGGAGGACTGATGATCAGCAAGGGTTCGTGGGTCACGTTCGTCTCACCTGAGGACGGCAAAACCTATACCGGTCAGGTGGAAACGATCCGCCGGGACGGCATCGCGACGATCGCCTATGAGCACGACTATTTCGGCACGTTGTGCCCACAGCATGAATACCTGAAAGTGCTGCGGCTCACGCCGGCGGCTAAACCCGTCGAGGTGATCCCATGACCAAGACTGACTCTCCGCAGACGTGGCGTAGCCGCACTGTGATCCGGCGCCCTGGTAGGCACCAGAAAATCGTCTGGTTCCTTCCAGGGTGTCAGCCGACCCCTGACCAAAAACACCACGAGAAATTGGAGACAACCATGGCGAAATATCAGGCCACCCGGCTTGAGAACGTCAACAGCATCGAAGACCTCCGCGAGGTGCCGAAGCTGGCCATCACCCACGGCGTCGACGTCCAGCACGACAACGACGCGCGGGCATCGTTCGGCGCCGCGGCCCTGGTGGCATACGCCGAACGCGCCGGCGGCGGCAAGAGCAACGAGTTCGAGGCGCAGCTGTCCGATCTGCTCGCCGACCTGCGTCACGTGTGCGATGCGCTGGGCCTGGACTACGACGCAGCCGACACCACAGCACACGTCAACCACTGGCGAGAGATCCACGGCGAAGCGCTCTGAGCCCGGCCTACTTGTCAGCACGCTGGCGCATACTCACACTTGAGAAACCACGAGATGGAGAAACAATCATGACAACGAAAGCGCACGCTGTTCAAAAAATGAACACACCAGAGGCGGACCCGCCCGCCACCTACATCGCCGCGATACCCGCCGCCGACATGTTCGCCGACCTGAGCTATCAGCGGGAACCCGACATGCCGCGGGTGCGTCACATCGCCGCGCAGTGGGATGTGCGGCTCGTCGGCGTGCTGGACGTGTCCGACCGCGGCGAACACACCAGCCCGCGGTACGCCGTCATCGACGGACACCACCGGATGCGCGGCGCGCAGCTGCTCGACATCGCGCCGCCGCTGGTCGCCACCATCCACACCGGGTTGACCATCAAACAGGAGGCTGAGCTGTTCGACCGGCTCAACCGGGAACGCCGCCGGCTGACCACCTGGGATCATTGGCGGGCCCGCACCATCGCCGGCGACCCGACAGTCCGGGCGATCCAGAAGGCGGTCGTCGAGCTGGACCTGGTGATCGGCGACGCGCCGAAACCCGGGTATGTGCGGTGCACGTCCACCTTGGAGAAGCTGCACACGCTGGGCGGTACACAGCTGGTCATCGACGTGCTGCACCTGCTGAAGCAGGCGTGGGGCCGTGACGTCACCTCGTTCGACGCGCCGCTCGTGCACGGTGTCGGCCTGGTGCTGCATTACCTGCCGAAGCGGGAACCGATCGACATGGAACGGTTGACGACCGCGCTGGTGCAGGTCGAGCCGCGGCTGGTGAAAACGAGTGCGGTGGCGCGGCGTGACACGATGACGGGCAGCGCCGCGAAGCTGGTCGCGGTGGTGGTGATGGATCTGTACAACAAGACGCCGGGCCACAAGATTCTGGTGTCTACCCGCACGTTCGGTCCGACCGCCCGCAACGCCCGCTCCACGACGGTGGCGTAACCATGTCCGCCGACATTCAATTTGAGCCGGGTCAGCAAGTGCGGGTGAATCATGTCGCCGTGGCGATTGTGAACGGTGAAGTGACCGGCCGTGTTCTGCAGCCGGAGTTCATCGGCACGATCGTCGGCTACTGGCGTAACGGGGACTACATCGTCCGCGAGCCGGAACACGGGACGACGATGGCGTATTCGTTCATGGAACTGTCGCACGTTCAGTTGCCGAACGGGTACGAGCGCTACGTCTCCGCGTGCGGACGAACGGGCGATAAAGCGATGGACGAAGACACCTTCTCGACTCTCACAGAGTTCGATAGTGCCGAAAGCGCTATTCGACAGTTCCACCCGATGAGACGAGCCACGCGCCTGGTGCGGACTTTCCAGTTTGGCGCGGTCCCTGCTGATCCGCGGCAAGGCGCGAGCGAATCATGACAGACAACAACCTGGCGCCGAGGTTCATCCAGCAGGGCGAGGGTGAGTCGCTAGCCGAAGTGCTGGCCGACTACACCGATCCGGAAACGCGGGCCGAGATCGACGAAGTGCTTGCGGAGCACCGCCGATGATCAGGGCACTCGACATTCTCCGGCCGTATGTCGTGGTCATCGGTGCGACGGGTGCCGCGCTGGTAAGCGCGCAGGAGTGGGCTTGCCTATTGGTCACCGCGATAACGACCGCGGCCGTGATCGCCATGTACGCCATCACCCATCATCGAAAGGCATTGAAGTCATGACGTTGTGGGAATGGGATGGGCTCTGCCCGGAATGCGGCAACAGACTCGATACTCACGACACCGTGGCACGGTGCCCGTGGTGCGGCTGGAAGGACGAAGCATGACGCGCGTCTGGGAGCCGAGCGACGACATCAGCTGGTGGCAGACGACACACGCGACGCAGCTGCGGGTGCCGATCCTCGCCACGTTCAACCCCGGCTGGAGCTACATCACCGGCATCGTCGTGCACGATCTCGAGCATCCGGAGTGGCCGAACCGTGGGCAGACGCCGACTGAGGTCGAAGTCGAGTTGGTCGCGCAGCGTCTGCAGGAGTACTGCAACAGATGGTACGGGCAGTCGTATCTGAACCGGATGCGTGAGTTCGCGCCCTACGACATCGACAACGGCGCGAATCTGGCGTACTTCATCAAGTGGGACAACGGCGGCTGGGGCTACCGCAAACGCACCTGGGAGTACGGGCCGCTGTTCGTGCCCACATTCGATGCGGAGCCGGAGTCGTTGGCGCAGGTGATCGACCGGACCCGACGATGATCGGCTACGAGGGGTTGGCCGGCGCGCTGCACGCAGCGTTCGGCATGTCGTGGAGCATCTACGACACGAGTGGCGGCAACTACTGTTTGCGGGCGGTCACCGAGACCGGGCATTGGGTTCACATCACCGACGCCTACGAGAGCCTGTCGACATTGTGTCAGCGGGTCGACGCGGAAGCCGATGGTGGCTGTCTCGGTTTCGGGGTGTCGGTGTTCGCCGACGCTGAGTGCGGCGAGCTGGTGTACGCGAACGAGGATCCGTTCGCGATGGCCAACGATGATGTGGTGGCGTTGGTGCGGGACGCACTGAGTAACCTGTGCGCCGCATAACTCTGTGGAGAGTGGGGTGCCGCGTGATGTTTTGGATTCAGTTTGTAGTTAATTACGCACTGCTTTTATCGGCCACTATCCTCACGCTTCTGACCTGACGCGGCCGGCCCCCCGGTTAGTGCCGCGTGACATAAGGACCGGGAACCGGTAGAATAGTAGTTAGAAGTTGAAAGAAAGATTCCCCACGAGAGAAGGAGCACATCATGTCCGGTATGGGAGAGATCGGCGAAGTTGAATTCGACGATCTGGATATCCGTGCAGAGATCAACCAGGCGCAAAAGGTAGTGGTTTGGTACCCCGTCGACCCGCTGGACGCCGAGAGTGCGGCGTGCCTGGACCTGACGTTCCTCTATGGCGAGCGCCCGCCGCTCGTCGAAGTCGTGTCCGACGGGGAGCACATCGTGGGGTTGACGATCTCACCGGCCCGTGCGCGCGAATGGGCGCGGATGCTCACCGAGGCCGCCGACGGAGCTGACGCCGAGTACCGGACCAGAACGGGCGCCTGAGCGCCTATTCATTTTTTGAACACCCCCCGACCACGAGAGAAGGAGCACATCATGGACGTGGATCAGCCGCTGCAAGGACCTGTGTTTCGGGTGCCCTGCAACGGAATGCATTTCGACCCGGCCGACCCGCACCAGTGGATCGTGGACGACGAGCTAGTTGAGTTTTGCAACAGTTAGACCCGAGCGCCTATTCATTTTTTGAACATTCATTTTTTGAACACCCCCGACCACGAGAGAGAGACACGCATGACCGAAATGACCGCCCTCGACGCCGTATGCCAGCTCGCAAACGTGAGCGGCCTCATCCAGATCCACGACAGCGGCCCCGTCGACGTCGGCAGGGTCGTCGTATTCGGTGACCAGGCCCAGGCCCGTGAGTACCTGCTTGGAGCCCGACTTGGGGCGGGCAGTAAGGACGTGGGCGTCCTCGTTGAGGTGACGTTCAACCGGCTCGGTGAGGTCGCCAAGGTGCGTGCCCGCGTCGACGGCGAGCCGCGCGATATCAGCGGTGATCGCGGTAACGGTGGCGAGCGGCTGCTGTGGACGCTGGAGCTGTTCTATGAGCTCGGCGCGCGTACGCCGTCGATGCCGCGCGAGGAGTCCGACGAGGACCGCGAGCGCCAGATCGCCGACCGGACACCACCACCGGTCATGAACACGACACACAAGCTAATCGGTGCCACCATCCGCGCCACCAACCGTACCTATGGGCTCGCGCCAGCACGCGACTACGGCCCAGACGAGACGGTTGTCAAGGTCAACGCTTACGACGCGACCGTTTACACAGCCGAGGGAAACTGCTACCTGCTAGGCGGATACGTCGTTATGCGCCACGCGGATAAGTCATGATGCTCGCCGTAATCACAGCAGGGATCACGGGGTTCGTCGTCGCCGCGTTCGTATCTGGCGGACGGCGAATCTTGTGGACCTGTGCGCTGTTTGTGATTGGGTCGATTGTCGAGGTCACGCCCCGGCTGCCCGACCGGTTCATCCGGTGGTACAACGATGCACTTGACGGGTGGAAGCGGTGACTGTCGATGAGAAACGCGGCATCTTGGAGCACGCCAACGCGATCCCACTCACAGTCAACGGTGTCCCCGTTCAGGTCAGTGGCGTCGCGAACGCGTTCGCCACTGTCACAGTCAAATCCGGTCACCCGCTGGCGGGGTTCTCGGCCGAATACGGCTGGCATGTGATCGACCATGCGGCCCGCTACGGGTACAAGCTGCGGGCCTGATCTTTTCCAGCACCGCTGTTCAGGTTTTGAACACCCCAACCACGAGAGAGAGAAACAATCGGATGGCCAACAACTACCGCCGCATCGAAGACCGCGTTGACGCCGAAGGCGGCATCATCAACGGCTACAGCGCCTGGGACTGCGACAACTGCGGCAACGAGGTACGCCGCTATCGCGGACAGTCCGACGTCGACTGCAACAACTGTGGTTCCTGCTACAACGCGGGGGGGCAGCGACTGCGCGATGACTGGAGAGGCAATGAGTCGAGCTACAACGACGAGGTCGGCGACATGGAAGGCTTCGAAGCCCAGCAGCTGCGCAATGAAACGTGCTGAACGGGAGGACATCCCGGTCTGGCTGGTGATGGGGTGGAATCCGGTGCAGATGAGCTGGACAGTGCGCAGCAGGCACGACGACGAGGCCGAGGCTGTGCAGCACGCGGAAGCCCTGCACCGTAAGGACAGGGTGCGTGTCAGGGTGCGCCCTGGCGTGAAGCGTGTGCTGCAGGTCAAGGCGCCGATCAACAATCAGACACGAGCGTGGCGTTTCGAGCAGGCAGGGCGAATGTCGGACCTGGCGGACGCCAACAAGCGTTACAAATCACCCGGATAGCACGTTCAAAAAATGAACACCCACACGAGAGATGGAGAGAACCACAATGGGATACAGCGCCAACAGCGTGGACACGGATTTCACCGTGCCCGCCGACAACGTGCCCGATGCTCTGGCAGCGCTTAACGCCAGCCTGACCGACGGCCCTGAGGGTGCAGGCTACACAAGCCTTGCCGCCGCGGTGGATGAGTGCGGCGGGTTCAGCGACAGCGACGATCCGGGCGACGACGTCAACTATGACGGGTTCAGGCTGGGTTACCACACGGACTCGTGGTGGGACGTCGCAGAGTCGGTTCTGACGGTGCTCGCGCCTTTCGCTACCGAAGGATCGTACGTGCGGCTCATCGGCGAGGACGATTGCCTGTTCGGGTTCCGCGTCGTCGACGGCCAGCTGCGTACCGAGACCGGTGACTTCACCTGGACGTTGGACGGGGTGCAGTCAACGAGCGCGCCGACGCGGAGCGTGGGCGACAGGGTGAGCTGGGCGCCAGCAGACCCTAATGCCGCTGGCGGTGAGATCGTGCAGGTCGGCGGTGACTACACACACAACGGCGAAAACGTGTACGCCGGCGTCAACGGGCGCCCACTGTACTGGGTGTACTGGGACGGCATTGATCGCAGCAAGTACGCGCCTGTCGCATATTCGTCCGAAGACCTAAGCGATCCCACACCCGGATAGCACGTTCAAAAAATGAACACCCACACGAGAGAGAGAAAAACGAAATGACTGAACCTGTGAAACAACTAACCTCGCAGATCAAGGCCGGTGAGGTGGCGGCCAAGCTGCGGTCACGAGCGCCGCTCATCGTGGTCGTCACCGCGGAGGAAGCCCGCGTCGAACCGCACCTGTACGAGGCTACGAAAGCAGCCGGTTTCGACTGCCAGTTCTACGACGTAGCGCAAGGTTTTACCGACATCAACAAGAAGGTGATGAACGACCGCGGCCAGGGCGATGTCGATGAGGCGCTGGCCACGATCAAGGAGAGCAGCTCGCGCACCGCGTGGGTGATGCGGGACCTGACGCCGTGGATCAAAGAACCGGTCGGGCTGGTCACCGGGCGTGCCCTACGCAATCTGATCAACTGGCTGCCTAATCAGCCGCTCGATCAGGCGCAGGCGATCATCATGATCACCGCGAAGGCCGACCTGCCACCTGAAATCGCCACCGACGCGCAGGTGATCGAGTGGCCGATGCCTGACCGCGACGAAATGGGGGTGATCCTCGACGCAGCGTGCGCGCCGGTGTTGGACAGCACCGTGATATCCGAGGACGTCAAGGAGGCGGTGCGCGACTCCATCACCGGCGACAACCGTTCGGCGGCGATCGACGCGGCGATCGGGCTGTCGGGGTCGGAGGCGCAGTCATGTTTCGCTACCTCGCTGGTGATGCTGCGCCGCATCGACCCGCCCACCATCGCGCAGGAGAAGAAGCGGGTGGTCGCCAAGGATCAGCTGCTGACGTGGTACGACCCGCCGCCGGGTGGCTTCGACAACATGGGTGCGTTCGAGATTTACAAGCCGTGGGCGCGGCAGCGGAAAGTAGCGTACACCCCGGCGGCGCGCGCATACGGCCTGACAGCGCCGAAAGGCGTGATGTTTGTAGGCATTTCGGGCTGCGGCAAGTCGCTGGCTGTCAAATGCACCGGAGGCGAGTGGGGTGTGCCCGTCATCAAGCTGGACTTGGGTGCGCTCAAGTCGAAGTTTGTCGGTGAGTCGGAGCAGAATCTGCGCAAAGCGCTGCAGATCATCGAAGCGTTGGGCTGGTGCGTCGTCTGGCTCGACGAGATCGAGAAGGCGCTGGCCGGTGCCACCGGCGAGCAGGGCGACGGCGGAGTGTCGGCGGACGCGTTAGGCGCGATCTTGACGTGGATGCAGGACCGGCGTGGGGAGGCGTTCGTGATGGCGACCGCTAACGATGCCGCGAAGCTGCCGCCGGAACTGCTGCGTAAAGGCAGGTTCGACGAAGTGTGGTGGGTCGATTTGCCGACCCGCGCGGAGCGGACACAGATCGTGCGGACAGCGCTGCGTCAGCGTGGGCTTGACGCGGACGTGATGGCCGACATGGACCTGGAGGCGGTCGCTGCGGTGACGGACACGTTCACCGGCGCGGAGATCGACGCGCTGGTGCCCGACGCGATGTTCGTCGGGTTCGCTGACGGAGCCCGTGAAATCACCACCCAGGATCTGATCAACGCGGCGAAAAATGTTGTGCCGCTCGCGGAAACCAAGAAGGAACAGATCGACGAGTTGCGCAAAATATGGAAGACACGCGCGAGGGCGGTCAGCAAACCGGATGCCCAGGCGGCTGAGGTCACGAGACGTGCCGGGTCCCGGCAGCTCGACATCATATAGACCCGGTGTTCATTCCTTGAACACCACAACCCCCACGAAAGAGAGAAACAAAATGTCCGTAATGTCTGAAGCCCGAGTTGTGCGCCCCGGCCTGCTGGTCAGCCTTGGCACCAGCGTCAAAGGCAACACGAAGTACTACAAGCAGCAGCTGGAATACCCGCACGAAGGCGACAGCGGCGAGGAACGCTCCAGCTGGAACACCACCAAGGTCGTGTTCGACCCCGACGAGCAGGACCGTGCCGAGACGGTGCGCAACAAGGCGAGCTCACTGATCCGCGGCGTGTGCGCCAGATCGGACTTCGGGCTGCTGTGCCCGGAGGACAAGGCTGAGCTGCTGCAGGAGCGCATCGCGATGGCCCGGGCGTTGGCGAAGGAGTTCAACGACAAGGCGAATCTGGCGCACGTCCGTGTCGACGTCATCTGGGGGCGGATCGCCCAAGACGACGTCGAGGCTGTGAAGGCGATCAGCAGCGAACTGCGTGACCTGATGCGGGACATGCAGACCGGCGTGGCTGAACTGGATGCCAAGAAGGTCCGGGCCGCCGCCAACAAGGCGGTCAGTGTCGGGCAGATGCTGTCCGAGGGCACCCGTGAGCGGCTGCAGGATGCGATCAAGGTGGCCCGCCGGGAGGCGACGCGGATTGTCAAGGCCGGCGAGACGGTCGGGCTGGAGATCGACCGTACCGTCATCGAGAGGATCGAGCAGTCGCGGACAGCGTTCCTGGACCTGGCCGAGCCGGTGGCGGTGGCTGCGCCGCAGGCGATCGGGCGGGCCGTCGACTTCGATGTGATCGAGCAGGCCCGCGAACTCGGTCGTGAGATGGCTGCGCGCCCCGAGTTGGAGTTGGGGGCGTAGACGATGCCGTGCGACTCCATGGTCAAGGCTGGGCAGACCGCGGTCCAGCGCAAGGCTGAGGTCAAGAAGGCGGCCGCCGAGATCAGCAAGCTGATCGCGGCGGGTCGGGTGAAGGTGATCGTCGACAAGGCGCAGGGGGCGGTCACATTCAATGGCATTCCGGAGGCGGTGCGGGACGGGCTGACCGACGCGTGCATCTATCAGAAGCTGTCATCGGCGGCGAAGATGAAAGTTGCCCTGGCCGAGCAGCTCGCTGGCCGCAGAGTCGACCGGAAGGTGGTCGCCTCGGGGCGCCATTCGCATGATGGCGGCGCGTCCTGGCACCCCAGAGGCTGACATGGATATCGACCTGGGCGCGATACCCGACAACCACAAGGGCGAGTTCCACAACGGCTGGTATCGGCACATCGGCAGCGGGCTGTTCATCAGCCCGCTGGCGATGGCCAAGCACCGGATGACCGGCGACCCGCCGGCCCAGTTCACCTACGAGCGGTGGCGCCACGGCGGTTGGTACGTGCAGGAAATCACCTGGCCTAATGGCGGCTGTGGGTGTGTGTCACGCAACTTCCGCGACCGTAAGTGGCGCATCGCCTGCGACCCGCGGCCGTTCGAGGTGCAGCCCACATTCCGCACCCGTGACGACGCCGCGCGTGGTGAGTGGCTGTTCGTGAAGGGCCTCGTTGAGGCGGCGTCCTGGTGAGCGAGAGCCAGGTACCTGCACCTGCACCAACCCCGAGGCGGAGGAAACCGCCGTGTCCCGGCGCGGGTCAACGTGCGCGCAAGGTGCTGGGCCGCCGCCGCGACACGTGGCGCGGCACGTGCCCCGTGTGCCGCTGGCTGGGCGGCCTGACTTACGAAGGCGAGATACGTCCCCATGGCGACTGGCGCTACGAGGGCGACGTATTCCGCGATGGCCTTTGGGTGCGGCTGGAACGCAACATCCAAGGCGAGCTGCAGGAACACCGTTTCGGCGAGGACGGGTACGACATTTGGGGCTATGACCGCGACGGCCGATATGACGGTGTGTATGACGGTGCACCGTTCCAGTGCAGTCCATTCCCAACCGAACACAGCGTTCAAAACTGAGCACCACGAGATTGGAGAGAAACGAAAATGCGACACACAGCAGTCGGCTTAACGGTGGCGGCGCTAGCGCTGACCGGCGCCGGATGTGACATACATACACAGGGCGGCCACACCATGCAGAACAGCAGCAGCACAACGAGCACGTGCACCGGTCTGCCGTCCGAGTGCGGTCAGTCGTACTGGCCGCCGACGACCACGACGACCACGGCAGCACCGCTGCCCAGACCGCAGGACTTCACGCTGGACGTGATCGAGATGAGCCGCCAGTGTTTCGGCGACGCCGGATGCAGCGTCCAGTACCGGATCGTGCCGACATACCAGCGGGCGGGCAGCGTGCCGACCGGCAGGTACTCGCTGCTGTACGAGCTGGACGGCGGCGACGAGCCGCAGAGCGGCAACATCGAGGTCCGCAACGGTCAATACCGCACCGAAGAGGGCTACCTCAGCACGTCGTCGGGTGGCACCTTAACGGCGCACGTCACACAGGTATTGGAGGACTGACTGACACATGTACTGCGATCGGAAAGAAGTCAGCAGGACAGGAGGCCAATGACCGGCGCGCTCAAAAAATGAACACCCCCAATGAGATGAACACCACCAATGAGAATGAGAAACAAAGGAGAAAGTCAATGACAACCGCAACACCCAACGAGCAGATCCTGGGCACACTCGAGCATCTGCACCCCGACACCGTCCAGCTCGACGACAACGTCCGCACCGACGCGGGCATGACCAAACCGTTCATCGCGAGCATCGCCGAACACGGGGTGCTGGTACCGCTCACCGCGATCCGCACCCCCGACGGTACGGTCCACGTCCGTACCGGGCAGCGCCGCACCTTGGCAGCCCGCAAGGCGGGCTTGACCACCATCCCGGTGTTCATCCGTGACGTCGATTACCACCCCGGCGACCCAAGCGACGAGCAGCAGGCGGCGCGGCTGGTTGAGCAGATCGTGGAGAACGATCGCCGGCTCGACCTGACCCCCACCCAGCGGGTGTTCGGCATTCAGCAGCTACTCGACACCGGCATGTCGATCACGAAGGCCGCGAAGAAGCTGTCAGTGTCAGCGCCGACCGTCAAGGCGGCGAAGGCGGTTGCCGGGTCGCAGGCCGCGCTGGATGCTTTAACGTCCGGTGAGCATCAGCTGTCGCTGCTGGAGGCGGCGGTGATCGCCGAGTTCGAGGACGATCCCCGCGCGGTGGAGCGGCTGCTGCACCCGCGCTGGCAGTCGTTCGAGCATGTCGCGGCGCAGCTGCGTGAGGAACGCGCCAGCGCGCAAGCGCAGGCCGACGCCGAGCAACGCTACCGGGACGAGGGATACACCGTTCTGACTGAGACGCCGGCGTCGTTCGACCCGTTCTGCGTACCGCTGCATTCGCTGCAGGCCCCCGACGGTGAGGAGGCGGACACGGCGGCGGTGACCGTGCCAGCGCAGTGGGCGGTGCTAGTCGTCGAGGACCAGGTGCTCACCGACAAGGAAACCGGGGAGCCCGTCGACGAGGACGACGTCGACTGGAACACCGAGGGCCGTCCCGACGCCACCCCGGGTGAGGGGCTGCGGCACGCCGACACGGTGCTTGAGACGACCGGGTTCGGAGCGGAGTACTTCTGCCTCGACTACCAGGCGGCAGGGTTGACACCCACCGAGCGGTTCATGCGGCTGGGCGGTGGGAACCGGTTCACCACCGAGACCGAGTCCGACGAGGCGAACGGCGGTGCGCCGGCCACTCCTGACGAGTTGGCGGAAAGGCGTGCGGCGGCAGCCGCGCAGGCGGCCAGCGAGAAGCAGGAGGCCGAGAAGCGGGAGCGGCGCAAGGTGCTGGCGCTCAACAAGCTCGGCGCGGCCGCGCTGCGGGTCCGTCGAGAGTTCATCAAGACGCTGCTCTCGCGTAAAACCGCGCCGAAGGGGGCGGCGATATTCGTCGCCCGAGCGTTGGCGGGTGACGGGTATCTGCTGACGACCAACAATGCAGGCAACGTCGCTGCGGAGCTGCTGGGCCTCAAGGATTCCGGGAAGAAGGAGGCGAAACCGAGCTACGAGTATGAGCCGCCGACCGACGCGGTGATCAACGCGGCGCGCGGGCTGCCGGACACCGGTGATCAGCGGGCACAGATCCTGTTGTTGGGGTTGGTGTTGGGCGCGTTGGAGGCCCGCACACCCAAGGACGCGTGGCGCGGCGGCGGCCACAGCCACATGTCGCGGGCGGTCGGCGGTAAGGAGTATCTGCAGTTCCTCGCCGACAACGGCTATCAGCTGGCGCCGGTCGAGGAGGTCATCGCGGGGAAGAAGAAGGCCGACAAGGTGTACGACCAGCAGCAGGCCGAGGCGTCGTGATGGCGACGCTCGATCTGCATGACGCGGTGACCGAACGCTGCCTGGGTACCACTCATACCCACCACGTGCCTCGGATCGGTGAAGCCGTCGATTGGCGCGGGGCGAAGTGGCGGGTGCTGGATGTCCAACACCCGACCGAAGACGACAAGGGTGTCGGGATCTACCCGCCCCGGGTGTTCGTGGTGGATCAAGACGCGCCGACAGGGGCCGCTGAACAGCAGTAACGCTGTTTAAGGCCGCGTGACATAAGGAGTCGATAAGGGTAAAATTGTAGTTGAAAGGTTGAGAAACCATCAGATCAGCCCGTCATGCGTGCGAGAGAAAACCAGCTAGACACGCATGACGGGGGCATGAGACCACCCGCCGCGGTACCTCTCTCTTTCTCTCGGGGTCCGCGGCGGGTCTGCCAATCGTGAAAGGAGGAAAGCAGGAATGGGACGTAATCGCCGCACCGGACCTAGGCGTGGTAGCCACCCGTCGCTCAAGGTGAAGCTGTTTGAGCGCGACGGCTGGCAAGCAAAGGACGGCACATGGTTCGTCCGGTGTGCTTTCGGATGCGGCGCGGTCCTTACCCGAACCACGGCAACCATTGACCGCCACCCTGTTCCTGGCCGCCACGGCGGAACCTATCGCTTAGACAACACCCGGCTGGCCTGTGCCCCCTGCAACACAGCGGATGGTGGCCAAGCAGCCATTGGAAGAAAGAAGAGGTCGACAACATGAGGAGCTGCGTCGTGTGCGGGCGGGAGTTCGCCTACGAACCCAAACCTGGGCGCCCGCCGGTGACGTGCTCACCGGAATGCCAACGTGAAAACAAGGCCCGTCGGGGCGCGACCCGGAAATGCCCGCCAGACAAGCACGGCACAGCCACCGGGTACAGCTGGTACAAGTGCAGCTGCGCCGAATGCAGGCACTGGGCACGCGACTACCAGCGGACCCGGCGCAGCGCCACACGTTCAGACACGACGAAGACGAGGCGCACAACCGGACGGTCAGAGGCCAAACGCAGCCGGAGCCGGCGACGCGACCGAGATGCGGCGATAGCCGGTCTAGTCGCGCGGGGCTGGTCGTATCGGCGGATCGCGGCGCGCCTCGGCTGCTCGGTGGGGTCAGTGCACAACGCCATAAAACGGGCAGAAGCCGACCACACAAGATGAACATGCTCAGTTTTTGAACACCCCACGAGATGAAAAACCCCACGAGAAAAGGAGCACCACAAAGATGAGCACAGAACTCTGGGAGCGGTGGGTAGCTTCCACCACCGAACCTCAATACCGCATCAAACGCGGCGCGAAAATCCGCGTCGAGCAGACACAGCACACCGTCGGCGGCGGCGTGCTGCCGGGTATGCCACCCGTCACGTACACCCGCGCACGAAAGTGGATCACGTTCCCCGACGTCATCGACGGCGTCAAGGTGATCATCGACATGCCCGAGAACGCCACCACCAAACCGTGCGATCAGCGCCGCCACCGCGACTGCCGGCACCGGCTGGGCGCTGCGCAGGAAGGCGGGGTCATCCTCAAAGTGGGGCTGCCCGGGTTCCACTGGCGGTGCGGCTGCCCGTGTCACAACGATCCGGCGCAGGCCGGGATGCTGTTGTAGGCCCGCGATCATGAAAGTTCAACGACGGCTGCGTCTGATCGCAGTCGACGGAAAGATGATCGCGCCACCACCACCACCAGCGCCCCCGAAGATCACCAGCATCGGGCAGGCGCTGGCGGTGATGCGCCTGTCAGTAGCCATCATCACGTCCGAACCTGCCGACTTGTTCCGCGGCTACAGCAGCGACGAAACGGCCGAGCAGTACGCGGCTGTCGATCGGATGGTGGAAGCCTTCCGCGTCCTGGACCGGCTGCTCACCAGGCGTTCGAAAAATGAACACCCCCACCCCACGAGAAAACCCACGAGAGAAGAGAGAACGAAATGAGATCAATGCACACAGCCCGGCTGGGATTCGGCCTGGTCAGCGTCAACGTCAAGATGTACACCGCGACCGAGACGCACGACGCGAAATTCCACCTGCACCACGCCGGCTGCCTGGGAAGCATCAGACAGAAGCGGGTCTGCGAACAGTGCGGCGCCGTGGTCGAGTACGGCGACGTCGTCAAAGGTATCCAGCACGGCGACAAGCTGGTCATCGTCACCGACGACGACTTCGCCTCTCTGGACGAGGAGCAGGGCGGGGAGATCGAGGTGCTGCAGTTCGTGGACCGCGCCGACGTCGACCCGATCATGTTCGAGAACACCTACTACCTCGACACCGACAACGGGAAAAGCAAAAGCGCCAAGCCCACCAACAACGACAAGAGCTACGCCCTGTTCAGGCAGGCGCTGTCGGAGTCCGACAAGGTCGGCATCGTGCGCTTCGCGATGCGCAGCAAAACCCACATGGGTGTGGTGCGCGTCTACGGCGACAACGTGCTGGCGATCCACACCCTGATGTGGAGCGACGAAGTCCGGGCCACCGACGAACTGACAATCGGCGGGAAGAAGGTGGAACTGTCCGAGAAGGAGGTCAAGATGGCCCATGCGCTGATTGACTCCATGGCCGGTGAGTGGAAGCCCACCGAGTACGAGGACATTTACCAGCAACGGGTGGCCGAGATGATCGAGGCGAAGGCTGACGGTGCCGAGTTCACGACCGACAAGCGTGACGATGATGACGACGGCGGCGACGTGTCGGACCTGCTCGCCAAACTGGAGGCGTCCATCGCCGCCAAGAAAACCGCGGCGTGACCATGGCCGAATCGCTGTACGGGCCGATGGTCGACGTGCTGCAGGGGGCGTTCGGTGTCGAATTCGAGTTCTGGGATACCGGCGGCGGCTGCAACGCCCTGGTCGGCGAGTTCGAGGGAGACACCACGGTGTATATCACCGATGCGCCCGGCGCCCGGTGCGGGCAGGAATGCCAAATCACCGATCACCCGCTGCGGGTGCGTCACGGCGAAGCCACCGTGGGGTTCGCCGTGGGGGTGTACCGCGACGACCACCAAACCAGCGTCGCCTACGGCGAGTACCCGGCGGCCTGCACCCGGCATCTGCCGGTCATCGTGGCCGAGCAGCTCACCGCGGCGTTAGGACGGCAGGTCACCGTGAACTGGCTGGGTCTGTGCGGTGATCTGGATCCGCGTGACCCCGTTGCGGGCTACCTCAACGAGCACGCCTGCATGTTGAAGACGCCGCACCACGACGAGCACCGCAGCGGCAGCGGCAGAACATGGCCACACGCACCCACCACCACGAGATAGGAGAACACGACATGACAATCACCATCACCCACACCCACGCCGAGGGCACCCTGCTGTCGGGCACCAGCCGCGGCGACGGCACCGCCGAGGTCCTCAAAAGGGCCGGATCGTGGCGTTGGTCCCGCAACGTCGGCTGGTATATCCGCAACGCGCGCTACAAAAACGCCAACGTGCATCTGATCGAGAACACCCGAAAGGCGTTGCAGGACGCCGGGTTCGAGGTGAACGTAGAAATCGACAACACGTTCCTGCCTACCGCCGAGGTCGAGGGAGCCAAGGCCGCTCAGGCGGACGCGCGTGCGGACGCGTTGGCCGCGAAAGCGGAGCGCAAAGGCGCGGCCGCAGACGCCGCAGGTGCGGCCCATGATCGGGCGTGCGAGGCGTTGCCGCCGGGCGGAGAGCCGATCCACGTCGGGCATCACAGCGAACGTCGCCACCGAAAGGCGATCGACAAGGCGTGGGACGCGCTGGGCAAAGCGGTCAACGCTGGTGAGGAAGCCGAGCGGGCCGAGCGCCGCGCTGAGGTAGCGGCCAAGGCCACCGAGTACCGCTACAACCCGGTCACCGTCAAGAACCGCATCGACAAGCTGGAGGCCGACCAACGCCGCGACCAGCGGGAACTCGACGGGTACAAGCGGGTGGTGGCGCGTACCGCCGACGTCGTGTACGTCGACGAACACGAGGGCGCGACCGGGCACCGGCGGGACACGCTGACCGAGCGGATGACGCAGCGCGCCGATCAGATCACCTACTGGAAAGGCGTGTACGCCGGCCTGCAGGCCGACGGCGCCGCCACCAGCTACGGCCCGGACAGCATCGCCAAAGGCGACTGGATCAAACGGCGCGGCAGCTGGTATGAGGTGGTGCGGGTCAACAAGAAGTCGGTGTCGGTGCACCTGTGCCCGGAGTTCACCTGGACGCACACGATCGGCTACCACGAAATCCAAGGCCACCGGCCCAAAGACACCAGCCCAACCAGCCCCACCAACCTCGACGGGGAGGCATCATGACCGTGTTCCCGAACTATCAAGCCCTGCCCGCCGGTCAGGAGTTGGACCTTGAGGACCACGACGGGCAGGACACGTTCTACCGCGTCACGCCCGCCAAGGGTGCACGGGTCGACGGCGTCATCGCGGTGCGGATGTTCTCCTACTACGGGCAAGACCGGTGGGGTAAGCCTGCCGTCAAAGATCCTCCGTCACCGGGTATGTACGTCGACCTGGCACCGCGGTACCTCGATGAGGGCCCCAACGGTCGCAGACCGTTGCAGGTTAACAGCAAGTCCTACCCGCTGCTGTTCGCCGATGTCACGTTCCTGCCGTCATCCGCGCACGACGACCGGACGCAGTGGTATCCGCAGACCACGGTCGACGGGCAACTGTATGTGGTGGCGGTCAGGTTCCAGTACACATCCGGGCTCACCGAGACCGCGAGTAAGATTCTGCGGCCGCTGCTGGAGAAGATCGCGCTGGAGTATGTGACGACCGAGCGGTGGCATCAGGAGCACATTCAGGAGGCGATCCGCGGGGTCGACGCGGCGAAACAGGTTGTCGCCGCTAAACAGGCGGACCTCGGCGCCGCCAATGACGACCTCCAGAAGGCGTGGCGCAAACTCGACACCGTGATGGAGCAGTTCACACCGAAGCAGCACCATGAGTCACAACGGGGTTGACCGGCCGCAGGTCGCCAAGATTGCGGCGCAAATCGGCAGCAGTCTTATGCCCGACACCGACCAGTGGGTCAACCGTTTCACGGTGAACTCGACGTCGTCATCGTCGGTGTACACCGTGTCGCAGCGGCGTTCGGACGGTGTGTGGGGATGCGGCTGCCCTGGCTGGCGGCATCACCGTAAGTGCAAGCACGTCACGGATATCCTGCGCCGTCTCGCGGCGTTGCCCGCCGCGGCGCAGCAGTTCGAGCCTGCTGTGCTGGCGATGCTGGCTAGTGCGAGGACGGCGTATCTGGATCTGGGGGCCCCGCAGCCTATCCGTAACCCAACGGTGCTGCCCCGTCGTGAATTGGATTTGGGCGGTGCGTTGTGACCGCCGACGACGACATTGTTGTGACCGACCACTTCGTGCGCGCCCGCCACGCCGACTTTGTCGAGTGCGCCTGTGGCCGGCTTTACGTGAACGGCGCCGACCATGACGAGCACGTGTTCCAGATCCGGGTGGACCGCGCCCAGATGCGGCGCCGCCGCGAGGCCCGTGTTCAAAAGCTGACACCCACAACTGAATAACACCCACGAGAAAACAAGGAGAACACCATGAGTGACACCATGAAGATCGACGCGGCCATGCTGGCGGAGGAGGTGGCCTGGCTCGCGAAAGGCAAAGCCGCCTCGTCCGCAGTGTGCTGCCTGCCCCCCATGCACCTGGCCACCAGCCCCGACGGGCTGTGCCTGCGGCGCACCGACCTCGAGCTGTTCCGCGAAACGGTGCTGCCCACAGAGGGCGGCGTCGACGCCGCGGTCCTGGTCCTGCTCGATCCGGTTAAGCTGTCGGCGCTGCTCAGAGGCGCCGCCGGCTACGCCACCCTGGAAATAACCGACCTCGGGAGGCCAAACGGTGTAAGCACCGGCGTTGTGGCCATCGAGGTCGGTGGGCGGCGGATCACGCTGCGCAGCGCCGGCGACGTCGACGACTTCCCCGACTGGCCGCTGTTCGAGGCGATCGGGAAGCCCGCCGTGGTGGGGGCCGGGCAGCTGGCGCGGGCGTTGACGTCGGTTGGCAACGACGACACCCTGCCGATGCTGACCGGTGTGCGGTTCGACGACGGTGTGATGGCCTCCACCGACCGGTTCCGGCTCACCGCCATCACGTACGCCGAGCACGGGTTCACCGCGCTGGTGCCGAATTCTGCGCTGCGCCCGTTCGCGGCCGGGACGGACGTCGTCACCGTCGAACACGGGAAACTCGTCGGCATAGGCGTCGGCGTCGGACATGGCGGCGCGGTGCAGGTCAGCAGCGGCGGGCGCTCCATCATCTCCCGGTTGCTGGACGCCGAGTTCCCCAAGTGGCGGCAGCTGATCCCCACCGAGGCGCCGGTGGCGGCGATGATCTCCCGCACCGAGCTGCTCGACGCTCTCGGCGACGGAGAACAGGTGACGCTGCAGCTACGCGCCGACGACACCATGACCGTCACAAGCAGCGACCGTGACGGCGAGGTGTCGGTCCAGCAGCAAATCGTGGCGACCATCCTGGACGGCCGCGGCGAGCTGCCGTTCACGATCACGCTCAACACGGCGAATCTGACCGGCTGCGTCAAGGGCATCACGGGCGGCGTGCTGAAATTCGCGGCGAGCACACCGTCGCGGCCGCTGCTGCTGACCGGCGTGGGCGACGACGAGTTACACCTGGTCATGCCGATACGGCTACCACCCGACCCCAAGCCTGAACCGGCTGCCGACCCCAAGCCTGAACCGGCTGCCGACCCCGAGCCCGAAGGGCGCTGAGGTCAAGCTGCGGCGCACGGGCTTAACGGGTCTGTGCGCCGCAGCACCGCCAGCCGACACGCCGGGGCTAGGTGTTGGACTCCCGTTATCAGCGCGCTGTAGCCTCGGCGAGTTATCCGTTACCACGAGATGGGGAGCCCTGAAGTGAACCACGACGACGACACGCCCGGTAGGCCACAGGGACGGATTAGCGACCGGCTACGGGAAGATCAACTCATGAAGAACAACCGCTTCGGTGGGTTCAGCAGCGAAGCGATCCGTCAACGGCGGATCGCCACCCTCGAAGCGCATCAGGACGGTCGGCGGGCCTACATCGCCGACACCGAAGGCATCATCGCGCGTAAGCAACTCGAGATCGACAACCTGCGCGCCCAATCGGCACCAACATCGCAACAGCGCGCTGTACAATTATGGGGCTGTGAGAACGGCGAAGACGCCGTGTGCGAACTCAACGCATAGCGAACACCCACGAGAGACAAACACCACGAGATTGGAGAACCCGAAAAATGAATTCCGAAGTGGCCGCGGTGATCGTCGGCCCCAAGAAACGCAGCTTTCTTAGACGACACAAGCTCGCCGTCGCCCTTGCAGCGATCGGCACGCTGTTCGCGGTGCTGCCCAAACACCGCGTCGCGGTCGCGGGGATCCTGCTGTGCAGCGTATTGGCGGTCGGCTGTGTGATCGCGGCCGTGCTCGTCGCCAACTTCAGCACACAGCCCGACAAGTCGCCGACGGTGCGGCCCTCGGACCCGTCGTCGTCCGTTTGGTGCACCGCCAACCCGAAAGCGTTCTGCTGATGGCCGGGCAAACAGGCAGGCCAGAAGAAACCACGCTACTCGGCAACCTCGTCGCGGCGGCGTTAGCTGGTGACCGGCAGACGGTGCGACAAATGCTGCTGATGCTCGATGCCACAGAACGAGCCGTCGTCGCGGAAGGTATCGACTTGATCCGACAGCAGCTCGACCTTCTGCCGACGGCCGTCGACGTCATGTGGAAATTCGTCGACGACCAGTGAGACTGTTCCGCCGCCGGAGGTACTTCTACGATCGATTCACGTTCGATGAGTTCTCGCAGTGGAGCTACGACATGTTCCGCATAGGCTTGTCCGTGTCAGCGTGGCAGGGGGATTACGGCAAAGCCGAATGTCTAAACTGTCGCAGCGTCGTGAGCATCGGAGTACCGAGTATGACCGGCTTGGAGTACGGCAAGCAGCACCGAGAAGTGTGTGGCGACCGGAATCTGCCGGACGTCGTTCGACGAGGTTTACCCGAAGCGTTGTCCCGTATCGGAGAGTGAAAACGACATGGCCGAAACGACCGGGCCGCCGATGCAGCCGCTACCGCCGGAAGCCGTGGCCGGGGTAGACCAGCGTGCGGGGCCATGCGAGGCTGCCCTCGATGATCTGGTCGCCAAGTGGCGCATCATCGCGGCGCGCCGCGGCAGCGCCGGCGCGACCGGCGCAATCGCCATGGACTTCTACACCACTCAGATCCGCGGTATTAACAACATCGTCGACCTGCTGGCATTCGCGATCGCCCGCCTCGCCGAGAAGGACTGAGGTCGAGCCTGAGGTGTTCACCACCTTTTGAACACCTCTCACAGGGGGCCGGGGCGGCGGACCTTCATTGTGGACAGGGGCAACCCGCTCTTAACCCGTCGCCTGGACCCCGACCCGCGCGCAGCGTAACACCCGGACGTAAAACGGCCCCGGCACAAGGCCGGGGCCGCCCCACGAGATGGTAGACACCACCGGGAGAGCTGCGCTCCCCGAGAGAGAACCATCTGCCTGACAGATGAGAAGTCCGCAGGCAGCATCAGGATAACACCGAACCGAAGCGGTAGAACATCGCTGCACGCTTCCCTTAGTATCGGTAAACGTGGCCACCGAACCGCCTGAGAAAAAGCCCGCCCGCTACGCAGACCGCCGGCTCATGGCCAGCCCAGAGGAGATAGCCGCCGCCAACGATGTGTTGCGCCGCATGCTCGCAGAATTCAACATTCAGCCGGCACCGTCCAAGGGTCCCCAAGCCAAGGGTGTGGATTTGACCGCCAAATTCGCGAGTGGCGACGGCGCCGGGGAAGCGGCCAAGGCCCGCGACGCCATCGTCACCGGAATCCTGCGTGCCATCAACTTCAAACGCCTCGGCTACGCCGAAGACACCGTCGCCGTCCACAAAGACGGGCGGATGGCCAAACGCTACTACGACCGCATGTTCTGCTGCCTACGCTGGATCATCCTGGAGAACGAACAAGGCGAGCCGAGCGCGCAACGCGTCGACGAGTTGGACGGCGGCTGGAGCATCGTGCACGATAAGCCCTGGCAAGTCACCGTGCGAGTCGGTGAGAAACTACCCATCTAGTGCCAGCGCGCTGGTACAGTCCGAAGATCCACGAGATCGAGAACCACAACAGGAGAACAAGCATGCCCCGAAACAAAGCCCACACGCAGCTCGAGCATCTGAGCACCACCCAACTTCGCAAAATCAGACAGGAACTCGAAGACGGCAAGACCCAGCGGCAGCTGGCCATCAAGTACGGCGTCAAAGAACAAACCATCCGGCTCGCCGCTGACCGCACAGTAAACAACGGGAGCATCATCTGAGATGGCCGTTCTGAGCATTCAGGCCGACCCGGCCGCGAAGCGTCGCATCGCTAAATCCCGCCGCGCCGGCCGCAGCCAGGTCCAGGCGCTCAACGACGAATGCCTGCGCCACGCCTCCAACCACCAGGCGCCGTGGGAAAACGACGACGTCGACACCCTCGTCAACATGATCAGCGGTGACCACACCACCTACGACATGGCGCGCACGCTGCGACGCTCCTACTACGCCACCCAGATGGCCCGCCAGCACGTCGGGTTCTGCCTGCGTCACGCCGAATCGTTCCGGAAAGCACTCGGACTGTGACGGGCCACCATGGCGTACCGATCAACAACTTGGACTGCGGGCACCACGTCTGGTATGTGCGGGGCTGCAGATCCTGCATCAGCGCATTCCGGGCGCTGACCCTGGCGGTGCCACCGGACAGCGGTGACCCGCTCCACATGACCGACCGGCAGCTGGAAGACTTCTACGAGTTCGCCGAGGCCAACCACCATGGGCGAGGGTGAGTCGGGCGGCGCGAACCCAGCGCTGCTGAAGCCCCCGAACTGGCCGTTTCTGCGCGGCGACCGTGAAGGCATCTTCGGCGCGGTCTTCATATCCACCGCCGACGGGCAGGTCAACCAGGAAGTCGCCGAGCGGCTGCGCAACGAACAAGGGTTAGCCGAATACACCGCCTGGAATTTCCACGCAGAATGCTGGTTCGCCGACGGATGGTTCTGTGCCGCCGTCTACACCCACCACGTGCACCGCGCCACATTCACCGCGAGAACGCCCGAACAGTTGATGCGCGACGTGTCGGACGCCTACGGATGGGACTGATGAGCAGCGTGCTCGGCTGCACCGGGACCGTCACTATCGCCACCCACGGCCAGGACGGTCCAGGGGAGGTGGAGGTCGACGATAACCACGGTCTCCACATCGCCTGGTCCAAGGTGCCGTTACCACGAGGAACCTGTGTGCTGATCATCGGCACGAGAGGCGTCAGAACGGTCTCAGTCGAGCCGTTCGGCGAATAAACTAGGGAGGAAAATGTTCGGATACCGAGTTCCCAGGCCTGACCAGGTGATGCTGATCAGCGGACGCAAGTCAACCGAGACAGAGCCGTTCAAGATTTCCCGGCAGGGTAAATGGGTGGTACCCGGATTTCGGGTGGTGCGCTTCCTGTCGCTGAGCCAGCTGAACGCCGAGGTCAATGAGCCGTGCACGACCATTCAGGGTATCGACGGCAACTTCAAGGCGGTGGTGGCGTTCCACATCGCCAACGATGACCAGGCGATCTACGCAGCCGGGCTGCGGTTCCTCGACGACCAGGGCGTGGACAAGAAGACCGGGGTGGCCGCGATGGTGTCGCAGACCGGTGGCATCTTCGCCGGGCACCTGCGCTCCATCGTCGGTGCGATGACGTTGGAGCAGATAATGCAGCAGCGCCAAACGCTGGCAGACCAAGTGCTGGATGCCTCCAAGATCGAAGTGGGCCGGATGGGACTGTACATCGACAGCTTCCAGCTCACCAGCATCGAGGGCGAACAGGTCAAGAGGTACATGGCGGCGCTGTCTGCCCCCCATACTGCGACCATTCAGCAGGAGGCGGCGGTAGCGCAGGCGGAGGCCGAGCGGATAGCAGCCGAAGCACAACAGCTCAGTGCACGCCGACAGGCCGAATACGAGCGAGACACGAGGCTCAAACAGGCGGAGTACAAGGCGGCGACCGACAAGGCCGAAGCCGAAGCGGCACAGGCTGGACCGCTCGCGCAATCATTGGCAGAGCAGCAAGTCCTCGAGACGAAGCGTGAGACGGCGCAGAAAAACGCGGCGCTCGTCGAGCAACAGCTGGTCGCTCAGGTTGAGCGGCCAGCGCAGGCCGAGGCAAAGCGGATGAAGATCATCGCCGGTGGCGCCGCCGATCAGGCGGAGGAAGAAGGCAGGCAGATGCGGCTCACGGCGCAGGCCCGCGCCGACAGCGAAGTCGCGGCCGCGACCGGTAAGGCCAGGGAGGTCGAACTGAGCGCTGCTGCTGAAGCCAAGGCCACCGAGGTGAAAGCCGTCGCTGACGCCAAAGCCACCGAAGTCAACGGCACCGCCGAAGCGAGCAGCATCCGGGCGACCAAGCTGGCCGAGGCCGCCGGGCAGCTGGCGCTGAACAACGCGGTGGCGGCCGGTGACCGCGCGCAGCTGGAGTTGGCGCGGGTGCAGATCATGCCGGAGGTGGCGCGGGCCATCGCGTCGGGCTGGGAGAACTCGAACATGACGATCCTCAACGGTGCCGACGGAATGGCTCAGCTTGTCAACGGCGCTGCGCAGCAGGCGCGCGCCCTGATCGAGATGTTCACCAAACCTAACGGGCAGGTCACCAACGGGCACGTCAGCGACGGCGATGCGGGCACCAGCGTGTCGAAGGGGTTGGCCGACCTCGCCGCCTCCGCCGATCAGCGCTACCCGGAACTGGAGCAGCAGCCCTAACACCGATACGCGCTGGTGGCGTCAATCGCTGCGCCACCAGCGCGCTAGGAGGTCCGATGAGTTTCATGCTTCCTCAGCATTTACGGTTCGATGATCAGCGGCCGCTGCGGCACAAGACGCCGTCAGGGCTCAGCGCCGCCCAAGTGATTCAACGCTCGATCGAGGCGTATATCAACGGCGGACGTCACGGCAACACGGCCGAACGTGAGCCGCTCGCCGACTTCATCGCCAACGAACTTCGCCTACACGGCTGGGATCTGTAGAAAGGAATCAACGATGTCAAGCACCGACAGCACCGAGATGGACAGCACCGAACAATTCGAGAGCGACCTTGCGGAGCTCAACGAACTGGCCGACCGGCACATCACAACCCTGCAGACCGCAGTCGCAGGATCGGAGCCGGCAGCCGCCGTCGACCTGCTCAAGCGGGCCCACCAGATGATGACCGATAACGAGATAGTGATGACCGACGTCGAGAGCGTGCAACTGGCGGTGCAATCCCGCTCCGACGCGTTGTACGCTGCCGCCTTTCGGCAACGTCCTGGAGACGTCACCCAGCACGGCTGATGAGAGGAAACCCATGCCAGCTCTGACCGATCCACAGGCCGCGCTCGCCGATCTGTGGGACGCCGGGCCCGGCGCCATCTGCGGGGACTGCGGACACTTCGCAGGCCGACACACCGGCATGGGCTGCCCCGGTATGAACGGCGACGGCTGCCGCACCCACTGCAAAGGCATGCTGTGGCAGGGGCACCGTTTCGAGATGAACGGGATGGCCGGACCGGTCCTGCCGCGATGACCCGGCACATCTCCATCTTCGACGCGCTGACCGTGGGCGCATACGACGACCTCGACGACATGTCGGTGGTGTTCTTTTCGCCGGCATTCCTGATCGCGCCGAATCCGGGCTGGCGGGTCCGCGGGGAACCACGGCCGAAGGCGTTTGGTGACCCGACCCGCGAACCCGGTGAGCTGGCGCAGCTGTACGGCCAGCAGCTCGACGACGTACTGGATGCATGGAGTGCCTGCCGGTACGCGTACCGCCAGGATGCACCGGGTGTTCAAAAAGTGAACGTCCGGTGTGACCGTCGGCTACAAGGCACGCTGGTCAAACTCGCGCAGCCGCAGCGGGTGTGGGTGCTGACCGGGCATCGGGACTTCCGGACCGGCTACTACGAAGGACGCTGGCCGGACTGACGCGTGTCGGTCCGCACCATCGGCGACTACCCCGACAACGATGAGCAGATGATGATTTCGGGCCGCCGTCGCTGATGTCGCAGGGCTGGCCGGACATCCGGGCCGCGCAACACCGGCGCGTGAAACGCGGGAAACGGGCCGTACGGGGCAATAATGCGACGGTGCCCAAGAAGACAGAAGCCTCAGGCGGCGCTATCCACTGCTGCGTGTGCATCAACAGGGGCAATTTCCGGCGCGATCCGCGCGGGATCACCGTCATCAAAGGTTACGCGGCCTGCCCCGACCACATCGAGCTTGTGTCGCACCCCGAATTCGACGTATTCATGCTGAACGCCACTCACGAAACGAGGAGGTCGGTGTGACCGAGCAGCCCCGTAAACGCGCGCCCCGCAAAACCGCTGCCGCCAAACCCCCACCTGAGGTAGCCGAGCAGGTGCAGGACGAGGACGAAGCCGACAACACCGCCGCGCAGCCAGCCGAAACCGCGCAGACCGCGAAGGCACCACCCTCCGTGCAAGCCGTCGGCGATTGGCAGCTCGTGACGCACGGCACCTGGCAGATCAGCGTCGGCCCCGACGGGCTTCTGATGCTGCCCCGGCATCTGCATCCACGCGAATGGGATGACTTCGTCGCCGCCGGCACCATCGCCAAACAGGTCGGCAACGACGTCATCGCCGCCAACAGCCACAAAGCCCGCAAAGACAACCGGCGGCTGCCGACACGGCGCGGCGCCATCGTCACCGAAGGCGAACCGCCGGCCGGGACAGTCCGCATGAACGTCTCCCAGCAGCAGGCCGCAGCCACGATCGGCCGTCCGCGCCGCGGTCAACGGCCCGCCAACCCCATGACATCAGGGAAGGCTGTCGGATGAGTGACTGCCCGTTCTGCCTGCACAACTGGACCCACCTGCAGATCGTCGACCGCAACGCGACCGGCTCCATCGCGGCGATCAAACCGCTGCACCCGGTGACACCCGGCCACATACTGGTGATCCACGCCAAACACACCGAAAGCGCGGCCGAAGACCCCGAGCAGGCCGGGTATCTGGTGGCGTTCGCCGCGAAGTACGTCGCCAGACACAACATCGAAGCCAACATCATCACATCGATCGGGCCCAACGCCACCCAAACCGTGGACCACACCCACGTGGATGTGGTGCCCCGCACCGCCGGCGACGGGCTGATGCTGCCGTGGTCCGCCGACCACGACGAGGAACCGCCGAAACGGAAGCGCCGCGCGTCCTGATGAACTGGTTGCCATGCGGCTTTCGCTCGGACAGATGATCCCGCGGCGGCTGATCCGCACAGTCCCCGAGCAGGGTGACGGCGAGCAGGAACGGCTGTGGAAAATCGCCCGCGACCTGCACCCCCGCTGGCAGCATGTGACCCTGCGCGACCCCATCGACCCGGCCGCGTTCCCGCTGACCAGCGGCCTGTGGCACCGCTGCCTGACCGGCGCGCAGCTGGCCGACCTGGTCCGCATCGAGGAGCTGTACCACCGGGGCGGCGTTTACATCGATTCCGACGTCGAATGCTACCGACCGTTCGATGTGCTGCGCACCGTCGACGCGTTCGCCGCCTGGGAGGACCGCGACCACATCCCCAACGCGGTGCTGGGCGCCAAACCCGGCCACCCCGCTATCGGCGAGCTCGTGAAACGGGCCGTCGAGATGATGCCATGCGACACCTGGGACATCGGCGTCGGTCTGACCACCGAAGTGCTGTCGACCCGTGACGATGTGCTGCTGCTGCCGCCCGGCAGCTTCTACCCCGTGCATTACCGAGTCAAGTGGCGCAGCGGGATGCCGTCGCGCACCGAAATCCTGAAAAGCAACCCCTGGGCGTTTTCCGCACACCACTGGGCGGGCTCATGGAAACCGTAAAGGCGGTCGTAGCGGTGCCGTGGCGGTCCGACGGCGGGCGACGCGACCAGCTGTGGTCGTTCACCAGGTCCTGGATTCAGCGTCACCACGACTACCCGATCGTCACCGCAGACTCCGATCCGGGCCCATTTAATCGGGGGCAGGCGGTTAACCGCGCGGCCGTCCTCGGGGGGGATTGGCAAGTTCTGATTGTGCACGACGCCGACACCGTGGCCGACCCGCAACTTGTGAAGGAAGCCGTCCGGACAGCGGCCAGGCTGGGGCGGGTCGTCATGCCCTACGAGGTGTACATCTACCTCGACAAATACTCGTCGGACATGCTGATGGCCAGCGATGGACGGTTCCCGTTCCTCGCCCCGATCCCGTACACGGCCGATAACCGCTACGACGGCAAGTCAGTGATCCATCACGGCCACTCGGGTGTGGTGGTGTTTCCGCGGGCCGCGTTCGAAGCGGTCGGCGGGTTCATCGAATTGTCGGGCTGGGGCTACGAGGACTCGGTGATGGTGGAGCTGCTGCAGGTGTTCGCCGGCGGCACCGTGTGGCTGCGGGGCGGCGCGCTGCACCTGTGGCATCCGCACGCCTGCGACCAACGGCTGTCGGCGATCAATCTGCGTGAGCTGCAACGGATCCGGCTGGATCGGACGCCGCAGCGGCTGCGGACACTGCTCGCGCAGCGCGGCCACATCGTGCCGTAACCGGACTGACAGCGGCGTGTCCGGCGTTTTGAAGCCGGGAAAGCCGGGCGGCTGGGCGATGATGAGCGTCGGAGTGGAAATGAGCGCCGAAGATAAGGTCACCGCCATCATGAACCTGCTGCGTCACGGCCAGGTACTGGGCGCAGAGGAACTCCTGAAACAGATCCGCCGCATCGCTGACAAGGAGCCCGATGACTGACAACAAGCCCGCCAAGAAAGCCGCGGCGAAGAAAACACCAGCGAAGAAGGCGCAGAGCAAGAAGGCGGCGCAGCAGGTGCCGGCGTCGGCGCCCGTACGTCTTGAGGTCCGCCTCAACGGCAGGATCCGCTACGCCGACCAGGTGTATGACCCGACCTTCGACGTCACCGACGACTCCGTCACGATCAGCGGCGGCCTCAAGCCGACCATGGTCGACGCGCCCGAGTTGCCGCCGCCGACGGTGTTCGCCGAGCAGACCGATGTGCGTGACGGTGAAGACTTCATCCCCCGGGTGCACTCCGGGCGGCGTGACCTGCCGCAGCAGGACACAGTGGTCACCGACTGGCCGGCGGGAAGCCCGCAGGCCGAGCAGGTCACCGAGGAGAAATCCGACGAGAAATCCGACGAGACTGATGAGTGATACCGATACCTCTGTGGTGGGTACTGCTGGTGTTCCTGCCGACGCTGGCGATGATCCTGTCCGGACTGGACTGGCCGCGATCCCCGCCGAAGTCGTGATCCGCCACACCTGCCACTGCAAAGCCGCGGTCGAACCGCCGGCACCAGGCGAACCTGAGGAGCATGTGTTCACCGTCGACGGGCACGACTTCCCCTACCTGCTGGCCGCCGAAAACCCCGAGGTGAGCAGGGTCGCCGACAACCTGTACAAGATCGGCGTCACAATCGTCCTGTTCGACAAGGAAACGAGGCAGGTGCTGCCGTTCACCTACCGCCCGAACGGCTACGGCGGCGTGCCATGCATACCGGTCATCGACGGCCGCGACTTCCCGTTCACCTGCGACGACAGCGGCTGCCAGCTGAACTTCAGCCACAAGACGCTGCCCACCCTGCAGCTGGTGTTTTACGCCCACCACGTCACCGGCAACATAGCCATCCAGGACCGGCGCCGCGGCAAAGCCGCCTACGACGGCGGCGGCGGCGACCGGATCGCGGCCGGCAAAGAAGAATGCTTCGCGTGCGGCGACCTACTCGACGACCAGCGTGAGCTGTTCGCCCACATCGACGCGCGCCACCCCGAGCACGTCCGGCACAGCGAGCACGGCAAACGCTACCGAGTTTCATAGGAGGAACCGTGACATACCAGACCGCTCTTGCGCCGCACGGACGTCCGCTGCGGCTGGGTAAGCAACCGGCCACCCGCACCAAGAAGCTGATCCCGTTCACCCGGTTCCTCGACGTCAGTGTCCTGCCGCCGCTGCCCGCAGGTGACTTCGGCCACGACTCCCTGGTCCGCGGCAACTGGGGCATGCTGGGCAACGCCGATTACGGTGACTGCGTGTGGGCCGGAGCTGACCATGAACACATGCTGTGGCTGGCCGAAAGCGGCTCCCTGTCCGATCCGACCACCCTGTTCTCCGACGACACCGCGCTCGCCGACTATGCGCAGCAGACCGGGTTCAACCGCAACGACCCGAACACTGATCAGGGCACCGACATGGAAGCCGCCGCGTCCTACCGGCGCAAAACCGGCATCATCGACGTCAACAACACCCGTCACCTGATTGGCGCCTACGTCGACGTAGACCCCGGCAACATTCAAGAGCTGTGGTATGCGATGTGGCTGTTCGACGGCGTCGGAATCGGTGTCGAATTCCCGAGCGCCTGGATGGACGCGTTCAACCAGGGCCCCAACGGTCTGTGGGACAAAGTGACCCGCCCCAACATCGAGGGTGGGCACTACATCGCCGGTGTCGCGCGCACCGGCGGCCGCGCTAACATCATCACCTGGGGCGACGATCACCCGCGGTTGACGGTGGCGGGCTATCAGCAGTTCAACGACCAGACGATGGCCTACGCCAGCCAGGAAAAGCTGCACTCCGGTGTGGACACCAACGGCTACGACTGGCCCGGCCTGCTGGCGCTGATCCAGGACCTCACCGGCGGCAACGTGCCGGTGCCGCCGAAGCCCACCCCGACCCCGACCCCGACGCCCACCCCCACACCGGCCCCGACTCCGACACCCACCCCGACACCCACACCGGTGACGGACTTCCCGGTGGCGCCGGTCGGTGCGTGGCTGGACCGCAAACACAACTACACCCGCCGCGAAGAGAACGCGGCTAGCGCCATCTCGACGTGGGCCGGCGCCAACGGAATCGTGTTCCCCTGATGCCTACCTCGTTGACATTTTTCCCGGTGACGGGCAATTACAACGCGGTCGCTGACCCGAGCATCTCCGGTGTCCTCAACACTCCGGTGGTGCAGCCGGTGTCGGCGCTGGTGACATTCACGCCGCGGCTGCTCAAAGGGCAGCTAATGTACGTGGAGGATTACCTGGTCACCGAAGCGTACAGCGCGGAGCAGACCGTCAACGTGCTCGGCGAGCCGGTCAGCGGCACGTGGACGTTGCAGTACCTGACCGACATCACCACCCCGCTGCCGTTCGACGCGACGCCGGCCGCTGTGCAGGCCGCGCTGCGGGCGTTGCCGTCCATCGGCGGGGCCAACGTCAACGTGGTCGCCGACATCGAGCCGGAGGCCTACCAGGTCCAGTTCACCGGGGCGCTGGCCAACCAGCAGATCCCGGTGCTCGTCGGCAACGCTGACCTGCTCGTCAACGCGCAAGGTGCCGGGTTCTGTGAGGTCACTGTCGCGCCGACCGCGCTGGGTTCCGCGCAGATCGTGGCCGACACCGCCATCGCGCTGCCGCCGCTGACCGCGCGGATCTGGAACGGGGTGCTCTCGACGATCGACCGGACCGACACGCCGGGCTTTCAGCTTGCCGCCAACATTCCGCAGCTCAACCTGGGCGCGGATCTGATCTACGACGTCACGTTCGATGACGTGACGTTCAACGGCGAAAACCAGATGTTCGCACCGTTCGGGTTCACCGCGCCGACCGACGCGACCGGCGTGTGCATCACCGACCCGATGCTGCAGATGCTGCCGTGGGAGAAACCCAACCAGACGGTGTGGACCCCACCCGGTTCCACACCCATGAACGTGGCGTCCCTGACGCAGGCCCGTACAGCCCGCAACGACTGGCGCGCCAGGGCGATGAGCGGCTAGTGCCGTACATAGCGCAGCAGCACGGCCGTCGATCCCGCACCCGCGCGATCGACGATCCCCGCCACGACGCGCTGGACGCGCTCCTCGCCGCGGTCACCCGCGCGATCGACGACGTGGCGCTACCAGAGATACCCCGCTGGCAGGACGGCCCGTGGATTCGGACCGCTGACCCGAAACCCGAGTACCTATGAACCGTGACCAGGTGCGTTGCCTTATTGGGTGGGCGGCGATGTCGGCCGGTGCGATCGAGGCCGGACTGATCCTGCGGTTCTTCTTCCAAGGCAGGTACGGATGAGCGACGACGACCTGTACTCCGATGTCCCCGAATCCGACGACTCGATCAAATGGGTCCGCCGGCCCACCAACACCCGCACCATCCGGTCCAGCCACGCCTACAAAACCGCGCACGACCAGTACCGCATCGAATGCATGGTCCGCCGCCAACCCGACGGCAGCGTCGGCGACCCCTGCTGCATCTGCACCGACCGGGACGGGGAGCCGCAACGCATCGACTACGGCCTGGCCTACCCGCACCCGCTGTCGTGGAGCCTTGAACACCACATCTCCGTCAAAGACCACCCCGAACTACTCCTTGAGAAAAACAACTGGGGCAGCGCGCATTTCGCCTGCAACAGCATGAAAGGCCCCGACGAGCTGATCACCAACTCCGATTTGGGTGTCCCGTCAGAAGATTGGGAAGCGCTGTAGTGGATGAGGGGTTCGTCAACGCCCAAGCCGGCGCGTGGCTGCAATACCGCGCCCGCTCCGCGCACGACGAAACCGCGAACGGGCCCGGCTCATACCTGCGCAACACCGAAGCCGTGCGGGCGTGGCTACCGCACGTGTTCGCCACCTACGGCATCGAATCGATGCTCGACGTGCCCTGCGGCGACTGGAACTGGATGCACCAGGTTGACCTCACCAGCATGGAGTACACCGGCTGGGATGTGGAACCCACGACCATCGCGCAGAACAAGATCCGGTACGGATACAGTCACTGGCATTTCGAGTGCGTGAACCTGCTGACGGTCGAGCGGCTGCCCGCCGTCGACCTGATCTTCTGCCGCAAATTCCTCACCCACCTACCCAACACGGCGATCCGCCACGTACTGGACAAGTTCCTGGACAGTGGCGCCCACTACCTGATTGCCGACAACTACCACGCCGCCAACGACGTGGCCTGCCCCCTCGACGGGGGACACACCGGCGCGGTCGGCAGCCCAACACCCTTACCCGGCTACTACTACCGGCCCGTCAACCTCGAAGCCGACCCGTTCAACCTGCCCAGCCGTGTCGAAGCGATCGACGAACCCGGCCTGCCCGGCGAACAGTACGCCGACATCCGTCAGGAGATGGTCCTGTTCGACCTGCAACAGCCGCGGTGACGACCACGTTGTGTCGCACCGACGACGGCGTCCTGATCTGCAAATACGGTGAGGTCGAAGACTTCCCGTCGACCGTGATGCACGAACCCGACAACGCGCGGGCCTGCGTGCATTTGACCGGGCCGATGCCGCGGATCTTCCTGGTGCGCCGCCGCCCGGTCGAACAGCTGAACTTTCAGCCGCGGATCATGTCAGACCGCGGCCGCCGCCCGATCATCGCCGCCCGCAACTACAGCACCCTGACGCTGAGCGTCGATCTGATCGGCCCGGTCAGCATGACCCACCCGCAACGCGGACGGGCCCGCCGCGACCACCGGGTCGTCAACCACTGGCACTTCACCCTCACCGAGATCGAAGACGACGACGAATACGCGCACCGGCCACGGCTGCTCGCAGTGCGGAAATCTTCCCCAGCCAGCGCGCCCCCATACCGATAGCAACACCAGGCAGGATCGCGGCTGCGAAGACCGCGCCGACGCTCACGGCCGCTGGCAAATCAAACACCCCAACCACGGCCAAATCAAACGCCCGGACCCATGGTTAGGCAGCCTTCACCCCTTTCAGGATTTTGGCAACTAACTCACGGGTGACACCCACCTGCTCGGCCAGCGTGGTGTATGAAAATCCGCCGGTCGCATACAACCGGCGGATAGCCGCGTCACGCTCACGACGGAAATGGCCCGCCAGACGCACATGCTCTTGCGATTGTCTGTGCGCCTCGCGGGCCAACACGGCTAACGGGTCCACCGACCACCTGCCTCAGATACGGCCAGCCGAGAAATCGGTGATCATCTGCGGCACGTTGGTGTCCATCCCGACGACATGGCAGCAGCCGGCATCCTGAGGATCGATGATCGAATAGCCCTTCGGTGTCATCGACACGGCGACCATCTTGGCGTTCGGGTTCATCCGCTCCCGGTACAGGCGCAGCGCTTGGAACGGATGCTGCGACCCGGCCCACGACTCCTCGTCGGTGAGCAGCGTGAATGTATCGACCACCTGCCGGTTCTGCAGCGCCCACAGGATCGGTGCCGCGCAGTCGGTGCCGCCGTTGGGCTGGTGACGCATGTAGGTCAGCACATCGTCGAGGCGTTGCCGCTTGCTGATGCTCAACGGCCACGCGCTGATGTTGAACCCGATGTGGATCACCTCGGGTTCGGTGCTGCCCATCACCAGCGCGAGCGCCCCGGCCACCTCGAGCGCCTTGAGCGGCAGCCCGCCGGCGGCGTTGAAGCTCATCGAACTCGACACGTCCACTGCATTCAGGGTGCGCTTGCCGGCAGGTTCGACCGCGTCGAATGAGAGGTAGAAACCGTCGTGCAGCGCGTCGATGACGTTCGGTGTAGGCGGCCAGGTGGAGTCGCCGCGTGCGCTGCGGCCCGACGCGTAGGTGCGCTGCGCGACGAGCAGGTTGATCGGATGCACCCGGCCCCACTTCAGCCGCTGCACATCGGTCAACTGCCCGACAATTGTCCGGCCCGTGTCACCTGTGGTCAGGCCGAGCCGGGTCAGGCGCGGCAACTGCTTGATCAGCGCTGTGGGTGGCACACCCTTGGCGAGCATCGCTTCCCACACCACCTGCTGGTTGATCAGCCGGTCGGGCAGCATCTCCCACGACAGGTCATACATGTCGATCAGCGCGGCCGCGTCCTGCGCGCTGGCGTTCTGCACCTGCTCGTACGCGCCGACCAGGTCCGGCAGGACGCCGACCCGCTCCGACGACCACTCAGGAACCGAGTACGTGTTGGCTGGCAGTGGTCGATGATCGAGGCCGGCGATGAAGTCGGCGAGTGGTTGCCCGCCGTTGACGTTTCGCGGCCTCTTCGTACGCAGGCGCGCGTCAAGCGTGCCGGCGGCTTCGGGGGTGAGGACCTGAACGCCAGCGGCGCGGTCCCGGTGGGTACGGGAGATCAGGTTGATCCTGCGGCGGTCACGAGGGCCGCCATCGGCCATCGTGTCGACCACGTAGCGGTACAGATTGTCGCGGACCTGGTCGTCGGGCTGTGGGTGGCTCAGCGCGAGCAGGTCAGCGTGGCGCCAGCCTTCACGCTGCCGGTACTTGAGCAGCTGGTAGGTCAGCTTGTCGATGTCCTTGGCGTTGTACCAGGCGCCGATGTAGCGGCGCAGGCCGCGTCCCCACCCGCGGAACTGCTCCACGTAGGTCGCGAAAATGTTCAGATGGGTGGTGGTGCGGCACACCTTCGGCAGCGCCTGCAACGCATAGACACGCCCCGCTTCGTCGGCCTCAGCGGCGGCGAGCGCGAGCGCGAAGATTGCCGGGTTCTGCTTGGGTGCGCGTCCAGCCAGCGACACCTCAACGATGGTGTCGACGAGGGTGCGGGCATCGCTGCGCGCCATGCGGGTCACCACGTCGGCGCTTTGCCGGGCCAGGTCGGGCCCGCTGGTGTAGTAGGTGCCGCCGGTGACGCCGAGGACCAGGAACCGCTTGAGTTGCACGAGGTCGTCGACGGCGAAGCCGTGGCCGCCGGCGGCGTTGGGTACCGTCGCGTTCCCGGCGGGCTGGGTCTGTGGGGTCGTGCGGGTCGAGAATCCTCGCAGGGCATCGGCTGTCATGGTGTGTTTCCTTTCTCGTGGGGTGTAGGCGAAGTAAGGGGGTTGACCGGCACTTGGTTTCTCCAGCAGAAAAGGTAACCGATCGAAATCCGGCCCACACCAACACGTTTGACGACGCAGGCGAAGCAATGGCCAGCCGGGTTCTAACTAATGGATGGAAGATAACCGACTGATATCCGGCCCGCGCCGGACAGTTTTGGGGTGACAGGCGAAGTAGACGCTACCGGCGTTTTAGCGCTCTATCTTGAGCTACAGGGCAGCTAGGCCACCCTGGCGGGATTCGATACCCGCAACCTCTCTCTTAGAAGGAGTTAACCGACAGCAAGTCCGGCCCGTCACCGAAAAGTTGGGGGGTCTAGGCGAAGTGTGAGCATCCGGCGCACCGGTTTCCCGGCAACCGGGCGAACCCGGTTCGGAGTGTTTAGTCCTGTCACTCCATCGGCGTTTTATGTGGTCCACCTGACGACCTGGCGACAGATAACCGAACCGCTCGCCGGCCCAGACCCAACAGTTTTCGGGGGCGCAGGCGAAGTAATGGACACCGGTGCCCCGAAGGGCTATCAGCACCGAAGTGCCGACAGGATTCGAACCTGCAATCACCAAGTTAACCGATCTCGCGTCCGGCCCGCGCTCCCTATGTAATTCTCAAAGTCCCAGCGCGTAACTGTAGACGCCGTTCCACAGCCCGGCAAGTGTTTTTTGCTGTGGGCGTGTCGCCACGGTAAAGGATAGATCCGCTAGCATGATGATCACTGTGGCGCGTGAGCAGTGGGCTCGGGTCCTCGACCCCCAATACCGGGACTCCTACGAGGTATCCGATCAAGGACGCGTGCGCTCAGTCCCCCGGCAAGTCGCCGGCCGCGACGGATCGGTACGCACCCTGCAAGGCAAAATCCTGTCCCCACGTATCCGCCCCGACGGCACCCGCGCCGTAAATCTGTGGAGCAAAAACCGCTACCGCCAAGTCCCGATCAAAAGGCTCGTCCTGGAATCGTTCACCGGCCGACGCCAGCCGCAAGGCTATGACGCCGAGAACGTCAACGAAGATCCCGGCGACAACCGGCTGGGCAATCTGCGGTGGAAGCCGGTCGGTGGGCTGGGGTTGCTGCACCGAAGCCTGGTGCGGTGAACGATCAGCTGAAGCGCTGCGAGAAGTGCCACCGACCGCGAGACAACGCCGAAGAGTTGCGCCTCTGCCCCGTCTGTGGGATGGACCGCCGACTGAAGGGATACCCCGCCGTGAGATTCACGTTCGATTCCAGCAACGACGAGGAGGAGATACGCGACGCGCTGAATGTGCTAACCAAGCACAAGCTGAACTGGAACGTCGCGCCGTTCCCGGAGGACGTCACGCAGCTCGTCGCGGAGCTCAACCACAAACCGAACTGGCATGCCCACCTCGGTTACGTAGACCGTGGCCAGGGGTCGGAGGGCCTGACCGTGTCGGTGTACATCACCGAGCCGGACGCCTACGACCACCACAAACCGCGCAGCGTCGTGCACTACTTCCCGGTTCCCCCGGCCGCATACGACTACCGGTCGTGGCGGCGGTGGCTGTTTAACCAGCTCGGCCTGGTCGATGACCACGAACGGATGGAGCACTTCACCATCGCGGGTCAGAAACCTTATGCGCCTGACCACAAACCGGGCCGGGACCCGTATACGGTCGTGGAACGTGGAACCTGGGAAGATGCCGACACTAGCTTCAGGGGCGAGCGAAACCACCCCGAAACGGAAGTACCGTCGCCTGGAGGCAACCGGTGAAGCTGGACGTCGATGGCATCGAGTTCGGTCAGCGCTACCGCAACCCCTACACCGGCTTCGAAGGCGTTGCCGTGGCCGTCTACGTCTACGAATTCTCCTGCCCCCGAGTGAATCTGCGGAAACTGGGCAAGGAAGGAACCATCGTCGAGTCAGCATTCGACGCGCCCGGCCTGCAACCCGCTAGCACCGCGCCGGCGACCATCGCCAACGGACAGCTCGGATTCACCTCGGCCGAACCGTGACCGGCATCAGCATCACCGCGGTCTACAGGATCACCTGCGACGGATGCGGCGTCCGCGCCGAACCCCACGACGAATACCACACCTACGCTGAAGCCCTCGACGCCCGTGAACGAGTCGGCCGGTACGACGGCTGGCTGCTGCGGTGGCGCGACTATTTCGCCGAACTGTGGTGCGCGGAATGTGTCGCAGCCGGGAAATGTCGGACCCCGGTAGTAACGTCAAACAATCCCGAACGGCCCACGAAAGTAGGAGACCGCGATGACTGAAGTCAGCATGTCGGGGAAACTTCCCCGCGGCGACGCCAACGGTCTCGGCGCCATCGCCCGCCAACTCATCCACGACCCCGAAAAGGTGCACGCCCTGATCGTGCTGGTGGACTGCACCCGGCTGGTCACCGAAGTCGACACCGGCGAAACCATACCCGTGATGCGGATCCGCCGCGCCGAGGCGATCCGCAAATCGGATTTAGCTGAGGCGCAACGCCTTGTCCGGCGGGCGTGGGAGGAACGCTGCGGCGACACCGTGCTGCCGATGGAACTCGAGGACGACATCAAAGCGATCTTCGACGGCTTCGACCCTGACGGTGAGCCGGAGCAGCAGCCCAAGCCGGAGCAGCCCACCAAACCCGACGACACAGGCGACACGAGCAGCACCGACTCAGATGACTGATGAGAGGACACAGATGAGCGACGACCCGGCAGCGGCCGTCCTGGCGCTGGCACGGTGGCGCTGGCAGGCCACCAGCGGCGGCCGGACATACAATCTGCGCCTCGACGACCTGCACGTCGCGGAGGACTCCGACCGGTTCCCCTACATCGAAGGACACCAGCTCAATCTGCAGTGGCGCGACGCCTTCTACCCCGAACACCTCGCCCGCTCCAGCAGCCGCGACCGGTTCCTGCCGCAGCTCGAGTTCCGCTACGAACGGCCCGAACACATCGCCGGCCCGTTCTGGTCCGAACAGATCACCGACGACCTGCGAGTCGACGTCGCCGTCGCTAAACCGGCCGCGCGTTTCGGTGACGACATGAACGCCGAATCCGTGCTGCACGTCTCCTACCAGGCGGCCGGCCGGCCGTGGATCGTGATCCAGGCGAAACCGATGCGGGCGTCGGTAGTCCTGCCGGCACCACCCGACTGAGGTGACCATGCGGCTGCTGCGCTACCGCAGCGCGAAGAACGTACGCGGCTACCACATCAAGCGGAACCGCTGCTACCACGGCAAACTGCTCGGCGTGCACGCCCAATGGGGACCGCGCTGCTGGTCGTGGATGTGGAGGCTGTGCAAATGATGGAAGTCGACCTGAAAGTCAACACCCGCCGCATCGGACGTGTCATCGTCACCCGCATCCACCCCGACGGCGGACCGCCCGACCGGGTGCACACCTACACGTGGCGCTACAGCCGCGACGGCCAACACGAAGCGGTCGGCACCGTCGAGCACCGCTACGGCGACGGCGCCGTCGCACTGGCCCACAAGGTGCTCGGCGAGCTCGCCGAACGCCACCGCATCGCCGCCCTCACGAAGCCCAAGAGATCAAGGAAGCGTTCATGAGCTGGCCCGGCGAGCACACCCCGCCGTTTTACGTGCACGACCGTACCTGCACCCATTGCGGCACAGAGTTCCCCGGTTTCTCCCGCCAAAAGTACTGCTCACCGCAGTGCATCGAGATGGCCAAACGAGCCACCCTGATGACCAGGTGGGGCGTGCCAGCAGACATAGTGACAGAACTGACACGAGTGGGAGCGGCACATGGGTGACAACACAAAAAGCACCATGAAAGACCGGATTATCCTCATTATCGGCATGACGCTGATGGCGATCGGTGAATTGATGAAAGTTCTCAGCCAATGACGCAAATACAGTGGACGGAGCGGGTCTGGAATCCTACCCACGGATGCGACCGTGTTTCCCCTGGCTGCGACCGCTGTTATGCCCTCACCATGGCGAAACGGCTCAAAGGAATGGGGCAGGCAGGCTACGAAAACGACGGTAACCCGAAAACCTCCGGTCCGGGCTTTGGCCTGACATTGCGGCCCGATCGACTCGATGCGCCGCTGCGCTGGCGGAAACCGCGCCTCGTGTTTGTCAATTCGATGAGCGACTTGTTCCATCCGCAGATCCCGGAGGGATACACCCGGCGCGTGTTCGAGGTGATGGCGCTGGCGAAACGGCAGACGTTTCAGGTGCTGACGAAACGGCCGGGACCGATGCGGTCGATGCTGCAGAGGTGGGAACGGCAACGCCGGTCGAACGGCACGAGCCCGTTGGACTTCATGCCGTGGCCGCTGCCCAACGTGTGGATGGGCGTGTCCGCGGAGGATCAGAAACGTGCGGAGCTGCGGATCCCAATCCTGCTAGAGACACCGGCAGCGGTGCGGTTCGTGTCACTGGAACCGCTGCTGGGTCCGATAGACCTGCTCGGCGACGCTGAAGCGCCGGGACCGGCGATCATGCGTACCGGCACCAAGACGTGGACCGACCTCGGCTGGGAATACGACTACGACGACCAGGTGGGTCTGGACTGGGTGATCGTCGGCGGTGAATCCGGAGCCGGTTTCAGACCACTGGACCTGGATTGGGCCCGCTCACTGCGTGATCAATGCCAATCCGCTGGCGTGCCGTTTTTCTTCAAGCAGGTCGGGGGCCGAACCCCGAAAGCTAATGGGCGGCTGCTCGACGGACGCACCTGGGACCAGTACCCGTCGGATGAGGTGGTCGATGCTTAACGTCGAGATCCGGATGACCAGCCAAGATTCGGTGCACATGCCGCCGCTGACCACCACCGATGTGCGGGAATGGTTGGAACGCTGGGGGTTGCACGTCGGCAACGTCAGATTCCTGATCACGCCCGACGGCAGCTGATGCTGCTCACCGCGGCGCGGCTGACCAGCATCGCCGCGTTCATAGCGCTGGCCTGTTTCGCGTTGCGGGACGGCAACACGCCGCAGGGCTACTGGGATGCGACGTTGAACGCTGCGGTCGGAGCCCAGATGGTCGCCGTGCATCGGTGGCGGCCGTGAACACCGGCGAGCTGCTGGCCCGGCTGCAGCGCCACTACATCAAACCCGGCCAAGCCCTGCCCGGCGGCATCTTCCTACCCGAGGTCGGGTGGAACGGCGGCGGGCTCGGTGCTGGCGGATGCGACGCCATCTACGTGGGTTTCACCTCCACCAGCGGACGTATCCTCGTCGGGCACGAACTGAAAACGTCGCGCGCCGACTGGCTCAAAGAACTCAACCAGCCCGGCAAAGCTGACGGGTGGGCTGATGAATGCCACCAGTTCTGGCTGGCCGCCGCCGCACCCGACATCGTGCACGACGGGGAGCTGCCGCACGGCTGGGGTCTGATGACCCCCGGCACGTCGAAGACCCGCATGCAGATCCACGTCAAAGCCGACACCAAAACCGGACACACCCCGTCATGGAAAGCTGTCCGCTCCATCATGGCCCGCCAAGACACGCTGCGTGCCAGCGCGATAGCCGCCGCCCGGCTCAACGCCAGAGACGAAGCGCACCGCGGGATCGACGCCCTGGTCGAAGAGAAGGTGCAGCGCCGGTTCCGCGACGAGCCGGGCGCAGACGAGGTCCGCCAGCGGCTCAAACTTCTCGAAGAGGCGTTGGGCCTCGACATCGCCTACCCCGGCGGGCCTTACCGCTACAGCGGCCTGAAACTGGAAGACCTCGCCGCGCTCGCGCAAGCCGCGAAACGCTACGGCTCGGTCGCCGCGGCTGTGGCGCATCTGGTACGGAACTACGAAATCACATCGCTGCGCCGCACCCTGGACCGCCTTGGCGACGAAATCAGTGAATTCGGCAAGCTGACGCAGACCGATCAGTCCGGCATCGCATAGTCCACATCGTCGCGGCGCTCCCACGTCGTGCGGGTCAACGACAACAAACCCACCCGGTCCCACCGGACCTGAATCCGGGGGGAACGGACCTTCTTGACCGTTCCCCAGCGACGGCCCTGATGCACACGGTCACCCTTGTGTAGGTGCTCAACCACCCTTGTTATCCTCCTGAGGCCTTTGCTGGGGACCCTACGACCAGCCCGCGACTCCCCGGGGGGGATTTGTGAAAACGAAAACAGGTGTTGTCGCAGCGATTTGTCGGTACCCGGACTTACCGTTACAGCCATGAGCACCGCTGCCAACACCCAGCCGACGCCCACCCCCTACGACATGGTCGACGTCGCCGAGGCCGGCGAACACGACCAGCATTTCTTCTCCGTCACATCCATCCTCAAAGCGCTGTCCAGCCCCGCACTCGAATACTGGGCCATCAAACAAACCGCCATGGCCGCGATCGACTCCCAAGCCACCTGGAACGCGATGCTCGACGACCAAGGCCGCATCGAAACCATCAAATGGCTGTGCGGCGCCCGGTGGCGCCGACCGAAACTCGAGCTCGGCGCCGACCAGCTCGGCACAGTCGTCCACCGAGTCTGCGAGCATTACGCGCTCAGCGGTGAGAAACCCAGCCGTGAGTGGGTGGAGGACCTGGTCCGCGCGCATGCCGCCCCCACTGTGCGCATCGACAGCGAAGTCAACACCGTCGGCCAGATGCTCAACCAGTTCGATAGTTGGCTGGCCCGGTTTCAGCCCGAATACACCGCAGCGGAGATGCCGGTGTTCAACGAGCAGTTCGGCTACGCCGGTTCTCTGGACGCCATCCTGACCATCGGCGGCACCAAGCTACTCACCGACTACAAAGGCTTAGACATCGCAACGCCACTCGCAACACCTGACGGGTGGACGACGATGGGTGCAGTGAATGTCGGCGACAAAGTGTTCGGCACCGACGGCAAACGCGTCACGGTCACCGGCAAGTCTGGGGTGCACTTGAACCGCTGCTACCGGGTCACCTTTGATGACACGACCTCGATCGTCTGCGATGACGAGCACTTGTGGACGGTCTTCAGCACGTACAAATCTGATCGCCGTGACCGCCGCCGGTATGAAACGCTCCGCACCGATGAATTGGCGGCCGAAATACGTCATCATGTCAACGGGAGACGGCATTGGGCGATCGCGATGCCAGAGGCGTTGGTCTGCGCCGAGGAGGCTAGCTACCCACCAGTAGATCCGTACGTCTACGGATGCTGGCTGGGAGATGGCACAGCTCGTGATGGCGTGATTACAGGAATTGATCAGGAGATCTTTGACCGAATCAGTAACCGTGGTTACACGGTTGGCGAGCCGATGGGGCCGCAACACACCAGTAGGAGGATCTACGGTTTAGAACGCCAGCTCAGATTTGCTGGGCTACTTGGCCACCGCACTGTTCCCCAGAGGTGGCTTCGCAGAAGCGTTCCGCAGAGGCTCGATTTACTCCGTGGATTGATGGATACAGACGGTTACTACAACCCGCGCCGCAAAATGGCCGTTTTCACGACAGTCAACAAGGCAACAGCTGACATGCTCTACGAGCTGGTCGTGGGACTTGGCGAACGGCCTCTCGTTAGCAGCTTTACCGCCAAAGGATTCGGCAAGATCACTACTGCCTACCATGTGATGTGGCGGCCGCTCCGTCACAACCCATTCGCGTTGTCACGCAAAGCTAACCGTGTGGATCTGTCGCACCATCGTGGGCAATCTTGGCGCCGGCTCATTACGAGCATCGAACCTACCCTGACGGTGCCGACCCAGTGCATCACGGTAGACGCCGATGATGGCTGCTACCTAGCCGGAACGCAGATGGTTCCCACTCACAACACCCGCCGAGAACCCCTCGACTCCAGAGGTAATGCGCAGACACCGTACGGTGAGACGGCTCTGCAGTTGGCGGCCTACCGGCACGCTGAGATCGCGGCCGTGTTCCGGGCCCGCCGCGTCGAAAAGTACAAGCGCAGGTACTATCTGCTGTCCCCCGATGAAAGGGCGATGGCGCCGAAGATGCCGCAGGTCGACGGCGGGTTGTGCATCATTCTGACCCCGCAGTCGTGTGAGGCGTATCCCGTGAAGTGTGATCAGGAGGTGTTCGACTTCTTCCTGTACACGTTCGAGGCGTGGCGGTGGCTGGAAGACGTGTCCAAGCGGGTCGTCGGCGACGCGCTCATCGAACCCCACGAGTAGAGGAGCACCATCATGGCGATAATAAGTCTCCAAAGAAGGTTGGCCGAGGTCGGACGTATCCGGCTGGGCAAACAGGTGGAAACCAAAAAAGGCGGGAAGCGGCCCGCAGCGCTGGACACGTTCCGGCTGACGTCGGCTGACCGGTCGCGTATCGACGAAGCCGCGAAACTTTACGGTGGCACCGTCACCAAGTGGGAAGCGCCCAGCGGGATCCCGAACTGGGAAGTCGTGACGCAGGCCGACAAGCTGCCGGTGGTGGTGCCGCCGTCGGCGATGGCGTTCAGCCAGCACTACGAGTTGTGGAGTGCCGGCGGTTGTCAACGCCGCTGCGACGGCGTCACCGAAACCGTGATGGTGCAGGGCGGGCAGCCGTGCCTGTGTGACCCCGACAACCGGCAATGCGATATTCACACCCGGCTGTCTGTGATGCTGCGTGACCTGTCCGGGCTGGGGGTGTGGCGGGTGGACACCACCGGCTACTACGCGGCGCTGGAGCTGCAGGGCGCGGTCGAAGTGATCGGGCTGGCCGCCGGGCGTGGGCAAATGCTTCCGGCCACGTTGCGGCTGGATCAGCGGTCGATCAAACGTGAAGGGGAAGGCGTCAAAAAGTTTGCGGTCCCGGTGCTGGACATCGAGATCAGCCCCGCGCAGTTAATGATGGGCACCGTCGCGGTTAACCCGGGCGCGCCGACGCGTGCGGCGCTGACACCGGTACCGGACAGTGATGTGCGGCCGGCGTCGATCGCCGAGCAGGTCGGCGCCGCGGAGAAGATCCCGTCGCGGCGGCGAGCCACCGCGATCCCGGCGACCAACATCCGGCCGCGCACCGCGCAGCAAGCGCGCACCGCCGGCGCCGCCCCCCCGCCAGCAACACCCCCGGAAACCGATGGATCCGTGGACCGCAGCGACGAGGCCCGCGAGCTGGCAGCGCAGGACGCTCTGGAGCAAACGCAGGATCCGCCGCGGATGGTAACCGACGGGCAGCTGACAAAGCTGGGGGTGTTGCTGACTAACCGCGGATTTGACAAGTCTGCCGAAGGACGGGCGGCGCGGCTGGATTTCTGTGAAGCCGCTATTCGACAATTAATGCCGGATTCCCCGTACGCGGGCCGACACATTACCACGTCGAAGGCGTTGACGTTCCTTGAAGCCCACAAACTCATCGGATTGCTCGAAGACGACGAGACAAAAAGCGAACACGGAAGTGACGCCAGTGACGCTGTCGAGGGTGACGAAACGGGTACAGAACTGGATTCAAGCGAGCCCCCGGAGAATGGCGAGAGCTGTCCGGCAAACGAAAATCAGGGTTTGCCAGTACCGGAACAGATGAATCTCCTCGGCAACGGTAAATAATCCTGACCGCCCGCCGATGGCCATGCCCGCCCCTGCGTGCTCCGCAGTGGCGGGCGTTGCTGTAACGGAAAATTCAAACTATCGACAACTGGCCGGTAACCGGCGTATGGTTTCCCGTGGCAAGGGGTGCGACCGTCACACAATACTATGGTGCATAGTGCGGACCGTATCTCTCGATAAGACGTCAGCATCCACAGGTACTTGGGACACGGGGAAACAGAACCTGGGAGACACCTGAGAGGCGTTATGAGCGCAGTCGCCGCAGCAGTAACCGCCCCGCCACATCCCCCCCAGCATTACACCGCCTACCCACAGTGCAATGGCGTCGTGGGTGGCATCCCAATCGATAGCCGCGGAGTCGGCGCCCTATGCCGACTTGCACCGGCCAGCAACCATCCCGTAGGGGGCACCTAAAAAGATTGCGACCCCGGGGGGGATTTTGTGGTCCCCGGGGCCGCAAGCAACAGCACGAATAGGGTAGCAACAGCAAATGGCTTTAATCAAGAGGGTCGCACCACATGTAATGGACCTGCTTGTCCGCGCCCTCACAATCCTAGGGATGATCGTCGTCGGGCGGGTGCTGATGCCGTACTTCGGTGTCGACGACGACTTCCCGATGCACCCCAAGGCCGTCGCGGCGGGCAACGCCGCGGTCGGGGCGTGGGTGCGGATGGGAGCCCACAGCATCGCGCACGGAATGAACGGATTCATCAGCGAAAAAGAAGCACGAATCTTCGCTACACCCGGACAGATCAAACGGCTCCTACAGTGCGTCGTCACAGAGGGAGGCGTTGGTCTACTTGAACATGCCGAGCAAAACGGTGTGAAGGGCTACATATTCCACGACTGGACCCAGCCCGACGTCGACACCATCCGCAAGATACGCGAGGTCAGAGCTGCTGCGGGACGCAAAGGCGGGCTGGCCAGCGCTGCGGTACGAGCAGCCAGGAAGGGGGCTAACAGCAAAGAACCGGACGAAGCAAATGCTTCAGCAGATGCTTCAGCACGTGCTCAAGCAAACGGCCACCAAACGCTCAAGCAAACCGCAAGCAAAACTCAAGCACAGGAAGACAAAGACAAAGACATAGCTGTAGGTACTCACCTAGAGAGAGAGCGATCTGTAGGTAACGCGTGCGCGAGCAACGGACACCCCGTCAAGTCCACCGCCCGCGAACCGATGTCGTACAACGCGATCCTCGGCGTCGAGGAACACCGACCCGACCCGCCGCCACCGGATCACCGGATCCCCGCCGAGGCGAAAGAAGTCATCCGCGCTGTGCTGCCCCGAGAGCTGTCGCACAAGATCCGGTGGGCCTGTGAGATCCAGGTCGCGACCCTGCTCAACCAGGGCATCGACCAGGCCGACGTCGAAGCCGCGCTGCAGGAGTGGTTCGAAACCGACGAGGACATGTACCCCGGCAACATCCCGTACGTGCACGCCAAGCAGCTGAAACGCCGCGACGCACCACCACCGTCGACACGCAAGCAGCAGCGCATCGAGCGCACACTGGCCAGAAAATCCACCGCCACCAACAATGCGTTTCCAGCTTTACCGCCAGCCGCGAGAAGGGAACTCGGATGACGCGCGACGAAATGCTCGACCTGTACGCGCTGGTGCAAGCCAGCGACGGCCGCGAAGAGGCCACCGACGCCGACGAACTCGTGTGGGCCCGCATCCTCGGGCAGCTGTCCGTCGATGACTGCGCAGACGCGATCATGGCGCATTTCCGGGAGCAGCCCAACGTGTGGCTGCAGCCCGGTCACATCCTGGCCCGGGTCCGCGCCAGACGCGCCGATGAGCTGGCGCGGATGGATCCCGATGAACGCGGCGCCGAGCTCGCGGCGACCCGCAACACGCGGCGCGACCGGCACGGCTACATCGACAAGTCGGCACCAGAGGACGACGAATACCCGCCCGAATGGACGGCGCAACAGCGGGTCGCCGCCACCTGGCAGCGGATTCAGGAGCTACGCGACATGGCCGAGTACGAGCAGGCGATGAACCGGCCGGGCACGCTGTCGAGGAAACGGCCGGCCAGCGCCGCGCAGCGGGCCAAGGCGATGGCGGCGGTCGCGGCGCAGTACTCGTTCGACGACGTCGACGACGATGTGCCGTACGTGAATCCGCTGTCGGTGCGGTGCGAGTTTTGTCAGTCGCCAGAGGGAGAGCCGTGCACCATGGCCGGGATGCCGGGGCAGCCGCGGGAGAAGCGGCAGCGGGCGCATCCGGGCCGGCTGGAGGCGGCGGCGCGGGCCGCGGGGATGGATGAGCACATGGTGCGGACGATCGTTGATGCGTCGGCGAAGGCGGCCCTGAAGGATGCGCGTGAGCGGTGGCCGGTGGAAGACGTGACGGGTCACCGCGAAACCGCGGCAGCGGGCGCTACGGCGCCAGGAATCGGCGCGCAGGCGGCTGCGCGGTGAGTGTGAGGAACGGGTATCCCGACCGCGGCACACCCCAGTGCCCGTGCGGGTGCGTGAAGACGTGGGCCGACAAACACCACATGTGGGTTTGTCCCCATTGCGACCTTCAGGAAACAGGGCCGCGGCAAACTGTGCGACAAACTATTCGAAGCGGGGATGGTGATGAATTGCTGCGTGTGCATGAGGTTTTCCGGGCGAACGGAGATCTGCGCGCTGTGCGCGCGGATGGTGTGGCCGCAGCGGGTGTGCCGCAACGTGACGGAGCTACCGAAACGGGCTCCGCCGGCCGCTGAGCTGCGCCGGTGACACGGGGCGTGTCGCCCGTATCAGCGGTGAACAACCTGATGTGATGGGAAACGGAGGTCCCCCGTCGGACTGCGGCCCGGCGGGGTTGACCGCCACATGAGACGGCGGATATGAAACAGCTTGATGATCAGATGACGACGTTGATCGACGCGGCCCGGGTTCTGCAGTCGATGCAGTACGTGAATCTGGCGTTGTCGGTGCTCGATGTGGTCGATGAAAAGCTGAGGAAGCGGGAGCCATGAGCGACTGGGGCGGTGAAACGGTGGGGGAGGGACTGCGGTGGGCCCCCGCCGACCACTACGACCAGGGGCTGGAAGTGCTGACGAACATGCCCGCGTCCGGCGGTGATCCACAGCTGCTGATGTTGGGGTGGTTTGAAGTGATCGGGCATGCGCTCCTGGGGTTGCTGCGGGCTGAGATGGAGCGTGGTGGCGGTGGCTGATCGTGAGCTGATCGTGGCGGTCACCGAGTTCGACCCGGAGCGGCGGCTGGTCCGCGGCCACGGTGAGGACGGCACCGGGTATGTGATGCATCTGCAGGCGGCTGACGCGGAGAAGCTGCTCGCCGACTTGACGAACCGGGGCCGCTGCCCGCGCTGTGACTTCGAGAACGCGGTCGCTGACGTGGTGTATGCCGGTAACTTCATCTGCGACCACTACTTGCCCGGGGAGCCGGGCCGGCTGTCGGAAACCGAAATCCGGATCGTTGAGGGCTGCCGGTCATGGTTGGCTGACGATGCGATCGAACGCTGCCTGGAGGACACCTGATGGACGACAACAGCGGCTCCCTGGAGGCCGTTGAGATCGGTGACAAATGGGTGTGGGTCTACACCTCCCCCGGCGGTGCCTGCCATCAAGGCCCGCGGCATTACCGACGACGCGCTGACGCGCAGCGAGCTGGCAAGCAATGGCTACAGGTGCGAGGATCCCAGGGATGAGCACGGCGCAGAAACTGTCCTGGGTGGCCACCGGACTATGTTGCCTCGCCGCGGTTCTGATGCCGATCGGATCGACGTGGCTGACGGTCGGGCTTATCGTCCCGGCGCTGGTGCTCATATACATCGGCCTGGTGCTGGTTCAGCGGGAATGCGACGACGTCGACGATGCCGCCGAATTGCAGGAACGCTGGCGCCGGCAACGGGACCGGTCACGATGATCGACCGATTAGCGCCAGGCCCGATCTGGCTGGAATGCTACGACGAGAACGGCGAGCGGTATCTGGCGCCGGGCTGGCTGTCGCATCGCGACGTCGACGGCAGACCACTAACTTGTCTCGACGAACTGACGCCGGAGGAAGCCAGATGGGCAGGCTTCAAAGACCCCGGAATCCGGTAGCGCGCTGATACATTCAACGTCATGACGCTGTACTGCTACGACACCGAATTCCTCGAAGACGGTAAGACGATCGACCTGATCTCGATCGGCATCGTCTGCGAGGACGGACGCGAATACTACGCAGTCAACGCCGACATGCCCCAGGACCGGATTCGTCAACACGACTGGCTGATGGAACATGTGGTGCCGTCGCTGCCCGGCACCGATGAGCCGTACCGCCTGGACGGCTACGGCGGCTGGAGATGGGTGCTTGACACCCGCGACACGGCGGTGAAACCGAAGCGGGTGATCGCCGACGAGGTCCGCGATTTCCTGCTCGCCGACGGTGCGCCGGAGTTGTGGGCCTACTACGGTGCCTACGACCATGTGGCGTTGGCCCAATTGTGGGGGCCGATGGTGTCGCTACCGGACGGGATCCCGATGTTCACCCACGATCTGGTGCAGCTGCTGGAGCAGGTCCAGGCCAGCGGCGTGGACGTCCGTGTCGGAAAAGGGCTGCCAGGTGAACACAACGCGCTCGCCGACGCGCGCTGGGACATGGACCTCTACCGGACCCTGGCCCGTGTCTAGGGCAGCGGCCGTATGCACGACGAAAACCGGTAAGCCGATCCACTCCTACACGGTGGAGCAGCGCGACGGGAAGCCCGTGCTGGTATGCCGGTGCGGCAAGGAGATGCGGTGAGTGAAGTGCCTGGTGTGTTTTGAAGAGGATGTCTCGGTGATCGACGGGCTGGTGGCCGAGCACCACTACCTGTGGCGCGGCGAGCAGCTGGTGTGCCCGACGTCGGGGCGTGAACCGTTCACATGGGATGAGCGCTCGACGAGGGCGGCGGTGCCGGGCCGCTCCGGTGGGCGCTGCGAGTTCTGCGGCGTGAAAGCCACCAGCATGCATCACCGGATCGCCGTCAGCCAGGGCGGTCGGTGGTCACCGGCGAACATCCTGCATCTATGCGGAGACGGCGTGCTCGGCTGCCACGGCTACTTCACCCGGCATCCCACCCACGCCAAGAGGGTCGGCGTCAGCCTGCATCCCAGCCAGATCCCCGCGCAGGAGCCGGTACTGACCGAGTTCGGACAGTTGTGGCTCTCCGACGACATCGCAGCACCGTTCCCCGGCGGACTGCGGTGAACACGCCACGTCCAGCGCACCCGGTGACGCGCGAAAACCGCGCCGGAACCTACTGCGAGGAGTACGAGGAATACGGCTGCCCGGTCGACGTCTGCCCGACCGGCTGCTACCTGGCACTGGCACAACTGGAGAGGACTGCCGACATGAAACGCGAGACGCTGCAGGCGGAGAAACGCGCCGCCAAAAGGCCCGGCTACCGCCCGAGCCTGCAGTTCACGCACGCGGTGATCGACAGTCACCTGCAGGCGTTGGATCTGATCGACGGCGGGACTACCGCCGCCAACCGGACCACCGAGATCCGCGCGGGGCTGGCTGACGTCACCGCTATCCTGCACGACATCCTCGACAACGTCCCGGCCGACCTGCAACCGGCGGTCGTGGACGGGAACCCACTAGTCGCCGATCTGAGCAGGGCCCTGTTCATGCTGGACCTGATCAGCCGCGAGATGCTGTCCACCGACTACCGCAGATACTCCACCTGGGCGGATCAACAGCCGCGCATCGAGGAAGAGTTCAGTGCCTGAGTCGCTGCACCCGGCGCTGGTCATTCGCGCGGTGTCGGATTATTTCGGGATCCCGATGGAACTGCTGATGGGCCGTCAACGCAGGATGCCGATCGTCCTGTACCGGCAGGTGGCGATGTATTTGAGCCGCCAGCTGTGCAGCGACTGGTCGCTGCCGATGCTCGGTCAGGTGTTCGGCCGTGACCACACCACCATCCTGTACGCCGACCGGAAGCTGTCGCAGACCCGCAGCGGCAGCGCGCTGGCCCGCGACATGGAAGCGATCGCGGCGTCGCTGCGTGACCCGGCGCTGGCCGCGAACGCCGAGACGACCATCAGTTGGCTGCAGTTCGCACGGATGCACGCCGACAAGTTCACCAGCCCTTACACCGTGCGTAGTTGAAAAGCAAGCCCGAATCGCCGACAATATAGTTATGTCGCCTAGCGAGGCATACACCGACATCGTCGGCAGCATGACACGGCCATGGCCGCGGTCCTACGACGGCCGGATCGACAAGCACTGCCCCAACTGCGGAGCAGTGCCCTACGAGGTGTGCATGTACTCGCCGGCGCGTCCACGGCCCTGCCCGTGCGTCGCCCGTAGGTGATCCCACAGCGCACTGATAAAATCGCGGCCATGGCAGGCAGAAGCGCACCCACGCCTGAGCTCGTCGAAGAATGGTCGAAACGGCTCGACGACGCGCGCCGCCAGTTTGAAGACGCCACAGCCGTGCGGCAGGAAAAAGTCGCCCAATACAGGGGCACGATCCGCGGCGCGTTCGCAGCCGGCCTGTCCGTCACCCCGATCAAAGCCCGCACCGGCTACACCACCTCACGTCTGTACCAGATCAAAGCGGGCCGGCGCACCTAAAACCAGGAAGACGTTGTTGTGACCAGCATCGTCGTGCACCCGGCGATCACATCGGGGCAGTACATCGGTTCGCCGGTGCTGCTGCGGCCACCGTGGCGCTGGTGGCACACCCGTGCCTACCACAACTATGAGCACGGACATCTGTGTGCGCAGCAGTTCACCGGAGACATCTGGCGGCCTGCGCAGCAACAGGCAGAGCGGGACCGGGTCACGCTGACCTTCGGACGTGACTGGGATGTGGTCGTGTTGACCGACCCGCCGTCAATGCGTCTCCTGACGGTTGAGGAATGGCCAGATATGGCGTGGGGTGATCCGCTGCGGGATGTGCGGGGGCGGATGGAGCGGCGCTACATGGATGTGTCGGTGGTGTGGCATGAGTGCCCCGGCCCGGACTGGCATATCTTCGCTGGCGACATGCCATTTCCTCTTCCTACCTGCCGTCCCGGTGACTACCGGATAGATACCTGCGCCGGCGACCGTCACGACCTGCTCAGGCAGCGTGAACAGCAGCGCCGCGACTTCGACAACCTCTTCTACGGCGACCCGAGCCGTACCCTGCAGTGGCCGCTGCACCCAACGATCCGCGACGGGCGCCGAATGCCGATCGACCTGTCGAACCTCTCAGATGTGCGCTGCCTGCAATGCCGCCGGTACATGCCAGCCTCGGACGTGTCGCGGGCGCTGCAGCTGCACCTGCAGGACGCCTACGGCGGCGTGCTCTGCGACGAGTGCGCCCACACGTTCCGGCGAGGCCACATGATGACGATCAACGAAATACGGATGCGCGAAGGCCTGCCGCCGCTGCAACCGACCGACGACTTGTACGAGCAGCAGCACACCGTTCGGCCGCGGCCGCCTTATCCCGGTGCCGGCGGCGCCACTGAGGGCGTGCGGGATCCGCGGTGCCGCCCCGAACAGCACGTCCTCGACGACATCGAAGAACTAGTCAACGAAGAACTGACCCAGACCCCCAGCGGCTACGACCACAACATCAACCAGGAACGCTGCCCGGTATGCGGCCGCAACTGGCACGGCCTGCCCGGCGACGGCAGATTCGACGTCATCGCGGAAGGCACCCCAGGCGCGGAGTCCTACCGCCCCGCCGGCAACGGCGGCGCGAAAGGCTGCCCAGGCGCGTTCGCTGACGACGAGGAAATCGCCGCGTGGCGGGCGCGCCGCACTGTTTAAGAACTTCTTGGCGATTTGGGACACACAGGGCTTGTCGACGTGACCTTATCGTGATCATGGGTAGGGTGGGCGGGCATGATCTTCGCCAAAAGATTCCTCATGACCGCTGCCACCCTACTAACGCTCATCGTAGCGCTGATTCCTGCGAAAGCGCAGGCAGATCCCAATTGGGACGCTATAGCCGCCTGCGAATCCGGCGGCAACTGGTCCATCAACACCGGCAACGGGTACCACGGTGGACTCCAGTTCACACTCAGCACCTGGCGCGCCAATGGCGGCACCGGAATGCCGGAGAACGCCAGCCGTGAGGAACAGATCCGCGTTGCCGAAAACGTCCTCCACAGCCAAGGAATCGGGGCGTGGCCGGTGTGCGGAGCACGCTCCAGAAGTTAACGGCTAGGGTGCGTCGGGGTCGGGGGCTTCCTGCCCGCCCGGCGGCTCACGGTTGTCCGGCCACTGGGCTATCGGGGTGTCCACGTACACCTTGACGCCGATCTTCTCGAACTGCGTCTTGTAGTCGCGGACCCAGTTCTCCAGCCGGTCGATACGTTTACACTGCTCAGACGCGGAGTCTTCGAGGTCGGCTATCCGCGCGGCCTGGCGTCGGATGGTTCCGTCTTGCGCGGTGATCCGCTCGTCTTGACCGTCCATGATGATGCGTCGGCGTTCGATGTCCTTGTAGGCGGCGTCCAGCTCGGTGCGCAGCGCCCGCAACGCGATCTCGGCCGCCTCGTTTTTGATTTTGTCGCCCTCGGCGTTGAGTTTGTTGCGCTCGGCGCTGACCCGTTCCCGTTCGGCGTCGCGTTCCCGGCGGTCTTTGGTGGACCGCATCGCGGTGAACACGCCGGCCGACACCGACACCAGCGCGAGAAGACCGCTGATGTAGGTCAGGAACATGCCGGCGTTACCCATGCTGTTCCCGCCGTGGGAGGGGGCCGATGCTGGTGGTGCCGGTCAACGCGGCGCGGTATCGGTCGGCTCTGACGGCCTGGCGGCGGTACAGCGCCCACTTGTAGAGCACGATCTGCAGGGCGCGGTGAAACGACGCGAACAGGAACCCCTCCGACAACGCCAGCCCGATGGTGGCGGTCGGCGCGTTGACTTGCCGCGACGCGAGGGCGATGTACACGATCAGCGTCAACGTCAGCGACGCGTAGCCGCACACCTCAAGCCACAAACCCTGCTCAACGTCCTTCAGGTGCAGACCGATCATCGTCACCGTCCCCCCGATCAGATTCGCGCCCGCGATCGAGAGCACCGCCCCCGGCTCCAGCTGCGCCTGCACGGTCGTCGGTGACACCCCGATCACCACCTGACTGATGCTGACCAGCATCAAGAAGGTGATCGGGTACATCTGAAAAGGGTGGCTGCCCCACCTCGCCCCGGTAAACACGCCGGCGTACAGGACGGCGCGGTGCCCGTAGAGCAGGGCGAGGAAAAACAGCAGCAGCGGCCAGAGCCCGGCCGAATGCACGGGGTCGACGTAGGTTTGTCTCGCCAACGCCAGGGTGAACGCCAAATACCACAGGAAACACAGAGTGGCCCCGACAATGATGACCGCGCCTCGGTGCTCGTGCCCGTAGGGCAGGAACGACCCGACCGCGTAGACCGCGACAGCGACCAGCAGACTCCAGCTCCACGCGGCCTGCGAGTGCGGAATGGAACGCGCCACCGTGAACATCGGGTCGTGCCACCACCAGCCGCGCGGCGACGGTATCGAGGCGGCGACCAGCAGGCCGAGGATGACGTTGAACCAGACGTGGACACGGTCGGCTGCGCGGGTCGCATCGCTGGTCAGCACATTGATCGGCATGGGCTCATCCTCGCTGCCGGTACCGGTGGTACCCGGTAAGACGCGCCATCACATCTGCTCGGGGTGCGCCGCCAGCATCTCGACTTGCTCGGCTGCCCGCTTCAACGACTCGGCCGCCGCCACCTGCCGCGGGTTGGTGGCCACCTCGATCGCATTGTCGGCGGCGAGTTTGGCGGCCGCCACGTACTGCAACACATGGTCGGTGTCGGCGTCGGTGACGGCGTGGATCAGCGCCTCGCTGGCGCTGCGCTGAAAACCCCGGAATTGAAGATCAGCAGTCATTCTTGCTCACCACCTCCCGGAGGCGGACCTGGAGGTGGACCCGTCGGATTCAGGAAGTCCAGCCCCGGCGGCGACGGCAGCGGCGGCAGCTGAGGCGCCGGTAAACCAGGAATCGAGATACCGGGAGGCGACACCGGGAACGGTCCGGTGTTGTACTGCTGCTCCGGGCTGAGCAACTGCGTACCCGGCGCGGCGTGTTGGCTGCCCGGCGGCGGCGGAGCTGCCGCGAGGTCACCGGACGGCGCTTGCGCTGTGCCGACTTGGGCGGGGTTACCGGTCGAGGCCTGCGCGAACGGGTCGGTGCCCGCGTTGTAGATCTCCTCAGTCACATTGTTGCCGTCGACGTAAGTGTCGTGCGACAGGCGCTGGTCGGGGATGTTGTGGTTGTTGTCGCGTGTGCTCACCTGCGCGACGGCGGCGGGCAGGTTGATCGGCTTGTTCGCCCCGCCGTAGCCGAAGAAATCGTTGGCATCGGTGCGGTTGGTGGACTTGGGGATCTGCGGCTCGTCCTGCGGCGCGGGGATCCCGAATCCGATGGCCGGCGGCATGAAATACGGGGCCAGCGGCGAGTTGACGAGGCCAGGCCCGTCGCCGGGTGTGCCGGCGTAGGCGTTGCCGTCGGTGATGACGTCGATGTTGGAGGGTGCCGGATTACCGGGGCCCCACGCCGCCGCGCCACCCTTGGCGACCACCAGCGCGCCGAGACTGAACCCTTCCACGGTGCAATGCACAGTGGGTGGGCAGTTGCCCGCCATCAACCGGGCAAGGTTTTGGGCTCCCTCGTCGGTGGACACCTGCGTGCTGTCGCTGCCGATGAACGGTCCCATCGAGGCGCTGTAGCAGTTCGGGATGATCTTGTCGGTGGCCGGGTTGATAGTGCCCCGGTCGATCTTGGTTTGAATCAGTCCTTGCGCACAGCTATCGCCCGCACCGCCGGTGCCGATATAGGTGTCGGCGTGCACAGTGTCGCCGCCCAATAACCAGGTCATCGTCAATAAACCCGCGACGGCCAGAAGTATCCGTCTCATTGTGGTCGCCCCTACTTTCTGTTTCTCCTTGTCTCACCTCGCCGGAATGACGACCGTGAGATAAGCAACGCCGCAGCCCAGCACGATCCCGATGGCGATCCCCGCCCAAATACCTGCACAGATTTGGCGGACGCTGATCGGCTGCGGCGGTTGCGTCATGGGCCCGCGGCTGGGGGGGTGTTCAGCTTGTGAACACGGCGGGCGGTCTTGAGTTTCACCGACTGGGTGGCCGCGACGTGCGGATCGGTGGTGGTGTTGGGCGTAGCCCAGTGCACGATCGCGCCGGCGACGGCGACGACACCGCTGACCCAGAACGCCACGTTGGGGGGCAGGATCCCGGTCGTGAAGGACAGGATCGGGGTGCCCACCGAGACGACCAATGTGCAGACGTTGATGATGGTCTTGTTGATCTCGGAGATTTGCATCGCTTTGTAGCTCCTTTGTATTTAGGCGGCGCGGTTGATCAGCCAACCGGTCATGGCGGGTACGTACTTTCCGTAGTCGCCGTGCGGACCCATTTGGGCGACGACGAAACTCATGCCGTTGGCGATCGCTTCGACGGTGGCGACCGGCGTCAGTAGATCCTCGGCGATCGAGATGACATTCAGGAAGGTGGCCTGCTGGATGATGTTGAAAATGCCGGTTTCGACCTTGCCGACCTGGGCCTCGTGTTTCGGGTCGGGCCCGGTCGGGCAGGACGCGTACAGGTCGCCGTCGTTGGCGCAGGACAGCACGTAGTCGCCGGTCTCCTCCGGCGTCAGGTCGTCGGGGCCGGCGATGCCGCCGGTCACCTGCCCCTGCAACGTGGACGGCAGCGGCAGACCCGCGATCTGGTTGCCCAGCGCGATACCGGGACTGCGCAGCGGGTCACCGAAGTTGATGATGCCGCCGCGTTTAATCACGTCGTCGAGACGGTTGTGGTTACGCCCGCTCGGCGACAGCACTTCGTGACGCAGCCAGTGCCCGGTGGCGATGGCGCCCTGGCTGTAACCCGACGCGAACAGCGGCCAACCGACCGGGCAGGTGCCGTTGACCTCGTTGCGGTGGACCTGGTTGACCATCTCCTCGACGGCGGCCTGCGCGCTGGGCCCCATCGGGTAGGTCAACGCCGGATAGCCGATCGGCTGCCAGAAGAACTTGTTCAGGAAGTACTGGCCCCAGAATTGAGCCAGCACAGCCTTCCACGGGTCCGACAGGATCCGGCCGAGGTCAGCAGCGAAGCCCGGGCCGAACGGGTCGGGCACCGCCGTCCCGTTGACGCTCAGGAGCATCGGCTGCGGCATTTAGCCCTCCCCGCGATCCTTCTGCTCTGGCGTAACCACCACCAGTTGGCCCTTGCGCAGCGCAGCCAGTAGTTGACGCTCAGCGACGGTGACGTCCGAGGCACCCAGATCGCACACATCGCCGCCGGCGGCGCCCTGCGGTTGCTGCGGGGCCTGGCCCGATTCCAGCTGCCGGTGCTGTGCCTGCACGTAGGCGACGGTGCCGTCGTCGAACGGCAACTCGAAATCCTGGTCCGCCTTCGTCTTGTCCAGGTGCGCGCTGGCGGTGGCGCCGACCTTCGCGGCGATCGCCTTCAGTAGCTTGTTGTTCTGGTCGGTGAGGAACCAGACCGTGGTGACGGTGTCACGCAAACCCAACGGCTGGGTGCGGTCGGCGGGCGGGGCGTGGTCATCGACCTTCTGGAATCGCAGCAGATCCCACACCAGCCGGTTGAGCCAGCCCCGCACGTCCCACGCCCTCCACGGCTTGAACTGCGTGGCACCCTCGTACATGGTGATCGTGTCGGGCGGCGGCGGCCCCGGCGGGAACAGTTGCTGCTGCACGGACACGACAGGGTCGGTCATGACTTGCCTTTCTTCGAGCTCGAGCTGCTCGTCGCGGTGATTTTGACTGGTTGCAGAGCGGGACCCAGCGACCCGCACAGCGGCTCAAGTTTCTGCGCGAACTCCTGCGCCCGCGCCTTGAGCCACGCGTTTTCGGCGGCGTACATGCCGTCAGGGAACTTGCCGGCGGCGTTGTCCTTGATCGCCTGCACGTCACGTTCCACGCCGAGCAGCGCGCCGATGATCATGACGACATTCCACGAGTTGCCGTCGGTGTTCAGCAGCATCCCGACGGTGTCATCCACGCCCTTCTGCGGTTCGTCGGCCGGCGCGAACATGCCGCGCCCCAGCCATGCCGCGGGCATGCCGCCGCCACCCAGAATCTTGTCGACGGCCTGATTCAGGCGGTCGACGTCTACTCCAGCCAATGGATCCTCCTCAGTGTCGATCCCCAGAGCGGCACCCAACTGTGTCGGGCTGAAACCGTCCGCCGAATTCATGTCGCAAGCCCCGAACGGGTCGACACCCTCGGGCAGCCCGCGGCCGAACCCGCGACCGTCGGTGTACTGGTGCGCGATCTTGAACACGGTGTCGTCGGTGGGGTTGCCGCCGTAACCGGCCAGGATCAGCGGCAGATGGTCGGGCTTGAACTGCCACATCGTGCGTTCGTCACCCAAGTTGGCGTAGCCGATGACCCGCCGCGCATCACCCAGCCAGCCGGCCAGCCGGTTGTACTCGGCGTTCAACTCCGCTGACTGGTCGCCGGCCGGGTTGCCGCCGGACTCGACATCCATCATCGACACCATCCGCGGGTGCGGGCCGCCCTGCTCACGCACCATCGCCATGTGGGTGTCGACGTCGGTCGCGCCCGGGCGCCAGTAGAAGTACACGATGAAGAATTTCAGCCGTCCGTCGTTGCACGCCTGCACACACCACTGGTAATTGCGCGCGAAGTTCAGGTCGCGGTGACCGCCGTCGTTGGAGCGGATCGACAGCACCGCGTACCGGGTGCTCACCCCGTTGCCCGCTGTGTAGCTGGCAGCCGTGTAGGAGTCATCGGCGGGCACCTGAAATTCGGACACGTCGGCGAAAATCGTGTCCGACGGCGCCGTAGGTGCCGGTGCGGGCGGGGCCGCGCCGCCGCTGATCGAACCCGGCAGGAAAGCCCAGTCGTTCCAATAGCTGTCGGTGATCGGGCGCGCGCCGCTGCCCATGGTGCAGCAGCCGACGGTGCCGTTGGACTCCATGTAGATGCCGTCCACGATGCAGTTCATGTGCGAGTTCGCGCCGCCGCCCGGCCCGTGGTGCAGCGCGATCTTGACCGGCGCGTCAGCGGGAATGTCGCTGGGGCTCGCCGCGTCGATGGTGCCGAACGGGCCGACCTGGCCAGGGTTGATGGGTCGCCACGACTCGGTGGTGATCCACGCGCCGCTGGCCGGGTCGATGCGCTGCCACGCCATGTTCGGCCCGTACAGGACACCGTTGAGGCAATGCGCGACCAGCGCAGAACAGTCACAGCCCTGACCGAGGACGGTCGGACTCCAGATGCCGGCGTACACGTAGTCGTTGCCGAGGCGCTCGTGAAACCGCGCCTTGAGCCAGTCGACGTTGCCGCGCAGCAGAGTCGTCATGGGCTGCCCGGCCCCGCACGGTTACGTGCCAGCGTGTAGACGGCTTGGCTGACTTCGACGCCGTAATCGACCACGAGCGGCAGCTGGCTGGCGACGGGGGCGGCGCGCACGATCTTCGGGAAGTAGGCGACCGCGTTGCCGGAGGACACCATCAGGTCATTCAGCGAGGTGGTACCGCCGAGCGCATAGATCACGCCGAGGTAGCGCCCGTACTTTTCGCGTTTGTCCTTGACGGTTTGCAGCACGAACTTGCCGTCCGGGCAGTTCTGGGCGAACCAGTCGGCGGCGTACTGTTTGGCGACCTTCCCGGCGTCGGTGCTCATCTCCGGGGCGTTGATGCCGTAGAACCGGACTGTCTGATTGGTGGCCACGTCCATGCCCAGGTCGACACCGCAGTGCAGGGTGTCGCCGTCGACGAGGCCGGTCAGCCACGCACCATACGAGAACGCCGGATAAGCGGACATGAGCGAACGGTCCCACGAGGTTTACCGTGGTCAGAGGCGGCGCGCCGTCACCGGACGGCGAATATCAGGAGACGATCGGCAACGAGTCGACGGCCGGTGTCGACTCAAGGTGCGTGATCCGGCGCCGCAGCTCGTCGTTGTCGGCCTGCAAACGCTGCGCGCGTTCCCATTCGGCCCGGTACAGCCCTGACAGCTCGTGCACCCGATGGCAGCGGTCGGCGAACGCGACCGCGAGGCGGCTCAGACGCTGCTGCTGGGCGATGGTCTGCGAGACCAGCGTGTGCAGCACCTTTCTGGCCTGCTGCTGGCGCTGGACGTCTGTCTCGCTGCGGCGTGGCAGCTGGGCCTTGGCCGCCTGCCGCGCCTGTGCCTGATGGCGAAGCCAATCGCTGTCGCGTGTGGGTTTACTCATCGTTACGGTACGTCCCACAGCCCATGCGGAACGGTGGTAGAGCACCCGGTGTGCGGGTGAATCTCCAAGGCCAGGTCACACATTTGGTGGATCACCTTGAAACGTGGCTGCTCGTTGAGCGGTGTGGCAGGGACTTGGATGTCGTCGTAGCCGTCAGCTTTCACCGTCCACGCCCCGTTGATGCGCTCGGCGGTGACAACGACGTTGCCGGATTCGTTGTCGAACAAGAGCATCCGGTCGGGTGGGAACGACACAATTTGGTGATCGGTCTGAACGTCCATTGTTGCTCCTCCTACGCTGAAACGCTTGGGGTGACGTTAATACTGGCGCCGGCACCTGACACGACGACGCTGCCGGCGGTGAACGCGGCTGAGGCGATGAATGTACCGGCAGTAACGGCGGTAAATATGCCGCCCTCGGTGTACGTTCCTGCAGCGCACGGAATATTGACTTGAGGGCCAGTGGATACGGCCGGAGTGGCAGCAGTCGGTGCTCCCAGCACCGAGCTCGCACGAGCGTAACCACCTCCGGTAGCCTCGTTGGCCCCCGTTGTGCCGGCGCCTGCGCCGGTGTGCAGGCTGATCCATGCTGTGTTAGTGGTCAATAACGCTCTAACACCATTCACCGCACCTTGATGTGTTGCGTTGGGAATACCCATCATTCGCCTTCCATTTGGTGTTTACACCCACTCGAGTAAGGTGTAGCCCGCCGCACCGGCGCCTCCGGCATTGTTGGCGTTGTTGGAGCCGGCACCGCCGCCGCCAGCACCAGCAGTACCGCCTGCCGCGCCGGTTTTGCCGCCGTTGCCGTTGTCGGAGCCGCAGCCGCCGCCGCCGCCACCGGCGTTGCCTGCGGCCGCGTTGGTTCCGGCGCTGGGGGTGCCGCTGTTCGCGCCGCTGCCCGCGCTGCCGCTGACGGTGGCCGAATTACCGCCGGCGCCACCGGCATACGCGACTCCGCCGCCGTCACGTCGGGCCCCGCCGCCGCCGCCGGGCGCACCGCCACCGCCGCCGCCGCCGGCCACAT